TGGTGACAGATTTACAGTCTGCTTCCTTCGCCAATAGGAGTGCAACGGCTTATATGCAAATAGTTACACTATTGAGTTTTCAATGAGCTTTGCGTCGGTGGCTTTTTCAAGCCCCCGCGTCTTATATATCAAGTGTACCACATGTTTTTCACGTGCACAACTCGGTATGGTGTTATTCGCGTCACATGAGCTACCCCTCGCATATGAGAGAGATGCTACCGGGGACATCACCGCGTACAGGGAATAGACTCTCGACCATATTCAGCCACACGACGCGCTTGGAGCCACCAACATATGCTAGGGGCGCTTCCTTCCTAGTGTAACCACCCAGGGCGGAAGAGCCTTTGACCTCCCTGTAACAGTTAGATGGGTCAGAACTTAGTTCTGGCGGTAACCCTCTAGTCAGCTTAGTGGCTGACCTTCTTGTTCTTGACACTACCGCAACCCGGCTAGGCATCGGCAATGTCCGTTTATTTCAGATACCTCTCCCAGCCTCTCTTAGTCGAGGTGGTGGAATGCGGGTATGGTTCCCTCCGCATTCATGGTTCTGTAGGTGCAAGGAAGCCCCTTAGAATACATCCTCTAAGGGGCTTCAGGAAAAGGTTTGCCGCTACTCGTCGGGGGTAACTACGCCTTTCAGGTACCTGATTAGCGTGGAGCGGCTAGTGCCAATCCGTCGGGCAACCTCAGGCTTTGATAAGCCTTCCGCAAGTAAGCGTCGAGCCTCCGCAATATCCTCCGTGGTGAGGCTCTTAGGTTTCTTGTATGCGCCACGCGCTTTAGCTTCTTCAACGCCGCGCCTGCTACGCTTAGGTAGTTTCGCTACCTCCGCCTCATATGCGGCAACTCGCCGCAAAAGGTCAGACACAAGAGTAGAGACAAGCTCATGCGTGGAGTCGTCCTCAGTAGACCTGTCCATCGGGTATGAGCCAGAGGATGTAGCAGGGGTGCTAAGGACACCCGGTTCGTCAATATAGATAACGATAACCTGCTTCTCCTTCAAGGAATCCATCAGCTCTGCCACATGCCGCATATCGCGTCCCAGCCTCTCCACAGTGGGTGTGACAAGTACGTCGTGCGGTTGGAGGCAGTCAAGAACCTGCGCCAACCCATCACGCTCCTTATAGGTGGTGATGATGTTTGGGGTGTCCACCGTAACAAACTCTGCCCTATCAAAGGTTACAGTGCGGTAGACCTCATCGCCAAAGTTTTCCCTGACCCACTCATGAATCCTCCACACCTGAGGCTCAGGGTTTTGCTCCGCAGAAGAAGTCCGCACATAACCATAGATGGTCTTAGTGGGCAAAAGCTTCCTGAGTGCCATACTGTGTCCTTTCAGAATAATGCGCTAAGCGCTCTCTGCTTTGCGGCGTTCTTCCTGCTCACGTGCGAGCTCCGCAATGCGCTCGCTAATCATAGCGTCGCCGCGCTTAGTAAGCGCAATCAGGAGGGCGATAATCGCACGACGGAAAACATAATCAGCCAAGCTAGGCTCGGTGTCAGCTTTCAGGAATTTTGCTTCTAGGACGGTAGCCATTAGCGAGTTCATGGCAAAGAGAGCGCCGGCATCCTCTTCATAGCTCTTGGCGTTGGCGGCGATAGCTGACACGCGGGCAAGCTCTTCGTCAGTAAACTCCAGCTCATCATTTCGACCAACATGCCAGCGCTTCTGCAAAAGCTTCTCGCGAAGCCACTTGGAGTCCTCAAGACCTTCCTCGTGGAGAGCTTCTGCGAGGATTCGAGAGCTACCGCCGCTCGCCCAAGTAGCACTAATAAGGTCTTCTGCCGCCGCTTGCAGGCGGTATTTGCGGACTGCTCCCGAAGGAGTCTTAGCGTCAATGAAAGCGCGTAGCGCGTTAGATAGATTGGTGACGGTAGTGGTAGAAATAAACATGAATAGTCTCCTATACGTAGTGGATAAAAAGAGATGTAGCCGCCGCCGCGTATATGGGAAGAAACGCTTCCCGTCTACGGTAATTACCTACCCAAGGCAGGATACACATCCGGCTCCCAAAGCGGCTGGATGGGGTAGAGATTATCCCTGGCGGCAACCCTCCGGTTGGCAAACGTCAGCCTTCCTGGTCTTGACACCACCGCCGCCCGGCTAGGCTTTGGTAATGTCCGTTTAGTTTATCCACCTCTCCCGTCTCTCACAGGCGAGGTGTAGCATTTTCAGTGTAGCACATTCCTGGCTATGAGCCTTTATTTCGCATTCGACACGCTACAGGAGCGCTTTACCGAATGTGATAGACCAGCAGGAGTCGCAGGACTTGTAGCCGCATCCTTCGGGGTGTGGGCGGTGGTGGCGTATGGTTGCCCTGTCTTCATGGTCGTTATCGACTTCGCCGGTGGTGTTGTATGCCTTCACGATAGCGTTAAGGTCTTCACCGTTTCGCCACGGGTAATAAACCCTGCGCTTATCATTTTCTTCTAGGACGCGGCGCTTGCCGCCTTTCCAATGCCAATGGCTATATTTGCCGTCGCGGTTGGACATAATGTTTACCTCATTCCTGCGTTCTACTTGCGGTGCGTTACGCCTGCGGCGTGCACCTAACCATCTTTGATGGCGTTAGGGAAGCCAGCGGTTACATACCAGCCATACCCCCATCCACCAAACCCGTCCTTGCCTTCGTCGCCTATGCAGAGCACTTTGCGGCGACGATTGCCTGTGAAGGTAATGGTGAAGCAACCATTGTCTTCATCGTCCTCATCTTCATGTTCGGCGCGGATACTGCGGATGATGATGCCTTCAAGGTTTTCATCTCGGAAGCGAAGTGAGGAGTTGATACCTCCGCAACATTCACAGCCGTTGATGGATTCCAAGGAAAATTCGTACCCGTTATCCAATGTCAAGGTTTCAATGTGTGGGCTATCGTAGCCGCCCGTATGTTTCACCTTAGTTACGGTTCGCCCGATAAGTACCTTGCTGAGGTATTCTTTGAGGCGGTACATGCCGTAGAGGGGGTGCTCTTTGTAGGCTGGGTATTTGTTGGGTGGGCGCATTGTGTCTTCCCTTGCTTTGATTGGTGGATATTTGGGGAGGGCAACTGAGGCACCCCCCTCATCTCCATATTGTACCACATATCATTAGCACTTTGGAAAGACTGTGGCACACTCCTAATGTCGGGGGCGTGTCACAGTCTTTCAATGCTTATGTCCGATAGGGCGCGGCTATTAGTAGCACTTAGGGATTGGCTACCTCAATATTATGCGCCTCCCCAAAGTTTACGCCCCTACTGTTGATGTATTCGAGCTCGTCGAACTGTACGTCGCCGGGGCAGTGGTTGCCGCGATGGAGGGGGTCGTATGGTCCTTCCCAGCAGGTGATGCAGTCGCGGGTGTATTGGGTGACACTAAGGGTTCCATCTGGCTTGCCGGTGTAGTCTTTGAGGGTGAGTTGGTTGTTGTTGCCTCCTGTTACGAACCTGGTTGAGGTGACGATTGTGCCGTCGTTGCGGATGGTGTCAAATTTGATGGTTGCCCCTACGCGGATTGCGGTGGGGAGGAAGCGTTCGCCGCTACTGTTGATGAGCTGGTAGCCTAGTTTGTTGGTAAGGGTGATAGGCTTAGGGGTTTCGTTGGTCTGCGTGGTCATGGTACAGGTTCCTTTCGGAGGGGTCTTAGCGGTTCTTTTACACAGTCTTTCCTCTGCTTGACAAGAAAAGTGTATCACATATTTGCGGGCTCCCAAGTAGCGCTTGGGTGGTGTGTCACACACGACGTATCGAGCACCTAAAAAGGCGGCTAAGTGAGAACCTGGCTGGACATATCCAGCCAAAACAGTTCCACTTAGCCGCCTCATTTACAAGCATTGCTTTAAGTCTAACGGAAGCTAATGCTTGCCTGAGTTCATCCTCTTGAGCTTACGACATGAATCGTAGAGTAGATACGCGGACACGCCTAGCATTACAATTCCCAAGAGGTACGCCAGTACCTTCACAAACTGGAAGACGATAGCGATAATGACGAGCGCGGCGGCAAGCCACAGGAGCTTTGTTAGGAGCCCATCAGTGGGGATTTTGTTCTTTAGGTTCATGGGATTAAGTTCCTCATTTTCTTCATGAGTGGGTATTGGTGCTGATGGTGAGACCTCAGGCTTGGGTGTGTAGTTGCAGGTGAGGGATGGGTATTCCCCGTACCCGTCTAGGGTGAGTAGGAGGTCTTCCAGGGATGGGATTTCTGAGGGGTGTAGTTGGTTCGTGGCGGCTTGCTTTGCCACTTCAGTTAGCATGTTGTAGGCGTGTATGAATGCGGCTTCAGTGAAGACACTTTCGGGGAGTTCATCAACATTCAGTGCCAGGAACAGCGAGAACGGAGTTTCTGCTTTCACTGGAATTGTTTTCTGAACGAATAGCCAGCTTGCCCCTCTGCGGGCGACCTCTTCTGGTCGATACACTTCAAACTCGAATATCGGCGTGAAAGAGGCGGCTCTACGGTCACTGTCATCTAGCCGCTTGACGGCTAGTAGCGGGAAAGGAGCAGAGACGTATTTCAGCTTAACATTATCGCTATTGGCTAGTTTGTGCAGTTCGTGCCAGTAGATACCATTATCGTCAATGTTGCGGTTGGTTTCTCGGCGCATGGCTCTAACCTGGGCGGCTACATCAATCTCGTACACGTCTTCTAGCGGGTAGTAGAAACCTTCTAGTTTCTCTTGGTAGGTTACGAGGCGGCTGTAGGTGATGGAGCCGTGGTATGCCTTAAGTACTTCGTGCTGGTTGGGGGTGAGCCCATAGTGTTCTGCGGGGGTGTCGGTAGTGCTCATTTGGTGGTGCGGCTTTCTCGGAGCGCTTTAACCTGGCTGGCGATTACGCAGTCGTCTAGTGTTGCGTAATCCTCTTCTTCCTGGGTGACGGTTCCAGGTACTTGCAGGATGGACTGCACGTCTACAGGTGAGACGTTGATGCTGTTGCGGGTGGACTCTTTATACAGCTTGAGGGTTTGCTGGTTTTCCTCTTGGGCGGCGGCAATCTGGAGCGCAATGTTGTATGCTTCGAGCTGACTTCCGATGGTTTCGTTGTTTCGGCGCAGGGTGCGGAAGCTTTCCCCTAGTACTTCAATGGTCGCTTCATTGCTGTCGATGATAGATTGTTTACCTAGGGCTTCACGCATGAGGGCGATAATTTCGGGGTCGTCGTCGCCCTTGTCGGCATTGCGGAGGATAGCTTCTTTTAGTTCGGCTACTTCACGGCGGTAGGTTGCGTTTCGTTCGCGGTATTGGGTGAGCTGGGCGGCGATGCCTGCTTCTTTTGCCTGGTTAGCTTTGTGCTTTTCGATGAGCTCTTCACAGTTTGCGTCGCTGGTGTTGATGGTCATGGTGGTTCCTTTCAGTGCTCTTTGGGCGGCTTCGACCGTGATGGTGTTGCCTAGCGTTTCGATGTACGCTTCGGTGGTGTCTTTGTCGAACCTGGCAAGTGCGTATTTGCCGAGGGTTCGGGGTGCTTCGAGGATGTCGCGTGCGGCGGCTCTGATGGTAGAGTTTGGGGTGCCGGTGAGCGCCTTGTTGAGCTGGTAGACATACTCGATGTTAGCTATTGCCTTATCCCATGCTTCATCATTGGGGTTATCGGTGTCGGTCATAGTTTCCCTTTCTGCGGGGTCTATTAGGGCTGGTCGCTAGTTTCTGTAAACGACTCCTACTGCCACGTCGTAAACCATGTGGTGAAATGCATAGAATCCCACTATGGAGAAGAGGAAAAGGCAGATGAGCAGAGGCACCGCTGGTAAGCCGTCCCAGTCATTTGCGCCACAGCTTTCAGCTGGTTCGTGACGGCAGTTCTCATGCTTTGGAGTGCCGGTTTCTCTTGGTGAACTGTCTGCTACCGCTACTGTTGTTGAGGCGGCGGGGCTGGTGGTGGCATGGTGAGTGTCCGTCTTCACCGTTGCAGTGAGAAGCATGATGCCACCTAGCAGTATCCCTGCTACAAGGAATACGGGTATGACGATTTTGAGGAACAGCGAGGCGTTCTTCTTATGTGCTTCACGCTTCGCTCCCCTCATCTTCTGAGCTTGGTGCTTCTGCTCGGTTGCCTCTACGTTTAGGTAAGTTTCAAATACTGGGTATGTTCCTGCCGGTGTTTCAGGGTCGCGTAGAGCGCTGTAGGTTGCCTGCGGGTTGCCGCTGTAGGTCGCCAGCCACCCCTCAATAGCGAAGATGGGGGGGGGTAGGTTCATGTGTCATGGTGCGCAATGTCTGCTTAACCGCCTTTCTTTAGGGGTGAGGATGGTTACGGCGGGCACCCACACGAATGAGATGCCGTGGAAGGGTACCCGCCGGTCAGGTTATCGGCTATTGGCGGTGGTTGAGATGAGAGTCACCTGCTTTTAGCCGCCTTATTAGGGGTTGTCTATAAGAATCTTCCCCCAGAGGAGAACCACAAATATTGCGCCCAAACCGATGACTAAGGTAAAGACGAGAAGACCGACAGAGTTACTGTCTGCTGTCGCCTCCGCAGAGCCACTACTTCCGTCTTCTGCCGTGTAACGCACACCACAGTCCTCATTAGCTGGGACATAGTATTCGTCACGCCCCGTCCCCTTGCCGTAGTGCAGTGCGCCGTTACCGTCCAAGAACGGGGACTTGGTTGGGGTGGTCAGGCAGTGTTTCTGCTCCTGTGCGGCGGCTTCGCCCGTTGCTGTTGCCGTCCCTTCGGCTACTGCAACAGTTGTTGAGGTCGAGGTGGGGGTTGCCGTGGGAGTAGACGTTTCGGTAGCTGTGGCTCTAGGAGTTGCTGTGGCGGCGATGGATGGAGCGGTAACTTGCTCCCGCTTCATGCTGGATGTGAAATTGATAGCACCAATAACGAGCAGTGTTACTACCAGTGATACAGGGACACCGATTGCCACCCATAGGGCTGTTTTCTTCCAGAATGCTTTCCGTTTCTGTTTCCGCTCACGCTTAAACTGGGTTGCCTTTTCAATTACATCAACACCTAGGTACGCTTCGAATACTGGGTACGTTCCTGCCGGTGTTTCGGGGTTGCGCATGGTGGCGTTTAGCGCCCGCACCTTAGGGGACTGTTGAGCCTGTGCCTTAGCGCCGTAGTTGTAGCGCGCGTTCCAGTTCCTCATGATGCTTTCAAAGGTGATTTTCGGCTCTTCGTTCTCCATTGTGCTGTATCACCGCCTTTCTTTCTGATTGTCTTTGTGCGCGCGGGCACCCCCTGTGGCGATTATGCTGTGGGGTGCCCTGCCCGCTAATGTGTTGAGGAATGTAGTCGCTTAGAGGTTGCGGCGACGTTCTTCGAGGTAGCTTTCTGCTTCCATCATTGCGAACTCTTTAGTGCCTTCACCATTGTTGCTGTCACGTATCTCATTCCAAGCTTGCAGGCGAGCCCTTGCTTCCTTCACAGCGGAGGATAGACCGTTCGCGCTGTCATCACCCAGGTTTAGGGCGATGCTGATGCGCTGTAGCTGTTCCTGGTCGCTTTCGTGCTGACGGTAGGTTTGCAGGCTCAGGAGCGCCGCTTCTTCCTCATCGATGAGCGTAGACTTCGTGTCGATGAGGTCGCGGTAGCCTTCCTGCACTTCCAAGTTGTTCTTGAGGCGGCTCTCCTTGTTGTGGATTTGCATTGCGTCAAGAGTTAGAGCTTTGCGGACTTCCTCAAGATGACTCTTCTCCTCGTTGCTGAGCGTCGCCTTGCTGGTGAGCTTCTTCTCTTCGCGCAGGTTAGAGTCGATACGGTTGCTGAGGTTCTTAATGTCAGCCTCTAGGAGCTTAGCGTCAGTGATGGTCGCCATAATGGGCAGAGCACTATTGCCTAGCGCTCTACGCATATTCAGGACGGTGTTCATGGCTTCCTGAATAGTGGGGTCGCCACTTACGTTCTTATCGATAGCTGTCATGATTTGTAGAATCCTCTCTCCAGATGCAATGCTTGCCAGCTCTTCTTTCGTCACGCCACTGTACTGGTAATGGTCATACAGGGCGCTCTCAGTTTCGCGGTGTAGGTCTGCATAAGCTCTCTCCGCTTCCGTGAGCGTCGTAGCGGAAGTGATGGCGTTGTAGTAGCGGATGATTGCACTCTGCAACGCTAGGGAGCCTACAGGCGGCGTATTGTTCTTAGGAAGACCAATGCCTCCCCACCCTAGTCGGGCGTATACCAGCAGGGCGTTGCTCTGAGCGATTTCCTGCCTCAGCTTACGGGCGGGGGTTAGCTCAAAGCTGGTGGTTTCTTCCGGCGGTGGGGCTGTCTTTTTCTTACGTTTCATAGGGGTTTTCCCTTTTTCTGGTATGTAAGGCGCGGCAGGATGCGCCGCTGAGAACCTTATGTATCACCCCTTATTGTACCTCAAAAATGGGGAGCGTGGGAATATCTCGCGATTGAGCTTCATAACTGCCAGCAGGTAACGGATGCCGTCAGTTGAGCGGGGATAGCCACCGAATAAAAAGGGGTGCGAAAATAGGTCTGTCACCTACGCAAAGATGGTAGATGACAGACCTTAAACGAAGCCGTATTAAGTTTTCAGATGGAGCCTCTTACCAGGTTCGAACTGGTGACCCTCCGCTTACAAGGCGGATGCTCTACCGCTGAGCTAAAGAGGCGGAAACGTGCGCGGATGCGTGGGGCTAGGTAGCCCCATAGTGTCATACCGCCCACAACACAATGAGTATATAGCAACCGAACCCACAAAACAGCAGGGAACGGCAAAAGAGTGGCGGCTAACCCGCAACCCCAACCCCTCAGAATAAACACAAGGGAAGTAAGTTGCAGAGTAGCCGCCACCAAAAGCTTACTGTCTGCGAATCAGTATGTCGCAACGTGAACCCGCAACCTCATGCAAAACCCATAAACATGAGTTGAGCATGAAGAAGTCAGCTCACCCTGAAACGCGCCAGCATAAGTACCGAACAAGCGCAGAACCGCTAAGAAGAGCCAATCGTAGGCTTACCCCCCTGGCGGCTCTGCGCCACGCCGGAACACTGAGGAAAACCTAACTAAGCGTCAGAATCCTCAGAAGACGCATCCTTACCCTCAGCAGGAGCCTCAACGGTCTTATCCTGAGCCTTACGCATCTTCCTCATGAAGAACAGCAGACCACCGATACCAGCCGCCGCAATAGCCGCAAAGACAGCGCCCAGAACGGGGTTACTGCCCTGCTCATGACCAGTCTTAGCCTCAACAGGCTTAGCAGGCTCGCTCGGCTTCACGCCAGGCTCCGAAGGCTTCTCAACAGCAGGTTCAGACGGCGTTACCGAAGGAACCGGAGTGGTAGCCTCCTGAGTAGGAGCAGGCGGAACGGACTCGGTGGGAGTGGGCTCCGCCGAAGGAGTTACAACAGGCTCAGACGGAGTGGGCTCAGGGGTTACGTCGGGCGTAGGGGTGGGCGCGGGAGTCTCTACAGGAGCCGCCACAGGCTTCACATAAACAGAGTAGTCGGTTACGTTTTCCTTAGTGGAGTGCCAGGAGTAGTAGTTGGCGGAGCCACCACCACCGAAGCCCTGCTTGCCCACATCACCAAAGTTCGCGTCACCGTAGAAGCTCTTGTACGTCTCATCGCCACAAGTACCACCCTTAGTGTAGGTCTGGATGTAGCTCTCGTATGGCTTAGCGTCATACAGGGTAGCTTCCACACCCTCAGGGAGTACGGGGGCGACACGTTCCTGCGCGCCATTAGTGAACAGCTTCAAGAAGTCGGGGGCAATATCCTCAGAAAGCCCAGAGCTCTTGAAGATAATCGGAGAAGCCGCCAGTTGGTCACAGGGTGCCACACCAATAACATCCATAGGCTCAATCAGAACCTCAGTGAGCTTGAAGTCAGCGCCAGTAACCTCACCAGGAGTACCGGATGCGGCTACGTCTTCCACTGAGAAAGTTTTAGTCTCACCAGGAGCAATCTCAACATTGGGGAGGGCAATCTTCTTGCCGTCACGGGTGATACTTAGGTGAATCTTCTGGTCATCAACACCATTACCCTCGGCGGTGGTGGCGGCAATCTCTGACTTGTTGGTGTAGGTGAAGCTTACCTTACCTGCATCATTTGCAGAAACTTCGGTGGGGTTCTCGCGAGTGGTGCCCAGCTCACCAATAGTGGTGGAGGCGCTAAAGGTGCCAGCCTGAACGGTCGGCTTGTCAGAGTCGATAGTGATGCGCTGGGTGACAGTCTTACCACCCTCAACTTCCACAGAGTAGAGGAAGGTGAGGTTCTGCTTATTGTCATCTGGACGCGAAATGGTGATAGTACCGTCAGCGTTAGCCGTAATCTTGGAGCCATTGTTGCTACTCAAGCCGGAGCCAAACTGAAGGGTACCACTGCGCGGGGTAGATGCCTCATCGGAAGCGTACAGAGGTAGGTCTACGCGAGTAGCATCATTGCCCAGGGTGCCGATACCTACAAGGAGCGTGCCCGGAACTACAGTGTTACCCTTACCAACTAGGTCTGCGACATTGATGGTGTAGTTCGTGGTGCTGTCACCACTGAACGGCGAAATCTTATCCTTCTTAAGAGTCCAGTTCACATAGTTCTGAACAGTCTCCTTGGGTGCAGATGCGGTAAAGTCCTTGGCGGTCAGGTTCACGGTGGACTCGGTGCGCGCCTGAGTGGTTGCGGCGGCAGTTGCTTCTGCGGCATGTGCCACGTTGAGCATTGCTACGCCACCTGCGCCACCACCGAGGGTGAGGGCGGTAACCATGAGTGCGCCTGCTACCTTGCGCTTGGCGTTATGCTTTGCGCTTGCAAAGGTTGCGGGGGTGTTTTCAGTCTTAGGGGACAAAGTTTTCTCCTGTACTGGTTGCGGGTTGGTTGTTCTGCTGTCCACCATATGCTTGGTGGTGGCTTCCAGAGGGGTCAGCGTAGCGCTCTGCGGTACGTGCCTTTGGCTGGTTGCCGGTCAGCGTGCCCTTTGTGGGAGGCTTTACGTCTCTTGTGTGGGCTTGTGGTTATTGTAGCATGTGGTGCCGTTGTGGTGCCACATGCTTTTTGTGGGCGCGGCAAAAAGCGTCCTTCAATTGCTAGTATATCGTGTTGCTGGTCGTGTGCATCTTGCTTCAGGGGTTGCTTGAGGGAGATTCCGCTCACATTGAAGGTTCTTTGCAGTGCTGATTGAAGGTTCTAGTTGGCGGTTTTTTGGGCATAAAAAAGAGGGACACCTTCAGCAATGGTTCCTACTGGCAGTCCGCGTTGCATGGCAGTCTGCTCAGTATGCACTTGGAACCATCCCGTCACGGTAGCTCATTGCGTAGAGCTGTGTGACGGTGGTGCTGGTGAGCATACAGGTTCATTCCTAAGGTAGGTAAGATGTGTAATTGTGTACGCCTAGCACTTCAGTGCAATGAAGCCGCTTCATATTTCCCCGCCGATATAGCGTTCCTCAAGGGTGCTCTGCCCCTGAGGAGTCAGCGGATGACATTCGAAGACGTAACCATCTTATCTACTTACCGGGTACTCGTTGAAGAACCTTCATCGTGTTCCCGGCGGTGAACCCAACCAGCTCCTACTGGAAGGTGTTCCCTAACATTCATCGAACCATAATTCCGGGGTGTGAACATGGAAGTGTGTGTTCCCACGGAGTTACAGTTGTCAATTGATGAATGTCGCTATTCTGCTGTGATGCTCACTGGGTGCTAAGCACCTGATGTGAACATCGTATGTTCAGCTTGTCCCTTCTACAAAACGGCATAGCAATCATGGAACTAGCCGCCACAGCCTTTATTCCGTACAAAGCGGAGGCTGTGGAGAGTGGAACTTCGGTGAACCAGATAAGGTGCGGCAAGGGTTGCCCACTACGGCGCTACTAAAGCAACTCTAACACTTGCCTTAGTATGCCCCTCTCTTATCCGCGTGTACCTACGGGTAGAGGGGTGCTGTAGCATTGTAACCTTGCGGTGCACCTCAGAGCTTTAAAGAGCCTTACTCCCGGATGCGCCTTTATGCTTTGCTGGGTGCTGACTGCAATCAGTACCCAGCTTCACATTCTGGCGAATGAGCGGCAGTGAAACAGGTGAAAGCTGTTTTACTGCCCGGTTTGGGGTTCTAAAGTTCACGTGGGACGGTAGCATCTCGCCCCGCGCTGACAAAGTATATTCATCAGCGCCAATTCATACGGGACGTTAGCCGCGCAATGCCACGCTTACGGATGTTCATAGCGGCAGTACGGTCATCGTTAGACCGGAAGCCACATGCACAACTGTAAAGGTGGAGATGGTGGTTTCTGTTCCGTTTCTCTATCATACCACACTTAGGGCAGGTAGTGCTAGTCGAAACAGTGGAAACATGGACGAAAATGTGTCCTCGCTTCTGTGATTCCTCTCTCAACGCTCGGCTGAACTTGTCGAAGACGACGGTGGGAAGCTTGCCCATGTCGTCGCGGCTGAAGCGTTCGCGGAGGTGAACGGATGCCTGGATGTCCTCCAATGCGAATACAGTGTGAGGCTCTGCGCCGTCAAGGATTGCCTTAACGGTCTTGTCGATGCCTTCCTGGAGGTGTGCCTGCATTTCGTCTGAGAGTGCCTTGAGGCGCTTGCGGGAGCTTCGAGTGTTCTTAGCCTTGAGGCGTTCACGACGTGCGCTGTACTGCTCCATGTAGGTCTGGAGCGGGGTGTTCCATGCGCGGTAGAACTTGCTTTCCTTGCCGTCATAGGAGACTGCGAGGAACCGGGTTCCCAGGTCGATACCGACTACCTTGTTCGTTACGGTTGCGATGTCGTACTTCAGGAGCCAGCCTACCGCCTTATCGTAGGATAGGGTTGCCTGGTTCATGTTCTTGGTGTACGGGTAACCTGCGGGGAGGTTCAACCATTCGGCAAGGAACTGTTCGGTGTCATGGGTTCCGTCTGCTAGGTCTGAGCGGTAGAGGCGGATTTTGTATGCGCCGTTGCCCAGGCGGTAGAAGTCGTAGTCGCTCCTGTAGCGCACGGGGATTCGGTCGAGGTTATAGGTGCGCGGCTTCTTGATGGACTTGTTCTGCACGTGGTCTGCTTTGTAGTCCTGGATGACGGTGTAGATGGCACGGTCGCGGATGCCAGGATAGATGCTTTCCAGCTTTGCGGTGTCACCCTTGATGCGGGTCATGATTTTCTTCGCGCTGACGGTGTTCAGCTGGAAGGATACCTTGCTCGCAATGTTGCATACGCGCAGGTATGCGTTGTAGTACTCTAGCAGTCTATCCTGCGCATCCCAGTCGTTCACCTTCAGGTGTACGTATACGGTAAGCCTGTTGGCTTTCACGTTAGGAAGATTAGTCATCTTCGGGAGGTCACTCATGTTGATTTCCTTCTTTAAAGGGGGGTATTGTTGGTTCCCTGCCCTTCCGCTTGGTGGAGGGCTTGGGAGGTGTGCAAGGATTTCCCTGCGACCCAACAGTTATACTGTATCACACATTTCGGTGTATGTGAAACTGGTGTGCTGTGGATGGTGATAACCGCGCCTGACTTGAATACATTCAGTCGATAAGCGGCTACCACCACACACGTTATCTACCCTAACACCTTTGCCTTACTAGGCGATGTCTTGGGCTCTCACCCAACGTGCCCGCGCATCTGCAAACATCTCATCCCACTGTGCACGACTTTTCCTCAACCGCCAAGCAACACTGTTATTGCGCTCCATAAGAAGCTTATCTACAGTGTCAGAGTATGCGGGAATGTACTTCGGCTCGCTAGAGACCGCCTTCCCATGCTCCCACGTGAAAACAAGCCGCCCAAGAACCCTTCCAGAACTGGAGGTTTCAACCCAGATTACACCTTGCGCATCCTGATAGACCTTGCAGTGGCGCTCCTTAAATGGCTCATCATGGTAGTAGGTTGGTGCACCACCCTGCATGATGTATTCACGGAGCCATAGGTTATAAGCGTCCAGAGGATTCATGTCGCTCAGCTCAAGCTTCCTAAGCGCCCGCCTAAGGTCTCTATTGTCCATTTCCGACACGGACGTTGCAGAGCGGACAGTTCTAACCATATCTATCTTTGTTGTCGGAGTACCGCTGTTGGCAATGGAAGGAATGATAGTGGCGGTTCGCCAGGCGGATACCTGCTTTTCGCGGGGGTTGCGGGTGGGGCTACTGGGCATATGCTTAGCTCCTTTCGGCGTAGCATGTTCTTTGGTGGCATGTTAGATGCTTAGTCGTAGTTTCAAAATGAGTAGCCGCGCTCATTTAGAAACCTTTCCACTGCCCGCCTTTCAAATGGTTCAAGGCTATCTATTCCATAGGTGAGCGCCTGTATTGCGGACTGGTGGGCGTCTAGGTCATTACGAAGCCGCTCACCATCGGCGCTGTCCTCTTGCATGATGCTCTTGTCGATGGTGTTCGTGTAGGCGGGAATATTGCTCTTGACTGCAAGAGCTCTGGAGCCGTCCCATTTGAAGATGTAGCCTACCCGCCCGGCACGGTACTCAACGCACACCTCGCCGTCATCCATGACTCTTCTCATGAACTGCTCTTCGGGTAGCTCGCAGTTGTGGTAGTCGGTCGGGGTTCCGCCTTGCCTGATGTAATCGTGGAGCCACTGGTTGTACAGCTCCTCAGCGCTCATAAGGTGGCGCTTAGCTTTAGGGGAAGCGAATACCATGCGAAGGCGCTTCCCCGCATTGGAGACATGCCTCGTGAGTAGTAGCGCTGGCGATTGAGTGGGCGCGGCTGGGTTGCTGGTGGCGGCAAGCCGATGCTCAGGCTCGCTATGGTCATGGCTTCGCCAGGCGGACACCTGCCGTGCTACCTTCTTGGGTGAAGTCATATTATTACTCCTGTGGCTCTGTCGGGTGGTCGGGGGGGGGGTACCCCTACTTCATTACTCTAGCATGTTTTGGTGGGGTATGGGTGTGGCGACTGCGCCAGTTTGTGATGCTGGGTTGCAGTCGCCACATGGGGGTCTTATTGAGGGTATTTCGCATCTAGGCGAGAGTGATAATCACGCGGCGCTTACCCTTCTTAGTCCAGCCGTATAGCTTGTTGTGTGATGTGCCCTGTAGGAACCTAAAGGCATGTTTTTTAGCGTCGTATTCCTTATTTAGGATGAAGGTCATTGACTGAGCTCCGCACATGCCGTCTGGGAAGTTGAGCTCGTGAGGACTCTTTACGTAAACGACTGTGGAGGGGAGCCTGCGGTCAGGGAATACGTCTGACCAGTCCCTCATTTCTGCGTGAGTTAAGTAGTTGCGGGTGCACCCCTTGGATAGCTCACGTTCGATGTCCTCTTGGATACAGTGCATACGCCTAGTATAAGCTTCCCTCTGGGATTCTAAATCCTTCTTCACGCTGTCGGCGCGTAGTTCTTGAAGGTGTGGGCATGGTTCCACATCGATAGTGGCTTTGCCTATGCCGGGGTATGGCGGCTGGGGCTTCTGTGGGGTTTCCTGGGAAGTGGAAGTGTTGCGATTGTTGCTGGGTGTGGCGGGCTGGTGGGAGCTGGTGGTATCGATAGGTGGGGTGGTGTAGGCGGTTCGCCAACCGGCTACGTACTTGTTCTTGCTGGGCATGTTTGGTCTCCTTGCTTGGTTGGGTGCGCAAATAAGGGGCTTCAGGGGCGGCTCTGTGTGACTGGTACGTCATAGAGACCACCTCTGAAGCCCCTAGGAGCCTCGCTAGGAGGATTTTCTGCACACCAGGTCTGATTATCGGTGCTTGATGGTTACGGTGATTCCGCGAGCGGCTAGACGCTTTAGGATGTCCTCTGAGAGGGAGCGGAGGCGTGCCGGGTACTTCTCGATGAGTTCACTGAACGTCCTGTCCATCAGATGCATGTTCACGAGCGCTTCCTGGACGTTGGTCATCTTGATTTCCTTCTGGTTGAAGAAGTCAATTCGTACCTTCAGCTTTTCTTCCTCGGTGGTGGCGGCATCTAGGTTACGCTTGAGGTTTGCGTAGATTGCCTGTCCTTCGGATAGGAGCTCTTCGATGCATTCCACTACGGGGGTGAGCTTATCCTCTGCGCCGTTTTCCGTGAGGATTGCCTGACGCGCCAGCATATCGTCGATGGTTCCATTGGCGAATGCCTGGATGATTCGGCGGACACCCTTGCGGGATGACTTGCGGATGTACGGGTGGAGGAAGTCGTTGCTGTTCATGAACCAGTCTTCGGTCTTGAACTTGATGAGTCGCCCGTACTCATTGACGACGACGAACCCTTCGATACCCTTTGCTTCCTGCTGGATGGTTTCAACCTCAGGAATGGTCATGTGGTAGATGTTAGGTGCGGGAAGATTGAGTTCCTGTGCTACTTCAAGCATGATGAGCGGCGACAGGTCGCCGGTTGCCTTCTCAGATACACCGATGAGGGTAAGCTTCTCTTCGTCGTACATGACGTTGATAAGGTTGTTCGGGGAGGTGTATTCGAAGATGAGGCACTTTTCCGGGTTCTGCTGGAGCCACTGCTTCACCTGAGGGGTTTCACCCAGGAGGCGGTAGACAGGCTCGGTGTAGTCGGGGTGCTCAATGACGCTGGAGGTCGTGAAGAGGTATTCACCGTTGTAGAGTCCGACGATGATGCAGGTTCCGTCTAGCTTCTCGTAGAAGGTCACCTTTTCGTTGCGGGTGAAGGAGCCCATGTGGGTGAACTCTTCCTTGAACTTTGCGTCCACGGTGGTCTTAGCGTCGTACTGCTTCCAGTTGAAGAACTTGTTGAAGCCTCGGAGGATTACTTCGCCCTGCTCGTTGAGGACAAGTCCTCGTGCGGCGCGCAGGTAGGGGTCTTCGAAGTCGATAACCTCAGGGCGGTACTTAACGCAGGTGAGGTTGCGCTCCTTGTTCGTGTTGAACTTTACAAGGTGTGAGTAATTCTCCTTGTAATGCTGGAGTAGGTTCATTGGGGTATTCCCTTCGTGATTGGTGGGCTTGTGGCTTCTTGTAGCTACGTTTCAATTCGATAACTAGAGTGTATCACATATTTATGATTGTGGGCAAGGTGTTATTGGGGTAGGTGGGCAAATAGCATTTAACCCCACCCGTACAGTCCTCTACGCTGTTGGGGTGGGGCTAAATGTCGCCTGCTACTTGACTTTGAAAATCTTCGTTGTAGATTGCTGAATACCTGCCAGTAGAGACTCTACGAAGGACAGAGTGCTCTGCATGTCACTTAGCGACTTACGGGTTTCGGTGAGGGCTTTATGGTTAGCCGCATAAACATCTTCAAAGTTGGTCTTCCCGGCAAGATAGTAAGGGGGCTTCATGAGCTTCACATAAGCGTCTAGTACGTTGCCGAAAAAGTATTCCTGATAGGCTTGCTTTAGCGCACTCTCAGCCTTGGCAATGGATGCGTTATATTCACGCAGGCGGTAGAAGTCCTCGAAGGTGTAGACCTCATGCACCTTAGGGTCGGTGGAGCGAATCTCTACGCCATCAATGGTGGCATAGAAATACCCTGGCTTCTTGCGGTAGGTTAGGTACCCCTCTAGCCCGTTGGTGGACTTGAAATATGCGCGGGTCTTCGTCAGCTTGAATACCTGCGCAATAATCTTCATACCAGATGAGCCGTGCTCATCATACGCCTCAAATTCTGCAATAGCACCCTCAATAAACTTGGCGCTATCCATGTACAGCGTACTGCGCTCACCTGCCGTATCATCAACCTGAATATGTGCGGGTAGCATACCGGCAATTTCGTGAACGTCAGCCGCATACTTGGAGGATGCGGCGGCAACATGAGCCTGGCAACCAGAGAGCATGTCCTGAATGGCGCTAACAGTTTTCCTTGCAGTAGCAATTCCCGTTGGGTTAGCCACATCAATATGATGCCATCCACCAGCATACCCAAGGGAGGTGCCGATAGCGCCCAGTGAGCTGGAGCCACCCGCAGAGAGTGTTTGAGTGACGCGCTTAGCATCTTCCTCAAGCTCAATAAGGCTCAACCACGCCTCAATGGATGGGTTAGGTATACGGGCGACCTGTCGGGTAGAGTCACTGCTCTCAGGGGTTAGAATTTCGGACATTTCGCCTCTCCCTGAGCGTGCCCTAATCCTCTTGCCGATTGACTCGATGCGGTGCATGTGGTCGAGGCGGGTAACCTCATCTGGCTTCTTGATGATGAGGATGTCGCCTGGTTTGAGGTTGGGCACGATGCGTTGTTCCTTTCTGGTGGTGGATAGAGTGCTAGATGTTGCCCAGTTGGTAAACTTCCTGGATGAGCTGGTCTGCCTCATTTGCTTCTACTCTAAGGCGCTTCAATTCGCCCATCAGGGTATCTACTGCGGTGCGTGATTCAGCTAGAATGTCGGTAATTGCTGTCTCCTTGTAGAGGGTCTGGAGGTCTGCGGATGAGCCTTCTTCGTTAAGCCAGCTGGAAGCCGTGTACCCTTCGCGGGTGAGGCGGAACTTGAAGTAGCGCGCAATGATGCGCCCCAGCATGGAGTCCTCATTCAGGAAGTACTCGGTATACAGCGCCTTAGCTTTGTCGATGTCCGCGCGGGTCTTCTCTAACGCCCGCTCGTACTTACGGGCATCAGCTAGAGAGCCTTCGCCTGCAACGTATACGCGGGCGTAGCGCATCTTCACGCCGTCGATAGTGAGAACCCAACTGTATCCGATGGAGAGGGATGCTTCAAGCCCATTGGTGAGGGTCATGTTGATGTTCTTGGAGGTGACGGAGGTTATGCACCCGACGACGGTGGATGATTCGTTTGCGAGGATACTACCTGCCGTCTTGATGTTGAGGATGGTGCCTACAAGGTTCTTTGCACCTTGCGCCTTAACGTCCTTGGCTAGAAGCTTGCCATCTAGGTTGCTTTCCGTCAGGGTGCTCTTGGTGACCCATTCCCGCAGGGTGCCAACATAGAGGGCGTAGTAGTGCTCCTGGATGTAGTTATAGACCTTCTTGAGTTCAGTCTTGATGAGGCTCAGTTCTCGCTGTAGCTTGACTGCCTGTTCCTTGTCGGTGAAGTCGATGCAGGTCAGTTCTGACTTGTTTACGTGGCGGTCGCCGTGGTAAGTCTGCTTCCAGAGGGAGAGGTTGGAGAGCTTCTTTGCAAGCTCAATGCGGCTATTGTAGGTATCGTACACTTCTTCGGTATCACCTACAATTTTCCAGTTCTTAAGGCTGTCGAGTGAGAGGAATTTGTAAACGTTTGTGCTCTTGCTACAGTTAGCGATTCCGCGCTTAATGCCGACACTGCTCACGACAGAGATGTCGTTGAGGCACATGTTTGAATCTACCCAGTGGCGTTCACGGGTGGACAGTACAACGTCGCCTGCGCGTAGTTCTTCAATGGTAGTGTTCTTGCTCATGATTGGTCTCCTAAAAACGATTAACTAAATATAGTGTATCACATATTTTAGGGGGTAGAAGTAGGGGGAGTTGCGAATGTAACCACACTCGCAACTCCCCCTACTCGCTTAGGCGGCTAACTCCTACTTAGAGAAGAACTTCAGAATATCTTCAATGCCGCCATCTGCAACGCTCCACTTGGAAGTGTTACCGTCACACTCTGCCATGCAAACCAGAGGCTCATCCGAATCGTGATTGACTGCCTTGGTGAACATGAAGCTCAGCACGTCATCTAGGTCAAAGTCTTCCGCGCCCTCATCACACTCCGCCTCACAGCCGTCACAGCCGGTACCGCAAGCCATTGCCATAGGGCAGTCTCCGCAATCGCCACATGCAGGCTCCTCATCAAGGGAAGCCGCCACAGTGGTTGCGGTAAGCAGGTTCAGCAACATCAGGTTCTCACCAAATTCCTGCTCCGCTTCCTCAGCGTCACGCTCGCACTCACGCTCCACAGCACACGCCTTTGCACATTCAGGCTTGCACACCTCCTCAGCGTCCACCTTGCGGATAGACACGGAAGTATAGCCAGCGCCGTCTGCATCATTGAGGTATGCGTCGTAGATGGCGCGTGCGTAGCTAATCACATTGCCAGGGGTTACCGGCATAGGCTCAGTGCGGAGCTTAAAGGTCAGAGCCTCTGCAAGCTCGCTGTGGAGGTGCTGTAGCGGGAGCGGGATGCGGTAAGCGTCCTTGGTGTTCTCTGCACTGTACACTTCGTGAGGCTGGTAGAAGCCGCTAGGCACCTTCTCCATAACGACCTTAGTGTTACCAGTCAGCAGGTCAGAGATAATGTCTGCAATGTCAGTGAACCACATGTGGGTTTCACCTGCGCGCCTAACCTGACCACTATGCTTATCGACAACCAGCGCGTCAGCATCATGGAAGAAGCCCAGAGCGACATCATCGGGCAGTTCCGACACGGGGGCGGTCAGCTCGGGTACGAATCGGCGGGAAGTGCCCTGAACATTCTCATGAATGAGCTTAGCAATCTCCTCCAGGGTGTCCTCATAGGTTGCAGTGAAGGACTCCTTCGGGTTCAGGTCGTTACGTTCGTGGGTTACGGTGAGCTCGTAAATCTTAGCAGTTGCCAAGGTGTTTTCCTTTCGTAAGGGGGGTTGTCGTAATCAAGTGTACCATAGGCGCGTTATGCTCCATGTGGTTTCGGTGGTTGGGCGGTGAAACCATCAGGTGTTTCACCGCCCAACCAAGCTATTTAGAGGGCTACTTCTGGCGCTTCGCACGCTGAGAAGTCGATACCCAGGTGTCCACGGTATCGCTATCGCCCTTATACTGGCGACGCTCATAGCTCCACTTATGCCTGAAGGTGCGTCCACCAGAGTAGCGCTTAAACGAAACCTTCTCAGCAGTGAAGATGGCGACACTGAGGTGACCGCCCGCGTGCTCAACCTTAGACTCTAGCGGAATAAGGTTACGGTACTGTGCGGGGTCGCCGTAGTTGCCTCGATGACCACACACTGCGATAAGCTCGCTATTGGGGTGTCCACCTTCGTCCTTATGCATCTGCGTTGCCTTTGCGTAGAGCGCGTTGAGCGGTTCAGCCCAACCCTCATAGGTGCCACACCCATTAAGGATGTCTACACTCTCACTATAGCCGGTCTCCCAATGCTTGAGCGGGTAACGGTAGATGCTTCCAACCTGCTTCGCGGGTCGCAAATCGGTAACCTGCTTCGCATATGCCGAATCAGCATAGAGCTTCGGGTGAACACCTGCATGGCTGAGGTACAGGTACTTGCTGGAGACTCCGCCGCATTCTTCTACGCTGTCGAGGCGTAGCTCTGCGGCAGGCAGGGCAGTAGATAGCGCGTCCTTGATGACCTTCTCGCTGTAGCCGTGTTCCTTGAGCGCCTTGACAGTGATAAGGCTATCCTTGACGGTGTTCACTCCTGCTAGGACGTTGAGAATCTGCGACTCGTGGTTGCCGTTGATGAGCTTTACATTGTCACTCCCCTCAATAAGGTGCGGGAAGGTGATGTCTGCCACCTTTGCAGGCGTGTTACCTCGGTCGAACAGGTCTCCAATGAACACCCAGAGGGTCTTCTTGTCGTTAAGTCCCTTGCCGGGCGCGAGGTCTTCGAGTGCGGCTTCCAGAGTGTTACCCATGCCCTGAATGTCACCCAGGATGCATACGCGGTCATAGGTGTTAGCCAGGTCGATAGCGATGTGCTGGTGGATGGAGTCTCGGAAGTTCACGCGGCTCGCCATGTGTTCCATGAGGTCTGCGGGCTTAATGTACCCCTGGACGCGGGGGTATTCTCGGAGCATAGTGCGCCAGTTCTTACGCAGTTCAATATTCTGCTTGTGCATCTTGGAGACAGTGTGCTCAGGAACCTTCTTGTAGCCGGTTCGTCGCGCATTGCGCTCCTGAATTTCCTCTAGAGTCTGGTCACCCTGAATGTCGATAAGCCACACCTTGTAGGAGTACTGCTCTGCCAAATCCAGGAACCCGCGCATATTCTCCAGTAGGGTGTTCGTATTGTCTACGAAGATGGTTTCACCAGTTCGCATGAGAACGTCAGTGTCAATATAGGAGGTCTTGATTGCCGCCTTCTCCTGCGCGCCACTGAGAGGCTGGACGTAGGACTCCTCGAAGCCATCTTCGGTGGGGGTGTAGGTGAGCACTGCCGGGGACTCGTGGCGGTAGCGTGCTCGGTAGGCATCCCAAGAGATGACACGTCCCAGGTGATGCTTCTCGATAGTTTCCTTGATGTAGGTGCTCTTGCCGGAGCCGGGTGCGCCGGTGAGCAGGTACATGTGTCGCATGTTTTAGCAACCTTTCATAAACTGATTAACTAGAGTTAGTGTATCACATATTTATTGGTATATGCAATTTACTGCCGGTTGCCCCAAAGTAGACCTATAGGGAGCCCTTGACATCAATCCATCAGGGGCTCCCTATAAGCTAGGTGAGTGTATTATGCGTCTGCTGGCGGCTCATACTCATCAGTTAAAGCCTTCACGCCTTCACTGAGTACAGATACGACATGCGGAATTTCCTCCGCAAGCGACGTGAGAGCGCCCGCCAAATGCGTCAAATGGTAAGCTACGATACGAGCCTCAATCTTGCCATCTCGCGGAAGGTCTGCGTGCTTATGCGCATACTCGAAGTCATCCAAGAGGGCACTGGCAGTGAGGTCTTGCAGGTTGTGGTAAAGGCTCCACAGCTCTCGCCACCCTACTGAATCTTCTAGCTTACCCATAACGTCACTCACAACCTTAGGCATGGGTACACACAAATCAAGGGTGTTCACCCCGTCAATAAGAGCATCCAGACCCAGGTGCGTATCAATAACCCGCCACAGCTCTTTAGACACCCATACGCCCGGCAACTCGTCAAAGATGCACGCCTGACCGTATGCGTTAGCTACCGTAACATTCTTGCCATAGTATCGGGCATTAGCGCCTGGCACGTAAAGCATCTCATGCGTCAGGGTTTCCTCAGAAAGAGGCTTGCCTAGATTGATGATGAAGGGCTGTCCCTCAATATCCTCAAGCGCCAGTTCACTAGAGTGAGGCGTTAGAACACCGTCGGCGCTCACATACTCAACAGTAGGCTCATCACTCCTGAGGGGGATACTTTTAGCGGTATACCCTCCAAGGCGCACATCAGTAACCTCTAGTAGAACCGCCTTATGGGTCATAACTAGCACATCTTCTAGAGGGATGGTCGCATTGTCGGGTAGCTTGTCAATAGCATCAGCTTTATCCTGAGCATTGGTGAGGTGATAGATTGCCAGTAGCGTATCGTTGGGCTGAATATTCACAGTGCCGTCCTTTCAATATCGATGAGGGGGGGCGTGACCACCCTGCCCCTATTTCTTCATATTGTACCACGCCATAGAAGCGTACCTGTGGGGCGTGCAGATTGCCTGCGGGCATGACTAAGCGCCTCAACCCTCATGTGGTCAAGGCGCTTAGTCGTTAATTTTCGCGGAACTCTAGGGAGTCGATGAAAGACTGAATATCTTCAAACGGCACATGCTCCTCTACAAGGCTGATTTGGTCAGCCAGAAGCCAACGTGCGGTTCCCTCCGAATAGTCGCTCAGCAAGGCTTGAATGGGCATCATACGAGAAATTTCGCCCACAACAGGCTCACCAGTCTCAGTGTTAATGAGAGCAATGGTGTATGCCTTGCGATGAAAACGATTCCCCTCTCGCTCGCTCAAAGGGGACGACGTAACTTCAATACGCACGTTGTCATATTCTTCCGGTTCGAACAGGTCGGTCACTTTGGTAGCCATCTAGGTACCTCCTTCTTTAAGATTATTACTTTACTACATCGCCAAGTATACCACAGATACTACACGCCTTCCAACGCCGCATTATTTTCAGGCGCACTCTCCCTGCTACGCTTCCAGACCGCTACACCCACACCGACAAGAATAAACGCATTCCCAATAAGGTTCCCGTAACTACCAACAAGGATACAGTAAGCAGACCAAAGTAGGGCATTCATTACCGTGAAAGTTTTCAGTGTCCAGAAATTGTGGGAGATAACCATCATTAGTCCAGTTGCCGCCGCCATTATTGCCAGAGTTGCAGGGCTGAGGAACCCCTGCCCTAACGCAAAGTATTGGGTATACGCGGCGGCAAACAAAGAGAGCAGAACTGCGCCCACTCGATAACTAGTACTCCTTAGAAGTGCGAAACGCTCATCAAATAGGTTTACCGTATAGTAAAGCAGGTTCACAGCAGTCATCACCAAAACCGCCACTTGGTCTAGTAACGCCGCCTGCGCAACCCCTAGAACGCAAGTTGCGACGCTAATCCGCTGTACACCCTGCCTACCAACATACCCCATGAAGCACAGGCATATGCTGGTAGCTACACCTAGCACTTGAACGGCAACTGCCGAAAAGTCCATTCCACTCTCCACAAAAAAACTGGTATCCGTTTGCTCACACTTACGATGTATATCAGCGTGAGCAAACGGATACCAGCAGGGGTATGGTTTCTATAGTGGAGGAACGTCCTTATCCGTTACGTCGCGCCCAAACTTTCGCCGCTACAAGGGTCAGTAGCTCGATGATGAACAGCGGAGCGGATACCCAAAGAACCGCGTTCGCCATATTCCAAGCAAAGCCAGGGAGGAAGAGGAGCTGAAGGAGGGTATGCACCACGAAGGACAGGCTTAGAGCGATGAGGTACCCTCCATCAATGGCTTCCTCTTCCTTGGCCTTGCCGCTAAGGAAGAAGATTGCACTGAGGAACGACTCTGCGTTGATGACATTCAGGACGTATCGACCAAACAGGCTCAGCAGAATTAGCGGAATGAGAGAGAAAGGTGATACGAAAGTGAACGCAATTACGATGAAAGCAGTAATGTACTTGATGTTGCCTAGCGCCCGCCCAAGCAGGGTCGTGTACCCGCCCGCTACAGAAGCCTTGGGGCGGCTCTTAACCTGACCCTCAAGCTCCTTCACCCTAGCTGGGCTAGGGATGAGACCGTAATGGTCTTGCTTACTGGAGTTTGAGGTAATCTCGTCCCACAGCATAGCATCAAGCTCATTGATGCGCTGTGCGGTCTTGTCTCGGCGCATGGTCTACTTGCCTCCCTTGACAATCTTCGAGATGTATCCTTCTGCGTCGATGTCTGCGAAGTCCACTTCGGGGCCAGAGATTTCGTTGTATGCCTTAATCTGCTCAACGACGTTATCTGCTTCACGGGATGCTTCCTTGCCGTCAAGGTTCACGCCGCTAGGGGTCTTCATGAGCTTCAGGATGTCGTTGCCGGTGTGGGTGAGGGATTCGCTGGTGAGCTGGAACTCGCGCTTCTCAATGAGCTTCGCGGTGGCTTCCACAATGTTCTTCAACTGCTCCTGTGATGCGGCAAGGTTAGGAATGATTTCCTTCTCTAGGGCTGACGCGGCGATTGCGGCTCGCTTGCTTGCAGAGGTAGCCTCAGTGCTCGGGTTGGAGGTCTGGGCGATGTTGATGATGCAGTCGTCCAGGGTCTCCTTGTTAGCTTCTGCAACCGACTTGCGCAGACCGGCTTCCCAGAGGGTGATGATGTTTGCGGCGTTGGTTTCGCGCAGGGTGTTGAGTGCTTTGTCTGCGTTGTTTGCGTTGCGGCGTGCCATGTATTCCTCCGTGTAGTATGCGTTGGGGGTGGTTCGTTGGGGGGTAGAGTGGTTGATGGTGCTGTGCCAGATGTTGTTGAGAGCGGATGCCCGCTGTGCGAGGGCTCGGTAGTATTCGCCTCGTTCTGCGGCGCTTCGGGAGTGGGTCTTGTGACCTTCGTCAATGATGACGATGAGGATTTCTCGAATGATGTTCATGGCGCGTTCGTAGTTGTGACGCGCATTATCCTTCGAGGTATGGGAAGCAATTTCGATAATTTCCCACTGCTGGTACATGATGTTCAGCAGGTAACCCAGTTCGGCGGTGGCGATGGTGTCTAGCTTGCTGGAAGTGAGCTCCGTACCGTACTGGGTAGGGCTCTTCATCTGCTCTAGGATATTGTCGATTCTGCTAATTGCAGTGCTGTTCTTCTCCATGTTGCGGTTCTCCTTAGTGGGTGGTTAGTGCGCCCAGAGGTTGAGGAATTTGCGGGCGGTCTGGATGTTGTGCGGGTCGGCTTTGGTTGCCTTCACAAAGGTTGGGAACCCGGCGATAATTACCGTCCATGCGCCGCCCGCTGTACCTTCCGCTTCTCGAACCTTCTTGTGGTCAAGGGTTTCGATGAGCGTCTGGTGGGCGGCTTCCATCTGCGCTTCTTCCTTGGAGTGGGTCTCCTTAGGGAAGGTTACCTTCTTAGTTGCCCAGAAGGTGCCTTCAATGTGGTTCTCACAGATGGTTCGCTGTGACACTACCCAGGTGTCTTCTGACTCGGTGGCGACAGGCGCTACAGCGTCGAACAATTCTCGGATGTCCATGTTGTTTCTCCTTAGCGTTTATGATGGGGAGTTTCCCCACCAATCTGTAATAACTAAATTGTATCACAGATTTCTAGGGATGTACAGATGCCCGGCGAAATACTCTCCAAAAAGCATACCACTTCGCCAGGCATCTGTACTGCGTCCCAGCTATTGAACGTCGCTCGCCCGAACAAGAAAGTCCACATAGACAATATTGCTCTTATCATACGTGAGGCGGTATCGAGCACTCGAAAAGTCGAGCGCCACTTCACGATGCTCACGGTCAGCGCTCGCAAGCGGAGCCGTACCACTCTTCCACTGAGCCACCACCGCAAACCCAACCTCCACATTGGGCGTTGCAGTCAATAGCACGCCAGGTCGAGCAGGTGGAACTTTCACACTGCACTGCGCCTCAGCTAACCACTTCCAAAAGTCCAGAGGGAGGAACTTACCCTCCTTTGCGTCCTCTGGGGTCTGCCCCCACACCCGAAGCTTCACGAAAGGCTCCTCATAAGGTGCAAGCTCATAGGCGTTACCTATCTGGTTCACACCGTCCTGAGGCGTGAGCACAGAGCGGTGCTTCAACCCCTGCCACTGACTGCCTGACTTATAGAAGTAGTCAATCAACTCTAAGGCGTTATCTGGTTCTTCGCGCGCTGTCTCCACTAGTGAGGTGAGGCGGGCGCGGTCTTCCGGGATGGTGTTACGAATGAGGTTCCCTACAGTCCAAACGTTCTCACGTCCTAGTTGGTCAGTCGCAATGATGCAAGGCTCGTACCTGCCATTTTGCGTCCCTATGTAGGAGCGGGCTTCAGCTACTCTGTAAGTGACATTCTGAATGGTGTCTTTCAAGATGTTAGCTTCAATCCATCTGCGGGCTTCAGACGTGTTAGGGATGGCTTGGAACATAAGATGTGGCTTCCTCTGTGGTGGATGCCCACTATTTTCTTTGGCTATTTCAACCGCCGGATGGTCGGTGTTGATTGGTTGCCAGTCGTGGGCTTGTCGGTTTCCTATTGTTGGCAAATGTATGCCGCAGGTCAGTGGGAAAGTGTGTTTCTCGCCAGCTGACCTGCGGCATACATTCATGGGGCGGCTTTACTTCGTGGAGTAGTGAAGGTTGATGCCGCGCTTCTTATCTGGCTCACGCCCAATGTGGGCTGTAATCTTGCCGTTATCGCGGATGACGTATGGAGTCTCGCCGTCCTTCAGGTCGGCAATAATTGTGATGTCGCGAACCGGGTAGGCGTAGATAAGGATTTCCTGGGTTTCCGGGTCGTATAGCGTCATCTCTGCTGTCAGTACATAGTACTCCTTGGAGTATGCGCCGTTACGTTCCCGGTGTCGGAGGTTCCTGATGCGGGCGTGAATAATTTCTAGAGTTTTCAAGGGAAGGGCTACCTTCTTCTGCTTGGTGGTCTGATGGGGGCGGCGTTGATGGTTACGATAAGCGTCTGAATTTGCGTTGAGGTAGCCTTTGGAACCTCAATGCTTTTGATGCGGTAAGGTATGCCTTTATTTACCTGCCGGTTGAGCCATCTTTCGCTTCGCTCATTTTCTCGGTATGAGAAATATACGGGCTGTGGCGCTACACCGTAGAGTTCGCTTTCCGGGTGCATGATGGTCTCGCCTGTGACGCTGTTACTGAATGTTGCGATGCCTAGGAGTGATTCATCTCCAGGCGTGTAGTTCGCTCGGTTCGGCTTGAGTGTGATTGTGTCTGCCTTCTTACGGATTTCTACCACAAGGTTATCCAGATAGGTAGGCACTTCACATACACCGTCGAGGTATACGCGGATTTTCTCTTGTCGTCGTCTCATAGGGGCATTCCCTTACAGGAAGAAGATGCCGAAGTCCTGCTCAATGCCCTTAAATGCGAATGTCACATAGCCGGTGTCGTAATTGATGCTACGGGAGTCAGGGAAGACGGGTGCATACTGCCCGGAGTTCTGGATGTACTCTAGGATTTCCGTGTCGGTTGCGTTGCCTTCGGTGGTAACGTCGGTGATGTGCCCTTCGATAGCGCCAGTCTTCATGGGGGTGGGGAGGGGGATGCCTTCGTGGGTGATGAAGCGCATGTTCCAGCCGTTACCTTCCTCATTCTTGCGGACGGTGTACCCGTCTGCGCTTGCCGCGATGCGGGCAAGGTCGATGGGGGAAAGGTTAGAGTCCTTATATGCGGGCTTGAACGTAATGTAAGTGGACTTAGTGAGTTCATTGGGTGTGGTGGTAGCCATAGGGCGTTCTCCTTTGTTGGAGGGGATGTTCTCACGCCGGGGTGTGCTTATGAGCATACCCCGGCGTGTTTCCCCTTGCTGGTGGGTTACTTTTCGATGCGGAAGACCTGCATGTCCTCGCCGCCGCTGGGCAGGAGGTCGCCGTAGTCGGCGTAGGCTTCCGTCATCTTTTCAAGGACATGCTCACGGATGGAGCTTTCGAGCTCTTCCTGACTGTTTGAGGTGCCTAGGTTGAGCGGCTTATCAAACATTACCTGAAGAGTGTCGGTAGGGTCGAGCTCTCGCCACTGTCGCGCCTCACGAAGGGGAAGGGGGTTTGCCTGGTCTTCGCGGGTTACGGGGACGAGTTTCTGCTGGATTTCCAGCTCTACCAAGTTGTCCTTATTGATAGTATACCCGATTCGGGTGTTGCGCAGAACATCGTCACCCATGACCGCAATGTATTCAAGGGCTGACATGGTGGGGTTGATGCTGGATGCTTCACCAATTTCCAGTGCGTACTCAATTCGGCTATCGCCCAGTGATACGCGGTCGGTCAGCTCGGTAAGGAGGTCGCGGTCTACTTCCCATTCGGGGAGCAGGTTGAAGTAGGAGGTGAGCTGTTCACGCTTGAGGTCTTCCTCTACGAAGTCGTAATAATTCTTGGAGACATCCTCGGGGTAGCGGTCAGTGCTGAAGCTTTTGCGGACTTCTTCGATGAGCTCGGAGTCGCTGAGGTTTGCGGAGGTGAAGCCGCCAATTTCCTCATTGAAGTTCAGGGTTTTTGCGATGAGGGGTGCCATCTCGACTCGGCGGCGGTTGAAGCTGTCGATGAGTTCTGCTTCGAGAGCCTTGTCGATGTTGTTTAGTCGGGCAAGAATTTCGCTCTTCACTGCCTTGTCGAGAGAGAAGTATGCTCGCATTGTGGTTACTCCTTATGTGAGTGGGGATTGATGCTTCGTTCGGAAGCTTAAATATATTAAAAGTGCACCACAGATTTGCAGATACGCAAGTCAATATATAAGAAAAGCCCCTAATGATTCCCGGAAACAGGGAAACATTAGGGGCTTACACACAGGTGATTACCGCGCCACTACTTAGATGCGCTCAAGGTGCAGACGAGCAACCTCGCTCACCTCAATACCATTCAAGAAATCCTCATCGGACTTCGAAACGATAATAGCACGCTTATTCTTCTCGCTCACCTGAATATCATCAAGCGACAGGACACTAGATAGCTTCACATGGCACAGCACGGCAGGCTGGGACTTGGTGACACCAAATGCGACACCCTGGACAGCAACATCATTCGCATCAATATCCAGCCCCAAGCTCTGACGTGCTTCACGAGCCACCGCGCCAGTAATAGGAGCACCATCTAGAACATCATCAATACTGACACCACTAGTGGCGGAAACGCCGTAGATGCCGCCACCAACCGGCAGACCCTCAGCACGCTCAGTCAGCACAATATTACCGTCAGCATCTTCAACAATTAGGCTGGTTGCCAGCGCGTTAGCGAGGCGGACATCATGGGTGGTCACAACGCCAACAGGGAACATGCTGTCCTTAAATGCGGCGACACGCTCACGAAGCTCCTCATCCTCAATACCCTCCAGTACGGATGCCGGAATACGAGGCAGAACATTGGTTGCCAGGAAACTGAAGAAGTCCGTCTCAGAAAGCGCAAACTCTGCAACCTTATCAGCACTGTTCAGACGTAGCTCTTCCAGTCGAGCGGCAGGGCTGTTGATAACGTTCTCACCACCGATAAGCTTTGCAATCTGAGCAATCTCCTCGGTGGTGAAGCCGGGGTTGAACTTTGAGGGTGCGGTGGTTGCGGTTACGGAGTAGCCGTCAAGGGGCACGAACTGAGTCATAAAGCTTTACGCCTTTACTACTAGGACGGTAGCGTCATCACGCTTACCGTAGGTTTCATTGATAGTTTTCGAGCGAGTGAGGTTCCTCAGGGAGTTCTCAATTGGCTCTCCTGGTATATAGCAGTCTTTGAACCCGTCAGAGTACAGTATCGCGGTGATGCTTTCACCATGTAGGCTGATAGCCCCTGTCTTCGCCGCATATGCACTCAGAGGGTCTAGGCTACCAATAGGGTACCCGTCCGCCGCATTAGCTTTCAAGCGTGTTTCCTGAAATATGGCTTTCCTCTCATCTGAGGTGATGCCGCCCTGCTCTTGGATGATGTTCTGGATGCGCTCGCGGTTCTTCTGCGCAAATGGGGCGATACGGTTATCGGTATAGGTCTTGTCCTTAACTTCTAGGTAGCAGTCGCCCAGTGAGAGATATTCAATGCTACTGTTAGTAGCTCTGATAAGCATTATGGCGAAGGTGGGAAGTTGCGCATACTGCTCTTGTGTGGTGGTATTTTGCGCCGTGTAGAGCCGGTATTTGGCTACGGTGTCGATGGTGTCATGCAGGATGTCTGCCAGAGATTTGTTGTCGTTGCAGTGTTCAGGGAGGGTGTCGCTGATGTCGCTAACGATGTCTGCGATGGTGAAGTGCGGGTGGATGGGGTTATCGAACAACTCGGTTGCCCCGTCGATAACCCAGCCGTAGTTGTCGTGGTAACCTACGGCATCTTCATTCTCGGAGGCGGTGCCTTTGACGCTTTGGGCGCATTGGACGAGCATTTAGGAAGTGTCCCTTCTAAGGGTGGGGTGATTTAAGTACTCTCCCAGTATAGCTACTGACGAGGGGATTTGCTGTGTACGTGTCTTTGCTAACTCTTTCCCCTTGGTGCATCAATGTGTCTATTTTGGGGTTTTCCGTATGCTAGAATAGTGACTATCAATTACTTAGTACTCACTCATAAGTGGGTGGCCCACAGACACGCATATTCGATAAGGAAACACCATGTCCCAGAAAGTTTACACTTCCTCTAATCCGCTAACCATCTATGCTTCCATTGGTCCTTTGGAGCTACGTCGCCCTGTCATGGAGTACATTCGTGACAATGCGCGGGGGTATGAGGTTGAGCGCGGTGATGATGGCGAGTATGTCCTCTACTTCCATGATGCGGACGGTAGCAGGATGACGCATGGGGCGTTCAAGTTCGCTGAACTATGCGCAACTGTCCTCAACCCCACTCCTGGCGTGCGTGAGGTGCTTGAGGTGATGGCGATGAACAATATTCATGTGACGAATGCGTACTGTCAGCCGTATAAGCATCTGACTCGCCTGCGTATTGATGCTGATGGATTCAACCAGGCTCATACGCCGCATTCTTAACCTTGGAGGGAGGTGCCCTCTAGGGTGTCTAATAATTCTAAATTGGCTTACGAGTTGTCGAAGTATGCCACCGCCAATAGAGGGTACGCGGCTACTGCCTACTTGAGAGCCGCCCGCAATGGTGTGCTACTGCCGCCTGTTGGCGACCTGCGGCTTTCCATTCTCAGCAATGAGGAGGATGCGCTCGCATACACTGATGCTAGGATACATGCCGCATGTATGGGGTCTCCAAAGTATGCGAGGTTCCATAAGGATGATTCGGTGATGCGGTCAAGCGTTGCCCGTGTCCGCCTGCTGGCTTCGGGTAATATCGCCGCTGAAGCGAAGTACTATGAGCTTGGGTTGCTACCTAGTGTTTCTGAGGGTGAGTATTACGGTACGGTGGAGCAACCCGTTTTGGGTAGCTTGCTGTCGGGGTCTGCTTTGAAGCGCCGTAGTGCCGCTGAGGATGCTGAGCCGCTAGATACCTTGTGGTAGTAATTGCGTGAAGTCAAACCCCCTGCTGGTAAGGAGTATTTCCTTACTGGCAGGGGGTATAACTATTTTTTCTATTCGCCAAAGTAGTCAATGGATTCGATGGAGAGGTTGGCATCTGCACCCGCCGTTTCACTACCGGCAGTCACCTTGAAATGGCGGAGTCTGATTTCACCGAAAAGCTCGGAGGTCTGCTTCATCTGCTCATAGTTCGGCGGGTTGGGGATGCTGTACACCGTTTCGCCAAGCTTAGTGTCGCCCTGATAGAACTCTACGGCATATCGCTTATTAGCGGTGTCCACGGTAAGCATCGCATCATGGAAGGTTCCATTGAGGAAGCTCACCGCGTCCTCTGCGTTTACACCGGGGAACAGCTTTAGGGATAGGGGGATGTTGAAGTCGTGGAAGAACCTACCTGGGGTGAACCCTGCGGGGACGTTGTTCCAATACATTGAGTCCATAAACATTGTCACTGGTTCCTTTGGGGCTAGATGTTTACGCGATAGCTATCAATGTGGAGGTAGAGGCGTTCATTATCAATGGTGATACGTGCCTTGTTCTCGAAAGGGCTGTCAAGGATGAACATGCCGAACTCATGTACGGGGTCGATGGTTACGGCGTATTCCTTACCTTCGGCAGTAATGGTGCTTTCGAGGTATTCAACGGTAAGCTCATCACCACTGAAGCTGTCCGGGTTAATGCTGAAGCGCGCTTCGTCCAGGTTAGCATTAGCGAGCGCTTCGAAGGTTTCCGCATCTGCGCTAATGGGGAAGTCGATGTCGGTGAAATGTGCGGTGAGAAAATGGTTCTTTGCCATGATTATCATCCTTTCAGATAGCGGTAGTTGTCGTGGTGTGGCTTGCGTTATGCAAGGGTGCCCATGAGGGCAACGATGAGCTGGTATGCTTCGGTGTTTTCGGAGCCGTCTGCCTTGTCCTCCATGTCAGTTACGGGGCTGATGCGGATGACAGGGGTAGTTGCCAGGCTATCGGTGGTGATGGTAACCAAGTAGGTGCCTTCGCGGGTTTCTACCAGGTAGGAGGTGCCGCCTTCGATGGAGACAGTATCAATATCGTCGATGATACCCAGGTGCTCGCGGTTGCTTTCTAGGATATTGAGTGCATCCTGGGTTGCGGTAGCGGTCTTTGCTTCGATGATGTGGGTGGAGGTGATGTACATGATTGTTGCCTTTCAAGCTAAAGCTAACTTACAGAAAATAGTGTATCACATGTTTCAGCCCCTGCGCAAGTCGCTATACGGTCTTTTCTGTGGTACTATCGATAATAACACATAAGCCCCATAAGAAAGGAATAGAATGCGAGTTAATGCCGCAGGGGAAGATAATGTCATGTTTGCTGGGTGGCGCAATATTATCGCTCACATGCAGAGGAATCACTCTGTCCCCGCTACTGCGCCGTCATGGGCAGGAGCTAAGCATATCCAGAAAGCCCCCGGCTGGAAGCTTGAAAAATTCTGTAGCAATAAGGGTCCCTACTACGGTTGGTCAGACATGGACGGTGTTAATAGCGTTCACACCGACCAGGACTGCGTTATTCCAGAGGAGAAGTTCGTTGCAGGCGACATCTATAGCACAGCCTCAGTGACGCTACGACCTAAGAACCTCGTGACTGGCTCCATCCTCACCCATGACGCTGTTATCGAGCGCCACTGCCTTGTTGCAGGTGGAGTTAGCGTCCGCAACAGTGTCCATATTGAGCATGGCGCACTCATCGGCGCACCTTACCGCGTCGCACCCCACAAAGCACCCCTGCCTCTATGGTGTACTGTTGCAGTGCTTGCTGACGGTGACATCACTATTGATAGCGGCGCGGTAATCTTCGGCAGTGTCATCTCCCTATCGGGTGAAGTACACGTAAAGGATGGCGCACACATCTTCGGGCGCGTCTATGACAGCAAGCGGGGGCTTCCACATGACGGATTGGACATTGAGGAAGCAAGAAAAATGCCTGGCGTTGTAGCCGCCTACTCTCCTATTGGCGTATCCCCCGCAGGGAAAGAGCCAATGTTTGCGAATACCTGGCTTGGTCAAGGTTATCCCATCCCTAAGGCGCGCCACAAGGAATGGCGCAAGGACAGGGCGCTTTGGTATGGCGCATGGGATGACAACCTTCGCCGTATCCCCCTCGGCAACTACCAGCGTGAGCACGTCTCCCCTCTTGGTTGCTCATGCGTAGACGGCAGTCGCGACAAGATGGAACCCAAATCTAAAGTCTACCCCTACTTCGCATCCGATGTGGAGACCTGGCTCAAAAGCTGGCTTATGGGTGGCGCGCCCGGTCTATGGGAAAACAGCTTCATCCTCGGTGATGTAGTGGTACCCAGGCGTAAGACGCTCATCATCCCTAAGGATTCATTTGTTGATGGAACCATCACTCTTAAACCAGGTGCCCACCTCTATCTGAGGGATGGGGCGCAGGTGTCCGGCGGCATCATCACCACCTCAAGGAACCACATTACTATCGGCAGGGAGTGCGTGGTGTACAACGGTATCATGGGGGACGGAAAGACCATGACGCTGGACTCTGTTGGAGATTTGAAGACCCCCACACTGCATACCCTTGAGGCTGGCATCACCAAAGATTTTGCAGATAGCGTGTGGGGGTGGGGTGCTCGACATGCAGAGCGGATGAAGCGAACCTGTAGGTTTAGCGATGAGTTCATGGTTCTGCATGGCAGGTACCATATAGATATGTATGCTCTCTTTGTGGGGCAGTACGTCTAGACGCTTACTATCACTACCAAAGTAAAACCCCCTCAGGAAGCCGCATGCGGCTTCCTGAGGGGGTTTTACTTACTTATGCAGGGGCTTTATGCTCCCGCGTAGAAGAAGTGCTTGAGGGTGGCGTGGCGAACCTTGCCGTAAGCCTTACTGGTCTGGATGGTAGCAACCATACCCTTGATGTTCTGGATGGACTCATTGCGCTTCGCAACAGGCTTCTTCTGCTCCTGCTGAACGACAGGGACAGCGCTCTCTACGCGAGCCTCCAGCTTCACCGCCATGTCTTCAAGGTCAGATACCTTAATGGCGTAGAACTTACCTTGAATAGCGGCAGGGAGCTTGCCGCTTCGAATGAGTGCCATGACTTCCGGGCGGGTGATGCCTAGAATCTGTGCCGCCTCTACAGGGGACACCTCGGAGCGGCGAATTTCAATGTGGGTTGCGTTGCCCTCTGCAAGGGTTGCGATAAGGGCTTCCAGGACACTGCTCAGGTTTGCAGGCATTACGCGCTGACCCATGCGGGTAGTAAATGCCGCCTTGTTCTTGTTGCCGGTGAGCTTGGTCAGTTGGCGGGCTTCCTTGCAAGCCTGCATAAGAACTTCGGGGTTGATGGTGATGCGGTTCTGCATTGGCTAAACTCCTTAGCGTTGATGGCAGTTTAAATTAGTGAGCGGTAGAAGTCTTACCCCTTGTGGAAGGATAACCCCTCGCTACATATCTAAGTGTATCACATATTTTAATGGGGCAACAAGTTGAATGTTGGTGAGGTGCATCACTCTCGAATGTGGGCATAAATGTGGCGGGTACCAAGCTCTAAGTCTCAGTACCCGCCACACATGCATATGAACGCTATGCGCCCTTCTCATTCTCGGGAGAGTTCACCACAGTATTATCCGCGTCGTGAGTTACTTCGCTAGAGGTCTTAGCTACAGGCTTCTCACCCTCCTCAGCTTCCACCGGCGCACCTTCCGACTCTTCCTTGATACCCTTCCGTACTTCTCGGAAAGGACCAACGAGCGCAAAGGTAGCTAGAACCACACAAATGACCGCAATAACCAACTGAACAACCTTCAGGGCAATATTGTCGCCCCTAAAGACCTCAAGAAGGTTACCCACACCCATCAAGGCGAGCATCAGCATAAAGAGAACCGGCTGGCTACAGCTCATGAGTGACTTCATGAAGGTCTGACCATTTGGTCGGAAATTAAAATAGACAATAGCGATACCAGCGGCAAGGAAAATGTCACCGATAAAGCCAAGCAAATAGTGAATAGAATGCATGTCAAGCATCTTGAAAACCTTTCGTATGTGCAGGCATGACAGGGAGCCTGCAAGGACTATGTGCTCTCGCCCCCGCCGTGGTTAGTGTAGAACCGTGGCAGGGGCGAGAACCTAAATACTTCTAGTCTACCTCGGTGGCGGTAGAGGGCTTGAAGCGTTCCGGGAAGTATAGGCAGAAGTCGGTAATCTTACCGTCAATCCCCTCATCCTCATCCTCATCACCTTCATTGCCTTCAATGAGGCATAGAGGTGACTCAGAATCATCAAGCGTATACTTCACACTCGCATTAACTGGGAGCTTATACGTACCCATCAGCTTATAATCATCTTCTTCAAGAAGTACATACTTCTTACCCTCGTGAGACTTAATGTAGTCATCAAGAACAGCATCCTCGCTATCGAGACCATTGAAAGGCAAGACAGCGAACTCCAACGAAGAGTAATCCCACACCTTATCGTAAGGAGCGCACTCCTCATCAGCCGGAATACTAGGGTTGAAGAAAATCATTGCGAGAACCAAAGCACCGGAAGCGTACATGAGCCACACCGGAGCTGACTGCGTGAAGAAGAACAGAGAGTACAATGCAACTAGTGCAATAGCCAGAAGAGCGGCGGAAGCAGTCATCACCAGCGAAGAGAAGGGGCGATGCAGAAGGCTCCAGCCGGGGAACTCCAAATCCCCCATCATCTTATCGTGATTGATACGCAGAATAGGCTCATCAATCAGACGGCTAACCTCATTCTCTCCAAAGTTCTCAACAGCCGCCGCATAACGCTCAGCACGAGACTTCTCATAGACCGAACGAATCAAACCCTTAACAGGCTTCTTCTCAGACATCGGAACATGAATCTCATAATGCAGATAACGCCTAGCAGACTCCCACTCACCAAAGACAACCTTCAGCCTCGGAGCAGAACCCTCAATCGCATCATAAACAGTGCGGACGCTATCGACCCTATCCAGGGAACCCTTCGAGAAAACCGGAGCCACCGGCAAGACCTTAGCCTCACCATCATCCGAAACAGTGACCCAAAGCTTACCGTCAGCAACCTTGAAGAACCGCTCCACATACGGAGCACCCTCAGCGACACCCTCAACAGGTAGCACTTCATACTCGACAGCCTCATCATCACTGTAATCCTTCACAGCAAGAGGCTCACCGCTGGTACGCTTCCACAATGAAAAGCCAATGAGTGAACAAGTGAACGTAATCACCGAAGCGGGCAAAAGAAAAATTCCACTAACGAAAATGAAAAAGCCCGTAACCGGCGAATAGCCGCCCGCAGTCGTAAGGTTAAACCCAGACAATGCGACACCGCCCAAGGACAGAAGTAGCATAGCCGCCGCGAAAGCGAACAGGTTACGCCGCGAAAGCTTAGTCAAAGCCCTAGGCTTAATCAATTTCTCGTAAAGAGACAAACCGATACACTACCTTCCAGTAATAAGAACGAATAAGAATGAGGAACAGCAAGAAGAAGCCACTCCCTTGTGTATGGGAAAGCTGAGCAGGCATCTAGAGAAGGATGCACCCAAATTAGGGAGAATGCTCACCTAATACATGAAGCGCATCCAGTTTCCCAACTCAGTTAGATGAGTCAAGGCTTAGCCCTGACGGTAACCCTTAGTCGGTAGATGCCAGCCTTTCCTGGTCTTGACACCGCCGCCACCTAATTACTATCAGGCTCGGCAATGCCCATTTATTTCACGCACCTCGCCCGTCTCTCACAGGCAAGGTGCGTTAGCTCAAGTGTAACACAGACGAGCCCTGTGTGTGAAAAACGCGGACTCCCTGCACTGTATATTCCCTGCCCGCCTCTTCTTGAGGTGGATGCCGTGGGGTTACTCTGGGGTTATAACGCATTCTGTGGTACTGCGTATGGTGGCTTCGTAGTCCTTTGTCCAGTAGTTGTCTGGGGCGTACCCGAATAGAACGTCAAATACGGCTCGTATTTCGCCGTTGGGTTTGCGCTCTGCGCCTAGCAGGAATACGCCTATGGGCTCTTCTAGCCCTTCGGCTTTACACTTCTTGAGGTATTCATTTTCGGCAAGTTCTGTGATACGCTGTTTCACTGCCGGGGTGATAGTCTGCGCTTGTTGTGACGAAGGCATCTTAGAAGCTTTCATAGTATTCGACATCTTCTTCGATTGTGTAGGTGTTGGTTGCGCTGATGGTTACTCGGTAGCCCCTTTGCCACTGGTGGTATCGAGAGTCTTCGTAGTGGGCGAACGCTAGGGCTTTGATGGAGCCGTCGTTGGTGCGTTCAAGTTCTTCTAGGTAGACCTCGTGAGGGTCGCTTTCGGACGGGTCCATAACGCTTACTGCCTTGGTCTTAACCAGGTTCGCAATGTATTCCTGGGTGGTTTCGCTAATGCTGGTGGCGGTCATGAGGTTTGCCTTTCCTGATTGGGTAGTGGGTGGGGAGCTTTGAGTCCACCCCTCATATGTAATAGTTTACCACAGATTTTATGCCTTAAAAACATTGAGAGCCTGTCATTTTAAAGATGAGCCAGTAGTGTTTGCGAGGTGCGCATGTTAATTATTAAGAAATTGCGAAAAACAGTACCAATATGAGGCTAGACCCTTAGGGATGAACTTCATATTGGTACTGTTTTTCACTTCTTATAGAGTGCCCGACACGTAACATACTGCAAAGATTGAGTGTGATAGATATGCGGCTACCACACTGCCAATCCTAGAAGATTCTTCGTCCGTTGGGGACTGAGGTTAATGTGGCGCAAACCACCCTGACGAATTTTTGTCGTGTCTCAAAACTGTGGTACAGTGTATTTCGTGAAGCTTCGCGCTTCCACACCCATAGTACGGTAACTACCAAAGGAGGACAATGACTACCAACACCATTACTCTTGCCAACTTCTCCATGCTCGGCTTCTTTGAGGGCGACTTTAGCGCCCAGTACATTGAAGCACTCAAGGGTGAGACCTCGACGGTAATCAAGAACCCGTCCATCAAGCTTGATAAGACTTCGGGTGCTCACGGTCGTCAGGAGCATCTTTTCCTGGATGTTGAATTTGAAGCACCCGCTGAGTTGGAGCCTGCGCGCACTGAGGAATCTAACGACGAGCAGGATACCATCATTTTGAAGGCGGTTTTTGGTATCACCTCGGGTGCTATTCGAGACATTGCCGAAAATATTGTGGCGATGGATGATATTCCCGTGGAAGTTGAAGTTACCAACATCTCCACCTCTGGAGGCGGTTTGAAGATGTCACTTGGCGGCTCTGGATTGCTGGAGCTGACCGCCTAGCATCTTCCCTGCCTGATTGAGCTGACTACCGTATAGAGCAAAGTGCCCCTCGCATTGAATTTGCGAGGGGCACTTTGTTGCGCCATTTGCTATTGGTGTGCGTTGGGGTTAGCCGCCAGAGGTGCCACCGCCGGACTTCGAACCGCCACCAAAGCCGCCCTTTGAACCGCCCGAGGAGGAGCCGCCAGACTTTGAGCCGCCACTTGATGGGGAGCCACTGTTAGACGATGAGTTACCGGACTTCTGAGAGCTGTTCGAGCTGTTACTGGATGAGTCGCTGGACTTCGAGCTACTGGAGCCGTTCTGGGAGCCATTGGAGCCACTGTTGGGCTTCGAGTTAGTGTCTGCCGCCTTGTCGGACTTGGAAGCGCCCTGGGAGCCGCTGGAGCCGTTCGGGGAGGTGTTATTGTTCTTGTTGCCAGTATTGCCAGAGTCAGGCTTGTTTCCTGCCTTGTTTGCGGCAACAGCACCTGCCGCCGCTCCAGCCGCCGCGCCTGCACCTGCCGCCGCCGCTCCATTATTGGAGGAGCTTGAGTTGGATGAGGAGTTGGAAGACGAGGAATTGCCAGCAGGCTTGCCTGCCGCGCTCTTCATGTTGTTGCGCTCAATGGTGGCAACCTTGCCGTCCTTCATGCCTGCCTTTGCGCGAGCGGAGCGGTAAGAGTCTGCGAAGGAGCCGCCGGTTGAGGGGAGCCCTTGGTATACGGTGCCTTTCTGCGGTGCAGTATTGGAGCCGCCATGCAGGGAAGCGCCAACGCTGGGTACGTTGCCGTTGTTGTAGCCGCCCGTGTATGCGTAACTGCCGCCGCCATTGGAGTTCTGCGACATCATGTAGCCGATGTAGTACCAGATGAAGGGGTTTCCGCCGCCGCCGCCGTTATGCGAGTCACCGCCCGAGCCTGCACTGCGTGCATGTTCTGCCGCCGCCTCGCCGGTCGGTGAAGCGCCTGCGGTGGTAGGCTCTTCGCAGTTATTGTCTTCCGCGCGGGTATTGTCGGCAGTGTTCTGGCATACGCGCACATATTCCATCCCCAACGTGCTGAAAGGGGTTTCCGTAGGCTGGGGTGAGGTATTTGAGTTAGGGGCTGAACAGCCGGATAGCGCGAGTAGGCTTACGCCAGCCGCCGCCGCAAGGCGAATAGCGGTCTTGTCCCCATGCTTAGGGGGCTTGGAAAAAGAATTGCCGTTCTGCGCGGGGTTGAAGTTAGTGGACATGTGCCTCCTTTGGTGGCTACCACCGTATGTTTAGGTGGGGCAGTTGATGTGGGTAACGTATGTGCGGCGTGTAATGATTGATGCCGTATTTATTAAAAATAGTTTATCACATATCTCAGGTTAAGGTGCATAGATAAAAGTTGGTTCTCTTTCTCGCATATCACTACCACCCATTCTTAAATGTGATACGAATAGGTGGGGTGAAGTCACCGCCCAGCTGTCCGCTGAGTGGCAACCTCGCCCCACCTATTATCTCAAGGGCGCTTTCTAGCGCTTACGCTTCTTCTTCTTAGTGAGGAAGGCATTGGAAACTACCTTGAAGTGGGCGCGGTTTCCCAGCTCCCTGCGGGGCTTGCCGTCCTTGAAGTACCAGACGATACCCTCTACGGTTTCACCCGGCGCAACGGCAGAGGTGATGGTGTCAGGCTGAGCAACGGCATTGCCTGCGTCCCAGGTAACGTTGTCGAGGATGGGAACCCAGAGCCCTGCGTCCTTGAATCGACGTTCAACATCTGCGTTAGATGCGTGGAAAGCGCGGAAGTCTGCAACGTCGCCGGTGGCGAACTTAAACTTCGAGCTAATCTTGTTGCAGAAGAGTTCACCCTGTACCCATTCACCAGGCTTGAGGCTGTCGAACAGTTCTGCGTAGCGGGAGTAGCCGTCGCGGTAGTACTTCCAAGCGGAGCTGTTGAGTGCGTCCTGCTTGATGGCGTAGTTGCGGTTAGCGATGCGGATAGCGCCAGTTTCAACATCTCGCCAGACGGTCATGGAGGTTCCGTCAATCTTCTCGGTAGCGTACACATCATCAGCAGAGATGTTTTCGAAGAAGGAGGCGGGAATGTTCTGGACGCGCTCAGCATCAGTAGTGCCAATGAACCCTGGGAAGCTTTCCAGACCCTCTTCGCCAACCGCGAGGATAGCATCTTCAATGTGCTTGGTGACAATGCCGTCAAAGTAAGCATCAACCTCATCCTGGGAAGCCTCCGCAGATAGACCTTCAAAGCTTTCCAGGGGAAGCAGGAGACCTTGGGAGAGGCTTTCACGGAAGTGCTGGCTACGGAGCACAACACCTGAGATTGCCTTGCCGTTAATGATGCGGGTTGCCTTCTTGCCCTTAATGGGGGCAAATGCAGGGAAGTCGCTACTCAGCAGGGAGTCAATCTCAAAGTAGACCGCCTTGTCGCCTTCCTGCATGGTCTTGGGTGCTACCACCCACCATAGGGTGTTCTTAGGGTTTGCCATGTGGATGAAGTTTGCGGGGTCGTTGCATTCCTTGGTCTTGTCGATGGTGACAATGCGGGCGAGGTGGCGGATGCCGTCTACAGCAGTCGATGCCATAAGAGTATTTTCCTTTCAGGAAGTGATGTGTAAGCAATGGTTTTGTTGAGTATGTATAAGGTTCTCACTCAATCACCATATACATAAAGTCTACCACAGATTTGGGACTATGGCAAAGTGTCTGGCGTATGGGTGTGGTGTATACTGGTTACATGATTACCCACCTATTGAAAGGATAACGCCTACTGTGAATAACAGTGTGATGCGAGTTTTGAAGATGCACGCCAAGAAGTATGGCGGGGAGGTTTCTTAATGAGTGAGTTCGTCCGGGCGTTTGAGACATTGCTACTGTCGCAGTTCTGGTTGTTCGGCATGTATACCTTGTATCTGCTAGTAACTGGCTCCAGACTATACAGAGCGGTCTTCATGCAACGCGAGCTACCCGAACGTATTGCGTTGCCTGCGCTACTGCTCTTCACGGGGGTGTTTCGCCTAAGTATGGATAGGCAGGTTCCTGGTTATGCTGTGATTGCTGTTCCTGTGGTGTTGCTTGTTGCTGTCGTGGTTGCGGTGAAGCTTGTTCAGCTTATTGTGCCGCCGACGTTGTTCTTTTTCTTCGGCTGGGTTTTTCTGCTTATGGTCTCTATTCTGAAGGTTGCCCCGGAGGAGGTTCGCGATAAGGTGTTTAGCATACTGAGGGGGCTTCTAGAGCGCGGTGAGGCAAGCTAATCATTCGCATAAGCTTAGCGCCTGTTGAGGGAAGTAGAAGCGCCCGACCACTCTGCATCCGTTTAGTACGGAGTATTGCAGAGGGTCGGGCACTTTTATTGTGCTAGATACTGTTAGAAGTTGTCCATCTTGAGAGTGATGTCTTCGCGCGTGATGTTCAGCTGTTCGAGCAGTGCGTCTTCAGTGGCTACATAGGACCCAGGTGCTTCACCATCAACGGTGCTGTCGAGAATTAGGAGTTCAGAGGTTGCCTCCAGTACGGAGTCTTCATCCTTGAAGTCGTATTTATTCTTACCAGGCTGTACATCGAACGCAAGGAGCTTCAGATGGCAACAGGGGGCATAGGTGTCGTCTTCGTAAGACCACATGTGCGTGTCGGTGGCACGCCATTCTAGCGCAAGCTTACCGCCTCGCTTGAGGTATTCGTGAACGTCTTCAGCGGTGGACAGGTAAGAGCGTTCGATTACTTCGTGGAGCTGTTCTTCTTCCTTGCGGGCAAGGTGGAAGATGTGGGTTGATTCGAGCTGGTTAGTCATGGGGCAGAGAGCCTTTCTGTAAGGTTTCGATTTGGTGTCTTTCAAGGGGGCGGATTATGCCTACCCCAACCATATGCGGGTAGTCTACCACATATTCTGTGTATCGAGCAAGAAGTGGGTGTACACCACGGGGATATGCCTGTGGAAAAATATTTGACACTACATATTGCATACCGAGGATTTTATGTGGTACAGTATTCATGTCGGCAGGAATTGCAGACATCAACAACTTTACCCAATCAATCTAAGGAGAGCATTATGGCTCAGGCAACCCAGGCACTCACTATCGAAGGTCAGCTCCACATGGACGAAGCTCAGAAGAAGATTGTGAAGCTTCCCAAGTATGGCGAACCAACCGGCAATCACTACCAGCACCTCATCAACTTCCTGCAAGGTGAACACACCAAGAAGACCAACACCCCCTACCAGATGTACGGAAAGTTCAACATCTGGAGCAACAGTGAAGAAGGCGAAGAACCCTACGAGATTGGCTACGAAGTAGAGTTCACCTCTGACGCAGAATGCGAGAAGCCGACCGGCATCCGAATCTTCGAATACCGCGAAGACGACGAAGAAGGTTGCGAGAGCAACAAGGAACTTCTCGCCCTGAATGGTCGAAAGTTCAAGGTTACCAGTGCAATGCCCTTCAGCTCCGCAGGTGACTACCTGGCAGAAACGACTATCGCCCTCATCGACTAAGCACAGTAAGGTAAGGCGGGGCATCTCCAACTAAGGAGGTGTCCCGCCTTACCATGCCCTGCAACCCCTGAGCCTGCCATGAGCGCCACTTTTGGCGGATGTGAGGTAAATATTCCACCGTCTCGCTTACCGTTATGGTAGGGGCGTTCCGCTTCTCGCGCAGTATTCTTCGCGGTGTTAAGGTCATGGTCAAGCTTGTACCCACAATGCCCGCAGTGGAACATGCGGTCACTCAACCCCTGCTTCTCAGTTGCGCGCTCCTCACAGTTACTACAGGTCTGAGATGACGAATTGAAATGCGTCAATACTAAATAGGTGGGAAGATAGTTCTGTCAAGCCGCTACAAACTGGCGGCACACATTCATGCTATCAACATCAAGGAGACCCCTATGCAGAACGACTACCAGCCGGGCGAAGACCTCACCATCACCATTGCGCACATCGAGCACAACATCAAGGTTCTTACCGTCATTCATAAGAAGGCGCAGGCATTGCTCGACAAGCCCATTGAGGCGCTATATGCCATGACCGATGCCTTTGAGGAAGGGGAGCCGGTAAACATGCCGATGAACCTCAAGGCTGTTACCCGCATTCAGAAAGTAGATGCTATCTTGAGGGATGCGCGGGCGGTTATTGAGGATGCGCGGCTATCCCTTGCTATTATGGCGTGCGGCGGCATTAACCTAGAGTCTTTCAACTCTGACAGTATGGTGATGCGAGATGCTGTGGCGCTTGAGGTTACTACAGGGAAGGCAGTGGAGGAGCTTTCTGTTCGCTGGTTGGAGCACTCCACTCACCTAGATACCGTAGGTGAGGAGTTCTAAGGCGTAGCACTAGGCAGAAGGGGTAAGCATAGTTGCCGCCCCCTTCTGCCTAATATTATTTCTGGAGCTACATCTAATCGGCTTGCAAAAATAGTTCCTAGTGTGGTACTATTTAAGTGTAGTAAGGAGCTACAGTAAAGCAACTACCGAAAGGTTCTCAATCATGTACAAGTTCAACTTCTCCATCCCCGAAGCCATGTACGAAAAGTACGGCTGGGATTTTGACACTGAATGGGACCTCAACATCACCGGCTTCCGCGTCTACAATAAGACCCAGCGCATTACCATGCAGGTTATCGTTGAAGCAACTGATGAGGTTTTCAATGTTGAACTGGAAGGTATGGATTACGTAAAGTTCCCTCTGACTAAGGAGCTTATCGAACACGCACGCAAGAGCAAGAAGCCTCTGTCTTGTGTGGAGGTCGTATGCTTCAATAAGCACTACGTCAAGTTCACTGCAAAGAACCTTTAATATACGCATAGTTAGCCCCTAGCATAGCCACCCTAGGGGCTAACTATGCGTATGGGCAGACATGCTCATCCTTCTCAGAGATGGCGTGGGTAGCCACTTACATAGTCCACCACTTGCACACCGCAATAAATATGTGCTATACTTGAATCATCAAGTCAAAATCTACCGAAAGGTTCCTAAAATGCCTCTCTACATCCCCCTCATGCTGGCGGGCGGCTTCACCGCATACGTCGCGCTCATGAACGAACCCAAGTTCCGTAGCCTCCTGCGCATCTGGCACACCGCTGAAAAGTTTAAGCCGCTCGCCGCAAACGCTAAGCCCAGCGAGGAAAGCGCTAAGTCCGACAATGAGGACGTAAAGCCCAAGGTTCCCGAACACCACATGTGCGTTGCAGACGACAAGTGTATCTATAAGCATATAGACCACGCCAAGAGTAAGTAGTGACATACACATAAAAAGACCTCAGAGGGCGTACCTCTGAGGTCTTTTTATGTGTATGTGAGCAAGTGTACCCAGTGAGCCTTTAAATGTCTCAGGCAGGCGCACGGAAGCTCCTAAAGGCACCTGTGTGGCACTTAGTCCATCCGCCCTACCCGCACATTCCAGTCAGCGTTTCCGTAAAGGCGGGCGTTCGAAGTGCTACGTAACCGGCGGAAACTCCTGCTCCCATGAGTCACCATAAGTACTCATGGTGTTACCCCACGGGTCGTAGCGCACCTGCGCCTGTGCCTTCATTTCAGAAACCTCACGGCTATGCGCCTGGAAGATTTCCAGCAGGTATGCAATGTGCGCGTATCGTGCGGGGGGAAGGGTACTGGTTCCTGTGAAGCCCTCGGTGGTCGGATAGAGACCGTTTGTGTCACGCTCATCCTGCATAATGTCGCCTGACTCAGCTTCTACGCAGGTAATCCAGTCGGTATCAGAGGTGTCCACCATGATACCGCTATAGTAAGCACATTCTTCATAGGTGAGGTCGCTTTCTGCGGGGACGATACGCATCTGGTAGCGGAGCGTATTCTGCTGGTCACGCTTCTTCTCGCTATCGTATGCAAGCTCCATGCCTGCCGCAGAGATAACTTCCGTAGCAGTGCTTGGCGGGACTATAACCTCACCATCAGGGAGGGAGATGTAGAAGTAGCTACTTTCCTCCTCTATGATGTCAATTGCCGGGTCAGCGGGGCGGGTAGCAATGTCTTCTGGGGTGCTCAGCTGGCGGTCGATAACCATCCGCTGTAGAGCATGGTCGTTCCAGTATGCAAGAAGTTCTAGGGCGTTATATGTTTCGCCGGTGGTGGTGGTCACTTCCGGGTACTTGCGGTAGCGGTTTTTGCTGTAGGTTCCGTGGATTGCGCCGCCACCAAACTCGGCGGGGATGAGTAGCTTCACAGCATCATGACGCTTAATATGCCACTTTTTACGAGGGGTGGGCGTATCCCCCTGCGCATAGGTTACCATGATGCGGCTCATTGCCTTCTTACTCCCTCAGATTGATTACTGGAATGTCTGAGCTATACGCCCAGCAACTATGCAACCAATTATACCACATATTTAAACGCTGGAAAGAAAGGGCTTGAGGTATGGCGCGGGAAATGAAACCCGCGCCGCACCTCAAGCCCTGAGTGACCTACAAGTCCCTACTATTCGTTATGCAACACGCGGCGCAAAGAACCCGTATCCACAGGCACAGTAAGACCAGATGCCGTAATAGTAGGCGGCTCAGCAGTACGTCGAGCCCTCTGCCAAATACTCACAATAACACCAACAAGCACAAAAGCATTACCAATGAGATTCGTGTAACTGCCCACCGCAATGTAGTAGCTAACCCACGCGGCAACATTCAGCAATGTAACAGTTTTAAGCAACGCGAAACTCTCCATGAGCGCCATAGCAAGCCCAGTAGCACCACCCAAAAGAGCAAGAGTGCCCGGAGACCAAACCCCACGCCCAAGAACCGCATACTGAGTAACCGCCGCCGCCACAACCGCAACACCCATAGACGTTACCCTATAGACGGTCGTCTGCACGAACTTCAGCCTATCCTCCAGCATGAGCATACTGTAATAAGTGAGGTTCACCAGGTTCATCACCAGCACACTCGACTGCCCAAGCAGAAACGACTGTATGCCTGTCATGAGGCACATGCCAAAGCTTAGGTTCCTCACCCATCGCCGGTCAGCATAGCCAATAAAGAATAGCGAAGCGCTAATACACAGCCCCAATACCTGAACGATAATCATAGACATAGGTTACAATACTGCCTTTCTGAGTGACCCAGCACCTCGCGCCCAGCGAAGCACCCCCCCCCACGCATAACCTGCATGAGAGGGGGTGCTTTAATTCCGCACTACTTCCAGCAATGCGCTTACATCACTTAGCTTAGCACAGCTTCCATATGCCGTAAAGCGGCTAGAATGGGAGCATGGTGGAGATTACGCCAAGAACGACGAAGAACGCCATAGCGCACAAGCCAACAGTAATATTTCGGTCGGGGTTATCGTTACGGTTGCTACTCATTATTGCTCCTATCGGGGGGTACTTACTAATTGCGCCCTTGGGGGACTACAGCTTTTCCGCCCATTCCTGGTACTCTGTCAGCATCTTACGGGCGGGGATGATGTCGATATGGTTGATGTGGCTGTAGCCAAATACAGCGGACTTAGCGTATTCCAGTAGGTTAGGGATGCTCACCTCTAGCGGTGCTTCATGAACCGCGATTTTGGGAAAGTAATCCCATTCGTCGTCATCTTCCTTGTCAGGGACAGTTGCAGAGTCCACAAGGTAGACGTATTTAGCGGTTTCGGGTTCTATGTCTTCACTCCAGTATTCGTACATGGGCTTACTGACGGGGATTTCATTGCGCGCTTCGTCGTACAGACCGCCGTATTCGTTGGCATTGCGGCAGAACTCTGAACTGTGAGCGAGTGCGTTTCGGCTCAGGTGCTCCGCAATATCATCAAGAGTGTTTACGGGTTCCCCGTAGACGGTGATTTCAGTGCCGCCCATGAGGGACTGGCGGGGCGCATGAATGATGACGCTGTAGGCTTTACCTCCAGCGCGTTCAATCTCTTCAATGCTGGACTGGATGCCTTCGATGTCGTTACGGTAGATACCTGAATACTCCACAGGTTCGTGAATCATTGGGGTTATACTTTCTGTTAGGTGCCTGCTGTGGCTAATGGTCTATTTGCACCCACATGATGTAGGGGTGCTTAAATCTGTAAATATGGCGAGTGTTCCTCGCGCCTGCAAGACGTAGGGATATAGGGGCACTCATCGCTTAGCCCGTATATGACTCTACTGGGGCTTGACCCAGGTGCGGCGACGAGGAACCTTCTCCCACGTAAGAAGCTCTTCAGCCTCCCCATGATACTCATTGTAGTCATTGACGGCATCAACGATGTAGTCATCCACCTCTCCTAATGCGCGTTCAGTGGCATCAAAGTGCTCCTGGGGCGTAACTGAATATCGCTTGCTACCGTAAAGTTCAGTACCGTAGTTGGAGCTAGGCATGAAGAACAGGTTGATGGGGCCTCTAGAGAGCTTGATGATAGCGCCTTCGATTGCTTCCAGATATTCGCGGCTTGCCTTGGTATTCCAGCCCTTGTGCTGGATATGGTAGCGAACATCCTGCCTACGCTCAATTAGTCCCGCTTCCAGTTCGCCTAGCATGTTGCATACATGCCAGTATTCTAGGTGCATGAGTCGGGACAGTTCCCAAATTTCATCATTATTATCGTGAGGCATCCATTCGTAGCTACCGGGGGTGTAGTACTTACGCTCATACATTGGGTATGCATCCTTTCGGGCTGAAATTTCGATTAACTACTAATAGTGTACCACATATTAGTTGGTATTTGTACACCTATATGTATAGGTTTGCCAGGCATCTCAGTTACGAATGCCCGGCAAACCTATATGCTAGTCAGTCCAGATGCTTGCCATAGTGTCGCGCCAGATGCGTTCCACGGCGGCAACATCCATGCCCTCCATGACGGCGGGGTCTACAGTGTTGCCGATTTGTGCGTTACGCCACACCCAAACCTGACGCGCGTCAGCACTGCCAGCATCACGGAAGAACAGCCAGGTAGCACAGTCGCAGTCAGCCGCGTCGTTTGCAGGGTTCACGCAGAAGGTGTTGAACTGAGGTGCTTCACCTTCTTCAATCTCTGCACGAAGAACACCTGCCATATCCAGTGACCACCCATCCATGTTGCTTTCGCCGGTAGCCTTCTCCGCAATGTCTACCCATTCAGTACCCTCGGAGGTAATGAAACCGTTACGAGCGTCCACGAAGCAGGTAGCTTCACTCTCGGTGGCATCCAGGGCTACCTCGCCAACGATGCCAATAGTTTCCAGGGAGAAGGAGCCGCTAGTGCGAATAGTGCCTGAGATGAGCGTGGCAAACATGCTGGTTACGCCACTAAAGTCAGAGCCGGTACCGTCAATAAAGCTGTCGCGGAACTCACCGCTAGTCAGCGGGGTATCCGTCTTGACAACCATGCTATCAAACGAACCAGAGAATAGAATGGGTGCTTCACTAGTTGTCTGGAGGAAGTTGAAGCCAGTCAGCAGAGTACCTACACGCTTGCGAGGACGGCGCACCTGCATATCCAGCTGGGCGTTACCCAGAATGAAGGTGGTGGAGCTGGTGGCGAAGACCTTGTTTGCGCCAGCAGGGAGGCGGACAGCTTCGAGCTTACTTGCGTTGATGCCAGGAATGGTGTCCAGCGAGTCGGTAATGATAGTGATTTCCTCGTCGCCATTGGAAGTGAGGAAGGAGAGCTTAATGTCCGCTTGAGCCAGTGCGTCCATTTCGTCACAGAAGAACTCTACAGAGGAGATGTCGCCCTCATTCCAGCGGGTGTCCAGCGCGCGGCGCTGTTCCTTGAATCGTTCCGCATCTTCGGTAGTGAAGGGGCGGGTTTCGATGGTGAATGTATTGCGTGACATGATTACTCCCTTTAGGGTGATGACTTAATGATTGACTGTAACTACTATTAGTGTATCACATATTTTAGGGTATGTGCAATATATTGGATGTGATTACGACAACACCCCCTAGTGGACATACACTAAGGGGTGTTATCGCAGTACATGTTAGGCGATTCGGAAGATGCCGCGCTCCTCTAGAGCCGCCTCAATAATGGGGCGAACCTCATGCTCCGGCATCACCGACTTGCAATGCACATGGTCAATATGAAGGGTATGCGCCTCATCAAGCCACAGCTTCATGCCAATAAGCCGATTTGCGGCAGTATTAGAGATAGCTTCACCGTTAAGCGTCGCCCAGCGAACGAAGCCAGATTTAAAGGTCTTATAGTGAAGACCGATTAGCTTTTCCCATCCGTTGAGGTATAGGCGCGGGCACTCGATAGCTGTAGGCTTCCACCGTGACACAATAATGGACTCCTCGGCTGTTGATTCGCGGTACATAAAGACCTCCCCCTTTTTTAGGTGTGGCTATAGGAATTACTTCTATAGGTAACCATACCACATATTTTAAGGGTCGCGAAAGTCCTCCTCGTACTGTCGCTTGCCCCAAGTGTTCCAGTACGCCACCGCCAGGGGTGTAGGCGGCGCGGGTGTAGATAGCTCTTCCCAGTCAATATAAACAATGCTCACACTCGCATCGCCACTATCATCAGGCATAACACACAACTTACTGGCACAGCCGCAACAGCATGTTTCAGCATCCTGCAAATCCCCCGCAGGTACCCAAACGCATATGGGCGTAAACGTTGCTGGAGCTTTTCGGGAAGCAGTCGAGCTGTTGCCGGTATGCCTTCTACCTATCAGCCTTTTCATGAAGTTGAGAACCTTCACCTTTTCATCACTTCCTTGCTATGCCGTGTCATTATGGGGTGGTCGCTAGTCACTAAGAGTTCACGCCCTCCCCATAATGATGTATGCATGTTAGAGCTACTGTCCTGAACTGCCTGCATTGTAGTCCCAGGGGCGGTCATTCAGCTCTGGGTAGGGGAAGTTAGGGTTGTTCTTGAAAGCGCCTCGGGCAATGAGATGGCGGAGCTGGTACCAGTAGATGTCTCGTGCCACCTCATAGCTATACTCGTCAGTTGCCTTCACCGCGTCATGGTATGCCTGCAAGCTTTCGCGAATGTCTCCAATTGCCGCCTCTAGCTTATCCAAAGAAAGGACTGCGTGGTCGATACGGTTTGCGAGGTCATTCATTTCCCAGGTGAGCTTAGAGCCGCCAACTACCTGCCGCTCTTCCTTAGTCGTATCCTCCCAGCCACGCTCATGACGCTTGAAGCACCGCAAGGAAGCAGAGTTGAAACCCCTCAAGGCAGAGTCCATAACGTTCGCGTAAGCCGCATAGAAGTCCGTATCAGCGTCCACGATAGCCGCGCCATACTCATTGCACCAGCTGGCGTAATGCAAGCCGCTGAGTGCATAGTTAGTGCTAGGGTGATTGACCTTCTCATAAATCTTGGCGGCAAGGCTGTCCACTAGTGCGAACGCGATACCAGCAGGCGGCTCACCGGAGCTATCTTCAGGTACACCGCTAAACCCCGCCTCATACACCTTGTACGGTACTGGCGGGAACGACTCACCCACGGTTGAGATAGGTGACCCTGGAATCACCTTGTGCTGACGTGCATCCTCGCCAGAGGTCACGGGGGCACCCAAGTAGAAGGCGCACACCGGCGGCTCAGTGAGAACGGATACTTGACCATCAATTTCCTCGCGGTACGTCACCAGGACTGAGGTCAGCTTCGAGCCTGCTTCAAGCTGACTGCCCTCGCTAGGATGGATGAAACCAGCAACCTGGAGCACTCGCTCGCTGGTGAGAAGGTGACCCTCAAAACTACCCGTCTCCGGGTCGTACTTTTCAATCTCACCCATTGCTGGCTTGACGAACGCTAGGCTTTCCTCCAGTTCTTCGTTGTCTCCTGTAGAGAGAGTTGCCATCACATGCCTAGCAAGAATGGGGCTGTCTTTGACGACGGCGAAAATGCCGTGCCCTACGATGGTTTCGGATGTGTTCATTTGGTTTCACCTTTCTTGTGGGGTGTAATATATGCTGGTATGTGCCCATTCTAGCAGGGTGGGTACCCTGCCAGCTCAGCTGGTGTAGGTTGCGGGGGTATTACATGTCACTTTGGCGGCTCCGTCCTCTGCAACTTCGATAGATTCGATGCCGACGATATGCCCTGCCGGGTAGCCTCTTAGTGGTTCTTTCAGATGGAAGAAAGGGACGGTTGTGGTGGGTATACCAGATGAGGTGTTGGTGATGATAGCTAGGGAGGGCGTGAGGAATAGCGCTTCGAAGTTGTTTCTTGTGGTTGATATGTCCATGCGGTGTATGTTGTTGAGTCGTAGTTCGCCAACGTTCAGGAACTCGTAAGAGCCCATACTGCGACTGAGGCGATGTGCCCTGTAATCTTCATGTATGTAGAGAACTGCTTCCGCGTCACGCTTTTCAAAAACTCCTGACACAGTACCTGTGTTGGCTTCCTTGAGTGTTTCAGTGAACCAGTAGATAGCATCTGCTCTGGCGTTATCTTCGTCCATGTCAGTCCAGTATCTCATGGAATCTGAAGCGTCACGCTTAACCGGCTTGCCTTTGTCGTTCCACCCGTAGAGGTGGTTGTGTGAACGAGGGTGTATTAGCTTCATGTAGTCATCAGTGGAATGCTCTTTGTCGAGCAGTATTACCTCAGGTGAGCCGCCCCTAAGTGCTGGGAGCCTAACGCCCGTGGGGTCAGTGACATACAATCCAGGCTGTCCCCAGTACTGATGATTCTTCCTTAGCTTTGGGTGAGTCTCAGCTATCTTCGGGGTAAGAAAGCTGACTTTCTTGTCGGCTACAAGTAGCTGTATCTGCCAGTTATGGTAAGAATGTTCGATGTCTCGCAGGCAACCGTCAATGACATGGTTCCAGCCCTTCGCTTTCCCCCAGGCGCTTTCGCTTGTGGTGTCGCCGCAGAAAATCGACACATACTCCTGCATGTCACGCATACCTTCTAGGGCGCAGGTGAGGGGATGGATGGTGAAGATGTCTTTGAGTGGTTTGCCGATAGCGATAGGCGGGAAGTCATACTTGGGCTCAAACACCATGTCGCGCCATGCGCCACGCATAAAAGGAGTTCCCCCTGCCTGTGCAGAGGACACTCCTTGGTTATGGCGACTACCTGGACGAAGCATTAGATGTCTCCAATCTGCAAAATAGTTAAGCGGTTGTGCTTACGTGTGCCTGGCGGGATTCGAACCCGCACGTCCTATTGCGGACACCAGCCCCTCAAGCTGGCGTGTCTACCATTCCACCACAGGCGCTAAAGTCAAAGCCAGGCAGGGCTTCCACCCCCTCCGCCTCATTGTATCCCCGTCCAGGGTGAGGCGGTGAGAACGGATGCCTTCCGGGTGCTATCCAACACCCCTTGCCTGGCTCCTGGGGTCTCAATCCGAAACCCTTTAGGCGGTTTCTCAACCGTTGATAACTCCACTGTACCACAATGATTTTGAGGTATGCAAGTCGAATTGATGTGAGGTGAGACATGTGGCATTGCGGATTACCTCGCCGTTACCTGGGTCGCTTCACGGAGATTCCCGTCAGCACTTTTGTGTGGTACACTGTAAGTATGTCCCCGCATGGGGGTACATCTACTACTACGACAGGAGCTACTAAGATGGCATATTTCCCCCGCTGGGATTATGGCGACGACTACACTGAATGGAATTACCCCACTGGCGTTGAGCTTGCCGAATACCTCAAGGAGGAGCTGGTCGGTAAGAAAATTACCTACATGGACGACACTCTGATTGAGCTCGATAACGGTCGAGTCCTGGAAATTGCCCCTAATGAGGGGTGTGATTGTTGCCCTAACGGTAACGCTAGTATTGTGGGTGATTCTGTGCGCGCCGCATCTGAATCCGCCATTCTAGACGTGAAGTACTCTGAGTGGGAAACTCATGGTGAATCTTCAAGCTTCGGCATCTTCATCCTTACCGCCAATAAGCATGAGAGCAACCTGTATGATACGGTCTCAATTAGCGGCTATGACGCTTTCGATGTACCGTCTTACTATGGGACTGGCTTCTGGGTCAGGGCGGCTTTCAAGGAGGGGATGAAGCCCACTGAAGCTGATGTAGCTGAGTCCTCCAATGTGGGCGGCAACAATGCGGCAGGTAAGCGTGAGCTTCCTGGTGCAATGGGCTACATGTCGAACCCGCCAATTATTCGCCCTAAGAAGCGTAAGGGCAAGCCATCCGGTACGTTGAAGCTTCGAGGTGACATCTTCAAGCAGTAATGCGCACATCAAGGTCATCCGAAGCGCGCCGAAACCAATATTCATCTAAGCAATACAGGAATACACCCCATATGCACACCGTCAGCAATGAAGTGTGCATATGGGGTGTATGTTAGCCCTAGGTATCTACTCGCAGATAGGGCTAAGCGTCGTCCGATTGCGACTTCTCGCCCGTCTTCGAAACAGCCTGCATGAAAGATTTACGAACCTCACTAGAGATGTAATCTCCAGGCATTAGCTTCCGCTCCGTCACCTCTGCGGCAGGTGTTACTGCATCACTGCCTGTTGCTTCCGCGAAGGGGTCGCCTGGCGCTGGGGCGCAGAACAAAGGCAGGTCGTATTCCTTGCCATTAAGGTATGCCTTACCTTCGCCAAGTACAGTGGGAATAGGGTCACAGTTGGGCATAGTGGGTGTACTCCTTTTCAAACGATGGGCTACCCCTAGTATAACAGTACACATGCGCTCATTACTAGGAGTATTTTCTTAGCGATAAGGAATGGCGTGAGCGCCCTCACAGGAAAATGTTGCGGTAGCGCTTGCATCCTGCTTGGGAGGCTGTTATGCTAGTATTATCCATAAGGGAAATGAGGCTAACTCCCTTCGTTCCCGCCTTTACAGTAAAATGCTGTCAAAGGTTCCATCTTGGATGACTCTGTGTTCAGAGGGGGACTTTGGAAGTCTCTAAAGTCCCCCGTTAGCGCCCGTGGTGAAATTGGTAGACACGCAGGATTTAGGTTCCTGTGCCTTTACGGTGTGTGGGTTCGAGTCCCACCGGGCGTACTTGCTTTTCGAAGAAGTGATGCTAGATATTGGTCTAGATAAAGGGCTGTCCCCCGTTCATATCCCCTGTATAGGGAATGTGGGCGGGGGACAGTCCTTTATGGCGCTACTATTGTTCGCGCATCATATCCCGTCTTGCGACTTCCAGAGACCCCGCAGGCACACGCTTCATGAAGTCCTTATTGCGGGGCTCTCCAACCGAGTAATAAAGCGGCTCTACTGAGGTGGTGTTTTCGTTGGGTGGCAAACACGGCTCAGTGTGTGACTCCTTGTTGCTGACGCGCGGTTCGCTTCCCTCGCTCCTTGAGGTGGTCATATGTTTAGCTCCTTTTCAATACGGTAGTGGGACTTACTATTGTATATCCGTGATGATGGCTATAGCAACGAGAAGGCATCATTCTTATGGCATGTGACTCGGCTCATGCAAAACGAGTTGCACAACCTCCGAAATATGTGTTAGACTATAGATGTAGCGAGGGAAACCTAGTGAGCTACAGTAAATCATCCATCCACCGAAAGGTTAGCAATCATGCAGGCAGTCCCGTTCATTAACTTCATGGAGAACTTCACCTTCCACGCTGAGGCTATCAGCTCCGGCATCTTCACCGCCGAGCAGGTTGCCCAGGAAATTAAGGCGAAGGCAACCTACCTGAGCACCGCCGTCACTGACGAAGGCGTTAAGACTTTCTACTTCACCGAGCGCAACGGCACCCCGGTAATGCTGGAAGAAGGTCTTGAGCTTCGCGAGGCTGTGGCAAACTTCTTCCGTGACGATGACCGCAAGGAAAACGCCTTCAACTTCATGGAAAGTGAGGACTTGGTAGGTCGCATTGAGTCGATTGAAATTCACGGTGGCAACAACCTCCGCATCAACATTCAGCACTGCTTCCTGAACGACGGTTCCCTCTAAACCGTGCAAGAGCCCCTAGCCAGACAAACGGCTAGGGGCTCTTTGGTTGCCCCATAGAATGCAAGACAGCCCTTCCCACGCCATTCCTAAATAAACCCCCTCAAGATGCCCGCATGGAGCTTCTGAGGGGGTTTGCCCCATCGCTCTCACCCAAAAGGCGCATACGTGAAGACCATGCAGGCGTTAGGGGTAGTACCCAATGAGGAAACCTTGCCGCCTACCTTCCGGTGAACAGCAACACCCTATTCACTATTTGCTATCGCCTAAAGGTTACCATCGCTGGTTCCCATTCGCCGCCTGGCTTCACTGACTCGATAATGTAGCTGTACCCGGTGAGGTCTTGACTCATCGGTTTAGCCGCGCTTAGGACAATGAACGGGGCGGGCACCCTGCGGTTGATGCCGGTGACGCTGGTTACGACGGCAACATCCTTTGCAATGAAAGTTACCTGAGCCCTCCCCCTCCCAGACAAGTATTCTGCTGGGTTTCTATCCCTCAGATGATAGTATTGCGATTCGCGGTAAAGGAACGAATCGAATGCCCAACCGTCGCCCTTGCTGAAGTCTACATACATGGGGATGGTGGACTCGTTGAGGGTGGGTGCATTAGTGTTGTCGAGGGAATTGACATGCCATGTTAGGGCGTGTGACATTTCCTCAATGTCCCCATCAGACCCATCTGGGTTGTGGGGGCGGTTTGAGCCAGAAAATGATGCGGTTTTAAAACCTGACTTACCGAGAATGGTGCTGTGGTCCCACCAGCGAACAAGTTTTCCACCCCATTCCGCTACGTCGTATTTGGTGTTTAGTAGAATAGTGAGGGAGTTCGCCCCGAAGGTTTCAGGGAACACTACACCGCGAGGGTCGTGAACATAGATGCACCTGTCCCTATCATAAAACTCTCTGGGGGTGTCGCCACCGAAATACTTCGCGGCATCTCGGTCGGTCGCATATCGCGCCTTACCCGTGTCGATGATGGACTGAATCTGGTGCTTCCTGTATCCGCGTTTAATCTCGTAGAAACCGTCACGGGCGGCACTTGCGCGTAACTGCTGATTCTCTTCACCCACACCTACAAGGGATAGGGCGGCGCACCTCCTCTTGAACACTCTTATCCACCATTATGTCCTTGTCAATGGTGTTTGCGTAAGCTGGAACCCACCCACCGTATGCTACAGCTTTCTCGCCACCATTCGTCCAGCCGAACATATTGTTGTGGGAGCTTCTGCTAACGAACTTGTGGGAGTGCTCCTTCGCGTCAATCTTTGGCGACAGAATGTATTCACGCGACTTAGCGCCACACATATCGCTCAAGCTCCCCTTCGGGCGCTGTTTATGCGGGTCTGAAACCACCGCAAAATGCGGGTAGTCGTAATCATAGAAGTGTGTGATGTGATTGCCTTGCAGTAGATAATCCTTGAGCCACAGGTTGTATGCGGCAAGGTCATCCATCTTGTCCCAGTCACGCTTCTTAGGGTTCCGGCGCATACGCTCCATCTGCTTCTCGCTGAGAGGGTTGATACGCTGAGATTCAATCAGATGCTCAGTAATGAATCTGCTAGTAGTGACGTTAGCTTCCTTGCGGCGCACTTCCTTCTTCATGTCAGACGCATGGGCAACAGAGCTATCATCCAGGGCGACGTTTCCACAGAAGCTAGTGGACGCTTGGCGTGCTTCGGCTTCTACAGCAAGAGTCTCGCCAAAACTGAAGTTCCGCCACGCGGATTTGAAAGCATATCGCGGCACGTTAATTCTCCTTTATAGTCAATAAGTGATGGGCTTTGCACAGGTTAGGCGATAGTCGCCTACTACCACCTAACCTGATGTCTAGCGTCAGCGTGCTACCATTGCTCTACTTGGCGCGCCAACAAAACCCTCAGTCTGTTACTGACACCCCAAGGGATGTTATGGTCAGTCAGCATGTCTTTATCGGCGGTATTCGTGTATACACATACGCCGTCAGGACTATGGTGAACTGGTTTCTGCCCGTTATGAGTCCACCCGTAGAGGGAGGCGTGAGAATAGCGCGACACAAACCTATGGTCGTAGCCATTAACGTCAAATTCGGGGCTAAGGATGTAGATGGGAGCGTTGCCACCCCATAGACTGTCAGGGTCACTGGGTGCCTGTGTGTCAGGGTTATCTACAGGGATGACTTTGCTGGCAGGGAGGTTAGTGTCGTAGTACTGGTGAATTTCTCCGCCTTTGAGCAGGTAATCTTTAAGCCAGATGTTGTAGGCGGTGAGTCCATCCAGTTTTCCCCATTCACCCCATAGGTAGCTATTCGAAGCTGTGGTGAGCTCTTGCTTGGTCAATGTTCACTCCTCCTTTTGGGGATTTATGCCTGGAAGGTGAAGGTCGCGGGCTTGCCGCTACCGGCTTCTTCGGCATGTGCAATGGTGAAGGTCTTGCCTGCCATAGTGAATGCGGGCGGGTTTGCGAGGGTGAGGCAGGTAAGCGGAACCTTCGGGGTTTTGCCTGCGATGGTGGTTACTACGGCGAAGGTGTCGCTAATGAAGGTTGCTTTAACCTTCTGGTACTTTGAGCCCTGAGCCTGTTTCACTGCATTTGAAAGGTAATGCGTCGGGTTCTTCTGGTGCTCTTCAATGATGCGGGCTGATACCGGGTCGAGTTCCTTAGTGAAGGTGCTGATGGTGTAAATGTCGCCAAGGCTGAAATCCACGAACGCCTGGATGGTGAATGGTTCTGCGTTAGGGGTGGTCTTTCCAGCGTTGGTGTGCGCATACCAGCGGCAGGCAGTCATGTATTCCTCGGATTTATGCTGGTCGCTGGAGTGAGGGCGGTCGGAACCATCAATCACAACAGGTGAGCCGTTATTCCAGCCATAGAGTGTATTGTGGCTCCAGTAGCGCAGAACTTCGCCGTAGTGTTCCTCGGTGTCATACTCGGGGTCGAGGATGATGTTGATGGAGTGTGCGCCGTACAGTTCAGGGATGCGAATATCTGCGGGGTTATCAACGTAGATTACTCGGTCGTAGCTGGAGCGTCGCTTATCCTTATAGAGAGGGTGAGTATGCTCTGCTTCATCGTTGGAGATGAAACGTACCTTGTCGGTGTTCATCGCAATGTTAAGAAGGTTCTTTCGGTAGTCAGAAAGGATTTCTCCCAGTAGGCGACCAATCTCGCGGATGCGGTCTTCCTCGGTGGAGCCCTGTAGCTCCTGATATGCCTCACGGATGATGGAAGCTACAGTGTAGGGGTCTTTGCAGGACTCAAGGGCGCGTTCAAGGTGGTAGATATCCAAGGTATTAGCCTTTCTATTGCTCATTGCTAGTGGTTGCGGGGCGTTTATACCCCTTTTTTCGCTTATATGCATAGTTTACCACAGATTTTAGAATATGTGCAGTTGCGTGTTGCGGCTTAGGAACATGCCCTGTTACAAAATAAGGTTATCACTAAGCGCCCAGCCACCCTTTTGTTTTCAAAGAAGAAGACCTCACCAAGCTTCCCAAGGGCTTAGTAAGGTCTTCTAGGTCTTGCTAGTTAGTCGCTCCTCCTGCGTTGCGGGCAAAGCGGGGTTTCAGGAGCACTCCTGAAACCCTATTCTGTCACCACCGGAACCGCCTTCTCTGCGCTACCTACGGGTACATGGATAATCGTTTCCGCCTTCACAAACTTCACGGTAACGTTCCTGGTACAAGAGCCATACAGGGTAACATCTGCTTTTTCGTACCTTAGTGGGTCGATGCATTCTTTGTGTCCGGCAGCGATTTCCTCAGGATTGAGCGCGTACTCGTACTTACGTTCGACGCGAGCCTCCGTATCAGTAGCGGGCAAGTCGTCCTTCACAACCACTTCCATTGGCGCATCTAGCGACCCTTTATACACCTTTCGAGCGGCAAGAGTGCCATCAGAGCGCTTCTCAACCCACCTATAAGTGGTGCCTTCAGGATTGACTCTCAGATTTGAGATGGGGTAGGTGTGTTTCGCCTTCCATTTTACGGTTGTCGGCATCAACGTAGTGCGTCACAGGCTGAGTGAACTTCGCATCCTCAGCCTTTGCGCCATTGACCATTGAGGTAGCCATCCCTACAAGAAGTAGGGAGAGTAGGTAGATAAGCCCGGTCAGGTACACATCTTCAGCCTTTATACCCTCCTTGTACTCTTCCACTGCTCCCCCTTGGTTGAAGGAGCTGATGGCGGCGACAAGGGTTATGATAGCCGCAATGATGACGTGAGCTATAAGCCAGCGTGCGTCAAAGAATAAGACGAGCACACATGACACTGCTACGTGGGCGGCAACGAATAGGCGCGCCCACCGCCGCATAAACGAGTTCACGGCATAAGTTGTCCTGCTTACCTGCCGGTCTTTAGTGATGATGGCAGTGACCACTATAAGCGGGATGAGGATATAGGCGGCAATGCTCACAACGGTGGCTATAAGCCATGCTGTATTGGTGTCCATAAAGGGTTGTTGTCCTCTCATGTATAGTCAGGTGGGTCAAGGTTTAGCTCCTGGCGATAGTCCTCCAGGTAACTAACGCCAGCCTTCTCGGTCTTGACACCGCCGCCACCCCATAGAGCTTTGGCAGTGCCCCCTCGCTGGCGGTTAGCGATTGAGCTTGTTGTCTATTTCAGTGGCAATTACGTCCCTGATGATTTCGTCTATAGTGTGTCGCTCCTGGTGGTCTGCCCAGGTGGTTGCCTCAATGGTGGCGTGGGTGGGGAGTCTGTCGATGAGGTGCGCGAGCTTCGCTGAGGTTTCCTTAATCTCGTTGTAGAGTTCTTCGAGTGCTTCGCCGGTCAGCCATTCCTTTTGGGTTACAGGCGGCGTAGCGCTAGTGGGCGGGGTAGTGAGAAGGTTTAACACTTCTCGTACTGCTTCCACTGCGGGCTCGGTGGTTGCCAGGGCGTTCTCCAGGTGTGAGGTGAAGGTGCGGAGGTTGATGTTTGCCACTGCTTCACGGTAGGACTCATGCTTGTACTGCTCGGCTTCGGCGTATTCCATAATTGGCGCAATGTAGGGGCTGTTTCGCAAGGTAGCCGGAAGGCTGTGGCGACTGTAGCTTGTGTCATGGTCGTGCAGTAGCGTGTAGTATGCCAGGGCATGTAGCTTCTGGGTAAGTACAGTGTCTTGAGTGGGGATGTTCGTTTCGGGCATGAACGTGTAACCTGCGTGTTCGTAGCCGCCTACGTAGTCGTCGCTCCTATGCCAACCGGCAAGGTTTTCGGTGGGTACGTAGTATCCGTGCCCGTTGCGGTCAAGGTGTAGGGTGGCACCTAGCACGTTGAACCAGGTTGCGCCGGTTTCCTTGTCGTGGTGTTGGGCTACGAGGGTGTTTACGTATTCTTCTAGGGTGATTTCTGTGGACATTATTTCCTCTAGTTCTTTCGTTGGCTTGTGATACCCCTGCATAATCATGGTTCGGTTAATGCAGGGGTATCCAGTGTGGCACTGCTGGAGTGCCTTGTGATGGCTATGCGGGGTGGGTGAGGGGTACGTAGAAGGTAATATCCTCCTTGGTTAGCCTATACCGCCCCAGTAGCTTATTTTCCATCTCTACTGCTTCGCGTTCGTACAGGTGGCGAGAGTTGGGTGTCCATGAGCGTTCGGTGTCCTTGATGTAGATGTCTCCGCCGAAAGACATGTCTAGCTTCACTACGTCGCTTTCTGGGTGTAGAGGGGTGTCTGCGATGCCTAGCGAAAGTTCGTAACCTTCACTGGGGAGTAGCGCTGACATGTTGCAACGTGTGCGCCAACCCAGGAAGAGTTTGCCTCCGGCGGCGTGGTATTCCTGTACTGCTTCGTAGATGTTGTCTGCCTTGGTTCCAGCCCACCAGAGCTTTGTAGATTCTTCGGCGGTTAGGGTGTAGGTGTAATCTTGAGTGTTGGTCGTCATTTGTAGGGGAACCTTTCAGTAGGTAGCGTTGTTGATGGTGGGCGGGTAGCCCGTTCAGTAATACCCATAGTGTATCACATAATTTAGCTTGGGTACAGCAACAAGCACGCTGGGGTAGAGAAGTTCCCCTCCCCCAGCGTGCTTGTTGCATACTTGATAACTAATCCACTACGGACAGCATCCTACCGGCGCTACCCTGCGGAATATGAATAACCGCCTCAGCTTTCACGAACTTTACGGTACTCGCGCCATCCTTGCATACGGGGTAGATGCCTGCGTCTTCGTCCACAATGCGCGAGGCAACACACGCCTCCTTACCCTCAGCAATTTCTTCAGGGATAGGCACATACTCATACCTGCGTTCGACGCGCGCCTCCGTATCAGTAGCGGGCAAGTCGTCCTTCACAACTACCTCCCAGTGCCCATCAGTAACGTGCCTGAAAGCTTTGCGGGTAGTTAGCGTACCGTCCTCACGCTTCTCAATCCAGGTGTAAGTGTCGCCCTCATCATTAACTGCAATATTTGAGATGGGGTAGGTATGCGAATCGCCCTCTAGCTTATGATTGTCAGCGTCCAAGTAGTAGCTGACCGACTGGGTGAATTTCGTATCCCTTGCGGCTTCCTTCGCCTTCTCCTGACCATACAAGACAGAAGCTTCCGCGAAGAACATTAGCGCTCCGAAGAAGATAAGCCCAACAAACAGAGTATCAAAGAAAGTTCCTGACGTGCCCTCCGACTCTGTGCGCCTAGCCCAAACGAGAAAAGCGGCAAAGAGTGCAATTAAAGTCGCCCCCAGAACATGCAATCCAAGCCACATAGTGCCAGTCGCGATTGCTAGAACAAAGAATCCCAACATAGATAGGCAAGGAATTAGCACGCTCCACAGTTCGCGGAATGTAGACATGCGACGATGGGCGCGTTCTGAAATCTTCGCGCGGAAGACCTTGCCTGCCAAGAATACTGCCAGTAGGGGCAATAGGTATATACCAAGGAAAATGAGTGTAAGAATCGGTTCCCAGGTTTCTCTAATCTGCATGGTGGGTAAACTCCTGAGGGGTTAGTTGATGGGGGTGAAGCTGAGCCAAGCGGCATAGAGCGCAAGAAAAGCTAACATGAACATAATTTGATTCAGGTTGCGCAGAACGGTTTGGTGCGCACCTTGAGCAGTCAGGGAAAGCTCATTCATGCTCGTGGTCGAACCTGAAATTACCATGAGCACAAAGCATGAGCCGCGAAGGTTGTCGGCGGCAACACCTTCCCACAGTAGAGTACTGAGTAAGAGTATGAACAGGACGAACGCTGTCACTGCCCATTGCAGGTAGAGGTTGCGGGTAGCTCGCCGGTCAATCTCGCTATCGGTAGCGCTCTTAAGCTCTTTGTTTGCCTTGAGTCGGAAGAAGTACCAGTATGCGAGTGTGTATGCGGCTAGTGATGCCGCTGAGAAGAGTTCAGGTTTCAAGAGTATCCCTTTCGTTGATGTGGGCGCACCCAGCTTACCTTCTTGGGTTTGCTGGGTGCATACTACGGTTGCTCTATGCGGAATAGTTGTTGAGGGCGGTCTGGTGCTTGTTTGCAATGGAGATGTAGAGGCTAGTAAGCTCATTGATTCGGTTCTTGCGAACCTCTTCCATTGCTTCCATGCCTTCGCGCCTAGCAATGTAGAGGTCTGCGTCACGCATCATCTCGTAGTCGCCTACGGTCAGGTACAGCTCATGTGCCTTAGGGGTTAGTTCCTTTAGTGCTTCATGCAGGTACCCGTGCTTGTTGGGCATGTTTTCGACGGCTTCGGTCAGTTCCTCGTGAAGTGCCTTTGCGTACTTGCGAACCTTGCGGAGGGAGCCAAGGTAGGTCTTGGTGTGGAAGTTTACAGATGCGCTCATGACTTGAAGCCTTTCGGTTGAGATGTGCGGTTCGGTATTCCGAGGGGTTCCCCTCACTACATAAATAGTGTATCACATAAATAACCTTGTGTGCAACGCGGGTATGTTGCATTGCCGCTCAGAACGCTTTCGAGTCCCGAGCTGTATCATGGTCGGGATGGTCTGCTTACCTGTATTGAACAGTACTACATCCAAGCTCCCCGGTAGTGGCAAGCTTCAGTGAACACCCGTCACCGTAACGCTACTGACACTATCTCTTGCGCCCGCATTCTTTGGCGTGCTGTGTGATGCCATCACCCACTTCGCCACATGGGGAAAGGAAAATAAAAGCCGCCCCATCTACCGTATTGAAAAGGTAGATGGGGCGGCTTTTACGTATTAGGGGTAGCTCGCCGGGGTTATATTGCGCTACCTCTTATAGACGTACTCTAGAAGCCTCAGAATCTCTAGGTATACCCAAATGATAGACAGCATCAGCCCAAACGCTAGAGTCCAGCCAAAAGCATCTGGCGCGCCAGCGTCCACCGCCTCACCAATTTCAGTGAAGTCCATGAGGAGGCAGTAGACACCCATGCCGACGGCAAGCACTCCAAGAATAGCGCCAAGGGGTAGACCGAAAACGACGGTATCACTAATACTGAAACCAGTAAACGCCTGTATTGCGATAGAAGCAAACAGATAGATGATGTATGCGACCATGCCGATAAGGACGATGCGGGTCAGCTTCGGGTTTGACCTCGCGCCGAACATATATGCCGCAAAGACTGTCATAAACGCAACAAGCGTGCCTAGTACAGCCGCCAATGCGATACCGGGGTATCGAGTCTGCGCCCACATGGTTACAGCACCAAGAGCAACGCCCTCAATACCGGCATACAGCAGTACAGCCCAAGCAGGAATATTGCCGCCACTCTTGAAAGCAAGCACTAGACCAAGCACGAACGCGATAAGCGCCGCCGGTAAAGCAAGTACAGGCGTGTACCAGCCGACAATACCACCAAGAAGCAAAACAGCAAACGAAAAGCCTGTCTTTGCGACGACACTGCTAGTGGTTAGCGGCTCAGCGTTAGTGCCATTTAAGCCCGGAATGTCTTTCATGCGACCATTCAGATAGGGGTTACGCGCACTCACCTAAAAATCCTCCCTGCTACAAAACATTACCTATAAGTAATAGCAAGAATGCGCATCATGCCCATTGCATCGTCTCTTACATGTGGGGTATGCCAATTCGGTTACGGTCGCCTGTGCCATATTGCGCTCTTCAAGCGCCTATTCGTGCGCACATAAACGCCCTTCCACTCTCTAATTGAAAAGACTCAGCCAGAGTGGAAGGAATGTGACGCTTATCCGTTTAGCCTGCTACGTCTCGCAGGTTCACCGCGTTACCATTGTCATTGCTGGTGGCATTGAGCGGCACCTCGAAGATGACCTCACCATTGGCAACCTGCTCCTTAGTTCCATATGCAAGGGTGTAATCCCTATCTACAGTAACGACTCGCACCTTATCGCGCGGCACAGTCTTGGTGATGATTTCGCCATCAACACCGCGCAGGGTGTAGGTGACGGTCACGTCGTAGCGGGTACGGGATTCACCGGCGAGGGGGGTGAAATGACCATTGCTCCAATTCATAATGTGCTCATTGTCTCTGGATTCGTAGGTGTCGCCGGGCTTGATGCGGTAGGGGTGCATGGTTGCGTCGGTGTAGGCGCGGTTGCTCATGGATGCGCTGATGACGACATACTGCTCCATCTTTGGGGTGGGGCTTACGGTAGGGGTCGGGTTTGCAGTGGGCGTTACGGTTACAGTGACCGGCTGGGTGGGGGTTTCTGCGTTTGTGGGGGTGGTGCGCGAGGTGGCGCAAGCGGTAAGGGACGCGGCAACCAGCAGTACGGTGGCTACTGCGGTACGGCGCGAGGACTTATCGGTAAACATTGATGTGTTCCTTTCAGAGGGGGTTGTAATACGTGTGGTGATTGTGAGGTTTCGACCTCTCAATAGGTATATTGTAGCACAGAATAACCCTTCCATGTAACGCGATAGACGTGTCATGTACATGGAAGGGTTACATGTAAGGTGTTTCTTAATTTGCGATAGAGTGCTTGCCATTGATGGTAGCCAGCCCGGAAATAACCCGCTGAACCTCCTCCTCGCGCTCTTTAACCACGCGCTCAGCGTCCAGGACAGCCTTATCTAAGGTGTCCTGTAGGGCATTGTTGCAGTACTGGATACACTCAACACCATTTCGACCATGCAGAGAGTTGAAGATAACTTCTAGAACCTCGTAGGCGGTGTCGAAGCCGTAAGAGTTAGCACATTCACTAATGGGTTTATGTGCAATTTCATCAATATTGCGTAGCTCCGCCTCCTGCCATGCCTGCCACTTTGCGTATGCCGCCTCCTGCTCGAAGCTTAGAGCCTCACTAGCGGTATACTTCTCAATGCATTCAGTGTCTCCTTGAGAGTCGGTGAGCATGAGCATATCCACCTGCCATACCGGGTCGGAACAGCCGGTGCATACGTCACGTTTCCTATAGTAGCTACCCAAGTCGTTGATTGCCATGTCGTCTACATGCGCCAAGTGCTCACGGCGTAGCGTGATGGTGCCTGCCGCATTGCCTTCACTGTCGGCTAGGTAGATGGTTGAGCTATTGCCGACGGTCACCTGTAGCTTCTTAGTGGCATTGCGGGTCTCCACGGTGATAATGGTACCTTCCATGAAGCAGTAGCCGGTTGCCAGTCCATCTGCATTGGTGAGCATGTGGAACTTGCCGCTAGAGCCGCTATTGATGGCATTGTACTTGGTGTGCATCTTTGAGTCTGCTACAGCAAGTTCTTCCATCTTCTCACGAATGAGTGTAAGGGTTTCCAGTAGGGATTTCATGCCGTCATGCATATGGTTACGGGTCGCCACCAATACGTTCGCCTGCACGTCAGAAGTGATGGTGTGCGGTTCACGCTGGGAGCCTGCCATACCCTTAACGCCCTTAAGAAGCTCTCTTGCCTCATTCAGTAGCTTCACATAGCTGTCAGCTTCACTCTTAGCCGTGTCGCCTGCAAAGGTCTTGACGAGGGCTACCTGCCAGGTATCGACTTCACGCAAGCATGGCGAGGTTACGTAGAAGTTCTTACGGTAATTAGTGATGAGCTTCTGAATGGCGTATGCGCCCTGCTGGTCACGGCTAGGGATAAGGGCATATGCTCCATCATTTAGAATTGCCATATCTCCTGCGTGTGAGGTAACGCTGTAGGCGGCGTACTTGCGCTCCTTATATGCTTCAAGGTGTTGGGTGGTTTGGGTAACAATTACGCTATCGAGAGTGAGCGCCTTAGCGTTTTCCATGAAGGGGGTTCTCCTTTTTAGTAGTTTGATGGGGGTGAGTGTTGCCCCGGCGAAGGGCTGGTTCCTTGCCGGGGCACAGTGTGTGAGATTTAGCGGGTCTGGATAGTGAATGAGAACTGGCTGGGAGCGTCGGTGATAGCTACCAGCTTCTTGATGCCCTTGAAGGTGTTCTCGCGCTTGACGCGGAACTCGAACTCCGGCTCCTCGCTAGAGCACTCCTTATCAAGGAAGATTCCAATGCGAACGTAGGCTCGGGTTCGCTTAACCTCCTTTGCGAACAGGTTCAGGTCGTCAAGGTTGTGTGCCTTCCTGAGGTATTCAAGGCTTTCACGCCACACGTAGCCCTTGTCGATAAAACGCTTCCCGGATTCCCTTTCTGCATTGTAGTGCTCGTAGTTGAAGTGTCCGAACTGTCCACGAAGGGTAACATCCTTCGCCTCGATAGTCTTCTTATTCTTGCCAATGCATACGTCTGCCTGCCAGTCGGTAGTGATGATGTGGATAGCCATGATAGGGGAACCTTTCGGTAGGAATTGATTGCTGGAAGATTTCTTTACTCTTCCTTTCTGTAAATAGTGTATCACATATTTTAGAAACTATGCAAGCCGTCTATTGATGGGGTTGCTGTCAGGTTTAGCGCTTCACCTCAATGTTGCACTCGTCACATTTGTGTCATGTTGGCAAGCTGGAGGACGTGTCGCCGTCACCTTAGATGCTATCCTGATAGGTAGTTATTTTAAGGGTGAGGTTTCGCCCACTCCTCAAGAAAGGCTTTGCACCATGTTCCACTACCTATCACTGCCCGCGTGGGTACTGGCAACGCTCTACATCATTATCGTGCTCATTGTGTTGTTTATAGGAGTTGCTACCTTAACGTCCTACTTAATGTTGCGACGGCAAAGGCGGAACTCTGCTGAGATAATCCCTGGCGGCGGCGAAATACAGGCGGCAGGCTGGCGAAAAGCGGTTGCTAGAGTTACTGACATTGAGGCGGTGGAGGGAGCTGGCATTGTGGCGCTTCTTACAGTCACCCTTCTTGGTATCGTTACTTGCTCACTACTGCTAATGTCGCCAATACTCATTATGGTTCCTTTGGTTGGCATACTGATGTTTCTGCCCTTGAAAAGCAAAGAGGGTGGATTGTCAGCTTCCGAAAAGTTTGGTTACTTGTCGATTGTTGCGTTGCTTCTATCTATCGCTGTTCCTGCTGGTGTAGATGCGTACTTCGTTTACAATTCTCATTCATCTGTGACGTACTATCAGGACGCTTCTGGCGGATACCATGAGTCAGCTCAGCGCAACATTCTTGCCGGGCGGGTTGTTGAGTCTCGCAAGGCGGACGGTCTGGTTGAGTACCAGTGGGGCGAGATAAGCGCGAGGGACGGCAATGTTATATTGCCGAATACTGGCAACAGTAAAGATTCCCAGAAGCGCGTTGAGATTGTAGAAGACCTAGCGCCCGGTGAAGCGCCGTATGTTGTTCGCAGAATCGACGTTGCAAAGCCTGTGGGGGTGCCTGAAAGCTTGCGGCTTTGCCTTGCTGGTCAGGATGATGTGAAGTCGTCGCCCTGCGCCCCTCATCACGAGAGAGTGGACAAGAGAAACGTCAGTGTTATTAGCAGTATCCATATTCCTGCTGGTGAGCGAGATAAGTATGTTACCTCATCCTTGGCGGACAGTTCAGTAGCTGGTAAGGAGGAGAACTCTAATGATTCCTAATTTCGATGCTCTATGGCCCGTTGTTCTGCATCTTGCGGGACTGGCAGTGTACGTTGTTGTTGCTACAGTTCTTTATTTCCGTGTTAGGCGGATTGATGATGCTGTGGTGGCGCGCGGTAAAGCTGAAAACATTGAGTACACATTCTGGATTTATGGTCTAGGTGGAGGCTTCCTGTCGCTTGTGGTTTCCAGTATCTTGACACAGAGCTTAGTCCTGCCTGTAGTTGCTTTTGTGGCTGGCTTTATTGCACTGGCTGTTACGTGTGCGTATGCCTGTACACAGCCAACAATGAGCAACGGTTATTCACTTCAGGGGCTTGCCTTGCTTCGCACGTGGGTTGTTTTCACGCTTGTTTACGGGACGCTGTTCGCTGGGGTGCTGAGTATGATTGCTCCGGCTCTTCCTAAGACTTTCTTCTATAGCGCGGATGGCACTAAGACTGTCACCTTTTATCGTGGCGACGGGTTCACCCCGGTAGAGCGTGAGGTGCGCAATGAGCTGGTTGGCGTTGTTTCGGTACATACTTCGGGTAGGGACGTGACGGCAGGCGACCCTGTGTATGAGTGGGTTGAGCGAACTGATGGCGGCGAGTTGCGCCCTATCTACAAGAAGTCTAGCGGCGACCTCGGCGCATATGTCCTTATGATAAGCACTTTAAATGAAACGCCTGCCGACACGTGGGTTAGTAACGTTGAGGTAGTCAGCGACTTGAAACCTGGCGAAGCTCCGTATGCAGTCCATCAGATTACTTACAAGGTACCCAACTCATATGACGGGAAGAGCCCTCTGTGCACTAGGTATCATTCTGCCAGGAGTAAGTGCTCAGTCAATGTTGATAGCATTAAAACGAAGGCTACTATCCACATTCCAGAGGGTTCTTACGACCAGTATGTGAAGGTTTTCTAGGAGGTAAGTAGAGTGGTTCTGTTGATGAGTGTTGCTGATGGCGTGTACATGTACCCGCTTATCGGGTTCTTGGGGTTGAGTGCTGTCGCGTTTGTTGCGTCACTGTTTTCTTGGTGGCGTTATCGTGGAGCGGCTGAGCAGGTGAGTTCCGCTATTAACCGCGTGCAGGCGGCTAGGGAGGATGCTGAGCGGCTACTAGAAAAGCGCGAACAGGAGCTTCTTGACGAGTATAGCCTCAAGCGCAAAGGCTGGGCAGATAGGGGTGATGCTTACTTTGATGAGATTGAGCGGATGTGGGCTGATTATCGCAAGAACCCGGCAAAGTATGCAGGCGACAGGCTATCTGGTGAGGAGTCTGGTAACCGCAGTAAGCTTGAGTTCATCTACAATTCCTACATGGGCGTTGGGTTGCTACTGGCGGTGCTACTACTACTGACTTTCACCGTTGTAGGATTATGGGGTATGGCGATTCTTGCCGGGGTTCTATTCTTCCTATCGGCAGGTTGGGCTGTCCTTGATGACTCTGAGCTGAGGGGGACGAAGCTTTGGGCTATCCCCGCTAGTATTGCCGCAAGCGCGCTTGTGGCGCTATTGCTAATCCCTGTTTCTGGGATGGCGACGAATAGCAACCCGCCGCCGGGATGGATTGCACACACTCATGAGGTTACGCTTGCTCAGCAGGCGGACGGCACATATGGTGTAGGTGAGCCTGCTAGGATGCGTCTAGACGGTACGGTAACTAAGAGTAAAGAGCCTGATGCTGACTACTCCTGGGTTGAGCTGGACTCACGTAATGTGAAGCGGTCTTACGACTCGTACTATTACAGGGGTGTTGAGAAGCAGGTTCGTGTTATGGATGACCTTGCGGCAGGCGAAGCTCCATATGTCGTGCATCACCATGTGTTCAATGTGCTGGATGGGTATGCTGATGGTGAGGTCTGTGCCGCCAGGTTTAGTGCTTCACCTGCCCTAACTACCTCATGCTCTGACCGTAATGCGTGGAGTAAGCGTGATGATGCTGTTATTCATATCCCTAGGGGTGAGTATGAGCGCTGGGTAGTCGCTAAGCAGAAATGATAGGCGGTTCCCCATTAGCTGTACTCACTGTTCTTGTGGGGCATTTTGATGGGGCATAAAGGATAAGCGGCGGAACTTCATGTTTTCTTGAAGTTCCGCCGCTTATCCTTAGCATTATGAGGGAATGACCTTCTAGCGTTCCGTCGTTGCTCAGTCGGTGAAGGCGGCGCTACCAGCTTCCCAAATGTCGTTAGGTGCCCATTCCTGAATGCCCTTTCGGGTCTTCTGGTAGCCCTTCCACAGGGAGCGCCAGGCAGGGAGCCCAGTATTGGCAATCAGGGTGTCTTTGTGTTCCTCAAGTGCCTGTTGCACGTCTTCATACAGCTCGGGTGTTGCGTTGCTTTGCGTCTGGAGAGCACGCAAATACTTTACAAGTTCAGGGATGTACGGAGCGCCCGTCCGAAGGCGTCGCTGGACAGTATCGCTAGGAGTTTCCCTAAGCTCGTCCATAACGCTTTCGAAACGGCGTTTCGCCTCAATGTATTGTTGCGCCTCTTCGGAGGTGCTACCAGGCATTGAGGCAACAGGGTCAAGGGTCGCGTAGTCAAGCCCTTCATAGGTGATGTTGCCGTGACCGTCAGGGGTAATGCAGAGAGTTGCCGTGTCGCCGTCAGGGAAAGTGATGACGGCTTCCTGCTTGTCAGCATCAACAGCTGTAAGATGTGCCAGGAGGAAGCTTACCGGCTGGGTGGGGTACATGCCTTCACTGATGGGCTTGTATGCGTTGAATCGGGTGAGGATGTGGTCACCTTCGTGGAGAGTGCCGCCGCCGGGGATTGCTAGCCCTCCACTGCGTCCGCTAGGTGCCACAGGTGCCTGCTGGAACTTCTCCCATTCGTTGCGTGCGTCAAGATACTGCTTGTACTTGTTGTAGGAGCGGCGAAGCTCTGCGAGCGCCGCTTCATACTCTTCCTTGATTCGTCCAGTGGTTCTCTTAGTTGCGGTACGCATCTTACGGATGGTGTCCGTGTAGTCGAGAAAGAGGCTGAACGCGGTACCTTCGAAGGCGTAGCCGTCGTTGATGCCGTCTACTACGGCGGGGAGCTTATGGTTGGCTTCCTGGACTAGGCTCTCCTGTGCTTCCCATGCGAGGATTACCTCGTTGATGAGGGCTTTCTCTTCTTGGGGGATATGGTAGATGTGGCTACAGTCTGCGCTGTAGCGGTGGACGAGGATGTCTTCATCGTACTCATCTCCTTCTTCTAGGAAGGATAGCTTGTAGATTGGTTCACCAGCGGAGTAGGTCACATTATGGTAGAACTTGCCGGTGTACTGCTTGCCGGTGGGATGCAGGGCTACGGTGATGTAGCCCTCTGCGTCGATGGAGATGACTTTGAGGATGCTGTCGGCATTGACGAGAACGGGTCGATGCTTAGCGCTTTCCCATGCTTTCCCGTTAAGGTCGATGTAGCGGGTGGGGTCGAATAGGTTTGCGGTGACGAGAATATCGCCAGCGGAGACGTTGAGTTCGTTGAGTGTCTTTACGATTCCGCTCGTTGTGTTCCTCCACTTACCTGTGCGGTAGCGGTGGGGGTAGACGCGGTTAATCTTCGTGCTGGTCATGGGTTACTCTTTTTCTTTACGCACTTAGCGTCTTACAGGTCTGCTTGCCGCTCATTGCTGGGCGTGCTTGTTGATGAATTGTTGAGTGAGGCGAATTACTGCCTCTAGTCGGTAAAGGGTGAGGTCTGTGTCGTGAATTACTGCCCCTATGTGGTGGGCGAGGGCTTCACGAATCTTGTAGGGTGTGTATCCGTGCCCTGTGGTGATGCAGGTGAGAGCTTTGTGGCTGTAGGCGGTCGGGGTTCTACCTTCAAAGGTTGCCCTGTATAGTTTGGCTACTTTGATGCGGTATTGCTCTTGTGCCTTCATGCCGTCAATGTATGCTTGAACCTGCTTGAATGAGATGATGGGGACTGGGACTATCGCGTCGATAGGGTATTGCGCGTCACCTGTCACGACTGCGTTTCGGTAGGGGGTTTTCAGGTGTCCTTCCCTGCCGTCACTGAGTTTGATGCTGACATGCTCAGCTGTGATGTTGGTGACTTGGAAGTATGCGGTTGCGCGGTTGTAGCGGTAGGTGGCGTAGAACTTTCCCCGCTCCACCTCACGTGCGTAGTTCTTCTTAACACCTGGGATGATGAGGTTTGAGTATCTGCCGGTTGGCTCCTTGAGGGTTGCAAGCGCGGCGATATACTGCTCTACCTTATTGTTGAGCCACTTGGAGCCTTCTAAGAGCTCCCCCTCAATGGCTTCAAGGTGGCTCAACAGGTTTGTTGCTGACTGCTTATCGTTCAGGGTTACTTTTGAGATGGCGCACAATGCTTCATAAAGGCGCGGGGTGATACCTGCTAGGTCTGCTCCTCTGATGTGTTGTAGGTGCTTGTTTATGGCGCGTGCTTGATGCTCCTGCCGGTGGTATGCGTCGAGGGTTTGCTTGCTGGGGTTTGGGATGATAGCGGCGCGGGACTCTTGCAGGTTGATTTCCATGACCTTTAGGATTCCTCCTCGGTTACGGTAGGTGACATGCACGCTGTCGCTGTTCACTGGGGATGGGGTGACTTTTTCGGCTACTATCGCCTCATCTTCAAGGATAATGAGGTTGCCGGGTGTGAGCGTCTGCATTGCGTTTTCCTTTCGGGTTAGGGATATGCCCCCCCTGTCACGGTTGGCAACTAGGGGGTATTCGGCTTTATCTCCTCTATGCGTTGAGGCTTTCGGGAGTGGGCATTGTTGCGGTGTGAGCACGCCGGGTAAGTTCCTTGGCGTGGCTGTAAAGGACTTCTTCGAGGTCTTCGGGGTGGTAGAGTCGGATTTCTCCAAAGCAGACCTCCTCAGCGCACAGGCGGTAGACCTTGTACCACCATTCGCGCTTGGTCTCCTCTGGGAGGGCATCTAGGGCATCCAGCAGGTCTGGGTGGATGATTGCATTGTAGAGCTGAGTAATGCGCTCCCAATAGATTTCACTGGGCGCGCTCTTGTCGGACATGATAATGCCGCTGGTACCCCAGACGTAGCCGCCTTCCTTGTCGTAACGCACTGACAGGGTGGTTGGCATCAGGCGCGGCATGAGCAGAAACTCTATTTCCTTGACAGGTACAAGCACGTCCAGCAGGGGTGTTACAGTTTCTTCGATAGTGCGGATTAGCGACATTTGGGTTCTCCTTCGTATGTTGCCATGTTGGTTAAATGTAGAACTCTACGCGGTGGTAGGTCGAGCTGATTTTGCCATTCTTTTCTGCGTGCTCGGGGCGACCGTCGCACACCTGAACGTCGTGGCTAATTTCCCTGCGGTAGGGGTGTTCGTTGTCGGTTCCTGCGGGGTCTACACTTTCGCGTACCCAGTCTTCGGTTCCGACGTAGCGCCATTCAAAGGTTGCAGGTTCGTAACGTTCCACCATTCGAGAGGTTCCTTCCCATTGACCCTCTGAGTTGATGTGGTAACCAGCTTCTTCTTCGAACCAGCGCCTAGATGGTTCGAAGTTCTGAATCTCAATGCTTGAGTCCACCTGCTTTTCATTGACGATGCAGGTATTGGGTGTAGAGCGGATGCCTAGGATGACTGCTACGGCAATAGGGATGATGGCTATGGCGATTATAAGACCGCCCACAATATCGTCGCCTGTGAACTTCACGACCTGCGAGGTGTTCTCCTTAGGCATTGATGCCCCTTCTGTAAGTGATTTCCTAAACTAATTAAAGTGTAGCACATAATTCACAGTGAACACAAGCGCGCAATTCCTTTATATAAGGCAGGTGCAACTATACCCAGTGTGTCACGCGCTACACTCTACCAACTTGCCTGCTATTCAAAATATGTGCTACACTGTTTATGTAAGCAAATCATATATGGAGGTACAGATATGGGATTCCTTGGTTTTCTCTTGACCCTCTGGTTCGGATAACCCGAATGAACCAACAGTAAAAGCCCCTCAGCTTGTCACTGAGGGGCTTTTACTATGCCTTATTGGGATTTCCCTGTCTGATGACCAATAAGACGGGGAAATGACCATTGATGGCTTTCATGCAGTAGAATTAGTTGGTCAGGAAAGCGACACTAGCAGGCTCCCATTCTTCACCAAGATTCATTGAGTCAATGGTGTAGCTATACCCGGTGAGGTCTTGGTTTAGCGGCATTTCTGCCGTGAGGCAGATAAGCGGCAACGGGACATTGCTTGATGCGCCAATCCTGGTAACTACCGCAGATTCCTTATTGATGAACGTTACCGTCACCGAACCCCGGCGTTCTACTAGGTTGCCTAGGTATTTAGCGGGGTTAGTGTCCTTGAGGTGGTAGAAGCCTGAGTTCTCATAAAGGAAGCTCTTAAATGCCCATCCATCACCCTTATTGAAGTCCACGTACATAGGGAGCCGCGTGTAGTTGAGAGCGGGCGCATCACTGTTATCCTTAGATGCGACGTACATCTCCAGGACTTTAGATACATATTCGGCATCACTGCGACACTGGTTTCGCATAGGGGTGCGCGGTTTATCCCCTTGTAGCTCGTAGGCAATTCGCCAGAATGCGTCTTGCAGTTCGCTTGCGCGAGACTGCTCCTTAGACTCTGCTACACCCTTCAAGAGGTGGTGGCGAATCTCCTTAGGAATAGACTTGTCGTACATCATCTCTTTGTCAATGGTGTTCGTGTAGACGGGGACAAAGGTTCCGTATGTGGTAGGTTTCTTGCCCTGCTTTTCCCATCCAAACACTCCACGCATACTGAGGTAATCCCTACTGCTGGCAGTGATGCCGCAATATTCCCACACATCAATCCCCGGCGATAGGATGCGTTCTCTATTGGTGCGTGGTCGATAGCTGTGACTGTCAGTAATCACTTCCATGCCTCGGCAGGGGTAGTCGTAAAAGTGGGTGGCTTTCCCGCCGCTCAGCAGATACTCTTTCAGCCAGAGGTTATACGCGGCTAGATAGTCAGGTTCCTCCACTTTCTCCGCCTTAACGGTTGCAAAGTTGATTCCAACCCTCCCCTTCAGGCGGTGTGCCCGCGCATGGTTGATACGGGGCTCCGGCAAGAGGACAGTACTGGTCTTGCTTTGACTAGGCGCAGTTTGTGCAGTATTCACCTTAAGAAGGGTGATACTGTTCTTAGGGTCGCGCCATGCGGCACGGTAGGTGTTGCCGCGAGCGCCTGCGTATCGTGCAGTGAATTTCGAGAGCACGTCTTTCATCCTTTCAAGCTCCAGTTAGTATGTCGGGTTTCTTGATGTATAACTGCGCAACACATGGCAATAAGAACACCCCATCAGCGGCTTCACACCTTACGGCAGATACGAGTGAGAAATCTGTGCTTGAGCCAAAAACTCTGGCGAACAGGTCACCGTCACATTAGTAAGACCCTCAACCGTACCCCCGAAATTCCCCTCAGCACTAGCGGAAACCTCATACTCGATTACTGGCTGAGCATCTGCAACAGTGATAACACGCGCCGGGAACGGCATACGCACAAACTCAAACGTGCGCGATTGACGCGGGACAAAATACACCACCAATTCAACACCACCACGCGAACCACGCACGCTACGGTAATAGCGGTGCTCAATCATAAGATGGGTAATATCCCCATAAAACGTACTAGCCATTTAAATCCTTTCCAAAAACAAAGGGTTGATAGGAGGTTGGGTGAAAATCCAACGATACCCCACCACCATACCAGATGAAGGGTGGCGAGGGTATCAGTGCTCACTGCGTGGGCTTAGTGTTGCCAGTACAGGGCATCTACGGTGAATCGAAGCATATTCTCCTCCTCGGGGTGCTCTTCGATAATCGGGGCGATACCACATACGGAGTACTGAGAAGCGAAAACGAGGATACCGTCTTCCTTATCACCGTAGACAGTGGTGGCACCATTGAGCATGATGTTCGGGCCCCCTGCATTCAGAGTCAGGGGTTCATGTCCTTCGCCACAGGGAGTTAGATACAGCTCGCCAGTGTCCGTATCCTCGTCAATAGTGAAGTAGGTAGCATCTTCCTTCACCTTATTTAGAATCTCCTGCACGGTGACACCCTCAATCTCATACGGGGCGTACTCAATGACGATGCCCCGAGGGGGGAAGGACATTGCAAGCTTAGGGGTGGCACTCATGGAAGTCTCCTTTGTAAAGGTGGTAAATCTTAGGTTGGTAGTTCTTAGTGGGAGGCTTTCTCCCTCACCAACAATTATATTGTACCACACTTTTAAATGCCTACACAACTCTTAGGTTGGTGGTTTTTGGGAAAATTTTCCAACACTCACCAGCATCCCACATGTGCAGGGAAGCAGGGAAGGGCATCACCATGAAGAGTATTGCCATATTGCCAGGTACTACCCAGTACCAGGATTGTCAATGCCTACGGTAGGCATTCTTACGAATCGCAATACTGTAGATTGCGGTAGTAACCGTACTAGTGACCGCAAGTATGAGCCAGATGCCGTACCCAACCGCCACGCCGCCGCCGGGGGCAACTCCGTTCGCTTCAAAGATGCCCTTCGACAGGAACAATGCGGGCATGTCGATAGCCACAAAGCACGCCATGCAACCCAGGAATATGATAATCCCATCGAAGAAGAGCGCCACGTCCTCAGAGGTGCCTTCTGGCAGGCTGTCGCTAGTGGTTCGCAAATTAGCTACCCACACAACGAACAGGAATAGCAGGTTGAACACGTGAGGTAGGGCAAAGAATGCCCATAGCGGCATGGTTCTAAAGAAGTTTGCGGGGTCTTGGAACAGGTTGAGAAAATCGGCAAACATATCGCGACACTTTCTTTTGGTAAGAGGCGCGGCAATGGCTTGCATAGCACAAGCCGTTACCGCGCCTTAATTGCAGGTTTCTGACATGAAATTAGCAGGGCTGGAAAGTGACCTTTGCGGGCTCCCATACGTCGCCGGGTTCCACGGATGCGATGGTGTAGCTATATCCAGTGAGATTCTGACCGGCAGGCTTGGTTGCCGTGAGGATAATGAGGGGCGTGCGGTTGCCCACATCGCCACCAGTAATGACTGCCACTTTGTCAGTGATGAACATTGCGGTGGCGTTCCTCATGTGAGATAGGTATTCTGCGGGGTCGATACCTTTAAAGTGGGAGAACTTTGAGTCGTCATAAAGGAATGTTTCAAAAGCCCAGTTGTCGCCTTTGTTGAAGTCCACAAACATGGTCATGGTCGGCTGACTGAGGGTGGGCGCGGCGCTGTTATCCTTGGAGTTGGTGTACCAGTTAATAGCGCGTCCTACTCGCTCAGCTTCATTGTCGCGGCTATTGCGGTAGTCCCTACGCTTGGATGCATGGGCGGACTCTCCACTCTTCGCGTATTCGCACATAATGGAGTGAAAGTCGAGGCTCCATGCGCGGGCTTGCTTCGCTTCTTCTGCTACGCCGTGTCGTATGTGAAGGCGGACACTTTCTGGCACAGACTCATCATGCATCATTTCCTTGTCAATGGTGTTCGTGTATGCCGGTACCCAATGACCGTCATAGGCGACAGCGGTTTTGCCGCCGTTAGTCCAACCGTACATGTTATTGTGACAGCGGTCACCCGTGAAGTCGCTCACATAGTGGTTGGCGGTAAACTCGCGGGACAGAATGTAGTTGCGAGAATTAGCGCCACACATCCCATACGTAGACGATGGGCGCTGGTTACGGGGGTTGGTCACCACTTCAATACGCGGGCAGGGGTAGTCGTAGAAGTGGGTAATCCTGTTGCCTTGCAACAGGTAGTCCTTGAGCCAGCTGTTGTACATGGCTAGATAGTCAGTTTCCTCTACTTCTTCCGCCTTGACGGTTGCGAAGTTGGGCTTAATTCTTTCTCTCTGGAGGCGCACCCATGCAGGGTTGATACGGGACTCCGGCTGGAGAGGAGAGCCAGCTTCGGTTTTACTAGGGACAGCTTGTGCAGTATCCACCTTAAGGGGGATACTGTTGCCGGGGTCGCGCCAGGTGGCGTGAAAAACGGTGCCTTGCGCAGTGTCTTCCGTGCCAATAAGTCGGCTAATGAGGTTAGTGAACATTTTCGGGCACCCTTTCGAGGTGGTTGATAGTGGTTAGGTTTAGGTGTTGCTAAATGTAGTAGGAAACAACAGAGCGGTGGGAGCGAATCGAGCCGTTAATGTCGGCATACTCTGCGCGTCCATCACAGACCTGCACGTCGTATTCTTTGACTCGACGGTAAGGGGCGGTGTTATCTCTGCCTTCCGGTTCGCGCGACTCATGCGCCCAGTTTTCAGTACCTACATAACGCCACTCAAAGCTTGCAGGCGAAGAGTACTCAACATCCTTCATGCATGATTCATACTTTGCCGTGGTGGGATTCAGGCAATAGCTGAACTCGCGGTCTGTCCATTTACGGGAAGGGGTGTAGTTGCGAGTCTCAATAGGCGTATCCACCACCGTTTCATTGATAATGCAGGTATTGGGGTAGGTGTAAGTTGAGCACGCCGTCAGTCCCACAATAGGAGCAAGACATAGGGTGATAGCTCCGGCGGCGCGAGTGATGCGCGGCTTAGCGGCAGGCTTATTGGCGCTCATGGGTATATTTCCTTTCAATGTGAGGGTTTGTCCCGCCTGACACTAAATCTCAGGTGCCAGGCGGGGTCTAATTGGAAGCTTTACTACTTAGCTTCGGTGCGATTGGGGACATTGTACTTCACATCGTTCAGGACTGCTACACCTTCCTTACCCCATACAATTTCCTGAAATGCTTCCTGCGGGGAGGAGAGGTAGGTGAAGAGTGCGAAGTGGGCTTCCCAAGAGTGGTTAATGAGAGGCAGGCGGAACAGGGCTCCAGTCTCGTAGAAGCGAACATCCATAAAAGCATCGGAGAGAGGCTTAAGGGGAGAGTCGAGCTTCACACCAATTCCTACCACCTTCGGGGAGTAGCCCTCATTGAGAAGTTCCTGGAAACGCTCAGGGATGGAGAAGGTGAACTCGACGTTGGAGATGGAAATGTTAGACATGATGTAAAAGCCTTTCGGTAGGGTTTGAAGGTTTTCGCTTGAGATTTCTACTCTCTCAAGCTCATATACATATCGTACCACATATTTTGGGGAATGTGCAACACGTAGTCACGTGGGACACCTCACACCAATTCGACTTGCATACCCCAAATAATCTGTGATACGATAGAGTTATCAACGGTTGAGAAGCCGCCCAAACAAACCCCGGATGGGGTTTAAGGGAGCCAGGTAAGGGGCGCTGGAAAGCCGCTCGGAAGGTTTCTCACTTACTGTCTTGCCCCGGATGGGGACTACCCGCTAGACACTAAGTGAGAAACCCGCCTAGCTTTGAGTAAGTGCCTGTGGTGGAATGGTAGACACGCCAGCTTGAGGGGCTGGTGTCCGACACAGGACGTGCGGGTTCGAATCCCGCCAGGCACACTAGTCACCCCCTATATGGGGTGGTGAGAAGCTTCAGGCTAATCTTCTGCCCCCTGCATGGCTTCATCTCATGTAAACCTGGTGGTAATCCCATCACTGGAGTTAAAAGACCTAACGAAAGGTATGTCATTATGTCCGATATTCAGTACCTCGGTAACGACGAGTTTAAGATTTCCCGCAATGAGCTTGCAGGGCTCCTTAAGTCTGACGCTATCCTCTCTGCGCTTGAATGGGCAGGTGTAGATAATTGGTGTGGCTGGGATGATGCGCGCGGCGATTACGTCCGCGAATACGTAGAAGAGCACGAGGATATGGAAGCCGAAGACCCGTGGTTTGATGAGATTGTCGCTCACAAGCTGAAGCTCATCGAAGAGGCATAAGGTAAGTAAACCTCAATAAGGAAGTAAGGGAGCCGCCTAACCCGGTATGGGGTTAGGCGGCTCCCTTATGCTCTACATACGACTACATACCGCTTCATGGTACTCTACTCTCAGCTTCTAGCTTTGCAAGAACCTTTCCTTCACCGCAACAAGTAGCGCAAACCCGCCAATATACCCAAGGATACCTGCACCTGTCCCAAACGTTGCTACGCCAAGAATGGCGATAGTGCCGATTACCACTGCAACGAAGGTGAGCTTCAAGCTATTGTTTACGTCTTTCCATGTAGCAGGTTCGTCACTTCCTGGGTTCTCATCGAGGAGTACGACGACGCTAAAGAGAGAGGGGAAGAATGCGACCATTTGAGCGCCATCAAAGGATACCAGCAAGGAAGTTATAAAGAATAGCGCCGCAAGCACCGCTTTATGCGCAGTGAGCAGAGTGCTTGGCTTTCCATGCCATGTCTCACCATCAGGCGACAAGCCCATATTGGGCGCAAACACTGTACTATTGATGCAGTAGAACATGGTGGCGTTGAACGCCGCCCATACGGTGAGTCCAATAAGCGGTATTGTGATATTGGCAGTCATGGTGTGTCGCCCCTTTCTTGGCGTAGACCGTGAGCTAATCAAGTTTGCGCTGAGCTAGAGGCGCGTCCCTTCTATTGCTCTCTTGGGGGTGTGGTTTCACATATGCGCTTCTAGGTGATGGTCTAGCGCCTATCTTTCTACTATCGGCTGGTTGCGCCTAGAGTCCCTTGGTGTAGGTCATCCCAATTCACCTTGAGGTCATGCACCTCACCAATTACGTTATGAGTCTCGTCTACATACTCAACAACTGAGCGCGTATTGTATCCGCCGCATGTAGTGCGATGCTCTTCCCACTCTTCTACAAGGCGCTGGTTGGTCGGGTCGTCATCAACTGCATCAAGTAGCAGGTTGCATGTTTCGCAGTCGTGACGGCGCATCACATGCCGCAGGTGACCTACATGCTCATCCTGCTCATTGAAAAGCCGCATATTTCGGTATGCGCGGTAGGTGCGGGTTGCGCCTTCCTGACCATCAACCTTAAACTCTACCCGGTCGCCCCTGAAAATGAGCAACTGAGCGTTTTCGCTAAGAGGAATGGGGTTAGAGCTGTCGGCGTTAAACTCACGCAATTCTTCGCGGTAGGCGCTGGGTACCTTGCGGGGTTCATCTCCTTCTTTCGCTAGGGTCACGTATACGGCAACAGCTTCCTTGTGGGCACCTTCTGGAAGCGTTCCGTCGTGACTAATTTCGCCTAGGTATATGGTCTTCCTGTAGCCGCTGTACAGACCGTGAGGAGCAAGCAGGGCGGCTAGTACGTCCATATTAGCTACTTCGCCGGTATCGATGTTCACGTATTCACCAATGATGCCTGTGTCGCCAACGCGCGAGACGCGAATATGCTTACGTTCGCGGTGGGCATCATCTGTAGTAGGTGATACTTCTACAATGTCGCCGGGGTTCACGGTTCGGAGAGTGTCGAATGTGAGGTTTTCGAGGTCGGTGGTCATGTTGTTATCCTTTCCTGCCGCGCATTAGGGTGTAGATGTTTACGGGTGGTCTTGCTTGCTGGTGGTATGTATCGTGGGGGGTTCTAAGGGGGAGCCTGCCGAAACGCCTAGCACATTTCGGCAGGCTCTTGGGTTTAAGTTCTCAGAATGGCGGCTAGAGAATAAAGTGCCCCAGAATGAATCCTGCAAGGAATAGGAGTACTAGAAGGAGCGTCACAATGGCGGGGTGGCTATACACCGCCTGCTTCACCTGGCTCACAGTTACCGTGTCGCTCGAAGCTGAACTGCTCAGGGTTGAACTACTCGGGGGCAACACGGCACCCTTCGGCTTCTTAGGCTTCTTGGGTTCCTTGGGTTTCTTCGGCTTCTTGGGTTCCTTGGGTTTCTTCGGCTTCTTGGGAGGCTTGAGAGCCGCAATTTCCTGGCTATAGTCGCTAAAGTCCAGATAGCCGATGAGCTGTTCATTGTCCCATCCCTGAGCAGGAAGTACTCCAATGCTAAGCATTGCCTTGAGAACAATTTCCTCGGCTTCCTCAAGAGAGATAGCGCCGCCCTGAGTGGTGTCAATGTACTCAGTAATGCGCTTAAGAACTCTGTCCCTATCGTCCCTTACAGCGAAGTGCTTAGGGCGCTCCGAACTTGGCATACTGTGAAACTCGCTAATCGCTTCACTAATACTGTCAGGTAGCGGGGTGTACGGCAATTGGTGGGTATTGTATGCCCACAGGTGCCGCAAGTAATCCTTAGGCTCAGTGGTTTTAAGGGGAAGCTGGATTTTCTTGTGGATACCATTCTCCGTTGATGTTAGGTGGAGGGAGTACCCATATTCGCCAAGGTGAATATGCATCTCTCCGCCGCCTTCTTCTACGAATCGCGGGTAGATGTCCTTGAGCGTGCTTTTGAATGCTGGCACCTGCTTAGCTACGCCAACCATCAGCATAAGAGCCTGGGCATACTGTGCGCAGGAGTTAATGACACTGTAATCAAGGGTGCTTTTAGCCATTGTGCATCCCCTTAATCTGCTTCACCTTTTCCACCAGGACTAGGTTGGTGAGTTCCCGCTCTTCAGGGGATTCACTTGCGATTTCTGCGGCGGCTTCCAGCTGAGACTCAAGCTTCTTAATGTTTCGGCTTGCGTCTTCACCGCCAAGGCTGTCTGCGATGCTCGATGCGGTAGATGCGCTGTTGGCGATTCTACCCAGAGCTTCTAGCTGGTTGATGTTAATTTCCAGGGTGGTGATGTTCGCGTCTAGCGCCTGCATGTGGCGCTTGATGTCGTCAATGCTCTTCTTAATGTGCTCAATGGAGCCCTAGAGGGAGGTGTAGCGAGCCGCCATTTCGAGTACTTCCGGGTCGTCTGGGTTGCCGCCGTAGGCGTGGATTTGGCGTGAGAGGGCTTCGTACTCGTTCCTGTAGCTTGCCAGTAGGTTCTGGAGGTTGCCGTGGGGTTCTGCGACTTCGCCTAGTTCTTGGCGTGCTTGGGCGTGTAGGTGCTTGAGAGTTGCGGTGTTGGGGTGGGTTTCGCGCATGTTGTAGAGGTGCTTTCCTTTGAATGCTTGGTACTGGTCGAGGAGGTCTAGTTTGCGGCTTGCTTGTCGGATGCTGATGCGGAATGCGACGCGGAGGAGTTCTTCAAGGTCTTCCTTGGTGATGCTCTGCTCGTCTGCTTTGAGCTTCTTGTAGTAGTTGCTCAGCGCGTTTGCGAGGGGTGCGCGGTTTCCCTTGTCGATGGTGTGCATTAGGGTGCGTTCTGCGTCGCTCTGTGCGAAGCGCCTTACGCGAATATCTACGCCCATTGGCTTACTTTCTGTGGGTAATGAATGATTACCTGCATATAGTATAGCACATATTTGTGAGTGTAGACAAACGGCTATACTGGTTTCCTCTGGGGCAATTTACGCAACTGATGAGATAGCCGCTTGAGGCACTAGCACTCACCTAGGCGGCTATCTACACAGCATCTTTAGGAAAAGCGACATACTTACTCCACCTCGTGTCACTGGCACGCCACCACACCTTATACCCACCCACTAGTCGCTACTTTTCTTGAGCAGGATAAAGAGTGCGCAGATACTGAGCGCAAGCGGTATGAGGACCCCAAGGAAGAGCCATTCAAAAAGTGACACCATACTGAGAGCCGTTACCGGGAACATTACTCCAATACACCAATTAACCCCCTTCCAACTTGTCACCCTTGCCCCATCCAGCATCTTGTGCACGAGTACCCCAATGTAGAACAGCGGATAGAAGAACACCTCGAACGGGGCGGGCTTATATAACCATGTGGGACACAAGGCAATCATTAGAACGATAAGTGCCACAAGGTAGATTGCAAGTAGCGCCGCCTGCACTCTTCCAGTTGGCTCCTTACCACTATTGGCACCTATCCCAGGGGCGAATGTGGCACTGTTGATGCAGTAATAAACTGTGGCATTGAAGGCAAGCCACAAGGCGAGACCCATAAGGGGTGTTTCGATACCGGCAGGCATGTGATATGTGTTCCTCTCTGAGGTGGTGCTACGCGGGCTACCCATACGAGATAGCCCGCGTAGCATGTTTGGTTGGTGACTGTCTGGGGCTTACGGCTGAAAGCGGTGATAGTGGGCACTTTTTCGGCAATTATTGCCAATTATTGCACCATAGTGCATAACTCACCGACTAGGGGAAAGGCTCGTTTCTCCGTATACCGGAATACCCATTTTTTCTACCCCTAGATGGCTCTACTGGTAATCCACTTGAACCTTTGAAACATGCGTCGCGATGCACTGCATATTTCGGGTGACAATGACGACAGTCCCAAACTCATCAGGGGCGCTGACACTCCTAACGTTCGAATACCTTTCCGAGTCACAGTCATCAGTAATTACCACGTTAATGCGAGGCTCACTGGGCGGCTCCGCGCATACGGTAGGCATAATTTCAAGGGATTCAATCTCTCCGATAACCTCAGTAACCCTGCCGCTAGTGTTGAACATAGAAAATGCCAGACCGCCAGATGTATTCTCCTGAATGCACATGCTGACCGACCGCACACCTGAAATGCCTTGAACAGGGGTGACAGAGAAGAAGTTATGGTCATTATGATTAACCCAGAAGAAGCGAGGCTCGTCGGGTCTACCGACCAAGGTAATCTTTAGGCACTCCCCATAGTGTAGGTGTGTGCCTACAATGCTTGCCGCATGATAGGCGTAATCGCGGTATGTAACCCCTTCATTAGGTGCGGGACTTCCCTGAATAGTGTGTTTCGCCAGTGTGTCTAGAGCGCCTGCGACGGTGTGGGATTCTGCACCCCATCCGCGAAGCTCCTCTGCCAGCGTGTGCAATTGCATTTCATTCATGACATGCGGGGATACTTGAGCGATATGCAGTAATGCGGGTGTGCTGGGTGCCTGACTTGCATTAGTGGTCACCTGCTTCGCTAAAGTCACCACATTGTTAAGTGCGTTACTTAGGGGTTCGAGTTCGTTAAGGTCTCCAACAATGAGGACTGAGACGATTTCAGTACTCATTTCGAAGAACGCGCCTTTCCTGTATTTCGTGGGGTAGGTGTAGAGTTCGTGGCGGTGGGTGTGGCAGGTGCTTCGGAACCCGTTCTCTTCGGCAAATGTGATGTAGGTGAAGCTTGTGCTGATGTGCTCTATGCGGCGTACCTGGTAGGTTCCTGAGTTGCGGTGGTAGAGTAGTGCGGCACTGTTGGGCTTAGTGGTGCTGGATGGGGCGAACTTCATGGGTAGCTTTCTGTAGTGGAGGTATTGGGGTTAGTTTGCGGTTGGGGGCGTGTGCTTGTAGCGCTTATCGGTGGCTCCTGCTTTGGCGCGGAGCTTATTCCATGCTTCTACGTCTTCTAGGGTGTACCCGTACTGGTTGCCGGTTTTGGAGGCAACTTCGAGTTCGCCGCGTTCTCGCGCCTTGTCTACGCCTCGTCTGGAGAAGTTGGTTAGCTTGGCAACTTCTTCGGTGGTGAGGTAGATGATGGGCTTTTTAGCCATTTTTTCTCTTTCTGTCTTGTGGGTGTCCGGTTAAGGTGTGGTAGCTCAGGTTTGCGAGCCGCCACTGGGTGCTGTGGGTAACCATAGGTGGCGCGCTTCACCTTGCCATTTGGGGTAATAGTACCATGAAGGGGACTATTTTGTCGATATTGCCGCACCTAAAATTGGGGGTGTGCTACTAAACTCTTCAAGTAACACCACTTGCAAAACAGTTCCAACTGTGGTACTATTTAATTGTTGGTTCGAACAGAGCCGCAACAATTAGTTACTAGTCATCTTGAAAGGATGAAACCATCATGCGCAACCTTGACCTCTCCACCCTGAATGCAGGCGACATTCTGCTCGCAGTGTATAACGACAACTTCGTTCGCACTTTCTGGAAGGGTGTTCACCCTAACCTGCTGGTCGTACACTCTGTAGACCCGGCAAGCTCCACTGCCATTGTCGCCGCCGCCGGGGAGGGAAACTACGGTATGTACCTGCTGAGCATTAACGAAGACGGCATCACCTTTGAAAGGTTCGCTGATGCCACCGATAAGTTCGCCCCGGTTCAGGTATTCCAGTTCACCCCCGCCGAAGCTCAGGCACAGGGTTTGGTTCGCCGCCTGAATGCGGAGGGTAAGCTGTTCAAGTTCCTTGAATCCATCAATGATGACGCTCTTATCCACGACGTGCGCCAGGCGGTAGCAAAGGAATACTCTCTTCACTACTTCATGGGTAAGCCCAACACCCTTCTTGGTGACCTGGAACACGCCCGCAAGGTAACGCAGAACATGTACACTGTTGCAGAGAATGAGTATGAGCGAATCTTGCGAGAAAAAGGTGAGATTCTGGATAAGATGGTCGAACTTGTGGATGAGGCTATCGCTAAGGTAAACCCGCTCCTTGCTGGCTCTGGCATGACCTCCAACCGCTCCACTGACGCTAACACCATTCAGCACCACTTTGAATACACTAAAGACGCTCACACTTTCCGCGTGGGTAGCACTTTCGCTGTACATGATGTAAACTACACGGTTACTCGCGTCTCTAAGTCCCGCGCATACGTAGTGAAGACTGATACGGGTGAAGATGCTGGCTACGTCACCTACACGAAGAGCCGCGGTGTGCGCCTGCATGTCGGCAATGGCGAGCCCGCTGTGTCTTTCCGCTATTCCCCTGTCCCGGTTGCTAATGCGGATGACATGCAGGCATTTGATGCGACTAAGCGCGAAATTCACGACATTGCCACTGAGTGCATGGCAAACCTTCGAGACCTGCTACTCAAGGTTGCCGTCAGCAATAAGTTTGGTGATACCCTGAGCCGCGTATACCGCCGCAATATCGTACCTCACGGCGTTACCACCACTACCTCCCTCCTGTATGACCTGCTTTCCGAAATTGAAGCCGTAAAGGAAGCCCTGCATGAGCAGGCTGAGGTGAGCATGTTCAAGATGGAGCGCCTGATTACCCAGACCTACGGCAAGTAACAAACTGAGAGCATAAAAGGTGCCCTAGAAGTATTCCATGCGAGATACTTCTAGGGCACCTTTTATGCATCCTGTGCGCTGACTGGTCGAATAACATGTCTACAGGTGACACATGCGCCCCTAAGGGGATAAAGCGGTGATAATGGGTTCTCTACCTCAGTGGTAAAGTTAGGGGCTTAGGGAGCCGCGTGTAGCTTAGCCCCAATGGGAAGCCCTCCGCTTAAACATCTCTCCATTCAGTCCACTTTTTGCGGTATAATGGAAAGCAGTCAATCAGAAAGGAGCGAGTGTGGTCACCGCTGGAGACATGTTCATGCGGGCTATTGCTGAGGCGGAAGCTATTAAGGCAACATGGGAAGAAGCTGGGCTAACCCCTCAGGAAGCCCTGGAACTTCTACGCCACCTTCAATACTAGAAACACAGTAAAAGCCCTCACGACTAGGTGAGGGCTTTTACTGTACCTACATGGGTTACAGGAGCCACCTCAAAGCACAGGGGGGGGAGAAGCTTGGATTATAAGCTACTCTTCCCACTGCTGGGTGGGTCAGGGATTTTCCCTGGCGGTACCCCCCCCCGCCAGCCGAAGCCAGCCTTCCTGGTCTTGACGTGTTAGCGTCCGTTTAGTTTACCCACCTCTCCCAGTCTCTCACAGGCGAGGTGTATTGGTTGCTACTGCTCCAGGTATTCCAGGAGGAAGCGCTTTACGGATGCCGCCGCGTGGTCAGCTTCGGCATTAGTGTTGCGACTGCGGGTTAGGGCGTACAGGTATAGGGCGTATCCTTCCGTGAACTCATCTAGCTCACCGGCAGGCTTGCGTCCGTGCTCGTTAGCGAGGTGTCCTACAAGGGCGAGCTGGGCTTCTTGGCGGGTCATTTCGGCGGGGTGGGTGTCGGGTCGCCCAACTTCAACATACCTGCCCGCCTTGTTGATACTGAAAAGGGATGCTACGGCGACTTCGTGTGCGTCCGCATTTGAGCGGTAGGTCATATGCATCTGCGGGATGTACGCCCCCTCATTGATAGCGTAGCCGCCGTCGGGTAGGGGCGCGGTGTGGAAGCGGGTGGGGTTGGTGTTGTCGCCTGCTGGGTAGTAGATGTATTCCCACCGCCCGGAGGTGCGGTTGAGGGTTGCTTCGATGTGCTTGTCGAGGAAGTTCTGTAGGGTGGTTTCGGTGGTCATGGGTGGTGTTTCTCTTTCTGTGGATGCCCTGCGGGGTTGCAGGGGTTTGTAGTTGAGTGTTTGTTGCGCGCCCCACTGCCCGATGATGGGTGGTGGGGCGCGCCGGTGGGCGGGTATCCTTTGGTGACCTGCGGGATGCCCACCCAAAGCCTTTAGTGGTACTTGTAGAGCGCCTGAACGTCTTCCAGACCGTACTCGGTGCGGATGAGGTTCTTCCAGTCGTCCAGGTTGCGGATGCTGGTGGGGATGCGCTTGCCGTCTTTCTTGATGATGAGGGTGTCGCCGCAGAGCTTGTTGGCGTAGACGTAGATGCCTTCCAGCTCTGCGAGCATCTGCTCTTCGGTCATGCCTGCGTATTCTGCGGGGATGTATTCGGTCAGACCTGCGCGGTTAAGTAGGTAGCTGATTGCCACAGGGAGACCGGCGAGCGCCAGCGGGGTTACATAACCGCACTTGCAGGGGGTGTCATCGCTGGTTTCGTGGAGCGCGTTGTTGAGGCAGAAGGTGTCGAGGTTGCTAGTGGGGTTGGGGGTCAGGGGCGCAGATGCTTCTCGGACAGCGTATCGCCATGCCGCATCGGATACCTCGATTGCTTCTCCCCACTCGGGGCTACCGTTCACGGTTCCATCTGCGGCGAGGCGGTAGTTATTGACGGTTGCCTTGCCGGGCTCTGCGGACAAGATGACATTGCCTGACAGTCGAGCGCCGGAGGTATTTACGTCGTACACGATAACCTGTCCGGTGGTGCTGAGTCCTTCATGTTCACCACCGATAACGCTACTGTACCCGTCAATGACACAGTTCTTGAGGGTGGTTCGCGCGGCGAAAGCGTGACCCATAAGCACGGTGTCTTCCATGTAGAGCTGGTCGAGAGCTACGCCCGCCTTGTCAATAATGGCATTGCAACCCAGCAGGCGCTTACCCAGCTCATTGTTGCAGGTGTAGAGGTTGTTGCGCACCTTTTCTACCTGGAGCTGGTCGGCTACAGCATCAAGGGTCTCAATGAAGGTAGCCTTAGGGCGGACGGAGGTGCCACTGTAGAGTACCGCTCCGGGGCGGTTCAGCATGGCTTCGCGGCGGAACTGAGAGAGCTCCCGGACGGGGTTGTGGAGGCTCAGGCTGTCCTCATGCAGGCTTGCTTTGTTGGTGGGCATGGTCAAGCCGTGGCGCGCGCGGCTCCAAGCAGGAAGCTTCATCTGCGCGGTGACGTTCTTGGAGGTCTTGATGATGCAAGCGGTAGGCTTAGTGCTTTCACGAAGGGTCATTGGTCAGCTCCTTTGAAGGTAGGTCATTCATGATTACTGGTTACTTCCGAACCAATAATCATATAGTACCACATAATGAACCATCTATGCAAGCGCTACGGCTTTCCTTAGATGCTTAAAACATGCCCCCAAGGAGGAAATATAGATGTACCCCTTGCCGGGTTCGAACCGGCGACTTCTAGATTCGGACTCTAGCGCTCTATCCACTGAGCTAAAGGGGCTTTGCCACCCCATACGGGCTTACTATGTATGGGGCGGCGGGTAAGCAGGTCACACGTTATGCCGCTTCGCCGGATGCCAGCGCATCAAAAGCGCCCACAATCTCACACGTACTTGCGATGGACTGCGTGGCAAAGTTGATGAACACTGGCAGGGCGTACATGTCATCAAAGAACAGACCCATCTTGCGGGGTTTTAGTGCGACAGGCTTATATGCGCCAGAAAAGCACTTATAAGCAGGCGGGTTACCCTCAATGTCTAGCCCTTCACACCCGCGCATAGCGCTCACATAACGACCATACTCACCGCTCTCTTCAACTAGCTCCTTAAGTGCGCCTAGAAGCTTAGGTGAATAGGTTTGGCGGAAGTACTTGTCAGAGCGGCGGTCAGGCAAACCTACGCCCGCGTGGACAGTGATTATCATGTCGTCGTCACGCCCTGGGTCACCCCACACAAGCCAGCCAGCGGTACTTTCAGGGTATGCCGATACTACCGACGTGTTAATACCGGGAAGCTCTGCAAGTTCCTGCGCCCGCTTAGGCTGAATAACGTTACCAATGCATTCCACCATGTAGCAGGGCTGGGAGGCGGGGGTGTCTCGCAACATGTCCTTTAGTTCAGGGTATACCTGGAGCGGGTTCACGACCCTCACAGGTGAGTTCTTGACTGCGGAGAAGCTGACGAACGGGTCTGCGTAGCTTGCGGAGTAACAATGAGTTCCCTGCTCTACTAGGGTTTCTGCGATGCCGTGGAAGTAATCATCAAAGCTATTCACGTTGCCGGGAGACTCAGGGGCGATAACCTCTGCAAGGTACGGGTGGACGGGGAGGACAACGCTCTGTTCCGCATTCAAGGGTGCGTGGACGAATCCGTGGGTGAACCACAGCTTATCGCCCTCCTGGTCGGCAAACAGTAGCAGGTTTACGGGTACGCCTTCTGAGACATGGGAGAACGTCTCGAAGTCGATAGTGGGGGAAGTCATTAGGGGCTCCTTTCCTTATTTGGCGGTTGTATTCTATGGGTGAGTTGTCTCGTGGGTTATCTCACCTCTGGTGGTGTGCTTTCTGCTAGTTCTTGCGGTTGAGCAGTTCGTAGCAGTTGTGGAAGTTGTCAGGCTTGTAGTAGAGCTGGGGGTATCCGCTACTCGGGGCGGTAGAGCGGAGAGCCCAGGTGAACTTACCTCTGTTGCCGGTGGTGTTGGAGGTGAAGTATGCGTACTTCTGGTCGGTATGGGTGATGGTGACTGCTTCTGCGCCTTCTTCGGTAGCGTCCCAGTTGATGCTTGTGCCGTCTACGGGGAATAGTCCGATGGTGTCGCCAACTTTCAGGGGGGAGGTGATGCCGTTGTGGATGATTTCATTGCTCATGGTGGCGGGTTCCTTTCTTGCGGTCAGCTTTCGTTATGCCTTAAATAGCGATGCGACAGCTTGGTTGATGTGGTTGATGATGCGAGTTTGCGCCTTGTCCTCGTCTTCGTAGTCCCATTCGTTTTCAGCCCAGATGGTCGGCGCGCGGTTAGTGACACTGTAACCGATGGGTACTTTGGTGAAGCGGACGGTGTACTTGTCGTCGCCGTCTTTGAGTGAGATGGTGAAGCCGCTCTTGTTGCGCTCTTCAATAGATGCGTTAAGCGTCGGTAGCGCCGTCTGTAGCGCGTCTTTTACTTTGGCGGGTTTGATGGTGTGGTTGATTTCGTAGTGCATGGGTTCCTCCTGTGGTGGGTGAGTGTGGGTGTTACAGCTTCACGGTGAAGTCTGGTAGTTGGAATGTGGTGGTAACGTAAAGTGTGCCTGGCGCAAATTCGTTATCGTACTCATAGGTGACTTTGGATGCTTTGATAGGCAGTATGTCTGCGGTGATTGACTTGATGAGCTCAGCTTCGATGAAGTCGTTACCTAGGTCAAGTTTCTTGGTCACGGTTGCAGAGCCACATGTGAAGGTTGCAGGGGCAGTGTTTCGGCTATGGTCGCCGCTAAAGCCTGTCTTCTCGAACGCTCCTCCGGTCAGCTCGTGCTTCATCTCACCCACGGCGACTAGGTAGACATCTTCACCGCGTTCTAGTTGATGCGTGATGTCTGCGTCGTAGCTTAGGGCTAGGGTGGTAAATGATGGGTTGCTGAACTTTATTTCAGCTGAATAGTCTTCCATGAGTGGGTTCCTTTCGGTTACGATTCATGTTCCAGTGTATCACACATATAAAGGTGATTGCAGACCATATTTAGGTGGCGTACACCACAATGCCCATAGGTCAAGCACTCCGCCTCACATCACCCCTTACATGGTATTCTAAATGAGGTAAACCCATAAAACTACTACTCCAAGGAGAACCCCTTATGCGCCTTAGGTTTGTGACTGATTACCCTGACATTGGTGACGGTCTGCTCTATATCCGCTATCCCTCTAGCTCGTCTGATAGACATGATGTGTCTATTGAGCTCTATGAAGTGTCCAGCGCGGATGCGGACGGTCTGCTCTATGCTCGCAGAGTGAGTGATGCGGGCGGGAATGACTCGCAGGAAGTTATTACCTTCCGTTATAGAGATGAGAATGTACATATTTATCCGCCTGTAGATGGGGTACTGCTCGCCGCTGTCGGCAAGCCCACCACTGCTGAAAAGGCGGGGTTGCCCACTTCCATGTTCTTTATGCACGGCGGGCGCATTACACATGCGGAAGCTAAGATGGCGTACAGTGATGGTGTCGCACCCATTCGAGATGGTAAGAACATTCTCTTTTCAGCTGATGCGTGGCGCATGATTGCCGACTATTTCCACCACACTGTGGGTGACGTATATGGTGGCAGGCAATTCCTTCATTCATGGGTTCGGTCTAATGCGGCTGTCGCGGTGACCGATGTGCTCACGTGCCCGGTGGATGCAGACTCAGCTCTGCGGGAGTTCCTGTCAGACCCATATATCACTGACGCTATTTCACTTCATATTGAGCGTGAAAGGGATGCGGATGAGAGCCGCTGGCGGCTTCTCACCCTGGATAGGGGGCTGATTGAGAAGCAGACCTGCGTCAAGTTGCTTGACGATGCTTATGATGACTATGGTCTACTCACTGCTGAGCTATCGGGGGACGACGTGAAGAAGCGGAGCGTGACAAGGTATCTGACTATCTGGTTTGAGGCATTCCTATCACTAGCTAAGGTGGTTGATGAGGACGTTGCGGAAGCCACTGTTCTCCCAGCCGTCAGTAGGGCTAGGGGTATTATTGCCACCCTAGTTGCCCGCCCCACGTATTGCAAGTAGCAATACCTCTGCGGGTTTACGCATGTGTATGTGTGGGTAGGGTGGCTGGAGCGACAGGAATACTAGCAAAGTAGTTCACCTTGTGGTACTATATTGTTTGTAGGCGGGATTGAATAGCAGTCCCGCATAGAGAAGGAGAGCTATCATGCTTACCCGTAAATCTTTTGTCGCCCTGGCTGTCGCTGGTGTTCTGCTCACCGGATGCGCAGGAACCGCCAATACTCACTCGACTCAGGCACCCACTGGAACCAATGTGTCTCAGGCGGCAAGTCCGACCGCTTCAGAAACCGCTAAGCAGAAGCAGTACATTGTGCTTTCAGCGCATATGTTCACTCGCACCAATGATAGTGGCAAGCAGGTCACTATGATTGCCTATACGTTGCGCGGTCAGGATGGTGCTATTTACAGCCACACCATTATTCGTGATGCTGTAAAGGTAGTTGCTGAGGACATGGATTACGCTGTCGCTTATGCTACGGACTCCCAGCTGATGCTTGGTGAGGTAACCTTTGTGGTTCCTAAGGATGGCATTGCTCCCAATATTGACTTCGTGAATATTGCTCACTAGTGACGGTGGAAGCCCTGGCAGATTGCTTGCCGGGGCTTCCTTTCGTATTCTCACCTAAATAATTGGCATAATAGTTCCAGATGTGGTAGTATTATATTGTTATCGAGGGAACCCCTCAATCATACTTCCAGCAAAAGGAGTCTACAATGTTCCAGGCAGAAACCTTCCAGTACCCCACCGAATACACCGCCCGCCTTGCAGTGTCAGCCCAGGAAGCCAGCGACTCATTCCTGGAGCACGACTACTACTACATCGACACGCTCGCATACACCCACAATAAAGCAAAGACTGAATGGGGTATTGAAGCCACCATTGAAGAGCCTTACCACATTGGCGACGAGAAGCCGGAAGGCTGGACTCCCGAAACCCTCACCCTCACCACCACTGAACCCCTTAGCGAAGAGCACGCAGAGCTTCTTATGGGCACCCTAGAGTATGTACAGCGTCACGGCATCGAACTTTCCCTCGACCGTGAAGATGACACGCTCTTCGTGGATGCCACCTATACCAACTAACACAAGCCACCTGCTACACCCCGCACCTACAACACAGGGCGGGGTGTAGCAATACCACCACCCACCCACAGGAAGGCATGACATGACCATTCTTCAAAAGTATATGATGGGCTCTTCCGCCGCGCTCCTAACATGCTTCCTAACGGCGGCGCTACTAATCGCCATTATTGCCTCTGTTCGCCGCTATCTTGATGCGCGGGCGGTAAGGAAGGGTTTGGCTTTACCAAGCGGCGCTTCCTCTTGGTTCACCTACGCATACGGTGTCGTAGCTCTGCTTCACCTAATCATTGCCCTTACTTTGGCAGGGGACAACCAGGACATGTTTGTCACTGTTTTTTGGACGGGTCTAGCAATACCCTTGATGGTACTAGTCCTCTATCACGTCATTCAAGGCATAGGTAATGATAGTGCCCCTCAGGATGCCCCCAGCGAATCCGACCTCATATCGCAGTATAAGGCGACATACTTCGACACTCTTCTACTGACTGCAATATGTACTATCTTTGCGACCATTTTTGCCGTCGTCGGTAGCACTGTCTATGAGAGTAAAACGGTCGTTACCGAGGTTATAGATGGGCGAGTAGTGGAGTATCGAGGCGAAATTGAACTCACCTCTAACGGTGTAGCTGTCACTATAGCGCCCGCAACGAGTGAATATGAAGAATACGACTATGTTTCGAAGAACCATCAGCGGAGGGAAGCTACGAGCACTGTTGCCACCTGGCTTGAGCGTGACTCTAGCGGCTCTGTAAAGACCGTCTCTATCGACACGGGCGGGCGGGGCGGTTTCAACATTGCCGATGACCTACCTGCCGGTGAAGCGCCTTACGTCACCTACACGCCTCAGTACAGCTTGGATAGTTACAGTAAGCCAGGTGATGCCCTCTGCGTCATGAAGCGTGACACTGGTTGCCCGCTAAATGCACGCCATATCTATGATTCTGTCACGATACATATTCCTGCTGGGTCTACAGACAGGATGGTGAGCACGAAAGCTTAACAGTTGCTCCACTGGACACAAATGCACCCCCTAACGCAAGAACTTTCACGTTAGGGGGTGCATTTCGTTAGGGCTGTGTATTACTGACCGCTCTTAATGCGGGCAATTTCAGCTTCTACCGCCTCTTCGCCGCTCTCGTAGCCGTAGTACCTAAGGATTTCGGAGCGATAGTAGCAGAACTCATCAGTCAGGCGTAGCTTATAAGAGCTACTCTTTACGAGCTCAGCATCAATAATTTCCCTGAGCGTATCCTCAGGGACGATAAAACCAATACCTTCACGATAGGTAATATCCTCGATAATGGGTTTGCTCATGCGGGTACTCCTCTTTCTCTGCGGCATGAATCATTGGGGTGAATTACCTCTTAATTATACCACATATTCAATGCTTGCTGGAAATACTGGCGTGTAGCGTCCGTCACAAGATACCTATATGCCCGCGTAGAAGTTCTTGAGCTCACTACGCACCCACTGCACATGACTGATGCTCTTACGCATATCTAGAATCATTTCGGTGATGCGCTTCAAGATGTGGGCGCGGCAACGCTCAGCACTCAAGTACTCAGAGAGGGTGCCTTCTAGCTCCCAGCGGTAAGGGAGGCATAGCGGCTTACCTTCACCAGCACTAAACATGTCAAGATAGGTGTTTACGAACACCTTTTTCAGAAATGCGTCTGTCATGGATTCATGGGTGAGGTACTGCTGAATATCCTGAAAAGAGCCAATGGGGAGAAGTTCTACCGCACGAGAGTAGAGGGAGAAGTTCTTGCCGTCTACTACGAGCTTGAGGTTGTGGTGGTAGGGGGTGCCTTCAATGTACCCCTCTCGCCCACCCGCAAAGGTTACATATGCACGCCTACTATTGACTGACGTAACACGGGCATAACCAAGCTTGTGTCCAACGATAGTATCTTCGGGGTTGAATCGGTAGCGGTAGATGCCGCCGACGTGAAACCTGTTATCGCCCAGGCGGATGGACTGCTCACCTAGCTCTGGCTTACTGTAGCTAGGTGCTTTAATTACCAGCTCATTAGCGGCTTCCACCTTAGCGAGGTACTGCTTTCGGGTGTTTTCAGCCCACTCAATCGCCGCGCTAATATCATTCTCAGCGACTTCTAGATAACTGAACATTCTTCGAGTATCTGCTGAGTTAGCTGAAATGAGGGAGGGTGCATTTAGTAAGCGGGGGTAATTGTACTTGTAATTGCGTAGCGCCTTGAAGTCCTTACTACCTGCTTCTTCATAAAGAATGTCCAGGATGCGTTCACGTTCGTAATATGTCTCTGCATCTGCTGTGGAAACGTCGGTAGCATACCGGCAGATTTCAGATTCGGGGTTGTTTACCTCACGGGTGAATACTATCCCATCATAGTCTTTCACTCTAAGGACTAGCGTATCATTCTGTGAACTGTTACTTTCAGATACGACTTCCTGCACGTGAAGCACTTCACCGCTTCGGCTGATGATAATGTCTTGGTGGTTGATTTCCATTAGGTTCTTTCTTTCTGCTAGGGGTGAGAGTCATGCAGGGGTGTGTCCCAGTTGCTTACCAGGAAACACCCCTGCATGAGAGTATATGACTTAGGCGCGTTCAGGTACGCTCAGGCGAGCCGTCCACCATGCGGAAACCTTAGAATGGGTTACCTTGATAGCGTCGCCATCCTTGTCCAACAGGTGTCCCTGTCGAGGGACTTCACGCCCCTTGAAGAAGACGATATTGCGGACAGTGTTGGCGAAGATGGCAGTAAGCTCTTCCAGTCCTTCGCCTAGCGCGCCCTCAACGTAGGTTTTGCGGGGTTCCATCCAGCCAGCACCTACCCACCAGGGGATGTGGCATTCGGGGCAATCTCCGGTTCGGTCGTCAGAGTCGGGCCAGCGGCGGTGGCACATGCCGCTACCTACACGCCAGTATCCGCCACTACTATTGTTCTGGTCAATCGTAATGCAGTCGTAGGAGACGCGGTTGGGGTTGGTGGTGGGGAAGATGGCATCTCCCCAATGAACCGTATCCGGCTTTTTATCTGCGGTGGCTGAGTCTCGGTAGGCAATGAAGTTAGGGACGTTTGCAATCCAGAAAGTTTCCAAGGTCTTATCATGCTCACACTTCTTAAACGAGGGTGCACTGCGAACCAGTTCATCCAGTTCGATAAGACGTTCTTCAAGGTTGGCGGCATGGGTTTCTAAAATGCTTCGTTCTTCGCCAGGGGTGTATTGCGAGGCGATAGCCTTAGCTTTTGCGGCGAAGCGCTGAATAGTAGTTGCAGACATATGTAACGTCTCCTTTTTAGGGGTTTATGGGGTCGGGTATGATGTGCCCATCTGATTACAGTAATAATGTACCACATATTTACTATGCAGTACAAGAAGGCATCCACCTTACTCTTCTTGAAATATTTAGTCCACCCATAGTTTGCACTACCCATAAAATCTGTGGTACACTTATTTTGTGAGCGGGTAAGACACTCGCAAACACCATCAAATCATCTCCCGAAAGGAACTTACACCATGCAGTCCCTCAACTTTGAAACCATGAACATTGGCGACATCGTACTGACCAACCCCAAGCTGAAGTGGCACAACATCGGCAACTTGGGATTGTTTACTGACATGTACATTGTTCAGTCCGTAGATGCTACTAACCGCGCCGTCGTACTCTCGAAGGCAGACAGCACCTCCACCAACCTGCTTGTCGCCACCGACGACAACCAGTTCACCCTCACCCCTATGGACGTTGAAGACCCCCAGCCTATTGCTGAGGTGTTCCAGATGTCACACGATGAGGCTGTGGATATGCGTCTGAGCGAGCGAATCATTTCTGAGCACCTACTGGGAGTTCACCTTGAGTCGCGCCATGACTCCATGCTCCCCCTCCCTGTAAGTGAGTTCATTGAGAGCTTCTACAAGGAAGCACACTCCCCCGAAAAGGGTACCAACAGCTACATTTCGGACATTACCACGGGCTACCAGATGATGCGTCAGCTCATGGATACTGTTCGCGACATGTGCGACAAGGAGTCTGCAAAGGAAACCCGCCTCCTCAACTCCATTATCGAAGAGTCCCGCAAGGCATATGCTCAGATTATGGAACTAGTACAGGAAGCCAACATTGAGTACACCTACAGCGAAGACGTTGCCCTCCTCACTGCTCGGCGCCCGTACAGCATCCCCCGAGCCTTCCGTGTAGGAACCTCCATCATGCGCGAAGATAAGTCGTACACCATCAGCCGCGTATCTGCTACCCGCGCACACGTCACCGACAACACCGGCGAAGAAGTCGGCTACATTAGCTCCAGCAAGGCAGACGGACTCAAGTTCACCAACAAGAAGTCCTCTACTGTGGACAAGCTTTACCGCGAATACGGCGACTACGCCACCTACCCGGCTTCCACCCCCTCCGAAATGGACAAGCTCCATGACCTCACCTGGAAGGTAATCGAAATTGTAGAAGAACACCACCGCAAGATGCAGAGCATGATTCGAAACGCCAACTGCACCCGCGTAAGCGACTACGGACGCATTGCCAACCACAACACCTACCATGTATCCACTCTCTCCGCCGCCATTGGTCACGTTCAGGACTTCGTGAACGCCGCACAGAAGCTCCAGGGCGAACTGACGGACAGTGGCGAGGAGTTCTTCTTCAAGGCAGAACGCCTCATCCGCAAGGCATACGGCAAGTAGCCACAACACACAATATCTCACCCCCTCCCAGAAAGCCCTGAGAGGGGGTGAAATGCATCCCCGCATATAGTTTTACCCAAGAGAACTAAAAAGCCCCTAGAGGGTCACTCTAGGGGCTTCTAGGCACATTCTCAGACGGGAACCTTGCATGGCTATGCGCTACTATGCACCACGACGCAGACAGGCAACCATTCGGCATGGGGTTATGCGAGAGATGGTAACTACCCACATGTCACCCAGTAGCCACCATCAAGTACTATAGACACCCCCCTGCAAGGCTTGTAAGCCCAGCGGCAACTCATAAAAGCCGCCCCTCCCTATGGCAGACATTCCGCTTTGACCTCAAGTGTTTGGGGTTCCAGGGTGCATAGCTTGAGTGCCTTGCAGTAGGTAATCCTTGAGCCACACACAGGCATTACTTATGCGTTGCATGTGGCTCTGGCGGAGTAAGTATTAGTAATTCCTCTTTCGTTATGATTGTTTATGGGGCGGCTCACCACCAGAGGATGCCGCCATTGCGGGCGCGGCGCGCCTCTTCCCTACGCTTAGCTTCCTCGGCTTCGCGTTCGCGGTCTGCGGGCATGGTCGCGTCCACCCAGAAGCCGGAGCCATAGTAAGGCTCACCATCGGATGCGTCGTTGCCTTCGAAGCAAATCTTGTTGTTTTTCATGAGGATGAAGATTTTGAAGCCGGGCTCACCGAACTGCTCATCATACTCCGTCTCCTCATACTTAACGTTCATAATGGCGGCATCTAGGGCACCCTTAGCGGAGGGGAAGTCGATAAATGAGTTGCCCTTACCACAGTCGCAACCATAGTTAGGGTGAATCTTGACAACATAACCATTATCAAGCTCAATGCTTTCATGGGTAATCTGGGTGATTCGGTGACCAACAAGGTTATCCTTAAAGAACTTATAAATTTCGCCAGAATCGAAGTTCTCGCGCTGTACGTAGGGGTACTTCTCGGACGACATGAGCCCTCTTTCTTGATTACTGGATGAGTTATACCTATTTACACCTGAGGTTGGGAGGCTCATTTTGCAATGTGCCATCTCTTAGCCAGGAAGTGCTTACATGGGCAAGTTTACCACATATTCTGATGCACGCACAAGGTGGCAAACTGAGGCGTGGGCAGGCGTATAAAAGCACCCTAGTCACAAGATACGTGGCTAGGGTGCTTTTATGTGTGATTAGAAGCGGAACTCACTACGATTGATAACGGACTTGATGGTTGCCCACACCCAGCCGTCCTCATCAACGGTAAACTCGGGGTCAGCTCCAAAGAAGCCTTCATCCATGAGGTACTGATGGTTCTCGCGCTGAGTAGCATCAACGTCGTCAATGTATGCTTCGATTTCCTGGCTCAGTTCCAGGGGGTCATTGGGGCTAATAACATCCTGAGTGTCGCCGTCTTCCATAACGAAGTTGAACATGGGCAGACCGTCATCTTCGTAGTCTTCGAAGTGGGGTTCGATGTAGCGGGTGGTTTCATGCATCGCCAACCATTCAAGGTCTTTGTAGTCAATACCGCTAACGTGCTTGAAAGACAGGCGGAAGGTCATGGGGTCAATTGCGCGCTTCTCAATAGGGGCGGTGTTCATGGTGGCAACCTTTCGGTAGTGGCTAGATGATTCGTAGCGGTCTTCCTTGCTACATCTATAGTCTAGCACAGATTTAAAACCGTATGCAAGTCAAATATAGGTGAGGTGGAACACATTCCACCTCACCTATATTTGTTGGCAACAGTCATCTACACTGTAACCCCTATCTACTTCTTTTCTATTGCCAGAATGAATCCGTGTCGCCTCGCTACCTTAAACCCGACAACATGTCCACCCTCGCCATTCTTGTCTGACACCGTTACACCCATGAGCTTACTAGGGTATGTCATGGCGCTTTCCGTAACATATCCCAGCACCTCAGCACCATCACAGATGGGCACCATACCTCGACTAGGCACGCCAAACCAGGCACGCTTAAATACGTGAGAGAATTTCGCGCAAGCGAATCCTTCTTCCATGCTATCCATTGCTTCCATAATGGCATCTATCCCATACTTCCCATCGCCTGATGGCTTGTATGCAACCTCCAATAGCTCTGCAACCTCGGCGGGGTAAATCTTCTTAAGGGGAAATGCCAGAGTCTTACCATCGACCATTACTAAACCTCCCTACCATCTCTAAAAAACTAATTGTACGCAATATACGGGACGCCTGATTCAGTCACCAGGGCATCCAGTACTCTGTAGCGCCTGCTATCACCTTCAATCCACTCACCAATGAGTAGTCGGGGATTCTTCACAGCCTCTACTGACGCATATGCGACAGGCTTGCCGGCGATAACCAGGTCTCCGATGTTTACTTCAAGCATTGTAGGCACCTTCCTGTGTGCATTTGAGATGATTTGTTTCCGGGGCTTCCCGGCTTATATCTATACTATACCACAGATTTTAAATGCCATGCAAGCCAATTTAAGGTGACGTGCAACACATCCACCCCCTCCAGGTCACCAACAACGGCGCTAGAGGGGGTGGATGAACGAAATTTACAAGCAAACCTTTCGGTAGGTCTACACCATGTGGTGCAAGACCAGCGGATAGGTAGCGGCAGGTATTCTACAGCTTTCCACCCAATGCCAATGCGCCATAGGTAGAACCACCCACGGTAACCGACTCATGCATAACGAAGGTTGCACCGTCACTACTATCGGCGTGCCAAACGATAGGACGGTGTGCTTTCAGCCGGGCGTTAAGCTTCGCCTCAAACGCCCTGAACACGGCGAACTTGAAGCCAGGTGAGCCGCTAATGGGTGCTGACATGGTGATGCGGTCTGCTGTAGTATCGCGACCTGCGCAAAGGGTGTAGCTAATGGTGTCACCCTCTAGCTTTACATCTTTAAGAACTGCTTCCGATTCGTTCCATTCGCGGAGGTTACACTCTCCACTGCGGGAGGTTTCCTTAAAATTGAGCTCAACGTAAGCTTGTCGAGTATTAGGCATTTGCTTTTCCTTTCGCGGGAATATGGGTGTGCTAGGTGAATAATCGTTTAAGTTGGTTTGATAGCGCATAGAGTTTCAGTACCCCCGCAATGTTTACCCACTCACTATGTAAGTTCAGCCATGAGAAACCTTGCAGGGGTGTTTAGATAAGCATTTCTAAGTGATGGGCACTTAGATAGACCAGGTGAGTAGCTTGAGTGCTACGGTCACGCCGGATGCAATGATGCTCCAGGTGAGTACGCCTGCTACCCAGGCGCTACCCATTTCCATATCTGCGGGGTTGGCAGTATTCAATGCACATACTCCTTTCGGATGGTCTAATTAGTTGCTCTTGCAGGCGATTTCGCGGAAGGTGATGGACGCTACCATGTTGCCCACACGGTTTTCATCCCATTCAATGTCGTATCGCTCGATGGTGCCGCCCATCATGCCAGCACTTGCCAACAAAGCGTCGAATCCTTCGGCTTCATCAGTGATGATGCCCCTCAAGAAGGTTGTCACGTCAGCATACTCAATGCGGGCGGTAGCGTCGGGTACCGCAAAGTATTCACTCTCCCAGGTCTGCGCCAAATCGTTGTAGTAGCCAGCGTCAGGGTCTTCTTCGACGTTAAACTCGCCCATCAATTGAATGGCGGGCTTGTGCTTGGACATCCAGTTAGCCAGTTCTTCCACGGCGTACAGGGGCTTGGCGTTGTTCCTAGTGATGCCTACCTTGGGGAAGTCAATCATGATGGTGAAGTCGCGGTCGAAAGCGATGTTGAAGCTCTTGGTTTCCTGTGCCATGATGGGTTCTCCTTCTGGTGGATGATTCGGGAGTAGGGGGCATTTTTAACCCCTCAATAAAATCATTGTACCACAGATTTATCTATGCGCACAATATATAGAAGCCCCTAGAAGTTCCTTGTTTGGACTTCTAGGGGCTTTATTCGCTGTGAATAACCGGAAGCTACATCATAGGTTCCGCATCCTTAGGAAGAGTTAGTTTAGCACCCACCACCTCATCGCCAATCTTCAAGGTAGCGATAGCACAAGAATGCTTTGAGTCGGAGGAGTAATGAATGGTGGTATCGTGTGGGAGGTCTAGAATGTACTGCCTTCCAGAGGGTGCTAGTAACACTACCTGCCGCGCACCCTTCGACTCTAAAACCCATCCGCCGTACCTGCCGCCATTCTTGAACTTTACCAGCGGAAACACCCAGCCGCCAGCTAAAGAAATAACAGATTTTTCGGAGTCTGTCAGCATCGGAACCATCTCCCGGCAATAGTCACGCCACGGATTTAAGTATCCGACTCGACCTTCGTATCCAATGTATCCACCAAAGGTAAACCCGAAAGAGGTTGCGATAACGGTAAGTGCAAATAAAACACCTATCCAAGCCCATTCAGTCGTGCTTCGCTGAGATGCAGTAATCCAGCTAGTGAGGAGCCAGGTAGCTAGAGTATATCCAGCAATAGTGGTTAGTAGTATGCCTAAGTAAGGTGCATCCCAGTCGATTTCAGTCTTCCAAGTATATGTCCGTACCGCCTTAGAATCGAATTTCGGCTCTCTGCCAGTTGTCATGCGGTCAGACGCTTTAGCGTCTGCAAAAACAGGTTTCCACCGCTTCGCGTAAGATGCGGGTAGGTGAAGCGTCCACGTAGCGTATCGCGTATCATACTTAATGTCGCTAAGATGAATGTCCATGCGTGGACTATCGCCCTCCAGTAGGTCATAAGAAACCTTTAGCAGGTCAAGAGGAATGACAGCTACACCAGACTCTAGACCGTCGCCCTTTAGTGACACGACAAGGTGCCTATCAACCAGCTTAAACCACTCACTAGATGATTCCCTGCGTATCGTGAGAGGGACGGTGAAGCTGTTTACGTAATCATCGCCGCCACGCTTAGGGACAGCAACCCCTACGACCCGACGGATGAGACATGTCATCCACCCGCCCACAGCCCAGGAAACACTAAGCCCCGCAATAGCCACCATAAAAGTGTTGATTTGCGCCTGCCAGAAACCATCTGGGTTACCCGCATAAACGCCGATAACCCAGAGCGCGGTAATTAAGGCGACAGCTGTTCGAATAAGGGGGAGCGAGTAAAGCTTCGCCTTCCTCTGTGGCTCATGCGTGAGCTGTTCCGTGAACGTGTCTACCGGCAATACCGATACTTGCGGTTGTGTCTCAGCAGGGCTGGCATTTTTAAGAGATGAAGAAGCCACTGGCTTGCCATCCTTTCAATCGTTATTCTTGTTCGTCGCTCTTGGCGACTATTCGCTAACCACGGGCACCATCTTATCGACAGTACCGGCAGGAATGTGGATAATGGTGCGTGCTTTCGTGAACTTCACTGTTTCAGTCCTGTCATCACAGCGGGGGTATAGACCGAAATCTTCGGGAGCATACCTGTAGATACATGCTTCCTTACCGGCGGCAATAGCGCCACCCTTCACCTGGTACTCAACAATGCGTTCTACGCGGGCTTCCGTATCGGTAGCTGGCAGGTCATCCTTGAGTGTGACCTCGTATCGGTCATCGCTCACCTTTTGAACAGAGCGTGTCGCAAGGGCTCCATCTTCCTTGCGTTCTACCCAGGTATAGGTGTCGCCACTGGTGTTGCTTCGTAAGCTGTTGATGGGGTAGGTGTGGGTATCACCTTCTAGCTTGTGTCCGTTAGCGTCCAGGTGATAGGTGACGGTTTGGTCGAATGTTGCGTTTGCCGCTTTCTTCGCATTCTCCGTTGTGTTTGAGGATATGGCAAGTCCTACTATTGAGGCTGTTGCGGCTAGGCACGCGATGGCAATCAGTAGCGTTTTACAATATGCGCCACCAGCGCTATTGCCGGGGTCTACTAGGAAGAATATGCCGCCAAGCACTAACGCGAGAAGCAAAGCAAACCCTGCAAACCCAACCAACCCATTCTTGAGCACATACGCGGTGGTTAGGAGCGCTATTGCGCAGGCTACCCAAAAACAATACATGCCCACAAGGGCGTTCATCCAAGCTTCCTCATCGTCATACTCTTCATCTTTGGTCGCCTTAGCAGATATGCAGATGGGAATAATGCCCGCAAAGATGATGAGGAAAATAAAGCCTGTTACAGCTATGGCGGTTAGCCCGGTTTCAGGGTTGGGCATAGTTACCTCCTTAGTGGTGCGAGTTGAGTGCGCCGCTTACGGCAGGTCTTTCATGTCCATAACAATGCAGGTGATGAGTCCGACAGTGACGTAACCGTTGAAAACATAGTAGGGGTCTGAGCCGGTAATCCAGCAGAGTGGAAGTCCTGACTTCTCGCGGGCTTGGAGTACCTTAACAAGTGTTTCTAGTAGGGCGCGTTTAAAGGCGCGGGTACCTTGGACGGTGGCGCGCATGATGACTTTGGCGGCGTTCTCACCCTCACCTACCTTCACGACATATTCTATGATATGTTCTTCGACTTCTGCGCTGACTAGGCGCTGTGGCTCATGGCGCGCATGAAGAGTTTTAACCCCATCATTCGTGGTTTCGCCATAAAATCTGAGGTTCCTTATCGGAATGTCGCATTTAGGCATGGTTGGCTCCTTTCCTGAACTTATTTCCGCGTGTAGGTGATGAACTGGTATACGGCTTGGTGCCTACCACCATTACTGTCTAGCAGGTATCCGTGTTCGCTCAGTTCGGGTAGTTGTTGGTTCGTGGCGATTGTCCAGTCGTCTAGGTGTAGGTTGGGTACTTTGGCGTCACCGGGTATCTCTACTAGGTCGCTTGCGGCGAGTGCGGTTTGCTCTACGACCTGAACACGCCTGTAGTGGGGTAGGTCTTCGCGGGCGAGGGCTTCAGTGTATAGTGCGCCACCGCCGATAATCCATGCGTCAGCTAGTGAGCCTGCGTTAGTGGCTTCCTGTCCCTTGTGAGCCACCTCTAAAGCCGCATCCAGGCTAGATACCCAGATACCCCCGTCGCGTACTTCTACAGCACCCACGGAGCGGCTGACAATAATGTTTGCGCGCCTTGGCAGGGGTTTATGGGTATCTGGTAGTGATTCCCATGTCCGCCTACCCATAATGACCGGCTTACCGGAAGTTACTTCCTTGAAGTGCTGTAGGTCTTCGGGAATATGCCAGGGCATTACCCCGTCACGCCCAATAACTCCATCTATGGTTTGCGCCCAGATAGCGCCTAATGTAAGTGCCATATGGGTTACCCTCGCTGAATGGCTGATTTGAGCTTGAGCCTCAGGTTGGAGTCAAGTGTAGGTACAGGTGCCCCGCTTGTAATGTAAGCTTTTTCGCAACGGTCAAGGATTTCTGAGGTTACCTCTTCCAGGTCTTTCAGACTGTAATAGGTGGTAGCGTCGCCCTTGCTCTCGCGTTGTTCCAGGATGCGATACAGTACGGATAGGGCATCAAATGAGCACCACTCTAGAGTCAGTGAAATGTGGGCTAGGTTAGCACGTCGCGCGCTGTACCTATTATGAGTGCTGAATTTACTCAGGTAATCCACTAACCCAGCAGAGGCTTTCAGCATTTCCTCTTCGTCGGCGTGTGCGATTCGGTCGATAGCCTCTAGCAGGTTTCGGTCTTCTACACCGAACTTTTCAGTTACGCCGTAGGGTGTTTCTGTAGCTTCCTTGTCGAGGTCAATGATTGCCGCCTCAACTTTTTTCTGGAGCTGATGCATACGCTTAATGTAGAAGGCGACGTTTTCAGCGTGCCAGGTAATATCACCTACGATTAGCATTAGTTTTACGTTTCCTTATCTTCTTGAGGGTTATATAGCTACCGGGGCGGCGATGCCGGGGTGATGCTTGTAGTCCACTAGTTCGAAGTCTTCGTACTCGTAATCGAAGATGGAAGCCTTCTTACTCTTGATAACTAGCTTGGGGTATGGGTAGGGTTCGCGTGCAGGGTAGGGGTTGCCGTCCGGGTCTAGACCGATGCCTAGCTGTTTCTTCACCTGTTCCAGGTGGTTTGAGTAGATGTGGCAGTCGCCGCCCGTCCATACGAAGTCGCCGGGAACCATGCCCACCTCTTCGGCAATGAGGTAGGTCAGTAGTGCGTATGAGGCGATATTGAACGGTACGCCGAGGAACATGTCTGCGCTACGCTGGTACAGCTGACAGGACAGCTCCTTCACTCCATCCGGTCGCTCGTTCACATAGAACTGGAACATGGTGTGGCAGGGCGGTAGCGCCATGTCGTCCACCTCAGCAGGGTTCCATGCCGAAACGATATGGCGACGTGAGCTAGGGTTATTCTTGAGGGATTCGATAACCCTAGCGATTTGGTCTACCGTACCGCCGTCAGGGTCACGCCATGAACGCCACTGCGCGCCATAGACACGACCAAGGTCGCCGTTCTCATCCGCCCACTCATCCCAAATGGTCACGCCACGCTCCTGCAACCACTGAACGTTAGTAAAGCCACGAAGGAACCACAACAGTTCAACCGCTACAGACTTGAAATGAACACGCTTCGTAGTGATAAGCGGGAACGACTCACGAAGATTGAACCGCATCTGTCGCCCAAACACACCGTAGGTTCCGGTTCCGGTACGGTCTTCACGGTTAGCGTTAGCGGCAATGGCGGCGGCATTCTCCACAAGAATTTCCCTGAGCAGGTCTTCATACGGGGTCGGAATGATGTCAGTCATGAGGGGTACTCCCTTGTTCGGGTGGATAAATTCACCACCCATTATACATGATGCAGAGCGAACATGTGGGACATGGGAGTAGGGTTCTGGATGGAGAAATAGCCCTCTACCGCGCGTCGATAGAGGGCTTGGGGTGAGCGTGTCCCCGGTGGACTTTATTTACCGCCGGGGACACGCTCACATGTTAGAAGTTCTGAGCTAGAGCGCGAACGCCTTCCTTGAGGTTTTCGGTAATTGCGTCGAAGTCAAGGTTTTCAATTTCACTCACGTGCTCCTTGTAGTGGAAGTAGATGTCGAGGTAGCGCTTCCCTTCCTCTCGAAGTGCGCTTGCCTGCGCTTCAATCTTCTCTGCCTCATCCAGCTCACCAAGGCTCTTTGCAATGCCTTCAAAGGCATCAGTGAGGTGAGCGAAGTCAGTGTACAGAGCGGAAATGATGTAGACCTTTTCGACCTTTTTAATAAATTCTCGCGACATGATTAGTGACCCTTTCGGATGGTTTGCGGTTTCGGTGGCTAGGGCTCCCCCCTTTACCTTACGCCTATAGTCTATCACAGATTTAAAGCCATACGCAAGTTGAATTTGAGTGAGATGCGCTACAAATAATGCAGGTGCCTCAGCCTGCACTCAAACACACAGGAAAGAGTGAGTCCCCCGTGTCGTACATAGTTTCACTTACGCATCAGGGAGCGAAACTTCTATGTCGATAGATTTTAGGCACGAAAAAGCGAGGTTTCCCTAAGTTACGTTAGAGAAACCTCGCAAATACCGAAAGGTGTGAGTTCTCCAAGTTCGGCTCAAGATAGAAGACAATGCAACTACCCTGGCTATTGATTACTCAACAGCAACGCTTCCCCTTGAAGCCTGAAGCTGACCGCCTCCCTGAGAAATTTTAGTTTCCCAGGAGCCCCGCCATTAAGTCGGGGTAGCACCTGTACAGACGCAGAGGTTTCAGTCTCAGTTTTACTCACACAATAAATTATAGCAGGCGTAATTCCGTCGTGTCAAGTCGGTAGCCGCGATTTTAGCCACACTCGACAAAAAGCTGGGCAAGTAGACACCTACTGGTGTACCCTAACTTTCTTTACTCTCAGAACTATTTCATTGAAGTCGGCACCCTCTTCCAGAGTGAAGCCTTCAATGGTGGCACCCTTCTTTGCCATATCGACCCAAAATGAGTAATTGTCTGCTTCATCTGTAATGGTAGCGAATGCCTGCCTAGTTTCATCGGCATTATGGAAGATGATAAAAACCTCATCTTCTTGATGTTTGCCATATCGACCGTGATTTACAATGCCGTAGTCCTTAAAATCCAGCTTGCCAATTACAGCTTCGCAGTTGATAAAGTCTTCGGAGTCATATTCAAATTCTATGCCGCTTGGCGAAAGCCACCAGCCAAATGCTTCAACAGTCGCGGAGACATTCTTATAAGTTCCATCATGTTTCATAACATGCACCTTTCGGTCGGTTTCAAAAGTTTCTAGGCTTCCGGGTTCCCCATCCACCCTGCACATATAGCCTATCACATGTTTTTAGTGAAATATAGACATGGTATGAGATGAGGCTGTGAGCGACGCGGGCTGACTTTGGGTAGACTATTAGGCGTGCGCCTAAGATGCATGTGTCCCCGGCGGTTTCATCTATCAATAGGGACATATATATATATGGCTTATATAAGGCGGGAGGCATGTAGCTTTCCACGGGTTGATGCCACGGTCTTAAGCTTATACCCTATGAGGTCTTGCCTTCGAGAAGCTTTTTAAGGTCCCCCCATCGGGGGCGAAGGGGTCGGCGCGGAGCATCGGCGAGGTCTATCATCATTTTCTGATACTCATCTACCCAACGGACAAATAGTTCTTCGGCGGACTTACCTTCATACTCGCTACGCGCTAGGCGGTCTGTCTGCTTGGGGAATTGGATAAAGACGGCGGGGCGGTAACCAACATATCCACCATCGGGAACCTTTTCGATTACGTATTCTTCCGTGGTGCCACGATTGATAGTGTAGAGATTATCGGTGGGGTTGGAACCTTTAAGTGTGGTGAGGGTGAATCCCTTGTAGGTGGTGGTCATGAAACTTTCTTTTTGGTCGTGAAATGGGTAAGCGGGGGTCTTTTACCCCCTGCTTACTGGTGCTACTATCTAAGGGGTTGCCCCTGGACTGCTTCATGCCTTCCAGGGGTGGTTATATGGTGTGGTTACCATACATGGAGAGAATACATGCCGGTTTCACGGTCGAACTTTACGGGGAACTCGGACTGCTTCTGCATTGCCTGACGCAATTCCTCTGCATCTTCTTCGTTGAGGCGGAAGAGGGGCTTGATGAGGTAATCCACAGAGTTAATCTCCACGCATACCGGGAGTTGGTCTGCACCTTCGTGAGCGTAGAGGGTGCCTTCGAAAAGGCCCGACTCTCCTGCCACTTCTTCAAAATCAATGCTTTCCAGGAAGAGGTCTTCAATGTCCACATCTACCAGGCTAATGTCATCACCTTCGAAAAGGCGGGCGGTTACCTCGTTCTTGTTATCGACGTAATAGCCGTTGTATGCTACTGCGAGGTGGGAGATGGTTGCCATAATTGTTGTATCCCTTCGGTGGGTTGAAAAGCTGACTAGGCTTCGGGTTTCTATTCCCCGACTGCCTTATATCTATAGTCTATCACAGATTTAAAGCTGTATGCAAACTAAATTTGAGTGAGGTGCGCCACATCTACCTACACCCAAAAGAGAGTGCAGGTAAATATCTAGGGTACGGCTTGGCAACCAAGGCATCAAAGCGGGCAACCTTAGTGCTATCACGTAGACTACTGACGATACTCCATTAGCTGTAGCAAGCATGGTTATTCGGGAAAAGGTTGCCCCGCGCCAGGCTTTCAGGTTGGGAGTTTACTTATAGCCGAGGGCGGCAAGGATTTCGGTAAGCATTTTCCATGCATTAGTAGGTTCAGTACCCGCTAGGGCTGGGCATGTGCCGCCGTGCTCACATTCACCGGCGCAGTACTGAATATACTCGTCCTCGAAGACGTTCACGGAACGGTACGGGTCTTTACTCTCACCTTTAAGGGATAGAACCTGCTCAAACTCATACGCTGTAATATGGAACCACTCGCCGCCAATGCCGACTGCAATATAAGTGGGGTCTATTTCAGCCACTTCATCTACGGGGACGATACTCTCGTCCGGGATGAGGTGGTTACTTTCAATGGTACTGATACTTTTCGCAATAACGGGCATTGAGTGATTTTCAGGGAAAGTATATTCGGCACTATAGGGAAACACTGATTTATCCTTTCATGGCGTGAACAGGTGGGCTTATAATACCCTCCCTGCTATGCATCCAATCCTTGCGGTTGAACACACATTGGTACTATGTGGATGGAGCGGCTACCCCATTTTACGGAACGTCAGGCGAAAGAACTTCTTCGACTTGTCTGCCTTAACTTCATATGAGTCAATGATGCTACTCATCATGCCTGCACATGCTATGGCGTGCATCAGCCCCGCGTCATCCGCCTCAATGCGACAGATGATATGCTTTCCATCCTGTTTAGCGAAGGCGACATCAGCAACCGGCTCCACGGCATACTTCTTATCTGCCTGGTGCCAGCCTGAGTCATCCGTTTCGTATGCAACAAACTCGCCATTTAGCACCAGCACCGGCTTCTCGTCTTTAAGGTGCTTGATGAGGTCTGCGTAGCGCGTCGTCGGTACGTTGTCGTGCGTGTGAACCTTGATGGTTACGTCGTTGTTGAAGCTGAACGTGTTGTCTACCATGATTGGAGCCTTTCGACTGGTTTACTGGTTGGTGTTTTAGGGTTTTTCAACCCCTCCTGTTATATCCAGTGTACCACAGATTTAAAAACTTACACAAGCTAAGTATGGGTGAGGTGTACCACAGGGAGAAAAAGTGAGGGCATTAAGTGATGCTGTGGCAGGTTTGCCAGTTCTACTTAATGCCCTCACTTCATAATGAGGCTAGGTAGTGGAGGTGTGACAAAGCTTTAGCCCTCCACCAATAGGCATAGGTGCAGTTCAAAGACCCATAACTCTGTTATCGCTTAATGAGTCCCAGGAACGTGCCCTCTGATGTGTGCTGACAGCTTCCTACCTTGAAAGAATCATTTTCCGAAAGCTCGGTATCAATCTGGGCACTATACGCCTCCTTGAGCTCAAGTTCCATGTCATCGAAGAGGATAGAGGTTTGAGTACACTCAAGGATGATTTTGTCAAAGATGATGGTTGCTTCGCCGTCTATCTTGATGAAGCGAAGAATCGGCTCAGTACTAGCGGCAACGCCCTGAAAGCGTGACTCGATAGCGCCAAAGATAGCCTCCATAAAGGTATCTTTCTCTTCTTTTGAGCCAATCAGATTAACCGTGATGGTATCAGACATGAGGTATCCCTTCTAGTAAGTAGTTGGCAGTTCAAGAGCTACCCATTCAACTCTCAATACTTATAGTGTATCACAGATTTTAGTATGGGCGCAATACGTGGTAGCCAAAACCCCTAGGAAGTAAGACTTTGCAACCCTTCTAGATATGTGGTACACTTAATTTATTGAAACTTGCGAGGCGAACCCGCTCTCGCATAAGCCCAACAGAAAGGCAAAACATCATGGGTTCCTTCTCCTGGATGTATGCAACCCCTAACCCCACCAAGTCCTCGCCTCTGAACATCATGCCTGGTGACAAGGTAAAGCTCCTTATCCCCGAAGCTCTGGGAGGCGGCGCTATCGTGGGTACCTACCGTGACTACGGTGATATTGAAACCGCTGACGGCACTCTGCATGATGTATATGAGCTGGTAGCGCTGTGGAACTCTCCCACGCTCCGCAATATCCTCAAGGAATATAACCCTGAACTTACGGATGCAGACATTGCCCGCAAGAGCTATGACAAGGATGCTGATGAGGAGACGAATGACCTTATCCGTTGTATTGGTATCGGCTGGAACTACGGCACCCACGGTGACCGTCTCTTCTACGGCTTGAAGTTCGCCCGCCTCAAGGACAAGGTGACCTATGAGACTTGCGACCACTTCTCCTCTAGTGACCCGTGGCAGGGCTTCCGCCGCGCCTCTTTCGCCTCCTCTCGATACCGCAACTGGGATGAAGATGCTTGGGCGCGCCGCGTTGAAGCCAAGGTAGATTGGAACCTAGACGAGGATTTTGTGGAGCCGAAGGTTCACGACCTGAACGAGCTTGTCCGCCTGCGCTCAATCCTTGAGGGCAAGTAAGGTATCGGACATAAAAGAGCCCCGCTAAGCACCTGTAGGTGTAGGTGCTTAGCGGGGCTCTTGTGTGGTTTCTGAAGTGGCTATTCGCCGGTCATGGCAACCATCTTATCCATACTGCCAGCGGGAATATGGATGATAGTGCGCGACTTACTGAACTCTGCCCTAGTTTTGCCTTCGTCACATTCAGGGAGCGCGTGGAAGAATCTATTGTATCCGTATCCGTCATTGACGGCGCACACTTCCTTCCCGGCGGCTACCTCTGCACCCTTCACCTTATACTCTACGATGCGTTCTACGCGAGCTTCAGTGCTGGTGGCGGGCAGGTCATCCTTGAGGGTGACCTCAAACAGGTTGCCGTCACCCCTATTTACGCTAACGTGCACTAGAGTACCGTCGCCTTTACGCTCTAGCCAGCTGTAGGTGTTTCCATTATTGCTGGTTCGCAGGTTGCTAATAGGGGAGGTGTTAGGTTCCCCTTCCAGCTTATTATTGTTGCTGTCTAGGTGGTAGGCGACCACCTGATTGTATTGCGCGTCTTCTGCTTCTTGCGTCGCCTGAGTAACGTTGATGCAGAGCGCTACCAAGCCCGTAATTACCGCGAACGCTAGAAGCAGAAGGACATCTCGCTCGTTTGACTCGTACCGCTGACGCGCGTCCATCTTGGCAATTTCCTCAGTCGCAGAGAAGAGGTAGATGATGTAGGCAAGGTATGTCCAGCCGAAACCGAAGATGGCGAACAGAATCAGTCCGGGGTTGCCCATGACGATACCTGCAACCAATACGACGGCGAGCCATACTAGCTGAGCATAGTAGAACCGTGTTCGGGCACGCCTATACGCCTTTTCCTGCTCATCTACCGGCATCTTACTGATACGTGAAGGGATAACCCGCCCATACACAATGAGGGTGGCAATAACGGAAAGGACAGCGAAGCTAATCCAGATGATTGCAAAATCCATAAGGTTCCTTAACTGCGGTGGAGCTGGTCACTAGCCACGCACACAGGGTGGCGTAGCTCTTTAAGAGTATCATATATGGGCTTTCAGGGGTCTATGTGTGGCAACTTCGCATAAGCGTGTTTCACACTCCTCCAGGATGGCGCTTGCTGTGGTGAGCGAAACCCCCACTAAGTTGTCAATACTTAGTGGGGGTTTCGCTCTATGTAATACGCGACTATTCGCCGGTTACGGTAACTATCTTGTCCATGCTACCAGCGGGGATATGGATAACCGTTCGGGTCTTTACGAAGCGCGCCGCCGCCGCACCCTTATCGCAGATGGGAAGGATGCCAAGGTCGCCCCTGCTGAACTTCTCGACACACGCCTCCTTACCAGCGGATGCGTCATCGCCCTTAACCCTGTACTCAACAGAACGCTCTACGCGCGGTTCCGTGTCAGTTGCTGGCAAGTCATCTTTGATGGTGACCTCATACCGCTCATCAGGCACCTTCTCCACGGTTCGCGTATCGAAGGTTCCATCCTCGGCGCGTTCCGCCCAGCTATAGCTGGTTCCTTCACGGTTGGTTCGCACGCTGGTTACTGGGTATGTGTGCGTGTTACCTTCCAGCTTTTGGTTATTAGCGCCTATGTAGTAGGTGATGCTCTGGCTGTACTGCGCATCTTCTGCCGCCTGTTCAGCCCTAAGCTTTTCGGCGTAACCCGGAAAGCTCATTACAAGTCCTAGCGCAATAAAGATACCAACCCCACTGGCAACAACTTTAAAGTATAACTCTAGTTCACCGCCACAGTTTTCATCTGCCCAGAGAAAACAGCAGATTATCCCGCCAACAGAAACACCTCCCAGCAGGAAGAACATGCCATCACGAACAATTACCGCAAGTGCAAAGAGGGCGATAGTGCAGATACCCAGGAAGCTTAGTGCCGCCAATGCCGCCCAACCCAGGAAGTCAGGGCAATCAATCCGTTTACCTGTCTTCCGGTATCGCACTACATAAGCTATCGTAACTGCCGGAATGATGACCGCGAAAACAGCGAAGAAGATGCCGCCCGTGGTCATGATTACGTTCAGCCATGCATTATATTTCTCCAAATGAACTATCCTTACGTGTCAGATTAACCCCAAGAATGGGCATACGGTTGAGTGAACGGCTTATCCTCATCATGAGGTGATGCCCCCACCCGTTTAATCGGTGAGTCTTACCTGCTTATCACAGGTTAGGTATCTTGTGGCAATGGTAGCATCTGCTGTGGTCGCCTGCAATTATGGGGGTATGCATTGCCAGTGGGCTTTTCCGTCTCTGCTTCATGCCTGGATGCGCCGTGAAATGGTACCAATATGTCCCCAAAAGCGGGGTTTGTGCGCATATTGGTACCATTTCACTTAGTGTAGGTGACTGCTATTCGATGGGGTCGCGCTCTTCCTGCAAGCGTGCTTCGTACTCTCCTAGAATGGCGCTTGCATTAGACAGAACGTCGTACCGCTTAGCGATGGTTTCGAGTTCACCCTCAAACTCTCGCTGTAGCGCTTTCTTCCCAACTTCACAGAGGGCAGTTACAGTTCGGGGCACACGCCAGGGCTTTTCCAGCCAGCGATGGATTGCCCATTCTGCGCCGATGTAGAAGTTGAACTTGAACACCTGCTCACCAATAGGGAAGCCTAGGCGGAACGTATTAAACACGGCTTCCTGCCACTCTACAAGCTTCCCCCATTCCTGAACCTTGTCTACGGCTCCGGCGGGGATGACACTAAACGCTTCTACAGTACTTTCAATGTCTCCGCTACTGTTTACGTATTCGATTTCAATTCGTCGGCTAACCCCGTCGCAGTCGTCTGCGTCGTGGAAGTCATTCTCCGGCTCGTATCCTTCACAGATTTCACAGGCGTACTCGCGAACCACGGCGGTAAAGGTGCCTACCTTGTTGCCGCCCGTGTCCGTGAGGGTGAGGTTGCCGTTTTCTTCGCCGGTGATGATTCCGGCGCGGCGGGCACCTTTATCGTTGGTGAGTGTGAACTCTACGCCTTCACCGATAAAGAATCCAATGTCGAGCCGGTCGTTTCTCGCCTGGTACTCTGCGGGAGATTTGAGCATCACGAACTCCCCCAACTTCGTATCACTAGTGAAAGCGGCGAGCTTGGACTGTTCGGCTTGAATGTAGCTATCCGCAATTTCATTGAGGATGCTGTATTCGCGCTCTAGGGTGCCCTGCTCATCCTGCCGGGAGTCACGTACACCCTTCAAGATGGTGAGACGCTGGGCGCGGGTAAGCTCCTCAGGTGCGATGAAGAGCTGGGTTTCGCTAAGCTCCTTGAACTGGTTGAGTGCCCAAGTGTGCTGTTTAGCGGCGCGTTCTTCGTCGCCAGGGAAATGTGCTACCACGTTCATACGTTCGTTCCATGCGAAGCCTGCGCCGTTGCTACGGGTGTCGCGGGTAGCGGTTTCAACCACAACGTACTCGCCGGTTTCCGTGTCGTTGATGAGTACAGCACGGGTGGGGTAGCCGCTCATAGCGGTGTAGTAAATGCGGTCGATTACTACGCTGTTGCCGCCGTGTGCGGCTAGTACGCGAACGGTTTCGTATGAGCCGCGTTCGCGTGTGGTGTTCATGATGAGATAGTTGCCGGTGGCGATTTTAGAGAAGTCAATGTCAGGCATGGTGCTTCCTTCTTGCTGGTAATGACAGTATACAGTCCCCCTAAGCAATGTTCTAGGGGGACTGTATATGATTGGGACTAGTTGGTTACCTTGACCTTTTCGACCTTCAGAACCTTGTCCCACACGCCGCCTTCTGCGCTAATTGCGAAGCCTTCAATTACGCCGCGCTTCTTCGCCATGCCCGCCCAGAAGTCATAGTTTTCGTCGTCATTATTGACGATTACGTAGACCGCCTTGCTCTTATCGGCATTGTAGAACCAGATGTAGACCATATCGTCGGCGTACTCGCCTTCGTCGTCGTTATACATTTCAACGAACTCCATCTCACAAGCGACGGCTTCATTGTTGATGAAATCGACGGTTTCCTCGGTGGTCATGGTCTTATTGTATGCCTCAACCTTGACGTTTGCGTAACCGTCTTCAAAATTTACTTCGTAGTTCATGATTGGGAGCCTTTCGGTAGATGATTAGCGTTTCGTTGTTTCGGGTTTCTATAACCCGCTTGCCTCATGCCTATAGTCTATCACAGATTTAAAACTCTTCGCAAGTCGCATGTTTGTGGTGTGCATCACCATCTCGGCTCTTGCACACCATCCATGCCGCTCTTTCTACCTAGAAAGGAGGGTTACCGTAGCGTCGATGGTAAGCTTTCCATCCTCACCAACCCCTACGCGGTCGAACGTATTGCCGTAGGCGTGTTTCTGGTAGAACTTCTTAGAGAAGCGTTCACCCACCTTTCGAACAAACTCAGTATCCCCATCCACCTTCGCCACCAGGCACACAGATGCAATAGCGCCATCAAAGTTGATACTGTACTTAATTTCGCCTTTTTCAGCGTGAATGTCGAAGTAGCCAGAGTAGTAAGAACGCTCCTGCCAGTCTTCAATGCCGCCTTGACGGTGAGTTTCCACGAAGTGAAGGTTTACGGTTTCCATTTCGTTCGCCCGTTCCACTTCTAGTGGGTTACCCTGTACAAGCTCATTGAACTTAATGACTGCAATGCTGGACACCTCATCTACTTCTACGGTGTAGTCCTTGACGTAGAGGTCAGCATAAGCGCCGGTAACCAGCAGGTACTTTAGGGCAGTGGTGGTTTCGTGGGCTGTCCTTGTCTTGTAGATAGAGTTATCTTCCACATCTACGAACTTGATGTGCGATTTGATGCCTACAGCATCATCACCCTCAGCCCAGGTATCACCTGCAAGCTTGATAGGAAGTTTGCCACTCAGGATAAGCGCCTTCGCCTCCTCCTTGTCGCCAAGGGAGAAATTGACAGTGAGAGACATTTTATCGGGAAATACTACGAATGGTTTCGCCATGATTGGTTACCTTTCAGGATTATGAGCACGCCCCCTAACTCGCATTGAGCTAAGGGTCGTGTGTGGGCATCTTACATGAGGTCGGTAGAGTTATCTACAAGAACTAGGGTGCCCTCGTGGTAGTCTATGTCTGCAATGCCGCGTTCATTGTTGATGCCGAAGAGCTTGAGCATGTAGAACCAGATGAAGCCGTCTGCGTGAAGCTCAGTTTCGAAGATTTCGCCGCCCGCCTCAATGCTCATAGTAGCACCGTAGTCGTCTTCGCGTTCAGCGCGAACATCAATGCCTACAATGCGAGGTTCGTGACCCTCGCCAACCGGGGTGCTCATTTCGCCGGGGGTTTCGAAGCTGAACGCGAGGCTGGAGAAGCTGATGGTGGGGGTGTCGAGTGCAATAGCCATGATTGGTGACCTTTCGGTAGTTGATTGATAATTTGTGGACTAGCGGGCTTTCTGCACTCCGCTTGCCTAACACATATAGTTTACCACAGATTTAAGTAAGCCTGCAACCCTCCAGTATGCGCAAAGGTGGGATGCCCAGATGTTTACCATCCAAGCATCCCACCTTAAGTTATCTACTTATGCAAGCGCCTAACTACTCGCCATCGCCCGTTCGCCCCATTAGCACACACCACCATCCAATAGGGTACTTCAATAACGCATCAAGCACGCGCCACAGAACAGCAACTAGAGCAGTTAGTCCGGTAGTAATAAAGCACAGCGCAAGAGACATAACCGGCGCAACCCACAACATCGCCCACAACTCAGACACAGAACTTCTATTAGGAACCACGTTATCCGGGGCAAAGATATGAATACAGACCGCAATACCCGCAAACAGCAACCCGGTAAGGAAGGTCACCTTCGCCAAATTGAAATACTGCCGCCTACCAAATGGCCCATCGTCCATATCCATTAGCTTCAACAACTGTATGACAACTCCGGGAAAGAGAGTGAAAAAGCTACCAAACATCGCAAAAAGCAACAAGTGGTCGATAGCGACAGAACTAAAAAGCATGATAAGTACACTCCTATAGAAAACAGTAATTAGTGTCTAGGATACATGTGAAAGGGCGGCTCGGTCAATCAATACATGCCCACAAATCGTTACGAATACCACCTTCTGACCCAGCGGGAGTCGTGCCCGTGTTCTAATTAAGCGGAAACACCATCTGCACACCAAAGCAGAACATGCCCACTCCGATAACGCCAATAGTAACGCCTAGAACAGCTTCCATTATGTTATCAAGCTTAGATGAGGTAATCGCGATACCCAGCATACGCAACAACACGCCGACACCTGCAAGCAGTAAGAAAAATACCGCATGAAATACGGAACCAATACTAGAACTCATGACAGCTAACTCCCAATGCAATGTGCAGGATAGACACGTCACAAGCCTCTAACACTGCCGCCACCACTATTGGTACTCACTGAGCTACTATCCCCCGTACTAGCGGGAAGTACGCCCGCGTTCGGGTTGGACGGAAATGCGTTCCATAGCCCGAAGAAGAACGTGAAGATGCCAGCGACACCTACAATGAACCCAGCGAAAGCCTGGAGTTTGTGCTTGGCTTGCCAGATATTCACGCACCCTTGGTATGCCAGCATTGCGCCAGCACCTGCAAATGTCAAGAAAATTGCTGAATGAATAACGGCATCGAAATTGATAGTTGCGATAGTCATATTGACTCCTAGTAGAAGAATAATTAGTGCGCAGTGGTGATGATATGGCGACGCATCACAGGGGATGCCCTTGTCTCACCTTCGCGAGACACCCGATAGTTACCTATGTTTCAAGGAATAGGCGTAACACATGGTGTAGGTGTCCAGCATCAATTTTAGCACCTATGGGGGGGTCATCCTTATAAGGCGCGCCATACCGAATATTTCCTACTGCTAGAGTCGCTGTCACTGGTGGCTTCAAAAAAGATGGGGTAGGTGCAGTACCGGCTGTTTCGCCAGCATTGCACCTACCCCCTCGCGTCAGAGTTCTTAGCCCTTGACCAGTTCGATGGACTCTACACCGCGACCCAGGGTGTAACCCTGGACAAGGTAGGTGTCCTTGGTGGAGAGGTCAGCATCAGTAGTGATGGTTACCACTTCATCCTTCTTGAGGGATACCAGGGTGATGCCGTCAATGAGTGCCTTGTCGAGAATGAGGGTGCCTACGCCGTCTACCTTAGCGAAGCGGACTCGCGGGGCAATGTCCATGACGGTGGATGCGCGGAAGATAGAGTCTACAACGTCGGTGAACTTGTAGTTCTGTGCGTTGGGGGAGGTCGGCTTGATGGTGATGGTGTTAGACATGTTGGCGATTCCTTCCTGAGAATCAATGTTTGGCTTGGAGGGGCTTTTCGGTATCCCCCTGCCTTATATCTATAGTCTATCACAGATTTAAAACTGTATGCAAGTTAAATTTAAGTGAGGTGTACCACAGCTATAGGCGGGTGACTCAATCATTACCTTGAGTCGCCCGCCTAGCCCTATGCCACTTTGTAGATACTTCCTTACTAGAAGGTGTATGCGCCCGTATCTGCATTAAACTCTACAGCTGTACGGCAATAGCGCGAGCCATCACCCCACAACTCATAACCCTCTTCTTCGGTAAGGTGGAAGATTGGGCATACAAGATACCTTGCGTCTCGAATACTCATCAGCCAAGGGGCGGAGCTGTATTCAGAGTCAGGCTCAGCGGCAACGAAAAGCTCACCCACACAGAGAGCAGGTTCTTTCCGGCTCTCCTCCTCAATGTCAATTTCTTTAAGGGTGAGGGTGGCAATTTCCTTCTCGATAAGGACTCGCTCATCGTCAGTAAAGGTAACCTCGACCTTTGGGGTGAAGTTTTCGTCTACCGCAATATGCCCCGCTTCATCCAAGAGGTATCCCCTATATGAGACGGGTCGGTATGTGTGCTTGTTGCGCTTCATAGCGCATCTCCTTTCGTTTAGATTATGATTCCTGCGACTTCACTTTATTACCGCCGCCTACTTGTAGCAGTTTCCAGACCTTACTTGTGAAGTACTTCGGGCGCTAGTGTAGTACCGCTACTTGCGGCGCTTGGCGTCTCCCGCAACACTGGCAAGGGCATCCGTAAGGCGCTGGTTCAAGCTCCGGGCATTAGAACGTGCAAGAATAATCTCGAAGCGGTAGTCAGTACCTTCTCCCATGTGTTGAAATTCGGTAAAGTTCGCTAGAGTGCGGATGCGTGCATCCAGTGCATCAGATGCAATGGCGCGCAAACAGCGGGCAGTGTTTGCCTTGCTTTGCATATCTGCGAACACTGCGGGTGCTACAGATGCATTGGCGCGAAAGAGTTGCGTCTGTGCATCAAGGTTACATTCCTTCACTAGTGCATCAGCGGCGCTTGAAGCTTTAGCTTCAATGTCAGCCAGGGACTTTAGGGCGTTGTTGGCACGCTCTGCAACCTTGGCATCAAAGTCGGTGTGGGTCATTGGGTGCCCTGCTTTCTGTGGGGTTGAATGATTCGGTAGCTTTAGGGGTATCTTTAACACCCGCTCTATGCTTATATTGTACCACAGATTTACCGAGCACACATGATGCGCCGCTTGCCGTACTGTATGTGCGCATAAAAATAGTACCAATATGTGTGAAAACCCTGTGGTGAGGCACATATTGGTACTATTTCGTTAGAGTGCTGAGTTTACGGCTCCTCGGGAGCATCAAAAAGCTCAGAGGCATCTAGCTCTTCGATAAGCGTCTCAATAAGCTTGCGGGCAATACTTACAGTTGCTCGCTCTTCATCATTAAGCTTGTCTACAGAGATTCGTTCTAGGTTGCCTAACTGAATTTCCAGGTAGTTGATAGTGGACTCTAGAAGCTCAAAAGGTTCGCGCCAAACCTGAATATCCTCACTGGTGTAACTGTCATATGGGGAGAGGTTGTCTACGAAGCGTGAGTCTGCCTCCCAGAACTCTTCAATAGGTGTAGCGCCGTTCTTCTCGTATTCGCCCCATAGCTGGTTGCCTAGAATGTCGCGGCTCTTTTTGAACTCTTCTGATTCGATGAGCTTCACAAGAGCGTCGAACGCTTCCTTTGGTAGGAAGTTCTTACAGTCTCGCGAGGTAAGGTTTAGTCCATCCAGAATGCTCGGCATGTATTGCACTGTGTAATCGTCATACCGCTCTGGGGTGTGTTCAAACTCGGCGGCGTAGAAGCTCTTGAGTAGTTCCAGTTCGCCCGGCGTAATCCTGAATGTGTTCACGGTTGAACTGTACGATACGCCGTCGCTGTAGATGTGGCTAATCTCGGCTATCTGCATGTCGCGTTTACGGTATGGTGTGTAGAGGAACCTGTCATCGTAGCCGGGTTCTTTTGCCTGTACACGCGCGCCAATATGAGCGGCAGGGCAGAAACATAGATTTTCGGGTTCCTGTAACATTAGCCCGTCGTCTACATAAGAGCCGGTGATGGTTTCCTGAGCTGTGGTGTTGCGGCTTACCTTGGTGGCTGTGAACTCTATATAGTCGTGCCAGTCAGTAAGCTTGGTGACCGCGTATAGTTCCACCTTGTCTACTGAGAGCGGGCGGGGTTCATCTCCAGCCGTGTACACACCCTCTGTGTTCTTGGGGATGTAGAGTAGGATTCCGTCGCCTACGTTGAGTTCTGGAACGATATAGGTTCGCTTTGCATACATTGGGTGTTTCCTTTCCGCCCACCCCTTTAGCGTATATGGGATGGCTTGCTGGGTGAGTTTAGGGAGCCCAGCTGAACTGCCCTACAGAGCTGTTCGGGTGGGTTGGTAGATTTACTGAGAGGTGGGCGCTTAGTCGCCTACCATGAGGTTCAGGGTACGGAGTGCTCCCATTGCCTGAACAGCGGTGGTGTACTTTTCGAGGACAACACTCCATGCCTTGTCGCCACCCTTGCTGTCGAGGGCACCTGCCTCATCAATCGCCTCATTTATGACCTGAGTAATCAAGCCAGGTTTACCGTAGAAGCTCGTCTCGTACAGCTTTGCCATGCGTAGATGCTCTGCCATCTGAGACATGAAGTGTGCCTTATCCTCCGGCGCGCCCGTCTGCTCGTTAATGCGCTCAAATTTCGCCATGATTACTATCCCTTTCGATAGGTATAGAAGTGCTCTAGCTTCGGGGTATCCCCTCCAGCAAGTCTTACACCTATAGTGTATCACAGATTATCGCTGGGTGCTAGATTTTGGGTGGGTAGCGCCATGCATACCATGATGGCGTAGCAATAGTGGGTAGACATCAGGGGCTAAGGTGCTTACATAGTGGCACCTTAGCCCCTGAATTTCACTTCACATTATTGGCAAGCTCCTGTGCAACGTCCTCGCTATACAGCTCAGACTCTCTCAAGCTATGGTGAAGCGCCTCTAGCTGTTCTCGAATGCCCACCAGCTCACTCTCAGCTTCCACTGCCGCCTTGAGTGTCATCTCCGCGAGTGTCGCCAACGCGGTAACATGTATCTGCTTGGTAGACACATGTGGAAGTTCTGTCTCAAGGATAGTGGTACCGACAAAGCCGCCGTGACAGATGTCTGAGACATGACTCAGTTCTAGGGCATCTAGTCCATAGTTGAGGGTGCTAATGGGGCGGCTTGGGAGGTTCTTCGCGAATTGGGTAAGCGCCTCGCCGGTGGTTGCGTCACAGGCGACGGTATCACCCCAGGAGCCAGTATGCCCATACTTCGTCCAGAAGCTACTTTTCACATCGCTAACCGTTTCAAGGATATTTGCGCTAATACCCCCATCAATAAGCAAGTACGGCTCACTGTTGGTCTGCGTAGCAATAACGCCCGCCTTAAACACGTGGGATGCAGTGAGGGGGTTCTTACCTCCAGGTGTGAACATAGTGTCGCCGGGTAGAATTTCATGCCATGCAGGGTCAGCATCAGCAAACACCGGGGAGCCAAGGTAGCAGGCGTATGCAGGGATTTCAGTTTCGCCGGTAAGCGTATGCGTACCTGACGTGTGGGTTGCGCGGGTGCCCGGCTCCAAAGGTGCCCCTGTAAGGGCTTCTAGGCTACCCGTAACGGCAAAAGTGTTACCCTCCTGGTTTCCGGGCACACCGACGGTTAGCATAGCTGTAAAAGCGCCTGTAACCCCGTTGAAGGTTTCAATAGTGCCCATCGCCAGAGCGTAGTGTCCTTTGCGCCAGTCGGTAAGCGTAGGGGTTCCGCCTACAGTAGCGATATTGCGGTCTTTGAGGAGTAGGGCAATTCCATGCCCAACTAGCGTTTTAGGTGTTTTGTGCGACATTACGCCTCCATAAGTGAGAAACTGGCACCAATTGGGCTTGATACCAGTTTATTAGAGCGGCAGGTTAGCCGCTACCTGCCACTAACAGTCACAGGGGTATCTAAGGTAATTTCCCCGTCTACAATGCTTACACACTCAAACTTTCCACCTCTGCTACTAGGTGTGTGGATGAGCCGCGCACACTGAGAAGGTTCTTACCCATGAGCCACCCATTTAGGTGGGTCAAGGATTCTCCCTGACGGTAACCCTCCAGCCAACCCAAGGGTTAGCCTTCCTGGTCTTGACGCCACCCGAAGGCAATGCCCGTTTAGATTATCCACCTCTCCCAGTCTCTCACAGGCGAGGTGCTAGTTGGATTATACCATCTCAAAAGCTGACGGCGCGCGATTTAAAGCCACACACCGTCAGCTTTTGAGGCTATTTGAAGGGCTTGTGGCGTGCAACTTACTACCTGTTGCTAACAGTTACCTGAACATCTAAGGTAATTTCCCCATCCACAATGCTTACACACTCAAACTTCCCGCCATTTCGGGGTTGGTGGTCGTAACAGAATCCGTCTAGGAAGCTCTTAAGAACCTTTTCGCCAAACTCTTCGTCGCCCTCAACCTTTGCTAATAGGCGGGCATAGGTGCCATATAGCCCATCATGAGGCTTGCCCAAGTCAATACCGTAAACAATGACACCTTTTTCAATGTAGCCTTCGCCATTGGAGTAGAAGGCACCCCTGGAATAGTAAGGGTAGCGCCTCCAGTCTCCCAGGTGATTGATTCGGCTAAGCTCTTCGTCTACTACGAAGTGAAGGTTTACGGTGGTCGTATCGCGCTCACTCTCACCCGTGAGCGGGTTACCCTCGACTACCTCTTCAAACTCGATGGTGGCAGTATGGGATTCGTAGTCTACAGTAATAGTGTAGTCCTTGATGTAGATGTTGGCGTGTTCTCCTAGCGCGAGAATGTGCTTCATTTCTTCGGTTGTTTCAGGTACGCCCGTGGTGGGGTAGGCAACCCTATCGCGGGCATCTTCTACGAACTCAATGTTTGGTTCGATAACGACGTAAGGGAGGTAGTAGTGCCCATCCCATTTCTCGTCCACATAGGTTTCGCCGTTGAGCTTGATAGGTAGGTGCTTGGTTAGGATTTCTTGCTCCGTGTAGGAGCCGGGGTCGAAGTGGACGGTTAGGGTCTTCTTCTTAGGGAAAATGATGTATGGGTGAGTCATGGTGTGTCGCTCTTTCTGTGGCTTATTGATGGGGTGGAGCTACGCACCTTAACCCTCATAAAAGGCTGAGGTGCGTAGTCGCTAAGGATGTGGGTGGTGGGCGGCTATGAAGTGTTCTTGCTCCGTAGCCGCCCACCACCTATAAATCGTACCCGCTCTTATGCCTTCGGGACAGTAAGAGAAACGTCAATGGTGATGGTGTCACCCTCAACGTTCACGTATTGTGCGCTTTCGCGTGCCTTTGCGTAGAAGTCTCGCTCGAAGCGGCGGGCTACTCGCTTGACTCGTTCCGGGTCGCCGTCTACCTTTGCTACCATGCGTGCTCCCTTGCCGTAGGTTTCATGTCCACCGTCGAGGCTGATAATGTACACGATTTCGCCTTCTTCGGCGTAGCTGGCGAGGCTTGCGGAGCTGTAGGGGTACTTCTTCCACAGTTCCATGTCGCCCAGTGAGCTGTAGTGCGTATTGGGGGTGAAGTGGAGGTTTACTTCCTCTACGTCGTTCGGGTCGATTTCGAGGGGGTTACCCTGGTAGAGTTCGTGGAACTTTAGGGTGCCAGTCTTTGCTTCTTCGTCTACATCCAGGGTGTAGTCCTTGATGTGGAGGTTTCCCTTGGTGCCTGCAATAATGAAGTACTGCAAGGCTTCGGGGGTGTTGTCGTCTACATAGAACTGCGCGAGCGTGTTATCAAAAGCGTCTACGAGGGTAAGTTCAGGGTATGCTACCGCTTCATATGAGTCGTAGTAGCTGTCGTAGTCCTTTTCAGCACTGACGTACCCGTCCAGCTTAATGGCAACCTTGTCGCTGTTGAGGTCTACATTATTCTCGTCTATGCGATAGTTGGAGAGGTTGAGGGTGACTCCCTGCGGGAAAATACAAATGGGCTGAGACATGATTAGTGCCTTTCGATAGATGCTTGCCTAGCTTTTCGCTACACCTAAAGTGTATCACAGATTCACTTGACTATACAAGACATCTACTGTGAGCTGTACCACTAGGGCGCATGTGGGGCGCTGGGGTTAAGAAATGCCACCACATACGCCCATAGGTGATGGTCTATGCTCAAAAGGAACAGCGTCTCACGCCCCGTAGATGGGTAGTGAGACGCTGTTCCTTTTCAGGCATTAGTCGGCGTAGCGAGTCAGAAGTTTACGGACTGCAAATCCGACAGAGCCGGTAGTGTCGCCGTATCGGTGGGGTCCACAGCAGGCGGGGCAGTCATCCTCATCGAAAGGCTCTTCCTCTGCGTCGTACTCTTCCTCGTTGTAGGTGCAGTCTTCGTCGTCATCGAAACCTGCAAAGGTTACTTCGCGGGATTCGTCATCGAGACGGTAGATAGAGAATCGTTCGCCACCGTCGAGTTCAAACTCAATGAGTCGAGGCGCGTTAGCGGTGTCCATTTTGTAGCAACACAGCGATTCCTCTGCTTCGATTGCCTGCGCGAGAGTTTCGAGCTCAACGCCTTCGCGGAGAGTGAAGCCAAATTCGGGAGAAGCCATGATTGTTACCCTTTCGGTAGCTGGTTAATGATTTACGGCTTAGGGGTTTTTTCGCATCCCCTTGCCTTATATCTATAGTCTACCACAGATTTAGAACTACACACAAATCGGTTTTGCGTGGGTTAGCTCACACTCTAGGCGGGTAAAGCGCCCCTCCAATATATACATGCTCACATCCTCACCACACCGCTACATGAGCCCATCCTCTGCAACCCACCCCTCTACTGCACCCGCATGTTCATCCCAGTATGGGCTGTCTTTAAAGTTGCCGCTCATGTAAGCGTTCATATGCGCCGTATCATCCGCCCAGCCTTTACATTGAGAGTAGGCAAATGAAAGGGCTTGTTGATGCTCCTTGCCTAGCTTCACGTATTCCACCGGCGATACGTACCCAAGGGTGACATGCGGTGTAAACAGCTTCACCCAGGAATCACTACCAGCGACTTCATCAGGTACCCACCGCATGAGCTCTGCTACATGCAAAATAATTCGCCCCTCTGCATTGAACTGCCTTGCCGGGTATCGTCTACCTTTTGGCGTTACCACGGACAGTATACTACCCCCGGCATTCCGGGCATATTCTTCCTCTAGCTGACGTTTAGTAACCTTCAGGGATTCTGCCACCGCTTCACTTGTCAGCATTTCTCCCGCTAGGGATTCAGGGATAATGCTGGACGACCCACGGTCACCACTAAGTGCCTGCGTGTACTTGTATCGGGCGGCTAAGGTTGCCACAGGCGGCAAACCGGCAATACCGCCTAGTACGGCAATGTTTTCGCTTCCACCTTGCAGACTGCCTCCAATGCTTGCCGAAGGTAAGGCGGCGGTATTGATGAGGTCAAGAATTGGGCGCACCTGCTCAGCGTCTTGCGGCTCAGGATGCCCTTTATGGGTGAAGTACTGGAAGTACTCATCGAATAGGTGGACGAGGCTGTCTGGGGTGGTTACCGTGTCGAAGGTTGCAGTGATGTATGTTAGCGGCATATTGACTGCCATGTCGTGCAATGTTGTCATAGGTAGTCATCCTCCCTGTTTTATAGGTATAGGAAACGCCCCTCTAGAACCTGGGAAGTAGTCAGGTTCTAGAGGGGCGCACCTTGTGCATCTTGCGACGCACTATTTGCAATGAAGATGCTACCAGTTTAGCAGTGTCACGACTAGTATGCAAGCCATCCAGCGAGTGACCTTAAACACGTCCATATTTCTTCTCTGCTAGAGGGTGCCTGCGATAGCGTCTGCCTGCTTGAACTTCTTGCCTCGAAGCGTGAAGTAGGTAGCGGCTCGGTCAATAAATGCCTGGTCGCCCTTATTGCGTGAATCTAGCACCTCTCCAAGCTCTCGCAGGTGTACGTCATAGTGAGCCTCAACGCTAACGTATTCGCGCTTGAGTGCTTCGAAGTCGCAATTATGACTTGCCAGCTTTTGGGCGAAGTAGCGGCGAGTGTTAGTCAGGTTGTGCTCCGCATCTGACATGACTTCATCAATAGCCCATACCACATCCCACACACTCCGGGGTTCGGGGTTTTTAACACCATTAACATGCGGGGTGAGCTTCTTCTCAGCTCGTTTATCGCTATTCAGAGCGTCCACCATATTGTCCACTCGAACATAGAGTCTATCCATCTGGGCATAGAGGCTCTTCAGCCTGTCCTTGATGCGCTCCGGGGTCAGGTGGCTGTAGTATGTGGTCATGATAAACGCCCTTTCGGTAAGAGAGTGATTTCCGCCTTTCCGGTGCCTCCGGCGGCTTATATGAATATCGTACCACAGAATTACCCCTCCACGCAAGCCGGTTTTGTATGTGCTGGCTCACATAGAGGGGTAACGGGCATGGCTCACTACGAAAGCGGCGACCCTGCGCGGTAAGGGAAGCGGGCAACTTCTACCGTGATAGATTCGCCGTCGGTTGAGATAGATTCGACCTCACCGACTGCATCGAAGTTTCGCATTGCCCAAAATGCGACGTGCTGTTCGCTCTCCACGTCATACACGCTATCGTCAAGCTTTCCGTAGAGCATATCATTGTCGCCTTCTACAGGCTCTACAGCTGAGCCGTCGCCCATATAGAAGTAGAGTTCCAGGTTCTCAGTTCCGGGGAAACTGGGCTCAATATAGAGCTCTTCGTATTCGATACGCTCTACAAGCTCTTCCAGGTCTACGCCTTCAAGGTCAGGGGTGACGGTAAACGCAATGCTTTCACCAGGGGTAAAGGGCGAGGGCTTAAGTCCATACATCGTTAGGTGTTCCTTTCGGGGGGGGGTGGGCAACTATTGTTTGGTGTTGCCGGTGGTGGGATAGGTTGCCGCGCGTCTAGGGGCGGGTTTCTCTCGGTGTGAGAGTTCCCCCTCACCCCGCCAAAAACACCGGCGGGGTGAGGGGGTGGGTAAGGGTGTTAGTTCATCTGTCCACGCTTTGCCTCCATGCCCTCGTTGAAAATCTTAATTTCGCTTGCTACCGCGTCCTGCCAGTACTTGATGTTCACATCGCGCTTGATGAGTTCTTCATCTGCGATACCTTCTTCCTTCTGCCATTCGCGGGACTCTTCGCGGTGCTCGATGCAGTCAGTTTCGTTGTATGCGAAGTTTTCGTATGCCTTATCCAGTGCGACTTCCTGCTCATTGGTCATGGAGCGCTGGTTCTTCTTGATGTACTTGAAGACTTCGCTCTTTTCCTTCTGGGCGGCTTCGAGAATGGTCTTGAATGCCTTACGGATAGCACCGTGGGTCTTGAGGTCTGCAACATTGATAGTGGAAACGGTCTGCATGATTGGCAACCTTTCGGTAGATGATTTACTGTAGCATTCCTTGGCTACATTTATAGTATGCCACAGATTCTATCATGCGTGCAAGTCGATACGGCATGGGGTGCATCACATGCTTAATTAGGGGAACATCTTTCATGGCATTTGCCTATGAGGTCACATAAAAGCCACCTATCCCGCCGTGCTGTATTTGCGCAGGTAGGGTAGGTGGCTTTCTTGATGCAGGCGCAGGCGGCAACGTAGGCAACCGTCAAAGGCACTACAGATTGCCACCATGCCACATGCTACTTCTTAGGAATGCGCACGCCATTCTTAATCTCATAGAGGGTGAACTGAGCCTCTTTGTCTGCCGGGTCACTAAGGGTTAGTTTCCAGTCGGTTGCGTAGCCATCTCGCCATGAAGCGCCTTCGAATAGGTGGCGGTTGCCGTCACCGGGGTTGAGGAACTTAATTCTGCCGACCTTCTCACCCGTCTCAGAGTAGATGGTTAGACCGCATTCAGTAGTCCATTCCTCGCTGGTGTATTCATAGCCGGAGTATGGGGCAGTATGTTCAGTTTTCTTAATCCAGTCGTCACTGTAGACCTTGGCGTACTTGCCTTTGCGGTTGATGCGCCCTACAGCTTGAGCGAGGGTCTTCTCACCCTTATGCAGGGGCACTTCGACCTTGAGGTCGAGCCCATCGTTACCGAATCTAATTGACAGGTTTTCCGTCATTATTCCTTCACCTTTCCTTTAAGGCGCGCTTAGGTTTCACGGGTTAAAAGTGCGCCTCGTCGCGCGCGTTTAAAACAAATAGCCCTAAGGGGCTTTCCAGGGGCACAATCCCTCCAGAAGCCCCTTAGTGCTATTGTATAGCTTATTCAGCGTTGATGATGAGCTTTCCAGCCTCCCAATCGACAGAGTGAACCATTTCGTCCACCTCAACGCCTTCAACGATACCATTACCGAGGCGGCGCATTACAGCGTCTTCATCGGCAGTATCGACATCAAGGTCTACAGTAACAGGTGCTACGTAGGTGTCGATAGATACATCCATGACGACCATTCCCTCTAGCGCGTAATAGATGGTGGAGATGACAACCTCAGTACCTTCTTCGATAGCTTCGAGAATTTCAGTGTTAGGGTCGAAGGTGAGTTCTACGTGTGCCATGATGTGAACCTTTCGGTCGAGAGTGGGTATCTTTATAGCCTTCAGGGAGTTCCCCTCGCTACATTTCCAGTATGCCACAGATTAAGCCCACTACACAACTCAGACTTGTGTTAAGTGAGTCACACAATAGAGCGCAAGTATAGCGCCCTAGCACAGGGCCTATTTCTCAACCTTCTTGAAAGATGCTCTAACCGCGTACATGAGAGCCACCATAAAGCAGGAAGCAATGGAGTTCAAGACGAGTGAAGCAATTACTGCAATAACGATAGGGAACCCGCCGTTAATGCCAGCCCTAGTGCAAACGTCTGTGGTAAGACTGCCCAGGAAGCATAGCCAGAAAACATAGGTGAATAAGGTTATGATACTAGCCGCAGGTGCGTCATCATCATCTTCAAAGAACGCAATGAGGCAGTACAAGGCAAGCAGGATAGCGCCCGCAATAATGCCAGGGACGAAGAACAGCAGGAAGAGCGGAGCTTCGGCAAAGAACTTATACGGGTCGAGGGAATTGAAGAAATCAACAAGCATATATGCTTCCTTTTACTAGTATTGAATCGGTGGCTTGCGTAGCTACTTACTCTCGCGGCTACCGCCTACCGCCTCTTGTACTTGGCTACTAGGGAACAGGAAGCCGCCTACGCTAAACACTGCACGTGCCGCAATGAGTGCCGTAACCACATTGGAGATTGTGCCTACGGCAACCGCTAGAACCAGTGGGTATCCGTCCATGACACCTGCACGCAAAAACACCTCAGTTAGAGTGCTTAGCATCCAAACGGTTCCACCAATGGTAGATAGAACGCCAAGCGCGAGTGTTAGCCCCTCAGCCGCCCCACTGCGACCAAGAACCACTCTAAGCAAAGCGTAGATGGCGGATAGGGTGATAATGTAGGTAATTCCAGGGGCAACGAATGACACCCACAGGGGCGCATCAATGAGGAACCTTACGGGGTCGAAGGCGTTAAACAAATCAATGAGCAACGAGGTTTTTCCTTTCGGTAGTTAGTTATCCGTGGCGGCTTCTACCCTACGTAGAAGCTTTGGGATGTTGGTGAAGGTGATGGCGACTGTAAAGAATGTGAGAGGTAGGGCGGCAACATTGGTGACAATAGATAGTAGGTGCGGGACTACCCACGTTTCATCAATGAGCCCCTTAGATTGAAACACGGGAGGGAGGCTACAAAGTGTCGCAATGAGGGCGAAGAAAATAGCGATGCCTGCGAGCGCTTGCGCCCCGCTATCCTTGAAGTTATTGCTTTCGTTTGCGCCAGCAAATACGGCGCAAATAGCACAGAGCAGAATGCCTGCAACTACTCCAGGCGCGACAAACAACACCCAGAGAGGCGCGTCAGCGAATACATGCTGGAGCATATCGGCAATACTTGCGGTGAAGAGCACGTTAGGGGTTTCCTTTCTGTGGGTGGCTACTTATCGCTAGTAGCATCTACTTTGTGTAGTAGCTGGATGATGTGAGGGGCGGTCATCTCAAGTAGGGCGAATAGGGGGAGTGAAAGAACTAGGCTTGCAACGAGTACGCCCAGACTCATGTTTAGAACTTCTGTCCCTTCGAATCCCTTTTTCTCAAACACGCTAGGGGCAATTATGAGAACTGCCGCGATGCCTGGGATAAAGGTAAGTAGGCAAGCCACCTCCTCATCCATGACATTAGAAAGCCTGTAGCCAATTGAGATTAGGGCGGCGAACATGAACCCAGGGGCGATGAATACCATCCATGTAGGTGCGGTAACTAGCACCTGCGGAACTGCAATTGTTGCGACCGTGAGCATTGGGGAATCCTTTCCTAGAGAGCGGTTATAGTGAAGTGCATACTGGACGCACTCTTTTTAGGGGCTTACCCCCTTATTGTTGCAATCCCCATTATACCCCATAATCCGTTTTGGCAATTGGTGGCAAGCTCGAAGACTTCCTCTTACATTGCCTTGTGGCACACCTCACGCAAATCCAACTTGCATACAGTTTTAAATCTGTGATAGACTATAGATATAAGGCGAGGGAATGAAGCCCTAGCTACTAAACCACAAACCAACCGAAAGGTCTATCAATTATGGGTCACATGCCTAACGGAATTGCTCTCGCTTTCCCCGATGACGAGCCCATTGTTTCCGAGTTCACCCCTGATGCAATTGAGGGTGTTACCTTCCAGGAAATCCTCAAGGAAATTCAGGAAACCACCACCGAGTTAGCTATCGACACCCGAAGCGGCAGTGATGAACTGTTCCTCATGCCGCGAACCAGCGACGGTCCCGTCGAGATGGGCGGCAAGTTCATCATCGGCAAGGTGACCCTCCCCAATGAGGATAATAACTCTATTCTCCAGTTCGCCGCCAACTACATGGTGTTTGATTTCTCCCCTGAGATTGAGGAAAACCCCGACATTCCCGGTAGTATCCTGTTCACCGTAGACGCTCTCCGGTGGGGAATGTAACTGTAGACCATAAGGAGCCGCCCCTCACATTGCACTTAATGTGAGGGGCGGCTCCTTGTTGCGCCGTATTATGCTAAATGGTGTGCCATACCTACACCTCGCCTGTGAGAGACACGGCGGGGTGTTTACTCTATCCAGGATAGCGTATTCCACTTATACGCAGAGATGGCTCTCGGTCAGAAGCCTACAGGTACGGGAAAGGTTTGTACGTCTCATATTGCGGGTCGTCAGGCATTACCTGGAAATGGGTGGGCGCACAATCGCACCTATCGCGTTCTTCCTGCCTCCAGATGGCTACTTCGCTCATGTGGTAGCGAACCTCAGATTCGCCGCCACATACAATGTAGCCGCCATCGTCAATTCTGGGGTATTCATCGAAGTGGTAGACATCCGTCATGTATTCATCTTTCGGGTTGCCAATCACCACTACAGTAAAGCCCAGCGTTCTGCCGGGCTCTGCGCAAATCTTGGGTAGAACCTCAAGCTTATTGATGGTGTGGACGCACTGGTTTCCGCCCAGCAGGGGGTAGTAAGCCCCAAAGCTGAGCTTGCCGCCATCAACCATGATGACACCCTCTTTGCCATTAGGGAGCTTGACGTTGATACCACTAGCGCCTGCGGCTGAGTCTACCACCACGTCCACGTCGGCTATGGGTGCGCCTGCAAGGGCTAGGCGCACACGCTCACCCTTATGGAAGCCTATAAGCAGGTTATTGTTGGTGGGGTTGGTGAGCTTGAGGAAGTTGCGCTGTTCGCGAGGTTGCTTTGAATGGTATGCCTTTGAAACTTGGTTCATCATTAGGTGCTGAAGGCTTCCAATGATTCCAGTAAGCGCGGCAGTCGCCTTTTCAGAACCAAGGTTACAGACTTCGCTAGTTTGAGCTCTGTTGATGATGTGGTTGAGCTGTTCCTTGGATAGTTCGTGTGGCTCGCGGGCGGCGATACGGCAGAGTGCTGAGATGTCCGTTGCCGTAAAGTCGATACCTTCAAGATGCTTCATGATGTCGTTGAGGGCACAAGCAACGCTTTTGTCGTGCTCATACGTCGCTTGGGTGGCGCTGAACACTGTCTCCCACTTAAAAGCAGGCACACCATCGCCTAGCGCGTCGCCAGACATTGCTACCGGGTATTCCCAGACTGAGCCGCCCAGCTCCCAGGTAATTCGCTTACCATCTACGGGCTTCGTGGTGACATACCTCATGTCGCCGTCAATGTCTCGATACTCTACGTCGTATTCTTCGTAGGTTGGTGAGTTTTTACGGCGGGCAACGAACATGGCGCAGGGGCTTGTGAGCAGGTGGTTTTCGTTGAGTGCAAGCATTGATTACGGGTTTCTTTCTGTAGCTGTTTGCGTAACGTAACGGTCGCATTCAAGTGTAGCACAGATTAGTGGTAGTGCAGTGTATTCGCCTAGGATTTTCAGGGATAGGGTATAGATAAAGCCCCGCCGGGTAGTGGGAGATGTATCCCAGCCCGGCGGGGCTTTATTCCTCAAATGACAACAAAATCAATTATACCCATAACCGCGCCAGATTGCAACCCAGCTACCGGGTAGCTTGTTGCTGGTCTGGCTTCCTTTTCGTTCGTGCTGGGCTATTGGGTGTGTGGTTATTGGCGGTTGATGTGTAGCACCGGCTCTTCCCTGTCTGTCCAAATGAAGTACCTGGGTTCGTTGGTCATTGCTGGGTATTTCAGCTCTACAATGCCCCAGGCATTCGATTTCCTGTATTCGTCCTTGGATAGCCCGTGGAGCTTATGCATGTGGTGTTCTGCCGTGCCTCGTTTGGTGAACTTTTCGCCTGCAACCATGTCCGCATACTCTAGTAGGGAGGTGTCGCCTTCAGGGATGGTTAGGATGAGCGGGACACATGGGTTCTGCTTGTTGATGTATGCTAGTCCTTCGCCGTTTATTGTCGCTGACTCTTCAGATGGGGTGATGGTGAGGTCGCCTATGAGGGTGGAGCCGCCGCCTACCTGAATGTCACCTGCGATAGTTACGTTACCCTCCAGGACTGACAGTTCGCCTATTTGAGCGCCTGCGGCGACGTGGCAGGTGCCTGTGATGGTTGAGAAGCCGGAAATGATGGTGTCACTGTTGCCGCCGCCAGTGACTCGCGCTGAGTCGGTTACCGCCGCCGATTCAATTAGCACGCGCCCGCCCTGTGAATCGTGGGTTAGCGGGTCGCCTACACGCGCCATGCCGCTTACAGCAGAGCACCCGCTCACAATGGCGGTTTCATCCACGAAAGCACCATCACGCACCTGTGCATCATCGGTTACTTTGCCTAGTACTACGGCATCGCCTTCAACCCAGCAGTCGCCGTCTTGGGATAGGCATTGTTCGCTTGAGATGTATCCGCCAAGCGCTCCTGGCTGGACGACGGGGAAGCGAAGCCCTCTGTAGATTGGGCGGAGTGCTTGGATGCGGTATACCGTGTACCCGCCTGGGTATGTGCGAGTATGCGCCGCATCGCGTAGGATGCGGTATTTCTTCTTCCCTGCCAGCATGTTTGCGGCAACGACTGGAACGGTGGTAATGGGGGTTGCAGAACTCATGCGGGGTTCCTTTCAAGAGTGTGAGCGGTACCCAGCAATGATGCGTGGGCGCTCTGATGCTCATATGACTCCATTTTAGCATGTGGTGAGTTGCATGTCTCCTGCTGACCGCTGACAAGGTTTGTGTTTTGGGTGGGTGATGCCTGCGGGAATGCGAGCGCCCCGCCAGGCTTCTAGGGCTCTGGCGGGGCGCTTCAGGGGCTTTAGGCGGTTACGGTGAAGGTGACCGAGTTTTCTACCTCATCGTACTTCATATTCTCAACCTTGAGGAACTTGTCCTCTGCCTTGGTGAGGAAGCTCTTCTCTTCTTCATCGTTGGTGATGCCGGAGAACATTGCCGCCCATTCGGGGGTGATGCGCTTTCCAGCGGGGTAGAAGACAGCATCCCAAGCCAGGTCGCCATCTACTTCCTCGGTGTGGATGTAAACGCTCTTATCAGAAAGCGTCTCGAAGCCGTTCGGGACTGCGTTGATTGCCTTGAAGCCGTGGATGTTGCCTGCGAGGTTGCCGGTGAACTCGAACTTTGCCATGATTGATAACCTTTCGGTTGATGGGAAACTGTGGCTTATAGCTTTGCGGAAGTTTTCCTCTTCCTCGCTACATTTATAGTCTAACACATATTTCAAACTGTATGCAAGTCGATTTGTGGTGAGGTGTGTCACATTGCCCGCAGCCCTTCTTCCCTGCCTGCATGGTACCAATAGCGTAGGCGCGGCAAACCCCCACCTCACGATGTAGCAGGCGGGGGTTTGCCGTAATCGTTATGGGGTTCTTCTAGCCCTCACGGGGTAGCGGCTCCAGGTAGCCACTACGTCAATAGCCTACCCTAGCTGGATAGGTGGCGAAGCTCCTTGGCTACCGCGTCAAGCAGAGCGGAAGCTTCTTCAACGTCAAGCGCCATACGTCCAGCGTAATACGGCATCACGACACGTTCAACAATACCGCGAGCAGTGAACTTGTCGCCCGCTTCCTTTTCGGCATAATCCACAAGGGACTCACATTCAGCAGGAACATTGAGCACTAGCGGGACGTGGTGGTGTTCCTTATTCCAGTAGGTGACAGCTTCGTTATGCATCTTTGCTGACCCTTCGGGACACGCTACCAGTAGGTCGCCTTCCAGCTCTGACGCGCCGCTAATCTCAACGTCGCCAATGACCTGAACCCTGCCATGTAGCCTTGACGCGCCGCGAACCTTAACGCCAGCAGAGATGTTAGACGCGCCGCTAAGGGTAGAGAACTCAGAAACCACCGTTTCCATACCGTCGCCACCCAGTACGCGGCAAGAGTCAGTAACCATAGCTGAGTCAATCAGCACGCTACCACTGCCCAGCAACCCATCATTCGACAGCGAGCCGCCAATATACGCCATACCAGAGACGGAAGCGTAACCGCTCACGACAGCGTTGCCTGCAACATAGGCGCTACCGCTGACTTCTGCGTCACCCTCAACGCGCCCGGTTACGATTGCATCATCCGCAACCCAGCAGGCACCTTCCTGCGAGAGACACCCTTCATGTAGTACGTAGCCGCCAATCTCACCAGGCATAATGTCCGGCTGAGCGCCAATACGCTCGATACGCCTTAGTGCCTGAATACGGTGAACTGCCTGACCGTCTACGGTAGAGCGGGCGTACTTCTCATCCTTGAGTACGCGGAACTTCTTGTCGTCGCCCTTGAGCTTGTTCGCAACAATGGCAGGCGCGGCGGCGATACTAGTGATAGCGGGAGCCTCGGAAATAAACGGCATGAGCACAGCCCTTTCGGTTGGGTAAAGCTTGAGGGGCGGCAAAACAGCCGCCCCTCAAGGGATTTAATGTATGCAGGTGAGGCGCTTATGCGGGGAGCCACAACCTTACGTGTTCACTATATCACACCGCTTGGCAGGTGTTCAATTGACCTGTAGCGGCTATCGGTGGTGCGCTTATGCGTCTTCTGCCTCGGTTGCAGGGGTGCTAACCTCAGTATCGCCGGGCTCTTCGTCAGCCTTAGCAGGCGTGGGAGGCGGGACAATGGCGGGAGTGTCTGCATTGTCAGCAGTGTCTACGATATGCTTATCCTCTTCCTTGGCGCGCTCCAACCGCTTCTTATCCCATATCGCCTCCTGCCTCATTGCCAGGTGGTCCATGAACTCTTCGTACTCGTCCTTATCGGGGCGCTCTAGGTATTCGATGCCGGTTACAGGGGAGGTCTGCACGTTACGCGGGTAGCCTCCCTCCTTGTCGAAGGATGACGCATACGCGCCGGGTCCAGCATCCCCAATTTCCAGCTTTACACCGTAGATGTCGGCAATTTCCTGAGCCGCCTCAAGGACGCGGGGGTAACCAATCTTCCAGTGAGGGAGCACTGAGCCGTACTCTTCGTAACCGAATGCCTCGGCTGAGTGTGCCCAGTCGTCGTTTGCTCGTAGAAGAAGGGTGGTGGGGAACCCCCACATGTTCATTGGCTCGTCAATGACTTCACCTGATAGGTCGGTGAAGCCGCGTTCACTCACTAGCACAACTCCGCCGGTAACGATGGAACCCTTACGTAGCTGTACGTGCCCAGCAACGACAGCAGAACCACTCACGCGGCTAAAGCGGATGACCAATGCGCCATCTGAGACGCGGGCGCGACCAGAAACCCAGGAATGGTTATCTATGGTGGTTTGGCGGCGGTCGAAGATGAGGTCTTTATCCACCCCCACGAAGTTACGACCAACAACCTGCGCGTAGTCGGTCACCATAGACTCGGTTACTTCTGCGCCGTCAATCACTTGTGCGAAGTCAGAGATGAGCGACCGACCGTTTACCTTGGATGGATACCCTACATGGGCGTGACCAGTTACCTGGCTATCATCTGACACATAGCCGGAGATAAGTGCGTCGTCTGCTACCCAGCATGACCCGCGATGGCTGAGGGTTATGCCGTGGCTAGGGTTGGTGGCGATGTAGCCGCCCAGGTCGCCAGGTTCAACCGGCGGTAGCCCAAAGGGGCGTTCAATGCGGCGTAGCGCGCGGATGCGCTGATAGGTGGTGTCGCCTATGGTGATGGTGTGCTTGTCGCCACTCAGCACCTCGTATTTACTGTTCTGCCAGTCGTGTATTGCTGAATTGAGTACAGTTTCGTTGCTGTACGTCTCGCGGATACCGGCGCGAGCGCGCAAAGCAAGTTCTTTGGCGTTGCGGGTGAGGTTGCTAATGTTGCTAGGCATGTTTGATTGCCTTTCTCTATGTGTTTCATCCTGCTTTGCCTGCTTCGGCTTACGGTTAGAGCTTTAGCGGGGGTGCAGGGAATGGTATTGCGCATGTGGTGAAAGTTATGCGCTTTACATATATAGCCCGTAGGTCGCCCTATGCGTCACAAGGGTTATTAAAAGCCCCTGGAGGCGATTCTAGGGCTTCCATGTCGCCCTGTGTGGAATTTATCGACCATTGGGCGCTTATCGCCTCTGCGGGGCGCTCAGGGGCTTTCAGGATATACTAGAGCCCGCCTTACTGAGTGTAGACATAAGGAAGCCCCCTACAGAGGCTCTGTAGGGGGGGTTCCTCAACTAGGGGCTAAATGCCTTCAAAGTATTCAATAAGCTCTCGAACTTCGTCGGTTGCTACCACATCGAGGGTGAGTTCTTCCTCCGGGTCATAAGCAGAAATCTCTACGAAGTCCTTACCCAGAGTGATAGATGCTTCAATGCCACCATCAAGCTCGACATACATGATGTCATCCTGAATGTCCTTCGGGCGGGTAACGATGGAGCCGTCTGCCGCGCGATGGTAGTTGTGGATAAGGGTAGTCAGTTCCTCCATATCCTTAATGGAATCCTTGGTAACTTCAACCTTTGCGGAGGTGGTCACGTAGTACGCGGTGGTGTAGGTGGTCTGCATGATTCGCGCCTTTCGACTGATGAGGTAACTGCTTGTAGCTTCTTTCTGGAGTGTATCCCCTCGCTACATTTATAGTCTAGCACAGATTTAACCCCCTATACAACTCAGTTTCGCATTAAGCGAGTTGCATAGGGGGTGTCGTATGCGGAGGGGACACGGCATCCACCGTCTTAATGCCGCAGTGACACTGCCACCGCTATTGCGGCAACGACTAGGGCAATGTCAATGGCGGTAAGCGCCACTAACGCCAGCCTACGCTTACCAGGTGAAAGGTCTATCATAATAAACTTTGCCACGTAGCAAGCTAGGGCGATAGTGGCGGCAAAGCCTAGAAGGAAGAGGATGGTATGCATTGCAAGTGCAACCACAGCCAGAACAACTAGGAATAAGTTTTCTAGCTCAGCAAAATAAAAATCCATATCAACACCATAAACCAGACATTGCGTTGTCCCTCAGCCTAAACGTATGACTGAGGGACAACGCCATATCGCTAGATAGAAAGCTTATCCACTACTTCCCAGCAGGCGGGGTCGAACTCGCGCCCCAGCTCATCATAGAAGGTGTTGAGCTCACTATGCGCCCACTGCACATAGTTAATGCTCTTGTCAATGTCGAACGTCATTTCGAGGGTGACCTCCATCAGTCGAGCGGCGCACTCTTCATAGGTCTTACCGTAAATGTTATATTCCTCAGCAGGAGAGGGGAGGCAGAGGGGCTTACCTTTCTCGAAGCTGAACATTTCGGCGTAGACCATACCCAGCACTACACTCAGAGGCTTATCAGGCGCTTCTGCCTGATAGTCAGCATAACGCTCGGCAAAAGCGTCTAGGCATTCGTGACGCTTTTCCAGCACCCAGCCCCGCGCCTGAGTAAGAGCGTCCTTAGCGTCAAGCAGGAGGCTGGACAAGGTGTTGGCGGGATTACGGTCGGTTAGCGACAAGCTTAGGTGGTGTCGAGGAATGTCGCTACGTTGGCGATAGTGATAGTATGCCGCCGCTTCGTCTTCACTGCTGGCAAAGATGGCGCGGTCGAGCTGGCGAAGACGGTATTCGCGGTCAAACCACATTCGAACATCGTATTCAGGTGCTTCTTCTTGCAGTACGACGAGTTCATCTTCCCGCATGGGGTAGTCTTCGTAGTATTCACCGTCGGGGAAGATGCCGGACACGGAGAGAGATTCGCCATTTAGGGTCTTTTCTGACTTTACGGCGTGAACGTAGAAGGGGGAGTTGATGTTAATGATGTCGCGGGGTGAGACGGGCATGTCTAGAACCTTTCGGCAGGTAGTCATTGCGGGTATGGTATTTACTAAACATTTACAGTGTATCACATATTTCTAGAGGGTGTCAGGCTCTCTGTTTGGAATACGCCCAGCCCACGCTAACGCCTAGCTCTTCTAGCTAGTTGGTGTGACCATAGGTGAACGCCCTGCGGTAGACCTTGTGTGCCTTACCGCAGGGCGTTCAAGCTTTTCGTTATGCATCACCCCAGCATGGGCGCGCGGGGCTTTACAGCCCTGCTTCGTCGTAAATCGCCGCCAGTCGAGAGCGCAACTCACGAACCGCAGTGACCTCACCCCTAATGCCCACGATAACGCCATCCACTAGTTGCAACATCTTATTGCGTCGGAAAGCATAGTTATCGCGCTCATAGATAGGCACGTCACCCACACCCTTTAGTAGCGACTTGAGGCAATCAGAGCCGTCACGGATAGAGCCAGTGAACACATCCCTAAAGATGCCCTCTAGTGAATTGCCTAGGCGGTCGTAGTACCGAGTTAGCTTGAGGTAGTCGTCAATATCTTTAAGGGAGCCGATAGGTAGAAGCTTTACGGAGGCGGCAAGGATACGGAAAGTATCGTCGCCGGACACTAGCAACAAGTGGTTAGGGTTATTAGAGGTGGAGGAAATTACGCCACGGCGTACATCATTCCCACCAATACGGAAGTTCGCCCTAGCTTTCCCATCCACAGTTCCTAGAACCTTCATGTAACCATCCTGATTACCTTCATAGTAACCAGCGGAGGTCATTTCATAAATACCGCCGCCACGGAGCAATATACCCGGTAGTGCAACACAGTCGCTAGTGAACTCAGGGGTAGACACGACAATCTGCTGTCGTGCCTGGTAGTCAGCGTGACACTCTTCAAACGCTTTCAAACATTCGATGCGCCTACCCTCAAACCATTCACTTTCATGCAAGAGGATACGCTCTGCTTCATTCAGGAAGTCAAAGGCGGCTTTGGCAGAGTCACGACTCACCACAGACACCCCTAGCGGGCGCATCCGCGAATCCCCATACCTGGAGTTATTCACGAACGATAGCATCCGACTAAGCAAGGCGCGCATCTCACCAATAATGAGGTTTAGGCGGCTTTCACGGTCGAACCACTCCTGAGCATCACCCCTGGACACGTTCGTCGCAACCTTCTTAACCTCATCACCCTCATGCAGGGCGCAGGTCACCATCTGGTCGGTAGCGCGTACCCCCTCAATGGTCACATTGCCGAACTTGTCGGGATTAGAGATGGAATGTACATAAATCAAGCCGCCGCTTACATGCACAACGTCACGCGGGGAAATATTCATGAGTAAGACCTTTCAGTAGATTTGAAGCTTGAATGAGTGGCTGGCGTGCCATGTACCCCACTCATGTTATATACATAGTGTATCACATATTATGGATTTACGGCTTTCACTGGAATGAGCATTAGGGATTAGCCATAAAGCGTATGAGGAGCCCATAACCGCATCAGTACGGTTATGGACTCCTCATGTAGCATGGTAATCATGCCGAGCCATAGCCCCTATATGAGAGGGCTAGAAGCCACCGCTAGATGTAAAAACTGAATACTTCCCATTATGCCACTATTCCGTGTCGTCCGCATCATCCCACACAGGGAGCCAGTCAGGAATGAGCATAAGAACGGCAGACAGCAATATTTGGCGAGTGCAGGTATAGAGGTAGCCCCTTACGAGATGAGGTTAATACTTTATCTCGCAAGGGGCTACCACCTGAAAGAAGAATATGGAAAGCATTATACCTGCACCCTGGCAGGAAAGCAACTCACCCCTAATTCGTGGCGGCAATGCTTGATGGTTGCCGCCTGCGTGTCGCCGTGAGGGTATCAAATGTGAGCCGCATACAGTAGAGCCGCCTGCATATCCTTAGTGATACGCGGGCGGCTCTACTGTACTAGATGTTAGCTAGATTCCAAGCTGGTTGGGTACAGCATACTCGATAGAAACGTCAATGAAGTTGATGCCCTGGAAGATGGATACCTCTTCACCCAGCAGACCCAACGCACCCATGAGCTGTAGGATAAGCTTGTCGGTGTAGTTGATGCGGCTCAGGTCTACGGTTGCGGTAATCTCGGCAACGGCGTTACCTTCTTCGTCTTCAGCCTCAACGGAGCGCTGTTCTTCATCGAAGAAGTAGAGGGTTGCCTCCGTGTCACCTTCACCGCAGGCAATGGAGATGGTGCGTGCCTTCTCGCCAAGGGTTTCTGCAAGGCTGTCGGCAGTAAAACCGTCGATAGGGTCGATGTGTGCGGTGAAGCTCTGGGTTTCGCCCTGGAAGTTGAGGATGGATTCGGGGTACATGCTAGACAGCCTTTCGGTAGCGGTAGATGGTGTGTAGCTTTTTCTTTGGAAGCTTTTCTCTTCCTTGCTACATTTATAGTCTAACACATATTTCGGAACGTGTGCAAGTCGAATATGTGTGAAGTGAAACACAGGGCTATTGCGCCTATCTACAGCAGGCGGCAAAGCATCCATAGGGCTAGGTAACCCGCCAGGCAAAATGAGCATGGGTAGAGCCCCTTACGCCTAAGGGGTACTTAGGCGTAAGGGGCTCTACCCATATGGGGTTTGTTGCTACTATCCGTAGCGCTCAACACTTTCCTTGATGCCCTCAAGAGTAGACTCAAGGTTTCCAGCCAGGCTCTCAGCCTCACTATTCACGAGGCTAACCTGGAAGCCATACTCACTATCCTCCAGGGTGCGAAACTGGGTGAGGTTCTTCAGGGCTCGAATACGGGCTTCCATTGCGTCAGATGCGATAACGCGGAGGCGGTGAATGCTCTTTGCCTTGCTTTGTGCGCGGGCGAAAACTACCGGCGCTACAGATGCGTTTGCAAAGAATAGTTCGGTCTGTGCGTCAAGGTCGCATTCCTTGGTCAGCTTAGAGGCGGCTTCCAGCGCGTCACTTTCAATCTGAGCCAGGTTCTTCAAGATGTTCTTTGCGCGTTCGTTGATTTCAGCAGTAGACATTAGATGCTCCTTGCATGTTTAGAGAAACTGTCTGTAGCTTTTCTCTGGAAGCTCTCTTCCTCGCTACACTTACAGTCTAACACATATTTCAGACAGTACGCAAGCCGAATATGTGTTAAGTGGGACACAAAGACGAAAGCCCCTTAGCTGATGTGTTTCAGCTAAGGGGCTTCCCTGTAAGTATACGCGGGCGCTCGCTAAGTGTCACCCATACACTCATACTGTTAGCAGTGAGGTACTTACCGAGCTACCTGCAACAACCTATTGCTCATTGAGTTCTGCCACCGCTTCGAGAGCTTCACGCATCTCATTTAGGTACTTATTGCCTTCGTATCGGGCGTTTCCAACCCTGATGCCCACAATCCGCATTACGGTGTCCTTGAGGTACTGTAAACGCAGGACGCTACGGCTCTTCTTAGCGTCGAGCGTCATAGAGCTGAGTTCTTCCAACAGTTCAAGCCAGCGGGGAGTCTTTCGATTTGCAGGCTTTGCCTTCTCTACCTCAATTTCATCCTCAAGAAGGCTAATAAACCTGTTGAGGGGTTCCTCCTGTGCTTCGTAGAGCGCATGAATCTCACTCACCGCGTCAGGGTTTCGAGTAGGCAGAACAGCAAAGCTATTCACGTACACAGGCTCCACAGAGCCGCCCGCCTTCACTAGATGTAGAGCCAGGTCATACTTCACCTCTTCGTCATCGTACCAGTCTTCAACGTGGACAGCCTTAACGCGAAGGGTACCCACTTCATTGGCAGTAAGGTTCTGCACCTGAAGCTCAGAGTCAGAGCCGCCGGTCACCTGCAAGTACTGCACGCCCGAAGCAGTCTCGACAGTCACAATGTCTCCAACGAAGCAACCAATGACAGAGCCGCCGCCCAGCGCGGCACTCCTTAGCTGAATAAACTTTGCCTCGCTGAGGTCTACTCCTTCAGCCGCGCCGTCCGCGTACTTCTGAACAGCTTCACGCTCATCACGGCTCAACAGACAAATAGCACTAGCCACCGACTCACTATGCATATCGAGTGAAGTAACCCAGTGGTGATGTTCACCAGTAATGTAAAGATAGATGCGCTCAGCGTCGCCTAGGCGAATGACATGCGGGTTATTTCGACCTTCATTTAGGGGTGCAACATCGCACCAATCGCTGAAAGCAGACACACCCTTAGGTAGAGCCAAAGACTTACGAGCACGCACAAGCGCCGCGAAATAATCCTTCGTCTCATACACAGCGCCATCCGGGAAAGCACGCACAATCTCAACAACCGCCTCAGGCTTGAAAGACTCACCATCCCTCTCACACGGCGACAGCTCACCCCAGGTAACGACCTGGCTAAGCGTGAAGCGCGGCGCGCCCGCTTCACCCTCGCAGGCAGTCAGTACACAGCGGGCGCGTGAAAAACCGGCAGGCTTCAAGATTGCGATACCAGCGCCATCATCCATAGAAAGTACCGTGTACAGACCATACTCACCGCCTTCAACCTCGGTAGTGATGATGACATCGCGAACCTTGAGGTCAGCAATAGTGATAGTCATAATGGGGGTACACCCTTTTCTGGAAATCATAGTAGTAAATAATAGGTCTAGTGTACCACATTATCGGCGGCAGGCAGGGGCACCCCTAGCCAGCAAGCGCGAACAAGGCGACCTAAAGAGTGATAATGAGCAATGGCAGGTGGTAAGCATACAGTAACAGCTCACCGCCTATCAGCGCTCGCATACCCCCCCCAGCAGTGAGTAGTAGGTGTGCATCATGCAGTGAAAGTCCCATTGGGCGGCGGCTCAGCCTGGCAATAGCCGCGCTACAGCTAGACTCTAAGGCGACAGTAGGAAGCTACCACCGCATCCCTGGCAGGCAGTCAGCACCCCTAGCAAGGGGTGGCATGTGACAATCATCCAGCAGGCGGCAGAGTCGCTAGGGCAGGGCGTAGATAGAGACACACCCGCTCACCTCTTCCACCGCTGGCAGTGAAGTGTTTTTCAGGGCGCAAAGAAGCCCCTGCTACATGCAGGGGCTTTCATCTAGGGGTACTTGTTATGCGGTAACCATGTTAGAGGTTCTTAGTCAGCTCCTTACCAAGCTTGATGGTGTCGATAATCAGCTTTTCGTTATCGAATACATACTTGAGTTGCCAGGGCGAAATCTCGAAGCCGTACTCAGTATGGGGGCGCAAAGTGTCGGAAAGAAGCGCTTGCACCTGGTAACCCTTATAGGTGTTGTATGCCTTGAGTCGGATTGCCAGCGGCTTGTTCGGGTCGTTGATGTACTCAGCCTTAGCGGGCATGATGGGTTCTTTCACCTTTGCCTGGTAAGCGTCGGACTCCATGAAGGAGTTAATCTCCTTGAGGTACTGCTGAAGCTTTGCAACTGCTTCGTCGTAGTTCTTGTTGAAGTCCATGATGGCAACCTTTCGGTCTAGGGAGAAACGGTCTGTAGCTTTTCTCTGGAAGCTCTCTTCCTCGCTACATTTATAGTCTAACACATATTTCAGACCGTCTGCAAATCGAATATGGGTGAAGTACATCACATCCCATCAATGCACCCCACCCACACCTCATGACAGTAAAGGGCAAGAGCGCTACCCTAGCGCTCGCAAACCTATACAGCAAGGTAAGCAACCAGTAGTCACTGTAAGCCAGCGGCTCGCTACGGCAACTAACCTGCGGATAGCAAGCGCCCGCCATGCCGCCCAATAACCATTCCTGCACACATAAGCAAAGCGGGCGGGCAATCAGTGGAACACTCCATCTGATTACCCGCCCGGCTATTACCAAGCGCGTTACATGCTACATCCCAAAGTCGAAAGGCATACTGAGGGCAAACTCATACGTAGCCGTACCATTAAATACCTCAGGGGCACCAATAGGCTTATCACCCATTGCTCGAACAATTGCATCACTGATGCACAGAGCCACCTGACGCACAGCAGGGGAGTACAGAACGAACTCCACAGAAGGCTTAACGTCACCCTCCACCTGCACACCCTCGCCATCATCAACAGCGGGTGACTCTTCAATGGAGAACTTTACAACCCAGCTACCATACTCATTCGGAGCTTCAACCTGTTCTACCTGAACATCCTTAACGCTGAACTTGCTACCCTTCCAGAAGTTGCTAGACTCAGCGGGAAGGTCAGTAACAGACTTGAACTTGTGCCAAGAGGTGAGAAACATGAAAAGCTCCTTAGGTGAACAAGCGGGCGATAGTACCCAAAAACGATTACACGTATAGTCTAGCACATATTTCAGACCGTATGCAAGTCGAATAGGGGTGAGGTGGGACACACTCGTATTCTATCCGCACATGGCGCTCGCATATAGCCGCCGCACACACGCGCTCACATGTCCCTCACCAGCAACCGGAAGCACCTCAATAAGCCACCCCTTAGCTCACGCGATAGTAGCCGCCGCGCAGGTAAGCCACCCTACACTCCAGCCATTGCGCATATTGCACAGCTGGACATAAAAGAGAGGGGGTAGAGGCTTGTGACACCCCTACCCCTCAATGGGATTACTTGCCGAACTGTTCGTTATCGGCTTCAATGTCCTTACGACACTCTTCCAGTCGTCGCGTCAGACTATCGCTCTTATCGACAGTGTGCAAGGCGAAAGCGAACTCCTTTGCGCTAACGTCAGCGGCACGCATCTCATTAAGCAGATGCAGAGCATACACACGAGCACTCATCGCCTCAGAAGCAAGAACATGCAGGTATGCAACGCGGTCAGCCTTACGGTCATTGCGGGCAAACACAATCGGCTCTACCGGCTCATACGACTCAGCAAGAAACAGCTTAACCTGAGAGTCGAGGTCAGCCTCAGCCGCCAGCTCATCAGCAAGGGCGCGAGCCTCACGCTCAACAGTGGCGAAAGTATTCAGAACTTCCTCTGCACGTTCCATAAGTTCACGAAGCATTGCAGGCAACCTTTCGGTAGTAAGTAAATGGTCTGTAGCTCTTCCAGAGGCTCCCCTCTCGCTACACTTATAGTCTATCACAGATTTTAAATGCCATATAAGCTGAATATGTGTGAGGTGAGACACATGGCGGCTAATCAGTTGCCCGCCAGGTGGCACTCACCCAATCAAGAGTAAGAAGAACGCAAGCATCACTACCAGCATACCCAGTAGCAACCACCCCAGAATTAGCGCTCGCAAACCACCCACTAAACAGCCACAGCCAGCCCAGCGAACAGCACCCACAGACACACACTCACAGGTCACATAGAGACACAAGGTAGACAGCTAAAGCCGCAAAGCAACCCCCTGCATGAGGGCTACCCTACGGCTTTAGCTCAGAGCACTTCACTCTAGACAGTAGCGAACGTCACGGTCTGCTTAAAGACTGGAACCCCGCCCTCAAACTCCACAAGAGCCTGACCCTGCGCTACGCGGTTACGCATCACGACCTTAAACTCATCCACCATACGGCGCATAAGAACCTCACTCAGAGCAACATCACCCTCAACATCGACACTCATGGTCACACGACCAATCAGCCAACCATCATCACCAGGCTCCTTAGTCGAGTCAGTTGCCACCACCCCGTAAGTAACATGAGCCTCTTCACCTGAATCCCAGGAGACAAACTCAAGGCTCATCTTAGAAGAAGCCCAAGCCTCAATGTCGCCCATGTGGGCGGTACTGGTAGCGGTAAAGGGAAGGTTAGTGTAAGTGTAGGGCTTCATCACCTTAACAGTGCAGGACATTGTGCAACTCCTCAAATCCTCAAACATGCGTATTAGCTTTGCGGGGAACATCCCCGATTGAACAATTTAATTATACCACAGATTCAGACAGGGGCGCAAGCTATAGTGTGTGGCTTGCCCCAACAGAAACAAAAGATGGGCATGGGCGCCCTTCAAGCACTCACACCCATCACCACATTTAGCGAAGCAACCAACAAGCAACCACCACTAAGACATAGCCACCCAAGAGAGCGCTCGCCATCAACTACAAGAGGAGTCACCCAAACCTAGTAGCCGGAGGCTCCCATACGCTACCCCATAGGCGGCAAACCTCACCCCTAGATAGTGAACCCCAGCTCACGATAGAAGCCCACCAACTGCTCACGCAACCACCGAACATACCCGACACTCTTCTCAATATCGAACAGCAGGTCAGCAGTAGCCGCCATCAGCACACCACGACACCTAGCATAATCATCAGCCCAACAGTAACGGTTACCATCAAGTTCCTCACGAGCAGGCAGGCACTCAGGCTTACCCTCACCAGCACAGAACATGTCAAGGAAAATCTCTTGCAACGCATCAGGAAGAGAAACACCCTCATACTTGCTCGACTCAAGGTAAGAGTCAATATCCTCAAAAGAGCTAACAGGTAGAAGCTTCACAGTATCCGCATCAATCCAAAGGTCATCGTCACCAACCATAACCCGCAGATAAACACAGCCCCTGTCAGTATCATAAATAAGCCCCTCACGGTCACTCACACCACCAGAGCCACCATAAAGAACAACCCCAGTCTTATGCTTATTATCAACAACCTTAAAATAGCCATGCCCCTCATATTTACGCTGGAACTGATAGATACCACCAACTACAAGCTTAACACCAGCCCACTTGCGGTACTCACGGTACTCGTCCAAATCAGGCTCAACCCAAGACCTGTCCTGATACTTCAACCAGCCCGCGTAAAAATCCTCAAAAGCCCGCAGACACTCCATACGCTTACCCTCAACCCACGCGCTCGCCTCAACCAAAGAAGCCTCAACCTCACCCAGCCACCTAACAACAGCATCAACAGGCTCACGGTCAGTTAGTGACAACGCACCCACGCCCTTTGGGTAAGCAAACCTACTCAAAGCCCTAGCACTATCACCCGGCGAAAACACAGCCGCACTCAAACGCTTTAGGCGACTCTCACGGTTAAACCACACCAACGCCTCAGCGTCAGACGCATCAACCCCCAAGGGAACAACACCAGCCGAAACAGGGACACCCACACGTACCTCACCATCACCAGCAACACCAGACACAGCGAAAGACTCACCCTCACGCGAACGCTCCACAATAACCGACTCCACATGCAGAACACCCACAGCGGTAGACACAACATCACCAGGAGAAACAGACACAACAGACATAACGAAAAACCTCTTTCAAAAACTCAACAAGACAAGCAGGCAGAACACCCACCCACAGAACACAGAACGCAGGGCGCTCGCACAGACATAAGGCGCTCACCAAAGCAAGCACCCACCCACCTAAGCAAGCAGACAGGTAGGAAAAAGGAAGGACGGAAACCCCTAATAGGAACCCGCCACTCCCGCAAGACACCACTAACTAACCAAACACGCGCTCACGCGCATAAGATACCACCTCTTCCACAGCGTTCAAAATCTCCAGAGCCAGCGCCTCATCATCCTTAGCAACAACCTCAGCCCAATCAGAGGCAAAAGAAGACGCAAGGTCACGCAACTCAGCCTATCGCCCTAGACAAGTCATACACCTTCTTGTCCAGCGCGATAGGCTGAGCGGACGTAGCGCTCGCATCAAACGCCGCCAAATCCAAAACAGCCGCCTTCACGAAACTACCAGTGCCAAACAAGGCACCAACCTCAGACAAAGAATATACCAACAAAGCGTAAGTGTTCTTAGCCTTAACCTGAGTCTCAACACTAAAAGCCATAACTAACAATCCCTCCAAAGGAACAAAATAAGAAACGACAGCAGGTAACGATTACCCACCAGATGATTACCCTATAACTATACCACAGAAAACAGGTGGTGTACAGACCGTCCACCAATACCACACCAGAAACAGAGACCCACGCCCCAACAACAGGGACACATAGACGAATAGACGATAGGAATAACAACCACACCCCATGAACCATCCACAGAAGGCAACTCACCACCCCCACACCCGACCATCAACCCACCAAAACGCGCTCGCACCCACACCACAACCCCAAAAACAACCCCTAGAGGTTGATTTTCAACCCCTAAAAACAGAAACTTGCACCAAAGTGCATAACGCACTGACAAGGACAAACATTGCCTTCCCCCACATACCGAAACACCCCGAAACCCACCCCACACCAAACACACCCCGCACCACCCCCAAAAACCCCGAAAAACAGCCATATGCACCCCGCACCAGCCCACCCAGGCACCCAAAACGCCGACACAGACCCCAAAACAGCACTAAACCCACCCCAAAAACAACCCCTAGAGGTTGATTTTCAACCCACAAACAGCCACCCACCCCGAAAAACACAAAACGCACCGACAAGGGCAAACATTACCCTCCCCCACATACCCAAACACCCCGAAACCCACCCCGCACCAAACACACCGAAAAGAAAACGAAAAAAGGAGAGCGGAAAAGAAAAAAGAACACCCCACCGCGTGAGCAACGTGACCCGCACCACACCCGGCACCCCGCCCACCACCTCGCCGCCTACCACTACCCATCCCTACACTTACCACCTCTAGCCCTACTGCCCTACTACTACCCGTATCCCCGTGCATCATTATGTTACCCGTCTAGTTAGTTAGTGTCCCTACCGTCCCTCTAGCTTGTTGGTGTATCTAGCCTTATCCCTTTGCCTTTACCTTTATTGCTTGGTGTGTGGTTCCCCTTGTTTCTAGCTTGTGTGTCTCTTATGGTGGTGTGTCTGTGTGTTGTCTCTGTTGTGCCTCTCTCTTTCTCTCTGTATGTGGTCTGTTGGTTACTGCGTTCTTCTGTCTTGGGTGTGTGTGTTCCTGGTGTCTTTCTTCTATGTGTGTCTCTGCGTGTGCCGTGTATGTCTTATGTGTCTTGTTTGTCTGTGTTGGTTGGTATTGTTGCCCTGGGTGTCTGTGTCTGCTTTCTTTGCTGGGTGTGTTCCTGGTGTTTAGCTTGTTGGTGGTCTGTGTGTCTCTTGTGTCTGTGTCTTAGGTCTGTGTTAGTGTGTTTTGTTTTTCTTCTTTTCTGTTTTTCTTTTGTGTTGTTGTGTGTGAGCCCAGGTTCTGTGTGTGGTTCTGGGTTTGTGGCGGTTTGTTTTTGGGGGTTTGCTTGGGTGGGCTGGGGTTTGGGGTTGTTGGTTTTTGGGTTTGGGGTGGGGGTTTTGTTTTGTGGGGTGGTTGTTGGTGGTGTTGTTTTTTTGGGGGTGTTCTGGGTGGGTGGTGGTTTGTGGGCTATACTGTTATTGTTGTTCTTGTTGTTGTTTTTCTGTTTGGAGTGTGGTTTTGGTGGTTGTTGGGCGTGGTGTTGTTGTTGGTGAGGGTGTTTCTTTTTCGTCTTCTGGTGTTGGGGGGTTGTTGTCTTCTGGTGTGTCTGGGTCGGTGTGTGGTGTTTGGGTTCCTGGTGGTGTTGGTGTTGATGTGGTGTCTTCTGGTGTGTTTGCGGGTTTGTTGGGTGCTGGTGGTGTGGGTGCTTCTTCTTTGGGGGGTGGGGTTGGTGTGTCTGTTGGTTGGGGTTCTGGTTCGGGGTTTGTGGATGGTGGGGGTTTTGGGTCTGTTGGTGTTGGTGGTGGGTTTGTTGAGGGGTTTTGGGGTTCTGGTTCGGGGTTTGTGGAGCCTTCACCTGTGGGTGCGGGTGTTGGTGGTGTGCCTGTGGCGGAGGGTGTGCCTTCTTTGGGGTCTGACGGGGCTTCTGCGGGGGTTTTAGATGTTTCTGGTATGGTTTTGCCTTCTTCTGGTTTTGGTGGCTCTGAGGGGCGTTTTGGGGTTGTGGGTGGTTCTGGTGTGAGGTTTGGTTCGTCGCCTGGGTTTGGTGGTTCTTTTGGTGGGGTTGATGGGTTGTTGGGGGTGTTGGGGTGTTCGCCTGTGGGGTTCTTTCCTGTGTCGGGGGTGTGTGGTGTTGGCGGTGTTGTGGATGGTGGTTGGGTTGGTGGTGTTGATTTTTCGGGGGTTGGTGTGTCTGGGTTTGGGGGTGTTGGGGTTGGGTCTGGTGATTTTGTGGGTGGTTCTGGTGTGAGTGTTTCTGTGCCGTGGTTGGTGTCTGGTTTGTCGGGGTTGGATGTTTTGGGGTCTGTGGGGTTTGGTGTGTCTGGGTTTGGGGTTGGTGTGTCTGCCGTGGTTGGTGTGTTTGGTTTGCCGGTGGGGGTTGGTGTGTCTGATGTTGGTGGGTTGGGTGGTTGGTGGGGGTTGTCGTCTGCTGGGTTGGGTGTTTTGGGTGGTGGGGGTTTTGGGTCTGGTTTGGGGCGTGTTTTGGGGGTTGGCGGTTTGGGTTCTGGTGGTTTTGTGCCTGGTGTTTCGGGGTTGGGTGATGGTGGTGGGGTTGTTGGGTCTGGTGTTGGGGCTGTGGTTGATGTGGATGGGTGGTTGTGGCGTTCGCTTGTTTTTGGGGCGGGGTTGGTTCCTGCTGGGTTTGAGGGTGTTTCTGGGGTTGGTGTTGGTGCTGTTGGTGGTGTGTCTGGTGGTGCTGTTGAGGGTGGCTTGTGTGGTGTGGGTGGTGTTTCTGGTGTTTTTGGTGGTGGGGCTGTTTATGGTGGGTGTCCTGTTGGGTTGAGGGTTGGTGTTTTGGGTTCTGCTGGGTCTGTGGGTGATGTGGTTGATGGTTTGTCTGGTGTTGGTGGTGTTTTGGGGTTGAGGGGTGTTTGTCCGGTGTTTGGGCGTGTTGCTGGGTTGGGGTCTGGTGTGTTGTGGGAGTTGTTGCGTGGTGGTTTGGTTGGTGTTTTGGGTTCTGTTGGTGGGCGTGTTTTGTCTGGTGTGGTTGGTTCGGTGTTGTCTGGGCGTGGTGGTGTTGATGGTGGTTTGGGTTTGGGGTTTGTGGCTGGTAGTGAGGGGTTTGGTTCGCCGGTGGGTGAGGTTGTTGGTGGTGGTGGTTCTGCTGGGTTGCTTGGTCGTTCTGGTTGGGGTGGTGTTTGTGGTGGTTGGGTTGATGTGCCGGTTGGTTCGCCGGTGTTGGGGTTGGGTGTTTCGGTGAGTGAGGTGGTGGCTGTTTTGGGTGGGTAGTGTGTTGTGGGTGGTGTAGGAAGAAGGAGCCTCTGGTTTCCCGTGTTTGTGCGGGTTGCCAGGGGCTCCTTCTTGTGTTTGGGGGGGGGTTATTCTTCGTAGTCGGGGTGGTTGGTGATGGTGTTGATGTGGTGGTGGGTTTGGTTGGCTAGGTTGGTGTGTCCTTCTTTGGTTGCGATGTCGTGTACGGTGGTGAGGTAGTCTTTGGTGCGCCAGAGGATTTCGCTGTCGGATACCCAGTGCATTTCGCCTTCGATTGCGTAGTAGTCGGAGATGTTTTGCCAGAGGGAGGTTAGTTCTTCTTCGAGGGTTTCTTGGTGTTTGGGGTTGTTTAGGAGGGTGTGGTATTCGGGGTGGGTGAGGGTTTCGTGGAGTGCTAGTGCGGTTTCGGGGGTGAGGGGTGCGGTTTCGCTTTCGGGGATGTTGAAGGTTTCGGGTAGGGGGTTGGTGTAGGTGAGGGTTGCGTTGAGGACTGCCCAGATGTTGTAGCCGTCTAGGAGGGTGGTGTATTCGTTGGGTTCGTCGGGGATTGCGCGGGTTGCGTCTCCGTTGAGGGTGTGGGCGATGCTGATGTCGTGGTAGTGTTCGGTGCTGTGCCAGATGGTGATGTCGCCGTCGTTTTCGATGGCATAGTAGATGGGGGTGGGGGTGTCTTTGCGGGTGCCGATGTTTACGGCTTTGAGCTCTTCGAGGTCGGGGGTGGTGAGTTGTCCGTTGGTGCGGGTGATGTTGATGGTGTGGGGTGCGTTGAAGCTTGCATGGCGGAGGGTTGCGGTGGCGTGGTTGGTGTCGGTTACCTGGTCGATGGCGTAGATTGCCATGCGGTCGTCGGTCTCTTCGTTGGTGGGGGTGAAGAGGATTCCGTCGTTGGTGTTGAGGGTTTCCCAGTAGAGGAAGGGGGTGATGGTTCGCATTGTTGGTGCTCTCTTTCTGTGTTTAATGATTGGGGGGTAAGCCTTGTGGGGCTTGTTGGGTTAGGTGGTGGGTTGAGGTTTTCTCTCAACTCCTTATGTTTAGATTGTACCACATATTTGTGATGTATGCACCTTATGGGGTGTGTTTTAGCTCTCTCTTCTATAGGGGGGGGTGGGGCTTTGCTTCTGCGGTGGCATGGTGTAGTGTTGGTGGTGTTATTTCCTTTTGTTTTTGGAGGTTTTCCTGATGATTTACGATGTTTTTTCGGCGCGACCTGGGTTTAAGTTTTTTGGGGTTGATGATGTTCTTCGTTTGCGGTCTTTGGGGGTTTCTAAGTCGTGGGATGAGGTGTGGGACGCTAAGTGTGTTGATGTTGCTGTTGAGGTGTTGGGGGTTGATGAGGGGTTTTGTTATGGGCGGCTTGAGGATGCTTTTGGTGAGGGGCGTGATGACTGGGAGTATGAGTGTGATGTACTGGATGGTTTCACGTTGGCTGACCTTGAGGCTGAGGGGTTGCCTGCTGGTGAGGTGATGAGGTTGTGGGAGTCTGGTCGCCTTGTTGGGGATGATTTTGGTGGCGAGTTGAGGTTTACTCGGGCTCAGTTCTGGGGTGGGGTTGGTGTGTCTGAGCTGGTGGTGCATGAGGAGTTTTTTGAGGTGTTGGGAGTGTTCCGGCGTTTGGGTGTTCCGGCGGCGGATGCGGGTGTTTTCCTGTTTGAGCCTAGGGATAATTATGGCTTCCTGGCTCCAGCTGAGTTGTTGCTGTCTGGGGTTGATGAGTTGCGTGATTTGGTAGTTGCGGATGCTCATGGGTGTGCTATTGAGCGTAGGGGTGTTGGTGTTGTTGATGAGTGGGTGCGTGCGTCTGTGGGTACTGTTCCTGCGCCGGGTGTGGTGGTTGGCTTGGTTGGTAAGGGCGTTGATTTTGGTGCTGTTTTTGGTGGGGGTTTTGGTGAGTTCCCTTATGAGGTGGTAGGTAGGGTTGCTGAGGGTTTGGGTATTCCGGTGAGTGTGTTGATGTGTCGTGTGAAGGGTATGCGTTATGGGTTGGGTCGTCGTAGGGAGGGTACGGGCGGGCTTATGGATGAGTTGGAGGGTTTTGGTTGGTCTGATGGCTCGATTGCGGAGTTTTTGAGGGTTCCGTCGCCGTGGTTTGGTGTGGTTCCTCCGTTGGAGTATGCGCGCCTTGGTGATGAGTATGTGGGTGCTGTTGTGGCGGTTGCGAAGTTTATTGATAGCCGCCGGTAGACGATGGCTATTTGTGGGGCTGGTGTATGGTTCTAGGAGCCGTGCGCCAGCCTTCCTTTTGTGCTTTATGCGGGTGTGATTAGTCCCCCGGTGTGCCTGCGTGTGCTGGTTGCCGGGGGACTATTTTGGTGGTGTTATTGGGTTTTAGCGGTGTTGATGATTTCTATGTTCGGTTCATTGGTGGTGGCTTTCTGGATGAGTAGGGTGCGGTTGAGGGCTTTGAGGAAGTGTTTGTGTTCTGGTTGGGTGATGGCTTGTGTGATGGGTGTTTTGTGGTTGGTGGGTGTGATGGTTATTTCGGTGTGTAGGTTGGTTTCTATGGGGTGGGTGATGGTGATGGAGTGGTCGGATTGGGGGTTGGTGTGAATGTATCCTCTTGTTAGGCTTGTGGGTTTGGTGTTGGGGCTGGTTGCAGGGGTGTGGTAGGTGTTTTCATGGATGGTGGCGGTCTTGTGGTGTTGTTGGGCGAGGTGGGCTACTGTTTCGAAGTTGGCGTTGGTGTGGTAGCAGGAGAGGGTTAGGGAGTAGGGTGCTCCGTCGAGGTCAAGGTTTAGGCTCCAATGGCTCATGTCGAATCCGAGTTGGTGGAGCTTATATTTGAGGGTGAGTCCTTTGATGCCCATGCGTTTAAACGCCTGGTTGTTGCGTTTCTTGAGTGTGGCGGGGTGTTCGATGATGTCGCCGTGTGGGGTGACTGCGAAGGTGTCGGGGGTTAGTTCGAGGGGGTCTCCTATGTTCATGTAGGCTACTGCTATTTTGTCGCCCTTTTCTAGTTTGGTGTTGGGGTTGGCGTTCATTTGAGTATTCCTTTCTTAGGGGCTGGTTAGGTGTTTGCCGTTTGGGGTATCTATGTGTACTAGAAGCAGTCGGAGATGTCGTAGGGGTCTTCCCCTGCCGCGTTTTCCAGGTACACGCCCTGAGAGATTAGTGCCTTTGCCTCTCTAATGTTTTCGCTATCCTTTCCGAATAGGTGTTCTAGCACGTCTGAGCTGTTGCTAATAATTGTGACTGGCACTGGTTCTAGTAGGCTCTCTGCGCCGTGCCTGCGGATGAGTGTGGGGAGCTCTTGCCATGAGATGCGGTCGCCGTTGAAGTAGATATGTGGTTCTACGTTCAAGTGTTCAGACCATTCTAGCGTATCGGCGTTAGGGGTCTTGGTTAGGTGTTTGCTGATTGCATAGCACCTGTTTTCAGTGGGTGCTTCGGTTTGCGTACACCACTGGGTGACGTTCTGGTAGACCTTTTGGTTCGCGGGGATGCCGTTGATGCGAACCTCTGAGTCTGGGTGTGTAGTGAAGAATGCTATGGGGTGCCATTCGCTATCTGCGGGGGTCTGAATGTGTATCCGTTTCTGCCACCCATTTTCGGATTGTTCGCAGGCATGGATACGTTCCATTAGCTCCTTGATGGTGAGGGTAGGTTCGGTGGCTTGGGCTACTGCGCGTCGCCATAGGCGCTGTCTGTAGTCTTTCGGGCGTGGCTTCAGCATGAGGTTGATGAGCGGGTTTGACGGGGTGTATTTGTATTCGGGGTATTGCATCTGTTTTTCTCCTTAGCGGCGTGTAGGGCGGGGCGATATGGGTGGGGTAGTTATCTTTCGTTGATGATGACCCAGCTGTCTTCGTATGGGGGTTCTGGGTCGGTTATTTTCTGGATGTTTGCGTGTTCTTTGAGGTTGGCGTTTAGGTCTTTGAGAAACCTTTGGTGGTCTTCCTGTTTGAGGGCTGTTTCGAGGGTTGAGTGTGGTGCTGTGGGTTTGACGACTATCTCGTTAAACAGGCGTGCTCCAGGGGTAAAGGTGATAGTGAGGGATGGTTCGCCGTGCGTGTGGGTGCGAATCTGGTGTTCGGTGTGGGTTGAGTTGTTGTATGAGGTGTAGGTGTCCTCATAGATTTCTGGGTTTGTGTAGTGCAGGTGGGCGAGGGTGTCTATGATTCCTGCTGTGGTTTGGGTCGTGTTGGTGTTGAGAATGAGGGCGCAGGGGTGATTGTCGGTATCGAGTTCGATGCGCCAGCGGCTCATGTCGAACCCTAGTTTGCGGAGTTTATGCTTGAGGATGAGCCCTTTGATGCCTAGGCGTTTGAGGATGCGGTTATTGCGCGCATTGATAGAGTTAGGCATGACAGGGTGTAGGGGTTCGTCAATTGCGGTGCCGTTAGGGGCATAGTGTCGTTTGCCGATGCCGTCGAAATAGTAGTCAATGGGGTGTTTCTTGGCGTATTCTACGGCAGTGCCTTTGACATTTACGTAGATTACTTTCACAGTCTCTTCAGTGTTGGTGTTTTTACGGGGAATCATGGCGTGGACGGTTCCTTTCCTTGGCGGGCTTGTTGGTTCTATTGTAGCATTTAGGTAGGCTTTTGGCGGAGGTTCTGTAGGGGTGTTCTGTGATATTCTTATGGTACTTACTTTCCTTGTATTTCCTGGTTGTTGTGGAGGTTTTTCTAGTGGCTGATAGTTCAGTTGCGGCTGGTGTTGGTCGTGTTGGTCGGTCTGTTGTGGAGGGGTTGGCTCCGGGGGTGTTTTCGGGTTCTGGGTCTATTGGTGAGCTGGAGGATGCGGGGTTCAGTGTTGGGCATTTGGTAGATGGTTTCGTGTTGGCTTCTGGCGTGCCGGTTGAGGGTGGGTCGGTGTTGGAGCGTGCGCGTGGTGTGCGTGATTTTTCGCAGGTTCCTGTTGCTTTCAGGTCTTTTGTGGCTGAGTGTGCTGGGTATGTCTGGGATGGTTCGGTTGTTTCTTCTGTTGGTGGGGTGTTCCTGCATGGTGGGTTTTCGTTTGGTGTGACTCCTCGGGCTAGGTGGTCTTTTGGTGGTGTCTCGGGCGTTGATTTTGAGGCTGTTCAGGAGGGGTTTGTTGTTCCAGCTTCGGGGGTTGGTGTTGGTGAGCTTGCTTCGGCGGTCGGTGTTGAGCTGGGTGGGTTAGTTGCTCCGCCTGGCAGGTTAGGGCTTGGTGCTGGTATTGGTGAGTTGTCTTCGTTTAGGTTTGATTATGATGGGCGAGGTTCGCGTATGAGTTCGACTGAGGTTTCTAATGCTTTGGCTTTGGAGCAGGCTTCTTATTGGCTGTCTCGTGTCGGGGAGGTTGATGTTGTTTCTCCGCCGCTGGTTGGGGAGTCGCCGGATGTTGTTGCTGAGCGTTTGAAGCGTGTTAGGCGTGCTTCTAAGGGGGAGAATGGTGTTGCTCCGCGCCTGATGGGTTCACGTCGTGAGGTTGAGATTATGGGGTTCATTGGACTATTTGGCTGGGTGGACGTTCGCGCTGTAATGCTGTTGCTGGGTGTTTCTACTAGAGTTACTGCGTTGAAGTATTTGAAGGGTTTGCAGGGGCGCGGGTGCCTGGATGCAGTGGATGTGCCTGGGCTCGGGCATAGGGTTTGGGTTGGTACCCGTGTCGGGTTGGATGAGTTCGGAATTGGCGGCGCTACGGTTTCTCGTAAGACTTTGGGCAACAGCGAGTTTAAGCATAGGGTGTTGGTGAACTATGTGGGCGCTATGCTGGTGAACGGTTCGGTTGATGTTTTGGGCTTGGGTGGGCTTGTCTCTGGTGGTCGTCTGGTTGGCGGGCAGGTTTCGCGTGGCTTTTCTGTTATTCCTGACCGCGTGATTGACAGTGCAATTCAGGGCATGTTTAGAGGGCGTGCTGGGTATGATGTGCGTGATGTGCTACTTGCCCGACGTGGTGAGGTGTTGCGCGAGTGGCGTGTTGCTGGTGGCGAAGGTGTTTCGCCTGAATGTTATGGCGGCAATGAGTGGATGTGGGCTGTTATGAGCGGCGCTTCGGAGGGCAAGTACCATGTGCCAGATATTGTGTGCATGATTCCTCGTGGTGAGAATGGTGAGCCGCGCAGTGTTGCCGTTGAGGTGGAGCGCGGGTTTGGCAAGAAGCCCGGCAACCTGGAGAAGATTCTGAGCCAGTATAAGGATGATAGGAGCGTTTTTGGGATGGTGGTGTGGTTGTGCACTGATGACCGTATGGTGATGAGAGTGAATGAGTGGGCGGAGGCGAACGGGTGTGCTGAGCGTATTCGCGCTGTTCGTTTGTGTCGCCCTGATGGGTCGGTGTTTGAGGGTATCTCGTCGTTTGAGTTTTAGTGTGTCGAGGTAAACAAAAAAGCGAAGCCCTGAACCATTGATGAAGGTTCAGGGCTTCGCTTTTTTGTTTTGGGTGCAATGCCTCAATGTCCTTAGGGTTTGGCGCTCGAATCCTTACCCATTGGGAGCCTGCCTAGTGGCGCTGGTGAGGTTTTAATTGTCTTTGTTGGTATATCAGAGGTTACTGAATTTCAAGGCGGCTTAGAGGGGTGTTTTGGGGCGCGTGTAAAGGTGGTATCCATACCAAATTTTGGTTAGAGTGGATACCACCTTTACTTATGAGGTGCTAGATTTTCTCTAGCTCCTCCGGCGGGTAGTTGAACTGCTCACCGTTTGCCTCTGCTGTGCGAATGAGGGTCATGAACCTGTGGGGGTCAGGGGCGTGCTCTAGGGCATCCTTGACGTAGCAGGGACCTGTTTCTGCGCGGCAAAGTTCCATTAGGATAGAGCACATGTCTTTACCTACAGATTGTAGGTCTCGGCGGATGTACTCGAAGTTTCCAGTCTTAATTGCTTCGATGAGCTCCCTGTCGGATTGTAGAATTTCCAGCACTTCGTGGGCGGGAATCATTCCGCCGTCCATGCGCTTCACCAAGGCTTGCGTCATGAAGACTCGTCCCACGGACGCGATGGATGAGAGTGAGTTCATTCGGAGTGTACCGTCGTCGTTGGTAGCGAGACGTTCCACAATACCTGCGCAGTCCTGAGCGTGAACGGTGGTTAGGGTGAGGTGCCCGGTTTCAGCCGCACGAATGGATGCTTGAATTTCCTGCTCGGTACGAACCTCACCAATAAGGATGATGTTAGGGTTCTGGCGCATTGCGGACTTAATGCCATTAAGGAATGAGAAGGTGTCGGTATTTACCTCACGCTGAATGAAAAGGGTTCCGTTGCCGCGCGGGTTGTTACTATCGAAAAGGTATTCGATAGGCTGTTCGATGGTTACGATGGTCATACCCATAGGTTCGCCGGTTACAGGGTGCGGCGTTGTAATGTGAAGCTGTATATGCAGGAGGCAAGCCGCCATTGTGGTTGATTTACCACTGCCGGTTACACCCCCGATGACGAGCATACCTGACTTCTGCCTAAGCGCCGCGATGAACGCTTCGGGGATGTTGTAGTTCTCAGGCTCCAAGATGTCTGTTGCCAGGAGACGGAAAACCAAGTTGATGCTGTCGCCAGGAGACACGTAGGTTACGCTGAGGCGGCAACGTCTGCCGGTGTACTTTCCTTTGGGGATGGTGTACGAGATGTCTAGTTCTCGGTCTGCCATGAACGTAGTCTTGGATGCGGTGATGGTTGCCGCCGTGAGGATTCTACCGAGGTCGCTACGGCTAGGTTCTGGTAGCTGTCGGTAAGGCATAAGTCCGTTATTGATTTTAAATCGGATAGCGGTCTCTGGCTGAATGTATACGTCACTAGCACCCATGTCGTATGCGTCGCTGAGGATACTACTAAGCGGGAAGCCGGGAGCTTCTTCATGGCTAACGGGTATGGACTTGCGAAGGTTGCTACGTTCCCCTTCACGCTCAACTGCCCCATATTTATCAATGGTTGCGGCGGCGATGTCTTTACTGGTTACGACGCTTACCTTCGCCTGAGATGAGGTTTCCTGCTTTACTTTCTGGAGGATTTCTTCAAGGAGCGCTTCGTGGTCGATGGGAGTGGCGACCACCTCCGCGCTTTCGGCAGAGCTAGGCTCTTCGGCAGGCGGAGGGGTGGGGTCTTCAGCGTATTGGGAGATAGTGGAGCTGAGGTTTTTAAGGCGTGCTTCCTCAGCGTTTGCGTCTCTTGAAGGGTTGAGATTATTCTGCTTGAGCGCAGATAGGGAGATGGGGGCAGGCATTGTCTGGCGTGTCCTTTCAGGCGGTGTGCAGGTGGTTAGTTTTCAGACCTACATAACGTATATCTGAACACTCTTTTTTGCTATGGCTTCCATGTAGGTTTCCGTCTAGTTTTGGGGGCGTTTCGGCATGTTGAGCAGGTTTTTGGGGCTTTGGTGGGTGCGTTCTAGCGCCCTATTTTTTGTGCCTAAAGAGGGCGAGAAGTGGGGTACTTTCTGTGGGAGGGTAGGACTTATTGCAGGGCTAGGATTAAGTGTTGCTCTTGGGGGTTTGGGGAAGCTGTTGGGGATGTCTGGCTGGGTTGATGCTTGGGACTTCTTGGGCGGCTGGAGTGTGGTATTTTTCGCTGTCGCTGTCGGGTTAATTGGCATTGGGGCGCTATTTAGCCCCGCTGAGGAAGCTATTGTTCCTTCTAGCGGGGCTAAATCTGCGGGCAATACTGCGCGGAAGCGTAAGAAGAGCCGCAAAGTTCCGCCTCAGCAAGCACAAGTTGTTCCTCCGCACAGCATTGCTGATGACGAACCTACTATTCCGCTAATGTATGGCGAGGTGGATGCAACTATCCCTCTTCCTGCGAACTATAGGTTTGACATGCTGAAATAGTCTTCCAGCTCTTTAGTGGTTTCTGGGCTGAATAGGTTGTACCCTGTCCCCCGTACAATGTCGTATGCGAGGATGGACATGCCCTCAGAGTAGCCCTTATTATTCAGCAGGTAATTGAATCCACCGGGTAGGCTGACGTTCACAGCGTCGAGGGCGGCTTCATGCAGGTAGGGCACGCCTGTGAGCACGGGGATTCCGTTGATACTGTAGTCGGCTACCTGCCAGAATCCGAGCGCAGAGCCTTTCTTGACGATATGGTCTGGCTCTATCTTGTTCACGAAGATTCTTATACGGCGCGGGTTCATGCCACCACCGCCACGTTTTACCGACCCTAACCCATAGGTGAACTGCCTTTTCATGGTGTCCAGCGGGATAGGGTATGGTTCTGCAACATAGAACAGCTTATGCGTGAGTGGGTATGCGCACAGCGTCATGTAAGGGTCTGCAAGTTGCACTGACGTGTCAATGATGACTACATCATAATGCTCTCTGAGGATGCTGATGATGGCGCGGTAGAAGTTTGGGTCTAGGTCGTTGAGGTCGCGAGGGTCTTCAGGAGCGAGTAGCGTATCATACCCTACTCGCTCATTCTGAACGATGTACTTCTCAATGATGCGCCAGTCCTTCTCCTTATCTTCCCCTAGAGCCCTATGCTCACCGTTCATAGTCGCTTCGTACAGCTCATTGAAGATGCCCACTACTGTCTTGCTTTGGTCACTAGTATTGAAGCCTACCTGACCGTCTTGCAGGTCGAGGTCTACTACGATAACTTTCAATGCGTGTTTAGCGTATCCGTAAGCTTCCGCTTCTTTACCCCATGTGGTGAGGGCGTGGGCGATACCTAGCGATGTGGTAGTTTTACCTGTACCACCCTTCTTAGATGTTACGGTGATGACTCGCCCAAGATAGGGGGAACCGTCGATGTGCGTCTCATCAGGGTCTATTTCGTCCTGGATAGCCGCCAAGTCTGGATTGGTACGGGACTCTAGGATGCCTCGGAACGCTAGTACGGGGTCTGCGTAAGAGGGCGGGTTTGCGAGAAACAGCTGAAGCATCTCGTAGAATTGCATTGCGATGTAGCTCTCAGGGACGCTCTCCCAGGGTGCTTCAGGGTTACCGGGAACCATGCGCGTCATTTCGATGTTGTACGTGGTGTAGGGTAGACCTTCGTTGTACAGCATGTTCTTCACGGCAGTGTTGATGGCGTAAAGCTGGCTGTGTTCGTTTGCGTCGCTAGGCTCTTCAAGCACGAATATTGGTGTTTCTACCATGATGTCTGCCATGATGCGTAGAACATTAGGCACCTGCTGAGGGTTGCGGAGACTGTTTCGGCGTAGTTCGATGTAGTAATCCGAATGCACAACAATAGCGTCCATAGTGTTAGAGATTGACGGCAATTCGGAGTGAATATCGTTCCAGAGGTATTCAATGGTAGGGCATACACCAATGATTTCAGGGAACAGCAACTTATCCACGTCTTCAGGAGTTACCCCATAGAGGCTTGGTGAGTCTTTCAAGGGCGCTAGAGGTCCTTCGCCAGGGACAACCGGAGGCATTAGGAGCTTCAGCGTCTCACGGTAGAAAGCGGCATCTAGAACTTCGTCGGAGGCTTCAGAATCTAGCGGCTTGCGTGGGTTCTTGAGCTTGCTAAACTGTTCCGTACCAGAGATGTAGACAATGTTTGGCTTCTGGTAAAGCTTACGATTGGTGTTCGTCGCCATGTGGTTCTCCTGAAATGGTTAGTTCTAGGTAATCTGTTGCTGGTGGGCTTCGTCGTAGGGGTTGGAGCTGAATGCCTTCACTAGGCTTGGTAGCCAGACTACGATTTGGACGTATCCACGCCGCTTTCTCATATCCTGCATGATGCAACTGCCTTTACCTGGCAAGTTTGCTATCGCATCGATGACTTGGCGGGCATCGTCGCTCAGCTCCTTCCCGTCAGTTTTGAGACCCATAGCTCTTGCGCCTACCTTTGCGTCGTCGCGCGAGTTTGCGAACGCGAAGTGGGTGCTAATGAGGGATACGTCGAGTCCGGTTGAGGCATTGAAGATATGGGCGTAGCTCTGAGTTCCAAGGACTAGCGCTAGGTTATTGGAACGCCCGAGAAGTGCCGTTGATTTGATGAGGTTAGCCCCCGACTGATTGGCAATAATTGACCACGCCTCATCGATTGCTACAACCTTCTTGATGTTCTTGGGCATCCTTGACATGCTTTGCCTGACCAGTAGGGTAATCATGGTTAGGATTGCCTGCCCCACTGCCTTGCTTGGGTCTTTGAGGTCTACAATGGTTTTCGGAAGCTCATTGAGGCGAGAGAGGTCGATGACGGTGACACCGGGAGCGAACTTGAAGTATCGGGCAGGCTTACGGTCTGGCTCTGAAAGCAGGGTAACTCCTGCGCCTTCACTCAGAGTGTTGATGAGGGTTAGCGCGATGCCTTTCAGTTGCTCGTTGCCCGTGTCACTTGCAACCTTAATGAGCATGTTCAAGAAGACATCCATGCTTTTATCGTGCGGGCGTGACTTAATTACGTCTGTTATGGTTGCTTCTACCCAAGGGCGAACCGCATTGTCAGAGAGAGCATCTGGGACAATTGCGTGCATCATTGCGTGGACTGCGTTGCGTATGTCTGCTTTTGCATCCTCGGGTTTTTCTGCATTGTCGAAGATGACGAATGGGTCTAGGATGCCGACATTATTGGGGTCACTAGGGTCAATAGTCTTGATATTGCATGGCACGCCTAGGGTGTCTTCAATATTGATAATCTTGAGTAGGTCACCCTTCCAGTCGATGCCCACCACAGCGGCTCCTTGCAGGGCGGCAAGTGAAAGTATCCAAAGCATCCCGAAGGTTTTACCGCTACCTGGCTGTCCCGTGAATAGAGTTACGGGCGGCTTGTCGTTCAGGTTGGCGGCGTGTAGGTCGAAGAACACTGGGATGTCAGCTCTGAGGTTTGCACCAATTGCGTTAGGCTGTCCATACTTGTAGCTGTTGGTGCTCGCTTCTTCGTTGGTGCTCATTTTTTGGGCTCCCCCTTATTCTTCCGTGGTTGCGCCTTCTTCTTAGGCTTATATTTCTTCTCGGTCTGCTGTAGCTCGTAAAGAGCGTCGTATGAGCGGTTAGATACCTGAACCATGCTTGAGATGCGGTATACTCGCTTCGCGTTGGGGTCGTATTCAATGCCGTCTAGGTAGCCGCGCGCTTGCTTCTTCCATTGGCGCTTAGCAAGCAGGTATTTACCTGCTGTCATGCCGTCAAACTTTTCGGAAGTGTCACCTAGCTTCTTGCCTGCGTAGATACCAATTACTAGCGCGGGTGCCCATGCCCAGAGTAGGGTGATGATGATAGCTATCCCGAAGAGGATGAGTAGAAGAACTGCGAGTCCTACATATATGCCGAGTGCCAAACATGCAATCCAAATGAACTGCGTCTGAGAGATGGGCTTACTGAACGTGTAGCCGCCAAATTCCCAGAACTGGTTGTCGCGCGCGAACACTTCGGTCGCGTTATCGATTCGAATACTCACAAGAGCGCCCCCTCAGGCATGTAGTACGGATGATTATAAAGGCATCACATATTACATAGCTGAGAGGGCGCTCTTTAAGAGGTCTACCACTTGAGCTCTACTGGCTCTGGTGTGGGGTCGTCTGGTGATGGGATGTGCACTTCTAGCGGGTAATCTGGCTCTTGTTCTGCTGTCGGGAGCAGTTTTGCGGCGGCGGTTTTAGCTTTCTTCGCCTCTGCTTTGCGCTCTTCACGGGCGATAAGCTTATAGTATTGGGTTACGCCGTCGTTGGGGTCGGTCTTACCGTCCTGGGGAACGATAGGGATTTTGTGGTCGGGGTCGATTTGCCATTGCTCGGCAATTTCTTCCAGCTCAGGTCGTTCTACTGCCTTGGTGATGTATCCTGCGGGGTCTACTTCGGTTATGGTGAGGTGGAAGCGGCGGTATCGGGTGAGGGCTCCGGGCGGGTTCTTCCACACCCCTCCGTAGGCGAAGGTGGTCTCTACTAGGTGTTTCGCATCGTCGTCTTCCCACCAGCGCCCGGTGAAGCCGTCGAGTATTGGCTTTAGTACAGGGGCGTAGTTTGCGGGGTCTAGGTGCGTACCGCCACCCATGCCTAGTACCTCGAATCGGGCGGTATAGTGTTTCAGCGGCGTGAAGTCTGGGTGTTTCTCTAGGTACTGTGAGGCATGGTTAGAAGCGATACCTCGTAATGCTTTGAATGCGGCGGCACGGACGAATGGGGAGATGCGCGCGTTCTCTGTAATAACCATGTGCGTTGGTATGTCGAGTACCATGTCGATTACTTGTGGCTTGCGAGGCATTTCACTCCTTAATATGAGAGGGAGGTGAGAAGCATTAGGTAACAGCTTCCCACCTCCCTGTTGTGGCTATAGCGCGTCAAGCGATACAGCGGAAATTGGCTTGTAGTTGTAGTCGTTGATGTCCTGCGAAAACTCTTCGTAATGCTGAGCGTTTTCGCCAGTATAGTACCCTTCAGGGGGTTGCGGCACCCCGGCGATAGTGTAGATGAAGTTCTGCGCTATTCTACGAAGAGCAGTGTTTGCGCGAGACTTAATGTCTTGCACCCATGAGTCGATGGCTTGCGAGTCGCCATCTTCAATATGTGGCTTAATGATGTCGTAAGTTAGCGGGTGGAATAGTTCTTGGGTCTGCCTTACGACATGTTGGATGCGCATACTGGATGCGGAGTTCTTGAGATTACGTAGTTGCGCTTCATCTAGGGGCAGGGTAACACGCTGGTTGATGTAGAACATGTAGCCCAGCTGAAGTTCAGCGATAACTCGGATAAACTCGTTGGTCATATGGTAGACGGTAGAGTCCGGGAAGTTATCAATGGTTTTCAGGTCGTCGGGTAGCAATTCGAAGACCTTCCGTTCAAGGTCACTTCCGGTATATAGGGCAGTGGATGCGTGACCGGCGGCGGCGTTCCATGTGTCGTCGCGGTTGAATACAGAGTAGACGGGTGCTTCGTATTCTTTCATGAAGGGTTTATGCATTAGGTTCCCCATGTTCTATAGGTGGGTTATTACCCCATAATGATAGCACACCAGATACGTATCTGGTGTGCTATCATTTGCCGTTTAGAGGCTTATACGTTAGTGTTTCCCAGTACGGCGAGAAGGCTTTGGAGGAAGTCGTGCCCTGGGGGAGTAATTAGAAGTACCGCCACTATCACCACCAGCACGAATCCGAAGATGATAACGTTCATCAGTTCGTCGTTCATTTGTGTTATGCCTCCTGGTATGCCTTACCTGTTTTACGAGCCTTCTCAGCCTTTGCGATGGTTGCCTTACCATCTTTAGCCTTGCTCTCCATCCTTAGCCAGTGCTTATACTCCTCGTTATCGAGTGCTTCTAGCTCTGCCTGACTCATCTTTGCGGCGGCTTCCTGCTCCGCTCTCTGTTCTTCCTGGAACGCGGCAAGCTCCTCAGGGGTGTACGACTCTTGCAGGTGAGCTAGGTAGATGGATGCGGCGGCTTCCAACCCGCCTTCAGCAATAAGGTTCGTGCTAATGGTGACATTGCTGTGCCCGGTACTGCGCACCTTTGATGCTGAGATGGGGATTTCGATACGGTTCTTGCGGGTGTTGTAGAGGACGGGTGCCCCTGCTTTCAAGAGTCTGAGTAGGTTGTCTACTGCTTCTTGGTTTAGCGCCTGGGTTCGTTTGAATCGGCGGATAGCGTTGAGTTTCGCCAGCTTTGAGAGACTTGAGAACTCTACCAGGTCGGGGTTTCTTTCAAGGGCGGCTTCTACGTCGGATTGGTCGATGTAGTCGCTGTAATAAGCGCGCTGTGGCGGTTTTTTACTCGCCTTTCCTGCTTGTCGTTTCGTTGATTGAGCCATAGGTTGTTGCCCCTTTTTCTGGTTAGTATTTCTGGGTGATGAACGGCTGTGGAAGATGCTCTACGACCTTACCTAGGATAGGGTCGTTACTTAGGATTAGAGTCATTTGGTCGCGGCGTTCTACGACTTCCCGCAATTCCCTCAGTGTTGGCTCAAGCTTCTCCTCGAACCAACGGCGGGTTTCGAAGTCCAGACCTTCAGAGGTGAAGCCCCATACGGCTTCCTCCACGGAGCTTCTAAGTACCTCATACCCATTTGATAGCGTTGCTCCACTGAACTTTTCTGAGTAAAGAGGGCATTCGTCGCTTTGGTACCATTTCGGGCGCTCTCCCTCATTGACCGCTGGCAGGTTAGAGTGAGCATCAGCGAAGATTTTGCAGAGTTTAGCAACAATCTCGTTGTCTTTCTGCGAAATCATTCGTAGGGTAGTATTAAGCCTCTGTATCTTTGCGTAGGTAATGTATAGAGCCGCTAGGGATGCTACCACGATAGCGATTAGAATTACTCCACTGAAGAGGTTCATAATGTCTCCTTATAGTCGTTGCAGTAGTATGAGTGATGAGATGACGATGACAGCTACACTCCCCCATAGAACTCCACTGTTCAGGGCTTCGCTTTTAGCCTCAAAGGTCGCAAAGCGGTAGGTGTACCACAGCTTACCTTTTCGAGGGATGATTGGGGAGAAGAGGGGGACTCCAGCTTTGGTAAATGCGTCACCGATGATGTGGACTACCGCACCAATACCTAGGCTATATCCTAGCCAAGTGTACTGCCCCGCCGGGATAGCGTTAAAGAATAGCAGTGTCACGGCAACTGATACGAGGAACATTAGCGTGGAGCCGATGTTCTTAACGCCCTTAACGGCTTTCAATGCTCCTACATTTAGACCTGACATGGCGATATGCATAGCCGCTAAACATAGTGTGGCGGCTATGAGTGCCCCCAGGTTGCTGATGCCTACGAACCCGAACGGCAATAGTACTGCCGTTGTGAGGGGGTTGCTGGTTAGGAAGTTCACGATGAGAGCGAGCGCACCAGCGCCAACTAGGGAATGCCAGAATCCGCGATGCACTACGTCATGTGCTTTAGCGCGGGACTTCGCATCTTGCTTAGTGTGAATGGTCTGGACAAGCCGTGAGCTTTCACGGAACGCAAAGGTGATGGGCTCACCGAAGATACCCATTGACGACTTTGCGGTTGATGAGGTGTTATCGAAGTCGGGGATAAGCGCGCCTGCCACAAACGCAACAGCAGAGAGAACATATAGCCCCATACTTGGGCTGTTGCCCAGTACGAAGTTAATGGAGCTACTTCCGGCGAAGGCGAGAAACGCGAGGAAAGCCGCAAGACCTGTGGATGCGTGAGCTTGCCCCATGAGCGCGTCATCTTGTTCACCTATGGTATGGGTTATGCCGTGAGTCCAGCAGACGTGTTGCGGTGGTGCCAATGTGGTGGTTCTCCTGTGTAGATAAGCGGGTAAGTATCAATCTATACATTAGATATAGCGAGAGCGTGTGAGTCCCTAGATACTCTAAGGTTTCACACGCTCTCGCAGGTATTCAGCTATTCTGCTTCAGGTTCACTTTCAGGCTTTACGCCTAGCAGTCTATCCCTGAAGGAGGGTTTCGATGCGGCGGCTTTGCGCGCCTCTTCTTTCCGTTCAGCTACATTCGCTGAGTACGCCTCTTTCCGTTCGTCATACTTGCGTGTACGCCCATCACGCACACCAAATTCCTCTGCTTCCTTCTCTTCTTCCGTCTTATGTAGGAAGGGTAGGGAAGCGAAGAGGAACGCTATCGTGGCGTATGTAATGAATGAGCCTGCGAACATGTTTGATGATGACATTAGTGTCACCAAAGCAACGACAAAAACGTTGGTCAGACATACAGCCCAGATGCGCACCTTGCGACTGAAAAACTCACGGTCTTTAATGGGAACCCATGTCCCGCCGCTCTTCTCGGTAAGGTACTCCCCTGCGGCGTATGATGCCATATACATAAGCGAAGCACCAGTATAGACAGCGGGAATGCCAGCTATAAGCCATTTCGCGGTAGTCCAGAGCCGCGTATGCGGTAGCAGGAAGTCCGCGAGGGTGGTTACGACAATAGCGGCGACTAGCACAGCACCCCAGGTGAAGATGCGTTTCTTGTCACGCGAGTTCCATGTTGCACGGATGAGGCTCACGTGGGTTCTTCCGTGGTCGTCGGCGTTGGCTCCCAGGTAATTAAGGAAGTCCTTTACTTGTATTAGCGCTTTGCCCATGAGGGCTCCTTTCGTGATGTGCTACACCTATTGCATATCGTCAAAGAACTTTCGTGCGTCTTGCAAGGCAACATTATTATATTTCGGGTCACTAATGATGCTCTCTGCATGGCTAATCGCACTGGAGATAATGTGTCGATGCTTACTAAGGCGCAGGAACCTGTTGCGGGTGATGCCATGCTGGTTACTGGTAAGGACATCACCTTCACCGCGTGTCATAGTGTCTGCCTCAGCGATTGCGAAGCCGTCATCATGCGCCACGAGTGCTTCCATGCGCGCTTGAGCACTCGGGGTTTCTGCCGGGCTAACAAGCCAGCACTTAGCGTGCAGTTCATTGCGTCCAACACGCCCTCGGAGCTGGTGGAGAGAGGATGCACCTAGACGCTCAGCACCCATAATGACGATTCGGGTCGCATTAGGAATGTCTACACCCACTTCTACGATGGTAGATGCTACGAGGACATCAGTTTCACCGTCGCGGAATGCGCGCATGGCTTCTTCCTGCTCTTTAGCCTTCATTTTGCCATGTAGCACCCCAATTCGAGCTTCGGTGAGCACATGAGTCAGGTCTTTCGCAAGTTCCTTCACGCTTGGCGCTTCAAGGTCGCTGTTCTCTTCAACTAGAGGGGCAACGATGAATGCCTGGTGTCCAGCTTTAATTTCCTTATGGAGGTCATGCCAGACAGCGTGTTTGGGGTGGTTAAGTAGGTGGTCGTATTTCGCTTCCACCCACTCAGTTTCAACAGGCTTACGTCCAGCAGGTTTTTCCTTCATTTGAATAAAATCAACTTCGCCGTATTCAATCTGGGCGATGGTTCGAGGGATGGGGGTTGCGGTTGCCAGCAGGAAGTCTGGGGTGGCGTTATCCTTTCGGATGCCCAATAGTCGTGAGCGCTGTTCAACGCCGAATTTCTGTTGCTCGTCAAAGCAGACAAACCCAAGGTCGTTAAATTCGGTAGCGTTCAAGAGTGTGTGGGTTCCGATGATGAGCTTTGCGGCACCTTCCTTAATGGATTTGGTGGTAGCGCTTCGCTCTGCCGCTTTCATAGAGCCAGACATGTACGTAGGCTCCAAGTCCACGTCTTTTAGCGCGGTCTGCGCGGCACTGTAAATTTGGCGTGCCAAGATTTCCGTGGGCGCTACAATTACCGCCTGCCTACCTGAGTCAATGGCTGTAAGGGCGGCTAGAATTTGGACAATGGTCTTTCCTGCACCCACATCTGCCGATAGAAGCGCATCCATAGGCTTACGCCCACTCATGCGCTTCTTAATGGTCTTGTACGCAGTCTGCTGGTCGCCAGTTAGCGTGTATGGAAGTGAATCGATAACCTTCTTCACGTAATCGGTCGCATCTCCCTTGTTCTGCACGCCCTTTGCATCTTTTCCCGCTACCTGCGAGTCTTTGATGAGAACCTGCATAAGTACTAGCTCATACCAGGCTAGAGACTCTACCGCTTTCTCAACGTCTTCCGGCTTAGTAGGGAAGTGTAGGTAGATTAGCGCCTCCTGTAGCGTGAGGATGCCTTCAGGTAGAGCTTCTTCCGTCCAGTACTCATTCTGCTTAATGCCTGGGTTGCCTTCTACGGTGAGGCGGGTCAGGGCTTCTCGAACAAGGTTAGAGATAATGTTCGTCATGATGCCGCGCGACGGAGACTGCGCATAAATGGGCACGTAGGGGTTATCCGTTGAGGAGACATCTAGCGTGTCGATAAAATCGGCAGTGAGGGTGAGCCCATTGTAGAACGTAACTTTACCGCCAACGATAACTTCAGTACCCACGGGGTACTTTTTCTCGCGCCACTGGTAGGGTCCCCAGAACGCAGTTTTAAGGCTACGCTCGGAGGTTTTGATGGTGCACCATGCGCCTTTATTCCCCTTCATAGGGTGCCAGTTACTTACTCTGCCTACGATGTAGGCGGTTTCGCCTGCATCAAGACCGTGGAGGGATGACACGGGGTTGCTGAGGTCAAGGTATCGACGCGGCATATTGTAGAGCACATCGAAAATGCTCTTGTACCCGAATCCTGCAAGGCTTTCAGCGAGCGTCTTACCCTTCTCACGCTTACTGTTCTGAGGTCGAGTGTCATACTTAGCGAAATGCAGTTCACTGATAGGAGTGTCTTTAAGGCTAAGGACTTCCCCGTCGAATGGCTCACCGATAGGCTCCACTAGGATGTTCGCTAGGGAGCGGGTGATGGCGATACCACGGTCGCCTGGGGTGTTACTCTGAATGAACTTGAATAGCTTGTTCATGGGGACGCGCCAGGTGTTGTCGTCCGCAGACTTCCAGCCACCTAGATGCCGCAGGTATTTAAACGTCTCATCATTCACACCCCAGGGGTTCAGGGGAGCGATTTTGAAGAAGCTTGCGCCATTCTTATTGCCTGTGGACGGCATGTAGTATGCGGCGGCTTTCCACGGCATCACGTTAAACAGCGCTTTCGAATCGCCTGTAAGTCGGATAGCGGGGATTGATAGCGTGTAGCTCAGAAGCTCTGCCAGTGCGTGCATGGTCGGCGCGTGGGTCGCTGTAGTGGATAGCCTGATGATGCTTCCAGTGGTGGACACTTGCATAGTGTCGGGGGTGTAGGCGCGACGGTATAGGGCGCGTAGAAAATCCGCGCCCGTATAGTTGGTCTCTGAGGATGCGGTGAAGTGTATGTCTGACCCGTCTACAACGACATAGACATCATAAGGTGCAAGTGTTGCAGGGTTTACGGCAGGTAGGTTCTTAGGAGATTCTGAGGTCATAGCTTTTCGTTTCAGGTAGAGGGTATTTTGTATTGCTGGTTATCCTATCTATTGTAGCAAAAATTGGGGGTAACAGCCAAGTTTCGTCATGGCTGTTACCCCCAATTTCAGGCGGGTTTTATGGGATGAGGTTGTTGATAAGTTCAGCTACGCCAAATACGGTGGCTGGGGTGCTTGCGAGGGTGGTTGCGAGTGCTTCCACGATGTCCTCGGTCGCGGTTTCATCCGTGATGGCTTCTACCCCAAGTACGGTTGCAAGGTTTCGCAGTGCGTCATCTTCGTATTTGAAGAGAAGCATTGTGTAGCGGACGGCGGCTTTAGTGCTGTCTGAGGTGTCCACAGTGGCAAGCTGTACTACCGTTTCCAGCAAGTCCTTAGTCTGTGCGGTGTCATTTACGATACCGCTAATGACTTCTGCAATGGAGCTGTCAGTATGGTTGCCAAGTAGCACCTTCAGCGATTCCATGTCGTCTTCGTTAAGCGGATGAATTGCCTCATAGAGGCTGATTACCAGCTCAACTGAACTTGTGTCCATTGCGGCAGTTTGCGTGGCGCTAACAGCCTCATATGAGGTCTCAGAGGTGCCACGCGGAGCGCTCTCTACTTCAATTTTTGCCTCTTCCGCTTCTACCGCGTACTCGTCATAGCCTTCTTCCTCGAACTCTTCATCTTCGGGAACTTCGCTAGGCTCTTCAGAGGGCGACGTTACTTCCTCGTCTTCAAGCCCTTCTTCATCTGCCTCTTCAAACGGCTCAGGCGCACTGTAGCTGACTTCTTCGCCCTCTTCAACGAATCCAGGGTCGTACCCATATTCAATGGGAACTTCTTCGGGTGCTTCTTCCTGAACGGGTTCATCATCGTCATCTTCTTCCTCCTCATCGGGTTCCACTACGGCAGGTGCTACTGATGCGGTGTTCAGCTTGCTTTGTAGCGCCGCCAAAATTTCGTCTTGGCTTGCTTCCTGAGCAGGTTCAGCAGTTACGTCAGCAGAGGCAGTCTCGACGGGTTCTAGAAGCTCCTGCACCTCTTCAACCGCATCTTCAACAGAGGCTTCACTCTCCGCGTATGACCCCATGTTGTTGAATAGGGCTCCATAGCGTCCGGCGGGCTTATCGCCGCCAAATTTCATTCGTGGCATGGTTATGTGGCTCTCCTTAGTTGCTCATAGTGTTACGTAGGATACTATTTCCATAGCGTGACTCGATAGCTACAAGAATGTCGTGGACTTTCTGCTCCAGCTCTGAAAGCTCCGCATGAGTTTTGTTGATTCGTTCCTGAGGGATGACTTCCAACGCTTCCTCTGCATCTGGCAGGGTGCTTGCCTTACTGAGCGTAGTGTAAAGGTTTCGGAGGGTCGTTGCTTTGCGTTCTGTGACCTCTTCCAGCGCGTAGTCGTCTTCCTCGTCTAGCGAGTATTCGTATTCAGGCTCACTGCTGGGCTCTTCCATGCCCTCTACCGTGTACATGCCATGCTCAGCTTCGGCTTGGCGGATAATCTCGGTAGCGGCATCTTCGTACATCTGCTGTTCGGTTTCGAGCTTCTTCTGCTCTTCTGCCTTTTTAGCCTTTTCTGCTTCCTTCTGAGCGTTAATCTCTTCCAGCTTCTCATCTACGGTTTCGCGGATGATTTCTTCGGCTTCTTCGGGGCTTTTACCGGCAGTTCGTTCAGCCACAACTGTAGCAACTTCCTCAATGACCTTCTTTAGGTCACGCGCCTGTGCCTGAGTGATGTGGATGTCCACGCCTTCGGGTGCGGCTTGGGTGATGCCTTCAATGACTGCGCCCTGTGTGACTAGTGCGTTGGCGGCGGAGCGAGAGATGCTGAAGTTCTTGTCGATGTAGTCTTTCCAGGTCTTAAACCCTTGTTTCTTGTAAACCTCGGTACTGTGAGCAATATATAGGAGTTTCCATAGCGCCTCTGAGGTTGCTGAGATGGCTTTGGTGAGTTTAGCTCCGTCGTCAGCGGTGAGCTCCTTCCCCTTGTAATAGAGCTCTACTGCGTCACTGTTTTCGCCGTTGCTGACGACTTCAATTTCCTCGGTGGGCACTTCAACCATGCGTCGTTCGTCCTTAGTGTGGTTAGCGGATATACATTTCTCCCATAGCAGGGAGGACGGCGTATAGGGCAGGCACCAAGAGGAATGGAGCTAGTGCGATAGGAATGAGCGGCACCTTGATAGGCTTCTTACTGGAGGTTAGAACCGCTGTGGTAATGGCTGTGACTAGGACGAAAACCATAGAGCCAATGAAGGCTGTTGATGCTTCCGGGTGTGCTATCTGTATGGGTGTGACACATGATACGGCGACGCATAGGGCTGTGGCATCTCCTGCCCACCAGCGGCGCGTTACGGCGGTTAGGACCAGTATTACGAGAGCCGCCGCCACAACCTGTGTATCGTTATTCATGGCGGCGGAGAGGACAAATAGAGCCCACCCATACATAAGGTGTGGCTCGCTGGCTTTCCTGTACTGCAAATCCGTGTAGGACGCTTGTGTGTATACGTAGGTGAGCATCGTTGCTCCTGTCAATGCGACCACCTGACCTGAATACCAGGGGTGAGTGAGGAGCAGGACGCTGATAAGTGAGGCTATAACGACGGCGATAATGTGGCTTTGCACCCAGACTTTGCGGGCGTGTCGCTTCGGTTTAACCCACTCCGGCGGCTGGGTTATTGCTATTGCACTCAAACAAAAAAGACACCAAGGGAAGATGATGGGTAGATAAGGGGTTATCTCATGCATCGTCTTCCCTTGGTGTCTTAGGTACTAGATGTACTTCTTTAGAGGTCTGCAACCTCGTGGCACTGGCACACTACGAAGAGTGAGCCGCCACCATCAGTAGAGGTGTGGATAGCCAAGTCCTTGATGTCTTCAATCTCGGAAATGGGCTGGAAACCGATAGTTGCAGTCCTGCTCGTCCTTGCGGTAACAAACTGGGTAAACGCTCGGTAGTCCACTCGGGCAGTAATACTCTTGGGGTTCTTGTCCTGGTTGGTTGCGGTCAGCTCGGTAACCCAGCCGCCTAGATTAACTAGGACTTTCCCAGTCTCCAGCATGTCAATGTCAGCTTCGGTTACGTCGCTATTGACGGAGGACATGGTGAGCAGGGTCTCTTTGAGGTTTACCATGTCGATTTCAAGCTTGCGGGAAAGCTCGATAGCGCTTAGGTTCGTGAAGAAGCTTCGGAAGGACTTGATAGCTTCCGGCTTCACATCGCGGTCGGTATAGAGTGCGATAGCGCCGGTGTTGGTATCCCGGAACCCGAAGGCGGTGAAGTTGCCGCTTTCGCCACGGATGAGCTCGGTGTGCTCGGCGGTGAAGTGGTGAAGTTCCGGGGTGATGGAGATGCCGGTTTTCAGGCTGTTGAACGCGAAGCGGCTTTCTTCGTCCATGTCTAGCTGACTGATGAACGGAGCAGTGTAGATGAGCGCCACTGCGTTCATGGGCACACTCGCTGAGGTCATAACTTCCAGCTGGTTAGAGTCATTGAGCTTGAAGATGACATAGCGCCCGGATGGGTCGTCCCTATGGTTAATTGAACGCGCGATACGGATACCGTTGTTAATATTCTCGCTTGGGACGCTACCGATAGTGGAGATATTCGGCTTTGCGGAGCGTGAGAGCTTGGAAGTGTCGAGAATTGCGTTGTTTGCACCGGCGGTCATGCGGACAGACTGCACAGAGCCAGTGTCGCTTAGGGTGACGGTGATAGTGCAGGTCTTATCGGCGGTCTTCTCGATGTCTGCCAGTTTCAGTGCTTTACTGAGCTGGTCGGGGCTGTCAAGGTATACGGAGACCTTGCGGGGACCCTTGGTGCCTTCGCAGATGATGGGGTGCTCACGGTAGCCGGGGATAAGCTCACCCATCTTGCTACTATGGCGAAACTCAGCCGTATTGTTTTCCGGGTCGATGGTGAGGGTTACACTGGTAGCCTTCATGTCCAGAATCCATTTGAGGGCTACTGAGACGTTCTTAACGGTTGCGGTGAGTGAAATTTTCTGAGACACTGGTCTGTCCTCCTATTGGTTAATAGCTATAGCCCAGCGAGGTACCTGTGGTTCGCTTGCTGGTCGGGTGTTGCGGAGCGGGCACCCCTGCGAGTGGGTGTTTTGCGTGGTGGTTCAATAATGTTTCCCTCAAAGAGGGTTGCAATCATGGGCTGAACCTCACGCGGGAGTCGTTTGAGCCATAGTTCAAACGGTCTGGGTGAAACAAGGATGACAGCTGTCTCATTCTCCGCCCAATGCCTAAAGAGCATAGCTAGAGTAGCTGATTCGGTGGGGCTATATGCGTCCACATCGGCGGCAGAGAAAAGAACTACGTCGCTTTTAGTTGCACCAAGGTTGGCGTTCTCCTGAGTACCTGTAAAGCCTGAGCGGTTCTTGGTTAGAAGCTCGCTCTCATCTACCTTTACGAAGCGGGAGGCGATAAGTAGCCCTCGCGTAATGTATCGCATAACGACAGCCCATGCGTGTACGTTTGCGTCTACCATCACATCGGGGGTATGGATGAATAGGGGTACCCGTTTGTTGGGGTTTCTGTCGAGGGCTTCCATAAGTTTCTTAGCAAGCCCTGAAACGCCGGGGTTATCGCTGTTTGCCAGTAGGGGCATCTTGCTCTTGCCTCGGTAGAGCTTGGGGATAATCTCCGTCTCAAACTTACGCAGTGTTGCCTCAATAAGCTCTTGGTTATTCACCTCAATGCGTTTGCCGCCGCGCTCCCCCATCTCAGTGACGACACTATTTAGCGCGTCATAGTCGATGGTGTTGTGCTTGTAGATGGGCTTCCCTAGAGCTTCGGGTTGCTGAGCTGAGTTCTTCAGCCCGGATGCCAGCGAGTCTGTCAGCTCTTGCAGGCTGAGTTTAGGTTTCCCAATCGCCATATGTCACCTCCCTCTCACGTTTCTTCAAGTAGTCGTCTTGGAACTTCTTGTAGGTGTGTTCGGTGACGAGCACACCTTTTTCGTACATGCTTTTAAGGATAGCGCAAAAGTCTTCAGGATTCACCTCATTTTGAGGCAGTATTTCCTTTTCGAAGATACGAAATACCGTTCCGAAGACACGCCCATGCCCCCACCTGTTGAAGTATGCAGGATGCTCTGCTTGGGGTCTAATCCTATCCGCATAGACGGTTTTGAAAATAGCTAGGCGCTGTTCAGGGGTACGATACTTAGGGTCATCCAGCTCTTTAATGGGCTGGTAATCCAAGCCGGGCACTAGCATTACGTCGCTCCTTTCCTAATCGTTAGTAGTCGTTAATGCTGTATGACATTGACGGTTCGATAGCCGCCGGGTTAGCAATGTCTTCACGCCGCTGAGCCGCCAGAATCTCATTCATATCTTCAGCGAAGAAACAAATATTGAGAGCAGTATCTACAGGGATAGTGATGTCTGCGGGGCCTGAACGGTTCTTAAGGATGAGCATGTCGGTAGTGTCCGGCATTTCTTCACGGTCGCGGTGGAGCGCGATGAGGTGGTTAGCCGCCTGAAAGATAGCGTCAGAACCTCGGATGCTGGAAGCTGTGGGTGGCATCTCCCTTTCATTGGTTGTAGGACGTGCCAGCTGGCAGGTTGCCACGACGGGTACACCAAGCTCCATAGCTAGGAATTTCAGCTGATAGGTGACGTAAGCCAAGTTATCCTGCGTAGTGCCGTTATCCTTGTCAGGCTTCACAATCTGGATGTAGTCTACAACGATAACATCTAGACCATCTTCGGACTCAGCCAGCTCTTTAGCTTTCTGGCTAATCTCCGCAACATTGATACCACTTTTCTCAACGGTGCGGAATTTCCAGTGCGAAATTTTAGGCTTGGCGGCATCAAAGACTTCCTGCATTTGAGGGGTCAAGCCTTCTTCCTTATGGAAGTCAGGGCGGGGGATGCCGTACCTACATGAGAGGATGTTCTTCATAATTTCGGTGGAACCCATCTCGATTGAGAAGAACTGTACGCTGAGACCCGCCTCGCATAGTGGCGCGATGATGTTACAGCAGAACGTCGTCTTGCCGATTGCTGGTCGGGCGGCGACCACCGTTAGGTTACCCGGCTGTAGACCGCCAATGTATTTGCTTAGACGAGGGAAGTTTCTAAGCGGGATACCTAGTTGCTTCTCCCCATTCTTAATGTCGTCCAGCTCTTTGGAGAGTTGTTCCATAATCTCTGCCGCCGTGTGGGTGTAATCATCCACGTTTGAGGAGTATGACACTCTGAGGTCTTGGAGCCCCTGAATAGCGTTCTCTGCGTAGTTCTGAAGTTCACTGTACGGCACAGATTCGACAGTGTTGTAGAAGCGGCTAGAGAACTCCTGCATCGCTGAATGGAACGCGGCGGCATTAAGCGTCTCATGGATGATAGAAATGTTGTTATGTTCGACAATCGCTTCTTCCCCCATGTCCACAAGGTGAGCGATGCCTTCTTCGCCACCAACAGCTTTATACCCTTCAGCATCATTGTTCTGTAGCCAAAGAGCGATGTCTGAGCCTGTAGGGGGGTTTCCGCCATCCTCAAGAATCTGTTTAATCGCGGCACTAATAGGCTTTAGGGAGGGCTCCTGTATGGCTTTGGGGTGAACAATGTTCACTAGTGCCCGCGCATGGTTCTCAGGGTCAGCTAGGGTGACTCCAATAACCCAGTGCTGGAGCTCCACGTACCTTTTCTGTAGGTCATTACCTTGGCTACGCATCTTATCCTTTAGCGGTCGGTCGTATCTTATCTAGCAGAGACAAGTCTAGCACATGACTTATGGTGCCATGTGCTAGATTTGGGGTACTAATTTGGGAGCTCAATACTTGGCATTTCGAACCCGTTGCCGCCTTCTTCAGCTATCTTGTAGAGTTCATGTAGCTCTGCTACCGTGGTGACGTGACCAATTTCAATGCCTCCGTAGTTGTATCGGGAGGGGTTTGTGTACCAGTACCAGGGAAGCTTCTTGCCGTATTTCTTCGCGTACTTTCGCGTGTTCAAAAGTAGTAGGAGTTGTTGTGCGGCAAGCTGGGTGTTGTACCTGTGTTCTACCTCGGTGACGGATGTTTCGAGGGGGTTTTCCTCGGCATCTAGCGTCTCGGGGAAGAAGATTGAGGCGAAGTCTCGGTATTTGACGGTATCCTCGGTGACGGGGCCGATAGCTTCAAGTACTCTGTTAATTGTGATGCGGAGCGCTTGAATGTCTTCAGTGTCCCCTCTACCATCCCAGGGGAGGTTCCTCCAAGTGTGGGGGGACAATGCCATGAAGAGGTTATGTGCCGTGCAAGGGGGGTTCTTATCTGCGGGCAGGTCAGCCATATACTCCAGTACACTGATGGATTTCTTTGTGAGCTTCTTGAGCGCTCGGCGGGAATGTTTCAGCCTTTGGTGGAATAGTCTGCGGTCTGACTCTAGGATGTATTCGACAAGGTGGGTGTCGCCGTAGCTACCTACTGCGCCGTTGATGAGCTTAACCTTGAACTGACGGGCGGGGGTATGGATAGGGAAGAGGTGGAGGATGGGTTGGATGTTATTGTCATCATCGAGTATCCAGTCGCCTTTTTCCAGGTCGCCTACGGTGACGACTTCGGTGGACTTATGAATCTCATACTTTTGGGGTAGCTTATTCAGCTCTTCCCAGGTGATGCGTGGCGGCTTACTTGCGTCGCTATTCTCTGTAGCGGAGGGCTCTTCAGGGGTGGCGGTAGTGGTGGTTGGGTTAGTGTTTTCGTGGCTCATCGTGTGACTTCCCTGTGGTTAGTAGTCGCCGGTGTTGATGGTGGACAAGAAACTGTCCCACACCTCACGGTTATGGTTCTTCGTCTCTTGAATTTGCAGTGCTTTGAGTGAGATGCCGTGCCCTTTGCGGGTGTAGAGGGATGCGAGCTGGAAGGTTCCTTTTTTCTGGCTCCACACCGGCTCGTACCCTAGTGGGTATCTTCCTGCGATGGTGTCAATGACACGCACTGGTTTGCCTGTCGAGTCTTGCACTAGCGCGTCCATAACCTCGTGTATGTACGCCTTATTGCTTTCGCCTAGGAATATTGCGCGTGAGAGCATCTTCACGAAGGTATCGGCTTTACGGGCTTCCCCTAGCACGATAAAGATGACTGGTAGGTGCATTGTACCACCATTGTCAGCGACATACTCGACTAGTTCGGGGTGATGTACGGCTAGGTTCTCCGCCTGCTCGTCTGTTAGCCAGATGAGCATGAGGTCATAATGCCTATTGATAGGGGCTGTAGCGCCTTGTGCCCGGCTCCTATCAGCTATCTGGCGTATTGCATGGGCGATGTGCTTTAGCACGTCCACTTCTCGGTTTGCGGCTTCGGTATAGTAGGTGTTGCTGACTATTGGGCGAGGAAAATCTCTGCGTTTAAACTCGCCAGTTGGGGTGCAATCAACGATTCGCACAGGTGCTTGCCAGACACTAGCGCCATGCCTTGCGTCAGTGTCATAGGTAAGGTTCCCCATCATTTCCAGCAGTTGCTCTTCCTCGCCATCAATGAAGATGCCATAGTGAGGGTCAATGCTTGGGGTGAAGATGCTTGCTCCACCCCAAGAGGACTTTGCCACTTCTACCCCAAACCCGGCAGGCGCGACTTTCCCGGTGTTGATGCGCAGGTCAAGGTCTAGCGCACTGCCGGGGATGTGGGTGTACTTCTTCGGTGGTTTAGGCTTGCGGCGTTGTTTCACCGTGAAGGTGCGGTTGCCGATAGTGATTACTTCACCCGGCTTCACCTTCTTCTTCGGGTTGCCCCTGTGACCATTTGGGTTGGGGACGTTCTGGGTTATCTGGGTCATAAGGCATGTTCTCCACAATGGTCTTTACGCCGTCGATGTATACGTAGAACTGGGTGCGCTCGATGAGGTCGGTAATTGCTTGCGCCTTACCGGAACCAGTGGGACCCATAATGAGAACCATTGGCGTTGGCGGAGCAATCATGATTAGACCATGCTTACTCGCGTACTTCTCAGCTTCACCGGACACATTTACGAAGATGACCTGAACCATAGTCTCGCTACCCTCCTTAATGGGTAGCTGTGCGCCGCCAGAGTCACCCAAACCGATAGCGAATGCGCCAGACTCGATGCCGGGAGCGAAGATATAGTACGGGTCGAAAGTTGCCATGCGAGGCATGGGCGGCTTCGCGCGGACTCTGAATATGCCGTCCTTCTGGTCGATAGGGTTCTTGCCGTCTTCGTCATCTAGGACATAGGTGCGGGTGTTAGTTAGAACCGCGTTCAAGTTCTTGAGGAGCGCCTGGTCGGTACCTTCCGTGAAGCCGGAGCTAATGTCGAAGGTTATTCTGGTTGGCTCTAGGTTCGTCTCATCATCCCAAGATATGATAGTCCAACAGGTAGGTGCCTTATCTTTAGGGATTTTAAGTTTCTTCTCAGCCGCGTCAGTAAGTTTCTGGTTCACTTTAGCTCGTTCACCCAAGAACCATTTAGGCGAGATGAGCGACACGATTACATAGATACCTAGGAAGATAAAAGATGCGACGATAAGCGGGTATGGGATTGGTGTAAGTGGCGCAACAAAAATAGCTATCGCACCGAGAAGAAAAGCCCCTAGCGTAACCATTCGTCGTTGTACTTGTGGCAACTCGAAGGTATCCTGAGGCTCTTCTTTTCCCTCTTCCTCACTATCAGGCTTAGGCATCATCTTCTGAATCAGCGGGTGGATTTTAAAAGCGACGTGACGCTTGTCGCTATTGGCGTATTTCAGTCGCTCTTTCCACACTGGACGCACAGGCTTGTACACCTGCTGACTGTCCTTTTTCAGGTTCTTGTTCGCAAGAAGGACCTTGTACTCACGACTAGTATCCCACCGCTTCAAGATGAAAGATACGGTGGGTAGGATTAGCAAATATATGCATACTAGAATCGTTGGTACAGTGTAATTTCCCATAGAGTAGATATAGCAAGCCCCGGCAACCAAGTTTTCTGGTTTGCCGGGGCTTGCTATCTATGGTATCCGTCTAAACATATGGCTTAGAACGGAGGGGCGTCTTCACCTACAGGGGCTCCCCACTGCTCATTGTAGTTAGGCTGAGGCTGTGCCTGCTGGTAGCCACCTGCCTGCTGGTACTGAGCTTGGTTCTGGTAGCCACCTGCCCCCTGCTGATACTGACCCTGTGCCGCCTGCTGGTAGCCACCTGCCTGCTGTGCATTAAGGGCAACGTTTACAGTCTGGCGACGGTTGAGGCGGGGCGCGATGAGTGCGTTCTCAAGGTTGTAGCTTCGCCCGATAGTGCCGGGGTTCTTCTTGCTCTCGTACTCGTTAATCACCAAGTCGCCCATAAGGATAACGGAGAGACCCTTCTGGGTAAAGGTCTTGGCGACTAGTTCCGCGTCGTCGTCCCAGAAGGTTGCGGTGTAGAACTGGGATACACCCTTGTCCTTCCATACGCCGTTGTCCTTAGTGCCAGGGGTAGTTGCGACGGTGACATCCGCAACGCGCCTGCCGTCGGGAAGAGTTCGCAGTGTTGCAGGGTTCGTAGTGTTGCCGTTGATGGTGACGGAGGGTGCGCTGAAAAACTTCATCTGAAGCCTCTTTCTGTAGTCGTAATGTCCTTAACTAGTGTAGCGTATTGGTGCCGGGTGGTCTAACGAGTTTCGGCTTTTATTTGCTTTGCTCATCGTCGTTACCGCGCTTGGCGTTGGGGTCTAGCTTCCACCAAGGACTATAGCCGTCGCTGGTGCGAACAATGTCATTGAGCGTTTCTTCCGGGGTGCGGTTAATCTTGTACCCTAGCTCATTCTCAATGTACTTGTGAATAGCAAGCCCCCAATGTCGGTGCATCTTTTCGAAGTTGTCACTGTCGCGAGCAACATTGAACGCATCAACGTTGAAGTATGGCTTAAATGCTTCGGGTAGCTCATAGACGATGACGCTCTGCTGTCGCTCGTCTAGTGCGCTTCGGTGATGCCTTGCCATACTGTCTGCCGCCGCTGTGGTTAGCGCCTTGTAAGCGGTTAATGCGTCTGCTTCGCTCTTGACGTTCTCACGCTGAAGCTCAGGCTGTGCTAGAGCCATTGTGAGGTATGTGTCCTTGATAGGCTTCATGCGCGGCTTAGCTTTCTTCTCGTCAGCCTTATTCTTGATAGGCTTAAGCAGTTCGCTATCCGGTACGAGCCCGTCTGACTTGCACCTCTGGCAGTACATGCGGTTAGTGAGCGAGTCTACAAACATGTTTATTTCACCGTGTTTGTAGGTGCGCTTACAGTTGGAGCATACTAGCAGGTCTGGTTCATCCGCAGTAGGCGTGTGTCCTTGCGGTTTGAGCAGCCTGCTGGGAGCGAACTCGTTCGCCTTATTGGATGCGCGGGTGGTGAAGCGACCGAACTTGGACTCGTTGGCAATGTCTCGCTTCTTGTCGGCGGCGGCGCTACTAGCCGCCTTGAGGAAGGAGCCACCGGCACGTTTCGCAGTCACACCGCTAACAACGGATGCGGTACCGATACCTGTTACACGTTTGGTAGCCAACCCAATCCTGTTGAGTACACCAACAGGCTTGGACACAAGACCGCCCGCGTAGGTCTCTGCAAGAGCCAGAACGCGGTTCTTCATCTTCCACAAAGCGAAAGACAGGAGAGCCAACACGACAACCCCCCACCAGAAACCGGAGCTTGCCATAATCTTGTAGCCCCACAGCACGAATACGACCGATAGGGTCAGCAGTAGACCTAGTGCTATTCGTGCGAAATACAGGTAGAGTGCCATCTTCCCGTATTTCTTGGCGAAGCTAATACCTTGGTGAGTTGAGGTCATCAAGGCGATTGCGGCGAAGGGAACGATGAGGATGTACAGCTGTAGTACTACGCTAAGGATTGCGGTCAGTAGCGCGAGGATACCGGGGACAGTGAGCGCAATAAGAGCGACGATGAGGGAAGATAGACCCACTCCAATTCGTGCACCACTTGAAGCGCCTACCCAGGTGTTCCAAGACTCAAGAGGCTTGGAGTTCATGTCCTGCGCGCCGCGAGTAATCTCTACTGCTGAGCTGGAGTTACCAGTGCTCACAGCGGCGGCATGAGGGGAAAGTCCGTCTTTCTCCTTGGTTACGTCAATATTGCGTTCTTTAAGCCACGCTTGAGGGTCAGTAACGTTGTCCTGGTTACCCCAGTCGGTGCCAGGGCGGACTTCGAAGTGAAGGTGGCAACCGTATGCGTGTCCGGTGTCGCCGCTGGAGGCAATTTCTTGTCCAGCCTTAACCTCGTCGCCAACCTTGACGCGCAGAGAGCCATCTTGCATGTGCCAGTACATCGTGCTAACGCCGTCATGCTGGATAATGATACCGTTTGCCCCGTCAGATGCTTTCTGTGCAAACACAACTTTACCGTTACCAGCGGCATAGATAGGTGCCCCGCACTGTGCACCAAAGTCTATACCCTTGTGTACGTCACCGAGCTCTGGGCGGTTTCCATAGGGTGAAGTCATTGCGGCTTCGGCAGGTCGCGCCCATTCGCCATTGGAAACATTGCTTGGCAGGTCGCGAGCTTGCGGAACCTTAATCTCAACGTCTTTCTCGTTGTAGTTGCTGAGGGCATCTACAACGCGCCACCAGTCAGTAGAGACACCTTGGGCTTCACGTGACTTACCGGCGGTCTCGTTGCCGGTTTGCAAGTGATTGGTGGTTTGGGTAGAGAGCTGATAAATAGCCCAGTTGTTCAGGGTGGTTTCCGCGCCCATTGGGACAGATGCGTCCCCTACCCATTTACCGTTACTGTTGCCTAGCTTCTTGCCATCTTTCGCCCATTCGGGTATGTCTTTACCCTCAGCCCAGAGATTATTCGGGTTCGTGCCGAACTGTCCCTGTACCCAGGGGTCAAACACGAACAGTTTCGTGAAGGTACAGGATAGCTGAGAGGCTACAATTTCACTGTAGTTCTCACTGACAACTTGAGCTACCTCGTCACCGATTACCTTTACAGGGTCTTTACCATCTTCCTTGGTAGCCTTGTAGGTGCTCTTCTTATTACCAACTTCAGTTGAACACCATTCACCCATGCTGGTAAGCTCTTCCGTGGTCGCCTTGATGGTGATGCTTTGAATCCACGCGGCGGCACGGTTTGGTAGAGGTAGAAGCTTGGGTGATAGCGCAATAAACGACACCGCAAACAAGCCGGTAAAGAGCGCAATGGAGAAGCGCTTCCACTTCTCCCTAGCCTGGTCGCCGGTCACGATACCCTTCACTAGGAACAGTAGACCACCGAGCACGATAAGTGAAGCGAGGGGGATAAGGAAATTATCCTGAAGGAAGCGGAGGATGCCGCCTAGTGCGTCGGGGTTGTTGCCTACAAGGATGTTAGTTAGACCCATCAGCTTAGCAATGTCCTTGAAGCTGAGGACAAGTAGGGCGAGGAAGAATCCGAGTACCCAGGTGGTTGCGCCAAGGAGAATGTTGCCAATGTAGGTACCTGCGGCAGATGCGTATCGGACACCCTGACCGTTGGCGTAAATCTGAGTTCGCGGGTCGAGGCTGGAGCTTGCCCTATCCCAGGTTGCGGTGGGGTCGAGGCGAGTCTCATAATAATGGTTCGCCTTCGGGTCTTTAGCTTCAGGCTTATCGGCACATGCGTCAATTCGCAAGTAGTTCCACTCGCCGGTATATGCGGTGAACTGGTAGCCGCCAAGCCCGAACCTGTCAAAGAAATTCAGCTTATTGCCTTTGTTGAACCCTGCGCCGTTGGTCGCGTCAGTGCCGCCAATGACAAGCTGTTGGTTATTCTTCTCAATATCGACACCTACAACCTTAAGCAACATGTTAGCGCCACTTTCAGGGTTGGAGCGCCCACTTGTAGCGGCTGATTTACTGTACGCCATGAATTGCAAGTCGTTGCTCTGGCTGTACTGATAAAGGCGTGCGGGGAGGCTGTCTTTTCCGAAAGCATCGCACATCACCCATTTATTCACGTCGAGTGCGTGGGCGGGCTGAGCTTTCCCACTATTCACGCTGAACGCAGGGTACAAGCTGAATGCTAGGAGTGTTGCAGTTAGGAGAGCGATAAGGGCGCGCCACGCCCCCCTAACGCCTTTCCTGTTGGTGTTAGGGGGGTTCACTGCTGGTGTAGCTGTGAGTCTGGTTTTTGCGCGCATTAGGTTGCTGTCCTTCTTCTTTACCTATGCATCTTATAGCTGATAAGCTTCTCCACCATTTCGAGAAGAAGCTTGTGCTCTTCGGGCGCGTGGCTGGTGTTGTGGTTGGTCAGCCATTTCCTGATGAGTTCAAGCTCTTCAAGTGAGCGTTCGTTGAGCTGTTCCTCAGTGAGGGTAAGGGCGTTCTTCACCTCGTCCGGGATGTCGTTGAGGGTTCCGCCGTTCATTGCTTCCATTGTGCGTTCCGCTTGCATGTTGCGGAAGAATCGCTCTTGGAACCTGTTGGCGGCTTGAGCCCCCACCGACTTTGCGGCGTACTTGAGGGTGTTTTCCTTGCCTGTTACCTTATGGATTGCCCGCTCTTCTGGTGTGAATCGAACGTCATTCTGCACGTCGAAGCGTTCGGACTTTGGGATAGCTTTCTGGTTGGATTGCTTCTCCACGGTTTCCTGTACCATGCTGTGTGCGGCTTCGGCTGAACGTTTACGCTCTTCAAGGGCGGCTTGGACGTTCGCGGCATGAGCTTCACCTTCAGGTGCTTCCCATTTGCCGCCGAGCTGTTCGACATAGTTTTTCTGTGCTTCGTAGCGTTCCTGCACGGTCGCTTCGGCATGTGCACGTTCCTTTGCTTTAGCTTCCTGTAGGGCGGTGACAGTCTTCTTAGCGCTACGGATGTCCTTGGGGCTTCGGAGCCTATCGATGCTTGTGTCGGTTGCCTTAACGCCGTGTTCTGCGGCGTTAATTTCGTTGAGGTTGCGTGCGATGTCCTTTGCTTCGTTGAACCCTTCCATGTCCTGTACGCTCTTACGGGCTGTTTCCAGACCTGTTGCATGGGCTGTAAGTACAGTTCGTACAGCACCCTTGCGGTTGTGCGGGTTGAACTGAGGTAGCTCAGTGGCGGACTTTGCCGCTGTGATGAAGCCGCCACGCAAACCGTTCTCAGCATAGCCGGTTGCAAAGCCACGCTTTGCCTTGCTAGGTGCCATCTCCACGAAACGGACGACGCTCTTGCCAACCTTGGTCTTAGACAGGATAGCCTTACTGTCGGTCATGTTCATCGTTCCGGCGATGCCGTGACCTGCCATGATGCGCTTCATAATCTTACGAGCACCCAAGAGTATAAGGAGCGACATGAGCGCCTGAGCGATAAACACGTAGATGTACTCGCTCACCGAACTTGTGAGGTTGATGAGTAGCACAGACATGAGGCATAGCAGGAAGGTCAGAATTGCAGACTGAGCGTACAGACCAAGGATGTTGGTCACGTACTTGAGGGTTGCAGTCTTAGTCTTCTTACCGAGAAGCGCCATTAGCAGGATGAATGGCAATATGACGAGCATCAGTAGCAGGATTGCTTTGATGATTGCCTTGTATATTGCGAAGTACCCTACCGTGATGCCGGTGATGCCAGCGGCTATAGGGGCGAGTGCCCCTACTGATGCGCGAGACATGGGTTCGCGCCCTGCCCAGTATTTGAGGTAGCGGGAGTCTGTGCCAGCACCGTTGTCAATTCCTGCTTGAACATCTACTATTCGGTACATGTCACGGCTGGTAATTCCAGCAGGGCGGTTGGGGTTATCTGCGGTGGTGGTGCCAGTACTCATGAGGTCTAGCTGATAGAGCGCCCAGTTGTTCACCGTGATACCTGCGCCCATCTGTACGGGTGCGCGGCTCACCTGTGCACTGTTGGTGTTGGTGAGGGTGTGCGCTGTTACAGGGCGCTTAGCGTCTACAGCGTACAAGTTGTTGTATCCGGTTCCCCATTGTGCGTAGCTCCACGGGGTGAGGACGTTCATGCGCCATACCTCGCACATTAGGGTTCGGGTTGCCGGGTCTGCGTCGGTTCGCTTAGCGGCGTATTTGATGACTCCTGTGTTGCCGGTGGCGCTACAGATTTCGTCCCCTAGCGTGTTGGTTACTAGCGCGTCAGCGATAGCGCTGTCGAGTACGTTCACGCTCCTGTCCACGAATTTAATGGTTTCGTGGGGCTTGTTGAGCATGAGCGTGGCAGTGGTGGAGATAGCTAGGATACCTACGATGAATACGGCGATTGAGCGGATGCCGCGCTTGCCGGTCGTGATAGTTTCGCGCGTCAGCAGTAGAACGCCTACGAATGCTACAGTGATGGCAAACGGGTAGAAAGCATTATTAGTGAATAGGGTGATGAGGTCGGCAATGAGGTTGTCTATACCGAAGGTCTGTAGAATCGGTGACATGCCGATGTTGAGGGCGGCGTTGGCGAAGCGAGTGATTCCAGATGCGGACAGGATGCCTGCATTGGCGAAATCGGTAAATACGCCGTCTGAGCTGAACAGCATAGATGCCATGTTGGATTCGTATAGCTCACGGCGGGTATCGTTCATGATGCCGTCGCCCGTGCCGTAGATGCCGCCCTTGATGGGTGCGCGGGTGTGGGCGCAGTCGGAGTTGTATTTGCCGTCTGCGTTGAACAGCTTCATGGGCTTGCCGTTGCCGTCCAGCTTATCGGTGCCGTCTGCGTTAAGGCAGTAGTACTGGTTGGTGGGGCTGTTGAAGTTTGCGGCAATGTTCTTCCTGAGGAAGTCTTGGAAGAACCCTGGCTGGTTTAGCTGTTCTGCGAGTTTCTTCCCTGCTTCACCTTCCTTATCCTTGGTGTACTTCTGTACGGCGGTGGTGTAGGCGTTAGGGACGCAGGAGTAGAAAGCGCTGATGGTTTCATCGCGCTTAGCTTCGTCTTCGTCTACGTTACAGGTGAGGTTGTACTTTTGGGCGGATTCGAACCATCCCTTGTTGTGTTCCTTCCAGTCTTTGATGGTCTCAGCTTGCTTGTCGGTTGCGTCCCATTGGTAGTCGGGGTGCTCCATGTTGGCGGTCTTTGCCGCTTCAGAACATGCGTTTTCGTCAGCAAGCTTAGAGATGGTGTTCTTTGAGCCGTCGGGGTTGGTGACGATACAGGTAGTGCCGCCAGCTACAGGTTGTGTTGGCGGGGTTTGGAGCTTCTTCAGGTCGTCAGGGAGGCGTACTTCCTCGGGGGTTTTGCCAGCGATTGCCGCCGCGAGGGTGTTGATGATTTCCTGTTCCATTTCCGCGTTGGTTGCGGCGCGGGCGTTGTACAGGGTGTTGTCGAAGCCTACGCGAGTGTACCCGCGTGTAGCCATGACGTTAGCGTCTGAGGTGTCTAGGATGGTCTCGATGGCGGCGGCGGCTGACGATTGGGTGCTGGCTGTGAATGCGGCGGCGATTGAACCTAGCGGGTTGCCTTTAGCCCATTCTGCTTTGAAGGCGGCTACAGCACCACTAGCGCCCTCGGTGATGCCGTTAAAGATTGCTGATACGCCTAGTGCAAGGGTTTGTGATGCGCCGAAGTTAGTCATTAGGCGCGCTTGGGTTTGAACCTGAATGTGGTCGAACTCGCCATTGTAGTAGGTTACTCTGAGGTTGTAGCCGTAAAGCTCCATTGCCGTGTACTTTTCGACTCGGGCGCTGGCGGTTGCGGGCACGTTTTTAACCCCGGTGGGAAGTCCCAGCCAGGGCATATCGAGCTTATTGGACTGTGCGCCGCCGCCCTGGATACCTCCTGGAGCTACGGCGCTGTATAGGTTCTGTCCAAGGTCAGCAATGTAGTTAGGCACGTCACAGTTGTGGTACGTTAGCAACCCTCGGTTGGGGTCATTCACATCGCATGACCATTTCTTGTTGTCATGGTAGTAGCCGTCGGTGCTGGACTTTGGGTGTTCGTAGATGTAGCCAGGAGTTAGCACGCGGGTGAGGACTTTTGCGAAGGGGGTCTTTGAGCCATCTTTCTTCGCTTTGTCTAGGGTCTGGGTGAAACCTTTGTCGCCGGTTTCAGTTACGCCTAGTTCCTTTTGTGCTTTCTGGAGCTTTTCGATGGTCTTCTTGTCACCATCGTCTGCGAAAGCTAGGTTTACGCCAGTGGGGATGAAGCTGGAAACAATAATGAGGGCAAGCATGATGGAAGCAACGAGCCTCAGAAGGAGGTTATCGTTGCTTTTAGCTCGGCTTATTGAAGGGGTTTCACCCCATGTGGTGTATGTACGTGCCATTGGCGTACCTGTTCATTTCTCAGAGTATTTTTCAGCTGGATTGTATATAGCAGAAAAGCGGCGTGCCATTGAGACACGCCGCTTTTCTGCTAGGAGAACCGGGCGATTAAGCCTGCCCTACCCACCAAAGGGGGAACTAACCACTTACTATATAGCAGAGGTTAGACGCATCTGCCGGTTAGCGGCTATTGAGCTTCTGTTCTGCTTGGCGACGGATAAGCTCTTTCGGTGGCACTGGCGCGCCTGTCTTAAGGTCGTTGAGAGCTTCAGCATAGGTTCGTGCGTTACGGCGATGGGGAACCCCGGCGGCACGCTCTTCGTCGTACCGCTTGTAGTCCCAGCCTGGAGTTTTGCGGATATGGGACCCATGCTCAAAAAGCTGTACGTACCAGTTTCTTGGGGTGATTGGTAGGTCTGGTCGTTCTTCGGCAAGTCGCATGAGCCCAAGGAGCCATGCCTTGACCTTGGTGGTGAGTCGTTTATTCCCTCCGGTATTTGGGTAGAGGTCTACCATTCCCATAAGGTCTACGCTTATGCCGTTGCCTACTAGCGAGGTTGCGACGTTCCTGTAGGCGCTAATGGCATTGATTGCGTCTTCTTTGCTGACCCCGGCGACGCGGCGCGCTTCATTTGCGGCGACATCCATTAAGTCGTCATGCTTGATGCGGTAGTATTCGCCGCGCTGTTTCGTGTTCATCTTGTAGATGCGCAGAGGAAGTTCCATCTCTTCGGGCTCGGGCTCCCATCTGTGCTGGTTGTTTAGGAGCGCGTTCTCTACGATGGTATACCCGTAGGGGTTTCGTTTGCGTGGCATAATAGGTTTCCTGTCCGTCGGCTAGTGGTGCTGGTCAAGTATCTTGTAGGAGGTGATTCCGTACTTGATGGCGCAGTCGATAGCGTCTATGACCCTGTTTTCGATGAATTGCTCTACTTCTTCGGCGGGGGTTACGAGTTTCTTCCCGCGTTCCGGCTTGTCCTTGGTCAGGTTGAGAGTGTTATGGTTCCAGTGAATCCATTGCCCCTTGGTAAGTTTCTGCCACTGCTTGATGGTTGGGACGATGTATTTCGTTCCGTCGTGTTCGTAGGTGGGCTCTTCTAGACCTGGGAGGGATAGCGGGGCGGGTTGCCCGCTGGTATCTTGCTTCCCTACTGGGGATTCTGTTGCGAACCGGACATGGACGTTTTTGGAGTTGGCGGTAAGGTTAGGGTCATTACTGTAGATGCGCAGAGCTTCAAGAGCTTGCGCTTGCGCGTCTTTCTTAAGTTTCTTCATTCGAAGGATTTGTTCGTGCTGTGGGTCGTCACTCTTAGCACTTGGGGGCAAGAGGTTGTAGATGCTTTCCTTGTGGTGCGCGAAAAGTCGGTCAAAGGTTGCCTCTAGGGTGTCTTTGATGGGGGTAATGCGGAGCGTTAGCGTGGTGGTAGTCATGCCTGCCTTGTGCCTTATCTTTTGTGTGGGGCTAGTATTGCTGTAACAGGTACATTCTAATGTGTCGCAGGTTATAGTTCAAGGCGGTTTGGGCATAGTTTAGGGGACGCGCAAGAATTTTCTTGCGCGTCCCCTAAGGTGCAGTTTCGGATGACCTGCTTTTCAGCTTTGCTGTGTGCTCTTAGTGCTTAGCGGGTTGTTGCATTGATGCTATTTCTATTCCCCAGGTACGAGCTTGTCGTTCTTGCGGGGCTTGGTTGGCAACTTTCCCGTTTGTATCTGATGAGCCGCTTTGTAGGTTTCATCCTGTATGCATTTATTATAGCAGAGTGTTAGCCAAGTTCCACTCGGTAGTCTGCTACAGCGTCCACCGTGTCGTTGTGCGCGATGATAAGAATCTGTTGCGCGTTCATGATGCTACGGATGGTTTTAATGGTGGCATCCATGTTCCTTGGGTCGTATGCGGTGAATGCTTCGTCCAGGATTAGGGTGCTGGTTGTTCCGCCGAACACCTTTGCGATTCCCAAGCCGATTGCCAGCGATACTGCGGACAGCTCGCCGCCGGAGAGTAGTTGAACTTCGCGAGTCTTGCCGTTGGCAAAGTGTGCGAGGATTTTAAACTCTTCGGTTATGGTGATACCGATAATTGTTCCGTTGGTGAAGCCAGCGATGAGCTCGGATGCGAACTGGGTTAGTCGCGGGATGGCGGTGGCGGTGACTGCTTTGCGGAACTCTTTGAGGGTAGCCTCGGCATAGTGGATGCTTTCCTTCTCTAGGAGGAGGGAAGCATATGCTACTGCGTCTTCCTCTTCTTGCTTGAGCTGGGTTGCTAGTCTTGCATGTTCAGTTGCAACACGGGTATGTTCCGTGTTGGTATTCTGACCGTTAGAGGTGTTTTCGGCTATCTTCTTGTCCAGGGTGGCGAGTTGTTCCTTGGCGTTGGCTAGGGCGTGCTCGGTGACGTTTGGGGTGTTTGTAATGGTTTCCTTGAGGGAGTTCATCTTGTCGTTGAGCGAGGCGATGGAGTTCAACATCTGTTGTTTCACCTGGTTCTGGTTGCCCAGTTCGCGGGTGAGGTTTTCAATTTCCTTAGCGTCATTGTAGACGTTAAGGGCTGAGTTGTATTCTTCCTCCGCCTTGGCATAGTTCCGCTTAGCCTTGGTGAGTTGCCTCTTTGTGGTTTTAAGGCTCTCGGTTGCCTCCTTTTCTGCTTGGTAGGCATCTAGAATGTCTAGCGCTTGTGCGATGGAGCCGGTTAGCGCGGTTAGACTCTCTTGTGCAACTTCGCGGGCTTCCAGCTTTTCCGCCAGCTCATCCTTTAGGGAGGCTATAGTCTCAGCCAGCGGCTTGAGAACTGCTTCCTTGTTCTTGATGATTTGCTGGCAGGTGGGGCAGGTTCCACTGAGATTAGCTATTTCATTGTAGCTACGCTCAGCTTCAGGTAGTTTAGCCTGCTGGATGATGCTAATACGCTCATTGAGGGAGTGGACTGCGCTTTTGAGCTGTACTTCCTGCTCGGATTGCTCCCTGTGGGCATCCTGCGCCTCCTCCGCACTCTTATACGGGTTATTCTCAGTGAGAGTGTTTTTCGCACGGTTGAGCTTGTCCTCCAGGGAGGCTATGGCACTCTCTAGAGTGGTTTGATTCACACGGGCATCTTGTAGTGCTTCAAGCTTCTGCTGGTATGCGGCTTCTACAAGCTGGTAATCTAACGCTACACCCTTACCGCCTGTGATACGCAGTTCCAGCTCCTCAGCGGCTTTCTGAGCCTGCTTGAGGCGTTCCTTGGCTTCGTTGCGGCGCTCCTCTACATTGGCGAGGTTCGACTTGGCGGTAGTTAGGGTCATGTAGTTCTGTTGAAGCTCAGAAACCTTAGCAGTAAGAGCTGTCCTTTGAGCCATTAGGCTCCTATACATCTCCCGCTGAGCGGTTAGGGACTCAAACAGCTTCAACTCTCGCTCCGCAAGGTCGGCTACGATTTTCCTGTGCGCGTCAAGACCTGCCCTGTCCACAGTTTTGCTGTCAAGCTCACGCTTGTTAATGCGACGGTGGATGCCACATTCTTCTAGCGCTTGAGAGTTAGCGGTAATGCCTGTGAGCTGTTCGATGATGTCGCGTCGAACTTCCGGCTTGGAATTGATGAATCTATCCGTTTCTTTCTGACGGAAGAAGACGGTGTTCATAAAGATGCTTTCGCCTACACCGAGGGTGCGGATGATTGCCTTGGTACCGTCACCTACGGAAGGTCCTGCAATATGGTGAGTGGAACCGTTATCTTCAATCTTCTCTAGGGTGACCTGCGTAGTACCCCTATAGTTCATAGTTCGGGTGGCAGTGTATGTTTCGCCGTCTACTTTGTAGGTTACTTTGACGGAGGTGGGCTCATTTTTCGGGGTACCTTCTCTTCGAAGGTCGAGGTTACGGGTGATGTCTGCTGGGCGGGTTCCGTATAGAGCCCAAGGTACAGCATTGACGATAGTTGATTTCCCTGCGCCGTTGCCGCCGGTAATATGAGTGATACCGCTTTCCGGGAACGTTTCCGTGAAGTATTTGTGACTACGGAGGTTATGGATTTCTATCGTCTTAATGGTTAGTGAAGTCAAGTGACGCTCCTATTAGCTGTTTCGGGTATAAGAAACCCCCTATGCGCTTTCCATTGTATCGCATAGGGGGTTTCTTATGGTAGCTCTACTGGGCGGGTGATGCAGTGGGGGTTGCGGTGGCGTTTAGCGCCTGGTTAATTTGGGCAAGCATGAGCACCTGAGTCACAAGGGGGTAGCCGTCAATCTTCCACGTCTTAGACTCGTCGTCGTATGCCATCGTGACGGTCACGTCGTGGTTAGTCTTGGTGTAGATGCTCTGGGGGATGTGGACAATTCCTCGCTCAGTAACAGCTTCAGTCGAGCTGATGACCGCTTGTTCACTGATGGGCTTGATGTTGTCCGCCCCGCCGACGGAGTTACCTATCCCAGCCGAGAGGTAAATCATTGCAACCATAGTTGCCCGGCGAGTCTCTTCGCTACCTGATACGACAGAGTTCTTGAGGATTTCAGGAGCCCTATCGTAGTTGCCTTCGGCTACTTCAGCGGCGATTGAGTTGGGGTCTGCGGTCTGAGCAATTGCTTTGTGAATTTCGGTAAGCTTTGCGACTGCTTCCCGCTTATCTGTGTCTGCGTCATTGCCGGTGAAAGTGCGGGTGACTTTCTGCAATGTAGCCTGAGAAGTGGGCGCACCGTTGTTACTGTTGGGTGCGGGTAGGACACCACCATAGACTAGTCCTGCGAGAGTGCTTGCACCCAGGATGAATGCGAGTAGGAGGAAGCCGATGGTTCGGATGAGTGGCGGTTTTGTCGCAGTGACAGGAGTAACGTAAGGGCTGTCTTCGGTCTTGTTAGCCATGTGGGTTAGTTTCCTTCCGTGGTCTGGTGGCTAGGGTTGTTATGAGGGGGATGAGTGTCCAACAGGTTAGGAACACTGCTCCTATTATGACATACCTTATGTCGTAAATCTCCTGAAATGGCATGTGGGTTGGGTTCTCACCGTATGCGGACGATACAGCGAGGAGCCCGCTTGCGCGCAGGTTCTCATAGCGCTGTGCGATATTCAGGATAATGCTGGTGACGATGATGGGAATGAAGAATAAGGCGATGATGCTTGTCAGGGCTATTTTCCCCATTCGGCGGTATGTTTTCGGTGGCGGCTGTTGCACTCTCATTTTCCCCCTCTTTCCTGGTGTTAGCTAGTGGCGGTTGATGCTCTCTGAGCGGCGCACCCGGTAGTTTTCCGCAAGCTTCTTCTTGTAGCTATTGGGGATGTCGCGCAGGGCAATGAGGTCTGCGGTAGCTCCGCTGGTTACAAGGGCTGAGAGGCAGTCTTCCGTCGTATTGATGTCGTCTAGCTGGATGCCGGTGTCGAGGATAGCTAGAAGCATGTCTGTTGCCGCTTCCATATCTCGAACGTTGGACTTGGCTGGGTCTAGATGATGCGTGATACGCTCTTGCCCGTTATCTTTCCAGGTGAGCTCTTCCACTGTCCGCATTTTCACCCAGTTTTCGTTGGATTCCTTGTGGCTGAGGTATTCAGCCAATGGTATCTCCATCTGCTGAGCGAGCTCTTCGTCGGTGTACCTGTGACCTTGGGGGTTGCCGTGCTTCTGGTTAAGCTCTTTGATTGCGCGTTTTCGGTTGCGCTGGAAGTTTGCCAGTGGCGCACCTAGGATATGCGTGGGCAGGTCGTTTACCCAGTTTGGGGCTGAGGATGCTAGGTAAGCGGCATAGGGTACGCCGCCAGACTCGTTGTACTTTGCGTATCCTTCGGCGGCGATTCCCACGTAGTAGGCGGCTTGCTCTTCAGGGTTCTTCCCTAGTAGTACGTTTACTGTCTCGCGGTGGCTGGGTGAGATTAGCCCCTGCACGAACATGCCGTAGAACTCGATAAGTCCGCCGTAGAACTCTTGAGGAACGTCGGTACCTTCGCGGCGGAATACTGGGTATGCGACGCGGACAGGTTCGGGGGCGTTGTGCGCTTCGGCAATGTCTTTCATGATGGTGTACGCGGGTTCGGGAGTTGCGGCGCGTACAACGATTCGCCCGTCTCGCCCGGTGGTAACGATGCCAATTCCGGCGAGAGCTTCTTGAAGCTCCTTATATACACCGTTCGCGTCCTTGAGCGTCAGGTTTGCGACTGGGCGTAGGGGGGCGAGCTGAAAGCCTTCCGTTTCGGTTAGTCCACCGTAGAGGCGGGTGGGTAGGTTTTTGTCGATGAGCTTTAGCCCTAGCCGTAGCTTAGGCTCATCTTTTTGTCGCTCTGTAAACCACTCTTCGATTGCTTTACCTGTCATTGCGTAGGAGCTTCCGTTTGGGGACTTGTACGCTTTTTTCTCAGCAACGAGGCTTTCTAGCCAACTGGTAGCTTCATCCAAGATGTTCGGATTGGCTTTCAACTCCTTCTTGGTGAGGGTTGTTTCGATAAGCTTTTCTGGGGTTATCCAGATGCCGTCGCTGACGCGGATAGCCCATCTTTCTTGGATGGGGAATGCGTAGAACTGCGCATTAGTGTAGTAGGGCTTGAGATTAACGAGGCAGTGGTTGTACTTTTCTACCATTGGGATGGACGTTCCTTATGGGTTGAGCGGGGTGAACGTGGATAGGGTGTCTTCACTCGTGACGGAGACATTGTAGCCGCATAGTCGAAGGTCTTCTACGATGTCTTTTAGTGCCGCGAGGCTGGCTGTTCCTCGGGGTTTCCCAGCAAGGTGGTATGGGCGGGTTATCTGCAAGGTGTCCTGCTCCTCATTGAGTGCAAGTGCGCCCAGCTCACCCAGCGGGTTTCTGGGTGCGTCTTTAAGACTCTCGATAGTGGAGAGGATGCACGCCTTGACGGTTGCGTAGGGAGTATCGTATGGGCTTGCGTGGGTAATCGCTAGGTATAGCGTGGGGGGTTCTGTATTGTTATCCATTTCATCATTATGCAACCGTAGTGTGGTGTACGCAACTCGTTTTAGGGAACTTTTTGCGTGACTAGCGGGGTTATTGGTGTTCAGCCTTGAATTTCCGGGGGTTCCGTTTCGAAATTTCTATCCGTCAATGAATATTTATGCCACGAATTGTTGCAGTATATAGCCACCTATGCAATCTTTCGCTGGGTTGATATGTGGGTTAGTTGGACAGAGTGTTGCCGGGCAGAGCTCCTTAGTTGGGAGTTCTGCCCGGCAACACTGTTATTAGTTCTTTATGCGGTTGGGCTGGCTGTAGCGGCAGGCGCTACGGCGGATGAATTGTCGGTGGGGACAATCGTTCCGACCTTGGTGAAGCCTGTGTTCTGAGACTCTGCGTAGTCGCTGGATTTAAACTCTGCCCAGGTTGCCAGCAGGTATTGCTTAGTGCCGCTCTGAGAATAGAGATACCATTTGTCGTTCGACTCGACGAGCTCCATCTTAACCACGGCGGGGTGTTCCTTTTCTAGTACCGCAAAAGCCCCATCTGACCCAACCCCATCTGCCTCCTGAATGCGGACAGTCTCTATTGAGGTGAAGTCCACTTCTACTGAGACGCGCCTGTGGGTTGTGCCGATACTGTCAATGTAATAGGTGCCAGATGGCTCAAAGTGAACCTTCACTTCCCCTCGAACTTGGAACGTAGGCATACGTGCGTCTTCTAGGTAGGATTCTTTACTCCAACGTGAAACTGTTTCAGCGTCGTAGTAGACGGGTGAGCCTTCCCAGATTGAACTTCTTACGCTTCGGTAAGCGTCAGCGCGTGTCCTCAAGTAGGCGTTGTAGCCGCTGTTCTTAGTTTTGACGAGGTATCGGACGTTTCGGATGGTAGCTGGAGTTAGCTTGCTGTCGTCTACGCCGAAGTTCCCGGCGGACTTCATGAATGATTCGATGAAGTCCGAAATTTTTCGGGTGTCTTCCTCAGTTAGGGTGAATGATGCGGGTGCTGTTTCTTTCACCTTGTCTTCGGTTTTCCACGGCTGGGAGATGAAGATGGCTGGGACAGCGATAGCCGCCGCCACGCCACCCCCGAGCAGAAGCATCTCTCTGCGGGTAAGCTTCTGCTTTTTGGCAGGCTCCGTTTCAGGCTCCTGCTCCTTTTCCGCAGAGTTGTCAGGGGTGGGCGTTACGGGGACAGTATCTTTTGGGCGACCAAGGAGGCGAACGTAAGTGTTACCAGAAAGCTGGTCGTCAGCGTTGTTATTATCATTAGCCATACGTCTATACTACCCTCCTTTTCTGTTTTTCGCTGTCTGGTTTGGGTGTGTTCATTACGCCTTGTCGGTAGGGGTTCCACTATTCGCGCCCACGTATCGGTATACCTTGTACTTCTGCCCGAGCAGGTCAGTAAGGTCTTCCGACCAGCGGTATTCGATGGGGTGGATAGCGCCTACTTCGTTGCGCCATGAGCCCTGCGCCACTGAGGGCTTGCCGTCATGGTCGCCAATGAATATGGCGGTATGACCGGCTGTGCCGCCGGGTCCACCTGCGATGAGGATGTCGCCGGGTTGCAGGTCGGAACGTTTGCCGGTTACGTCTTTCCAGTCCGAAGACTGTGCGTAGTATTCCGCCTGTTGCCCAGTTGCACCCCAAGGAACCTTAGGGTCTACCGTGTTCTTCACGACGGTTGCGACGAAGCGGTCGCATGAGGCGTATAGGGCTTCCGCTCCAGGGCGTTCAGTGTGGGTGTCCTTGCCGCCCTTTTCTTCTGCCTTTTTCTTGGCTTCTTTGTAGGCTGGCTTTGCATTTTCTACCCCGTCGGGGTCTGCGTCGGAGACCGGGATTCGCTTTGCTTCGTCTGGCTTGTTGGAGTCCCATGCGATGCTCTTTGCGAGTTCTACGATGCCGGACATGTCTGCGCTGGATTCGCCGCCGAGGAAGCATGAGCCGCCGCCCTTGGAGAGGGAGGAGCTACCGCTAGACTTCATGCCGGGCTTGAAGTCCTTGATGAAGTCTTCACCGAAGGCGATACGGCGAGGCATGTTGGGGTGACCTGAGCGTTCGAACTTGTTGTTGAAGATGGCGACAAGTTCAGCTACGCTCTTGGAGTCGTCTGCGAAGCCGCTTGCGATGAGGTTTGCGCCTTCGCCGCCTTCGAGCTCCTGCTTCAGGAAGTCCATCTGCGTACCAAGGTCAGACCAGTGGGAGTTATTAGCTTTGGCGAAATTTACAAGGTTGATGCGGCGGTCGCCGTCCCACTGCGCAAAACCAATAGCTTTACCGGAAACGTTACCTTGCGCAAGAATTTCGTCATTGCTCATTTTGGAGTTCAGCCCGGAGCCGCCCTGAGTGAGTTCGGAGTTGAACCCGGACTCCTGCCCAAAGTTTCCCATTAGCCCGGCTATCATTTTGGTGGTGAATGGTTTGTTTCCCCATTCACCACCGAAGGTGGTTGATGATAGCCAGGTTGCGACGTTTTGGACATTTTCGGCTGGGTCTTCGCTGTGTTTCAGCCCCGATTTGCTTTTGCCGCTGTTCTGGCTGATGCCGTAGCACCCGTCAGCATTATCATTTTTACCCCACACCTGGGCGGCTGGGATGCCGGTGACCAGGAGTAGGATGAAGAGTGCGATAATGCCTAGGATTACCCATGTGGCTGGGTTGGTGAGGGTGGATACGGTTGCTGTGGTTGCGGCACTAACGTTCTTTGCCGTCTTGACGGCTTTCTGTGCTGTTTCTGCGGTCTTCACAGCCTTGTCTGCCACTGTTTCCCGTGCTGGGGTATTTGGCGGCTGTGTGGGTTCGTTATTGGCTGTCATCTACCCTCCTAGTGGGTGTCTCGTTTTTAGGTGGCGTGTTGATGGGGCTTCCCTGCGGTTGGCGGATTGGTTGAGGCGCTTTTTTGAAGAACTTCTTGCCGCCGGTAGCTGGTTCTGCCTGATTGTTGAGGGGGTTTCTGCGGGGTTGCGCCTCCTGAGCTTTCTTAGGGCTTGGTGTGACGGTGGGGATGGGTGCAGTTTTCGCCTCAGCAGGAACAGGCTTGGGGACTTCCACCTTCGGCTTTTCGGGCTGAGGTGGTGCCTGTTTTGTCTCAGTCTTTGCCGTGGGGTTGGGGGTTACCTCTGTTTTCGCTGACGGGGTGCCTGCTGGCTTAGGTGCCGCTACCGGCTTTTGGGCGGTGGCGGGTGCCTGCTGGTCGTTTGCGGTAGTTGGAGGTACTTCCTTTTTCACGGGTGGCTGAGGTTTCGGTAGAGTGTTTCCTTCCTGTTTGTTTAGCGGCGGGGTTGCGGGCTTGGGCTGAGTTGCCTGTGGTTGAGGCTGTTCAGTTTTCGGCTCGGAGTTTCCGCTGTTGGGGTTGGTGCTATTACCCAGCTTTTGTTCGAATTTCGGCTGGATGGGCGGGGTGAACGTGCGGACAGGTTCCTCAGTCTGCTGTTGTGAGCCTGTTGAGTTGTCGGTGTGGGTGGATTGGTTTCCGGGGTTGCCGTCGTTGCCTTGATGAGTCAGAGGGTTCTTTGGAAGGTTGCTAAATGCTTCATCCCACTCGTCGTTTTCCTGCTGTCGGCGGCGTTCTTCCTCCTCACGTTTACGACGCTCTTCCTCTTCCTTCTTACGACGTTCCTCCTCTTCGCGCTTGCGGCGCTCTTCCTCCTTAAGACGCTCTTGTTCATCGAGCAGGCGTTGCTTGTGCTCTTCAGGTGTGGATAGGGTTTGGAGCGGCGTTTCGAGGCGGTTAAGCTGAGGCATCTTGAGAGCCAGACCTTCGCGCTCTTCGATTTCGTTCTCTGCCAAGTATTTCTTGATAGCGGCATTTTCTGCCTTGTCGAGGAACGCGAGAGCTTCAGCCTTGCCCATCTTCTTCACCTCAGGGTTGTTCTGAGCCAGAGCGCGGGCGCGCTGACCTGCAAGCTGTGCCTGCTCCTGGTGTTCCTTCTCCAACAGACCGTCAAGCGACTTGTTGGCGTTGGTGGATGCGCGGTAGGTTTCCATACCTGCCTGGGTTGCTTGCAAATCGAGGGCGCGTGCCTGTGCGAACTCGTCTTCGATAGCGGATTTGTTCTTTGCCAGTAGCGGGTCTGCTTGGAAGAGGCGGTTGAGCTCTTCGCCGTATGCATTGCGCTGTTCCATAGTGAGGCTTTCCTCGTACATGCCCTTGAGGGCGCGTGCCTGGTTGTATTCGGCGCGTGCCTGCGTTGCGGCATATTCGTCGCCAACAACTTCAGCGAGTTTACGCTTGTGGCTGGCGGTTTGCATTGCCTGCTCTGCACGGAAGATGTCTGCGAAGGTTTCGCGGTAGAAGCGGTCGGTGCCGTCGCCGCTGTTAGCAAATTCGAGTACCAAACGCTGAACGTTCTCGGTGGTTCGGCGCATGGTGTTTGCGGCGTTGTTTGCGTTGGACGCGACAACTTGTTCGAGGTTTGCTTGTGCGGTGGTGGCGTTCTGACCGTACTGGACGGTGTTGGATGCGAGTTCTCGGTCGCTCCTGACGTTTTCCATCTCGCTCTTCTTCGCGGTTTCGTAGCGCTGTAGCTCTTCCATCTTTTCAGCTTCGAGCTTGCGGCGCGTGCTGAGGGCGACTGCCGCCATGCTGTTAGGCTTCTTGCTGAGGATGCTCTGCTCTGCGGCAAGCTTACCTGCGTCTTGCATGTTCTCGCGGACTGCGCGGAGGAAGCCGGAACGTTCACCTGCTTCGTTCACGTGGTTGCGGTTGCGCCATGCGCTACGGAAGTTAGCGCCACTGACGGCACCCACGACGCTGTTGCGGAGGGTGTTAGCAGAGTTGGAGCGGTCGAGAACGTTGCCGATGGCGTTACCGACGTAGTTGTTGCTGAACGGGTTTGACCTTTCTGCTAGGGTGAGAATCTGACGGCGTTGCTTCCAGAGTGCGGCGGCAACGATAATGTTGAAGACCATGACGAGTGCAAGGTCTGCTACAGTATCGATGATTGCCGATAGGATAATGACACCGACCGCGAGGAGGGTGCTGTATAGAATGAAGCTGAGGATTGCGCCCAGCATGAAGCCGCCATAGCGCTTTGCGATGGACAGACCTCTCTGCTTATCCAGCAGGCAGAGCATGATGAACGGCAGGAGAATCATCATGAGTACGACGGTGAACAGCTGAATAATAGATGCGATTGAGAATAGGAGCATCACAATAGCGATGGGCACAAAGGAGAGCATGGCGACGGTGGTCACCATGAATCGGTTGCTTGCGGAAGTCCAGCTGTATGACCAGTTGTCCCACAGCCTGTCGTCTGCGTGGGCTACAGCAACGACGTTGTACCAGCGGGGGTCTACGCCGTGCTTGCGTTCGTTCGCCTTGTCGCCTAGTTGCGCGTCAGTCTGTAGGTACATCTGATATGCGGCTAGGTTGCAGACCTTATGGTTACTTTCCTCTAGCTTGAGGGTCTTGTTGCGGTGCTCTGCGGGGGTGCCTACTACCTTAAGGGGTACACAGAAGGTGTTGGGGTCTACTTCAGCCTTCTTGATGATTTCTGCCATTGCTGGGTCTTTTACGTCCAGCTGTGCGAAGGGTCGCCCAAATTGGGCGCGGGCGTAGGGGTCTAGCCTTACGACGCGCCAAATGGTGCAGGTCATGGAGTTAATGCTGAGGACAGTCTTCTCGGAGTTGCTGAGGTTGTCAGCGGTAGACTTACAGATGGCGGATGCGCTGGAGGTGTTTCCATCTTTGCTTGCGCCTGTTTCTTCGTTGCCTGCGCTGGTGCTGATGCTCATTGCCGCGCCACCCATTTCCTGCATGACCTTGATGGGTAGGCTGGTGAACATGCCTGCGTTCATGAGGATTGCGAAGCCTGCCAGACCTGCACCTACAACGTAGAGGGCGTTGATAGCGCCGCGCATGAGGCTCTTGTTCTTAAAGCCGAAGAAGTAAATACCTACTAGGATGATGATAAGCGCAATGGGGCCTACAAAGGGGTAATAGGCGCTGTTGGTGACCGCCCCTATAAGGCCCTTGTCATCCTTGCCGTCACCTGAGACTAGCTTGGTGACGTTGAATACACAGTCTTTGTCCTTGGGGTCAGAGCACACAGTGTGCGGGTTGAATGCGGCGGTTACGAAGTTCTGCGTCAGGTCGTATGCAAGACCAGTTACACCGTTGAGAGTGTCCGCGATACCGTTAAGTGCGCCGCCCACGAGGATAGTGCCCACTGAGCGTAGCTTAGTGAGCTTTTCGGAGTCTTTATTGATGGTTTTGGGTGCGCCTTCCATACGGTTGGGGTCGGCGGCTACCACGCCGTCTTCACCTTCGCCTTCACCTTCGTAGTTGGTGAATTTAATGTTGCCACCTACGGCTTCTTTAAGGGTGAAAATACGTCCTGTCTTGTCTTGCAGTGGTATGTTACTGAAGCTGTTTTCCCAGGCGTTTGGGTTATTCATGCCATGCCCGAGGTTTTGGGCTCCACCAAAGATGCCGATACCGCCTGCGCGGGCGGTTTCGGTGATGGTGATGGCGGGGCTTGAGCTACCGCTGGGTATGGTGACGCTCTTGGTAGTATTTGAGCCGCCGGTGGCTAGGTATATGGTCAGCAGGAGAAGCGATATGATGGCGGCAATGAGCGCCGCCGGGGTGTATCGGCGGCGTTCTTTCGTGGCTCCCTCATCTGGTGTTGGAGCTGAGCTGAGTGATGTCTTGTTGAGTGCCATTCGCTTCTCCGGGCTTATGTGGTGTGGACGTATTTTTGGGTTCTTTAGGTTATAGCAGAAGCACTGGAATCTACCGGCGTTTCGGGTGGATTCCAGTGCTTCTTAGAAGGGAGTTAGCTGTTGCAGGTCTGAAGCCCCTTTTGCAGGGCGCTCTTGTCTGCTTGGGTGATGCTCAGGTCATATTTGGTGGCGGTGTCTATCCACAGCTGGGAGTAGTGGCACTGCTCACTGCTCTGAGGCATATACCCGGCAGGGGACTTACCATCCTTAGCTTTCGCTGACTCAGCAGATACGACGAGTAGCTGGCTGGTGTCGTTGGCGAAAGCTTCCTTCTTCTCTGCGTCCCAGTCCTTTGCGCCGTGGGTGGCGGCGTATTTCGGTGAGATTACATGGTCTACGCTAATGTTCTTGCGTAGACCAGTAGGGTCTTCGCCTGGCTTTACGGAGAAGGTGGTTCCGTCATAGATGCCAGCCCAGTTGCCGCTGGTGATGTCGCATGATGCTGGGTCATTATCCTTAGTGGTGACATCCTTGCCTTGCGCTTTGAGGACTTCTGCGCGGGTGGTGCATCCGTTGTTGTTGGTTGCCCAGATGTTCCACTCTGCGGGGGTGTACTCTACGTCTTCGGCTTTAGCTACTTTAAGGTTGTCTAGTGCTTTGCCGTAGGCGGTAACGGCTTCAGCATCCTTTTTAGCTGGCTTATTGGGAAGGGCTGGTTCGGATAGCGCGCCACCTGCGCCTGCGCCCGTGCCGCCAATTCCGGGTGCTGTCAGCTTACACTCTTTACTGCTGTCTACCACGCTTTCGATGCACCTACCCGCCGCATCACCGAAAGTTTTGAAGGTGTAGGGGTAGGCGACTAGGGGGCTGAGGTTCTTAGTGTGGCTGACCCCGTATAGGTAGGGTAGACCGAAGGTGGCGATAATGATGACGGAGGCGAGTATTGTTTTAAATACACCTTTCCTATTTCCGTCTTGCTGGGGTTTGGGCATGGCGGCGGCTCCTTACATGGGTCGTTTTAGATGCGGGGGGCTGTACTGTCGCGTAGCGCGTTAGGTCGCAGGTCGTCTCCGAGGTTTGCGGCGAAGTTCAGACCCAGGTACCCGGTGAACTGGTTGGTGAGGATGTGGTTATTGGTCACGCCGCCCACGTACAGGCTTGAGCCGGGGAATGCAGACATGAAGAGCTCTAGCTGGTTATTGCGCGTCCAGCGCAGGTTGATGTTCTGCGAGCGGTATTCCTGCTTGAGCTTTTCAAACTGGGTTTCCAGGTCTTCGTAACTGTCGCCGTATACGCGGATGTGGATACTGCCACGAACCCAGGGCTCACCGATGGTATCGTTCGCTTCCATCAGCTCTTCGAGTCGGAGGTTGGACTTCTGAAGCTCAGTGATGCCTGCGTGACCATATTCCTGAATCTGTTCAGCGCTCTTCTTGAGGTCTTCAGCTTCAAGGATGTGTTGCTGGCGGACGAAGCTAAATGCTTCTTTCATAATGTTGTTGGGCACGATTGCTAGTCGCGCAAATACGCTTGCTTGAGAGACCGCTGAGTTAGCGACTTCCGCGAAGGGTGCGATGTTTGGGAACTCTAGCACCTCAGGTAGCTGTGAGACGGTGAATGTCGCCACGTATTTCTTGAGGGTTGCTTTAGTGTATTCCTGGGTGATGACTAGGCAGGTGTTGCGGGAGTTGTCAATGAGATGCGCGTACTCGTAGGCGATTTGGTGGCTTCCGATACGTCCACCGGGCTCAATCTCCAAAGGGGGAACTGGAACTCCGGGGTGTAGGAGGCTCTTGGTGGCGAGAAGGATTTCGTCACGTGTTAGGGGTTCGCAAGAGAGAGCGCTTTGGCGCAATGCGCGGCGAATGGTTCGTTCACGCTTGGCGGCGTTGCGCTCTTCAAGTTCGGAAACGTTCTCACTGTAAATGCCGAGGAATATCTTTGCGTGTTCGGCAAGGAAGGCGGAGCCTTTCTTCATGCCGCTCATAAAAGCTTTCTTCGCATCTTCAAGGCTTTCCTCTGGCTCTTCCGACTCGTCAGCAATCTGCGTCTTCTGGAATTTCTTTCGGTCGCCAAGAAGTACTCCTAGGTATGCGTCCTGCATGGTAATTCTAGATTCCTTCAGGATGTTTGCCTGGTACTTCATGATGCTGTCGTATTGTGGGTTCACCATTGCTTGCGCGGGGCTGTACGAGGTGGCGAGGAATGCGTTTGCGTCTAGTGGCGTGGATAGCGTGAACGGGAAGATGTGGATGGGGCCTGTCTCGCCTTTTAGGTTTAGTAGGCTTGCGTATGCCGCTGATGACATGTGTAGGAGTGCCGATTTGATGTCGGTTGATTCGAAGTCGAACTGAGCGCTGGACATGCGGTAGAACGCCCACACTTCGGAGTCGCTGAAGACCATGTTGCGGGCGATAGTTTTCTGTGGGATGTCCAGTTCTCGCGGCTTGGTTCGAGTTTCAGGGCGTGCCAGCTTCTTCTCGCCGGGGAATCCTTTAAGCGGGTTGAAGGGGAAAGTGCTTGCCATCTGCGTCTATTTCCTTTGTGGTTCTCCGTAGGGGTGGTTAGTGTCTCTATATCTCATAGCAGAAACCCCCTCTTGCTCTGTTTTCAGGTAAGAGGGGGTTTCGGGTGCCTATTTATGCGTTAGTGCACCTTTTTCTGGCTGGAGGCTTAGCCGTTGCCACTCAGAAGGTCGGTGCCCACCTTCTCACCTGTGCCCGCAACCGTTTGCACAAATGCGTTGTCGGGGATGAGCCAGTTCGATGCGGCATATACAGCGACGGCGATAAGGAGGACGGCGACAACCAGCGCGAAGCCCTTCTTGAAGTCAGTCTGCTTGATAATGGGTACCGCAGGGATGAGGATGAGCACCGTCACAACAATTGCGATAATGGTGCTGACCAGGTTCTTCGTAATCACAAGCGCGAAAGGAAGAAGAAGTGAAGAGCTAATCAAGGTATTTCTCCAAAAGTAATGTAAGCGTTAGCATTGTCCCTGTATATATATCAGAGATTATTACTCGCCAGTGCTTACTGTTCTAACAATGTCGGAAGAGTCGGTGTCGTAAATGTCCGGTTCCATGTTCGACACCAGGAACTTCTTATTGGGTTGCTGAGAGAGCGTCACTTTATATGTAACCGGGTAGGTGATGCTCTGCTTAGCGCTTTCCTTTGTTTCTGTGTCGGTACTGCCTCCTAGCTCATCAACCAGTTCGAGGTTTACCTTGGCGATGATGTCGCCGTTAGACTGTCGGTAAGCTTCGTAGGTGATGCTGTTGGTATTGACGGTGTACTGACCACCGAAGCCGATGGTAGCTACACTCGACTTCTTAATATCAACGACATACTGAGATAGGTCGCCCGGCTTCTCGGGGGTAGCCGCCACATATGCCTTGAAATAGCCTTGAATGACGCTATCAAGGTCTGCGCTAGGTTGAACCCTTTCACCAGGGATGGTCTTGCTCTTCACTAGCTCTTGTGACTTGCCCATTGAGAGTGAGGGGACGATGGCGGGGTGTGGGGTTGCGACGTAGTACTTGGAAGTTTTCTCGTTGTACGCTACGGTTACGGACATTGAGATTTGCTTCAGCTCAGCATTCTGGTTGTTGTTCTTAGCCGCATCCTTCACGGTGGTGCCTGTGCCGGTTGCGGATGGCTTGACCAGCGCTACCACACGGTAGGTTGCCAATGCGGAGTTCTTGTGTACGGCGACTCGCGTTACTTGTGGTGTGCCGATGACCTGCTGGGCTGAGTTGGCGGTGCTTGAGCGGATGTTGCTTGCGCCGTTATTGTCAGATGCCGATGATAGGCTGTCTCCGGTGAGGTAGAAGGCGAGCTGTTTCTCGGCGGTTTCGTCGGTTTTAAGGCTAAGGTATGCCTTGACATAGTTCACGGCTATCTCTTCGCCAGCGGCTTTATTGAACCCGGTTTCTCCGTTTGCCGCGCGTGCTTTTGCGGCGAACTCTGCGTCGCTGAGCGTTTTAGGTAGGGTGTATGGGTGGATGATAGCGCTTGCAACACATGCGGCGAGTAGACCGCACACGGCAAAGGCGGTGATTCGCCCACGGGTTGCCCAGTTCTTACTCTCTTTATAGAGAGGGTCGCCCAGGAATGAGACAGCGCCTTTTTCATTGTTGTTGGCGTAGAGGGTTTCCTCTTCGTCTGCGTGGAATGTGATGGGCTGTTCGGTGGGCGGTGTGGGCTTTACCGTTCGTTTGGAGCTGTGCTGACGACTGATAGCCATTAGGGGGTGCCTTCCTTTGGTGTGCTTTGGTCTTTGCGGGTTTGGACGCTTTCAGAGATGACTCCGCTCATGTTTCGCGGCTGGAATTTGACGGGCGGTAGTTGCTCTGATGCCGGTTTAGCGGGTTGGGTTAGTCGCGGCTTTTTGGGTGTTTGCGGGGGTGTTCCTTTCGGAGCTTGAACGATTTTAGGTTTCTTCACCTTGTTCATAGCGCCTGCGGGGGTACTTGGGCGAGGTGGTGCCACCGGGGGCGTTACGGGAACTGCTACCTGCGGAGCTACCGGGGGCTTGCTCTTCGGTGCTTGAGCCTTGCTTACAGTGGGTTTGGTTCGCGCTGTGGTCGGCTTGCTCTCCCTACGCTTAGGCGTTGTGGTACCCTCTTGGGTCTGTGCCTTAACGCGGGGCTTTGGGTAGCGTTTCGGGGTGGTTGTTGTGGTGGGCGGGGTGACGGGTTCAGATGGTACGCGGGGGAGCTTGGTGAGTACCTGTTCGGGGAGGATGATGTGGGTGAGCGTACCGTCCATCCTTTCGCGTATTTCCTTGGTGATGGGGTCAGTGTAGGGGGTTTTGCGGATTATCATGCCTTCGGTGTAGAAGGAGCCCTTGTCTGGGTTTGGGCGGCGGAGGTTGATGAGCTGTTCCTCAGACACGCGGGGCACGATAGCCTTTTCGGAGGACTTGTAGTAGCGTCGGTTGTCGTCCCACTGGAGGAGGTTCTTCCAGATAACACGCTCTCGCTTTGAGTCCACCTTGTAGCGCCTGATTTCTTTGGTTCCAACGAGGGAGACGATTCGCTTTGCGGTTTCGCCGCCCTTCATGCCACCGAGCACTACTAGGGTATCTGCGTTTACGAGGAGGCTGTTCACTGCCGCAGGGTCGTTTTTCTCGTAGAGCTGTTCAAGGTTCTGCTGTCCAAGAGAGATGCCGACGTTAGATGAGCGCGCTTTTTCGAGTAGACCTGCGATGCTGGTTAGCGGGATGGTCTGAAACTCGTCAAAGAATATTTGGATGACGTTGAGTTTCTGGGTGTCGTCGCGGCGGCGGTGGGATGACATGCTTGTTAGGAGGCTTGCGAGCATTTTGCCGAAGCCGGTACTGACTTCCACTTCGGAGTCCGCGTTGAAGTCGAGCAGGACAATGGATGGCTTCGCGCCGGGTGCGACGATTTCGTCAAAGTTGATGTATGGCTCTCCATTCTGGGGCAGACCTAGCCAGCGTCCGTATGCTGAATTAAGCATGATGCTGACGTTTCCTCGGGGAGTCTCCCAGGAGTTCTTGATGTTGCCGGATGCACCTTCTAGGATGCGGCGGCGGAGGTCTGCGCCGGTTTTATTGCCTTCGGGAAGGTGGTTGAGTATGGCTTCCGGGTGCATGAGAGCGCCGCAGAATCGACGGAACTCACCGTTATGCCAAGGGACACCTGCTTGTTCCAGTTCGTCTGCGATGAGTGCGTATTCTGCGGGGTTACTGCGTTCTTTGCGTTTCATGTACACTTCAAGCTCATCTAGTGAGTTGAGGAGTATTTGGAGGGTTGCCCAAACGTCGTTCTTATATTTCTGAGCGTCGTCTTGGTACTTCTGGAAGCCGATTGCGATGTCCAGCTTCTCGGAAGGCTTCAACCCTGCGAAGGGGTCTAGGAATGCTGGGCCATGTGGATTGTAGGCGTTGTCGTATTCGCCGGTTTCGGGGTTACCTTGGGTGAAGTGGTAGAAGTTAATGTCTTCTTCGGCGGCGTAGTTCGCAAGTTTTCGGGCAAGCGCGAGGTCTGCCTTCATGTTCACTAGGATGCTGGTAATGCCTAGCTTTGCGTTGGCGCGGATTTCGCTTTCGGTGGTGGCGGTCTTACCGCTACCTGGGGAGCCGACTTTGATGACGTGGCGGGGAATTTCGGGGACGGTAAACCATACGCCTTCGCCTGACTCTTCGTTAATACCGTAGGCTACACCGGGGGACATGTCAGAGCGTTCGCCGGGTAGGATGAAGTTAGCGCCGGAGACGATTTGAGCTTCGAGCTTGTCGCGCTTGCGGCGTTGGAATGGGGTTAGGCGGTATTTGAACTTCTTCTCGCTCATCCAGAGTGAGTCGTTGTATTTAATCTCTTCGTTGTGGTCGTAGTCGTATTGGATTCTTACGGCTAGGAGCCAGCCTAGGAGCGACCCGAGGATGATGCCGCCTATGGTGAATGGCGCGCTGAATGAGCCCACCAGGTCGAAGATACCTGAGGGGCTGAGAAGGTAGTTGCCGGGGTTCTTGGTGAAGGCTGAGAAGGCGGCTGAGAACTTTTGAGGGATGTTCAGGATGAACCATAGTGCCAGCCCGACAAGGGCTGTTCCTCCCATATAGAGTCCCACCTCGGATGCCTGCATCATCTTTTTGCGGGTGAGGTAGTAGTATGACCAGCTCACAATGATGATTACAGCGAACAGGGCGGGGCTACAGAGCACGAGTGCAACCAAGATGAGCGCCCATTTGGTGAGGGTGTATAGCAGACCTGAGATGAGGTCGCCGCCGCTGGAGCTATTTGAGGGGGGTGAGGTGTCGTTAGGGACTTCGTTACCTTCGCGCTGGTAGTTCAACGCTTCCTGGTTCATGGTGTCCTTTACTTTCGTGAGTGTTTAGGGTTTACGGTTACTTTTCCTATAGCGTTTGTTGCGGGTGGGGCGTATTCCTCGATGTGCCCTGCGGCTGATGGTAGAATTACTTTTATCTACTACTTCTTTTGAAAGGATTGCGCAATGATTTACGATGCGTTGGATTGGGGTGGCTTCGAGTTTCCCAAGGTTGAGGATTTCTTGAGGTTGCGCTCGCTTGGCTTGAAGGATTGCAGGTCTAAGTGCGACTTTGAGGATTACAATTCTGGGCTTATAACGGATGTTCTGGGCGTTCCGACTGATTGGTTTGGTTGGCGTGTCAGTAATGCCTTTGGTGGTGGCGCTGATGGGTGGTATGACGATATGAGGTCTGAGTATGGTTTCAAGGTGTGTGATGTTGCTGAGTTCTCAGGTCTTTCAGAGGATAATGTGGTTCAGCTGTATCGGGAAGGATGCCTGCTCGCTGAGCGTTCGTTGAAGGATGGGGAGCTACTTTTCCCGCCTATTCAGTTTGAGGATGTGGATGAGACGCGGCGCATTTCGCCTGAGTTCTTTGAGTGTGCCAAGATTTTGACGCGAGGCGGTTTTGGTGGTGAGCGGAGCGTGCATTTCTTGTTCTTTCCCACCACTAATTACGGGCTACTTACTGCCGCTGAGTTGTTGAAGACTGGTGATGACGGCTTGCGGGCAATGGTTATTGCGGACACTCATAATTATGTTCTGAACACTTATGTTGAGAAGAGCGCGAACGAGTGGGTTGAAGTGACGAAGGGTTCGGTGCCTAATCCTGCTGTGGTTCAGGCTTTTGCTGGGTCTGGGTTCTTGGATGATTCGATGGTGGGCGAGTCAGATGGTGAGTTCATGTTTTCGGATGTTAGTAGGGTGTTGAAGATGAGTGAGGGGTTGATGCTTGCTCGGTCGCAGAGGGGAAGATGGGGTTATTCGGCGCGCTGGGGGCATGGGCTGTGTCATACGAGTGTTGCGCGTGCTTTAGGTTTGCCTGCTGAGGATGTTGTTTCGCTCTGCAAAAGCGGGGAATTGGTGGTTCTAGATGTGCAGGATATAGATGATGATTTCGAAGAAGCCTCTAGCTTGGAGTACACGGTGGCTGACTTTCACCTGCTGAGGGAAGGCTCTTGGGAAGAGGGCATTAAGGTTAGCTTGTGCCCTGCTTCTGTGAGGTTGGGTAGGGCGCTTCGGGAGTTGGGATGGTCACCTAGAGGTATTGCAAGCTTTATGGATTCGCCTTCGCCGTGGTTTGGTGTTGTGCCTCCGATAAGGTATGCGCGTCTTGGTGAGGAGTATGAGGCGACTGTGATTGCGGTTGCCGCCGCTTTGCCTTGCAGGTAATTAGGAAGGTGCGCAGGGAAGAGCCCTCTACTTGGTTTTTTGCCAGGTAGAGGGCTCTTCTTGTGTTTTGGGGCTATCGGCGGTTGCGGCGGTTTGCGCGGGTTAGCATTTTGAGGGTTGTGTTGAACTCGCGGGTGACTTGTTCGGGGGTGAGAGTTGTGCTGTCCGCTTTGGTGGGGGTGATGAGTAGTTCTGCTAGGGGTGGGTTGGTGAAGTTGTCTGGGTGGAGGGTTTTACCGGCATGGGTGAGCTGTACGGCTTCGTTGTAGAGGTGCTGGATGGTGGCTGGTAGTTCGTTCCAGACTGGTAGTTCGATGAGTTGTGCGTATGCGCCGTAGTATAGGGCAAGATGAAGGAGTTTGCGGGCGGCGAGTAGTTGCCTGTTGCCTGCTTCTATTAGGGCGAGGGTGTTTGTGTAGGTGACTTCATCTTGGGTGTTTGTCCATTGGCGGGTTAGTGTGGTTTTGTTGGTTCCTTGGTGTTGGGTTTGCTGGCTGGGTTTGCGGTGGGTGGTGGCGTGGTTCGTGAGGGCTCGCTCTGCTTGGTAGGTGTTGGTGTTGGTGTATTGGGCTGTGGTGGTGATGATGAGTTGTTGGAGGGAGGGGGTTGTGGTGTTGTTCAGCATTGTTGCCGCTTCGTTGAGGAATGCGGTTTGGGTGGTGAAGCTTTGGGGGTTGTAGATGTTTGCGTAGTAGTTGAGCGCGGCGATGGTTAGCGGCTGGATTGCGGTGTTGAGGTGGTTGGAGAAGTTGGCTTGCCCGTACTGTTGGAGGTAGTCGCATGGGTCGAGGTTTTCGGGCATGGCTACTGCCCACGACTGCGCTTGGGCTTGTGGGGCAGTGTGGTATGCGGCGGCGGTGGCTTTCATGCCTGCCTTGTCGCCGTCGAGGATGTAGATGATGTTCCCAGTTTCTCCGATAAGTCGCTGGAGGATTTTGATGTGTTGGGCGGTGATTGCGGTACCGCTGGTGGCGTAGACGTTGGTGTACCCGTTGTCGTACATTGCGATGACATCGAATTGTCCTTCTACGATGTAGCAGATGTTTGTTTCACGGGTGCGCTGGTTTGCGTGGGAGATGTTGGGGTTGTATAGAAGCTTTTCTTTTTCGAATATTGGGGTTGCGCGACCGTTCACGTATTTGCGTTCTTCGTCGGGGTTGAGGGCACGTCCAGTGAACGATACGGGGGTTCCGTGCATGTCGGTAATGGCAAACATGAGGCGGTCGCGCCAGAAGTCGTATAGTTCGCCGGTGTCTTTGTTCTGGGAGCAGACTCCGGCTAGGGTTAGTTCGTGGGGGGTGTAGGTTTGGGTGAGATGCTTGGTGAGTGCGTTGCCGCCGGGGGCGTACCCGTAGTGAGGCAGGTTTGGGTTGAGGGCGCGTTTGGTGACCTGAGCTTTCGCGGGGTGGTTCTCAGGGAGGTTATCGTATTGTGCGGTGTAGAAGTTCCATGCGGCTGTGGTGATTTCTTTGAGTCGGCGGTTGCTGGTGACGTTGCCTTCGTCGGGGTTTCTTTTGGGTAGTTCGATGGGCGGTTGCGCTGTCTCGGCTAGGTATTCGATAGCGTCGGTGAAGTTGCCGCCGTTGGTTTCCATTACGAGGCTGATAACGTCGCCGGATTCGCCGCAACCGAAGCAGTGGTATGTTCCGGTGAGGGTGTTCAGGTTGAAGGATGGGGTGTTCTCGTCGTGGAAGGGGCAGAGGGCTTTGGCGTTTACGCCGCTGATTTGGACGGCGGTGTCTTTGGTGTCGCGGAAGGTTTGTTCGAACACGTCGATGATGTCGTGTGCTTCACGTACTTTCTGGATTAGTTCTTGGCTGTAGCGCATCTGCGGTTCCTTTGTCTGAGTGGTGGGGTGCCGGTTACTGTGAGAGTTTAGTAGTACGTGCCGAAGTCGTGTTGTCGGCAGACGTAGCCGAATCGGGCGGGGAGACCGTCTTTCGTAACGGGTTTAGCTTTCTTTGTCTGTTCCCATTGTTCGACTGCTTGGCTCCATTCTTTGAAGATGTTGTCGTATTGGCTGTTGAGAGCCATGAGCTCTTCGATGGTTTCCTGAGGCTGTTCTTCGTTGGAGTGTTCTAGGTGCGCGCGCTGGGCGGCTTCGAGCCTGGGCTTTGCAACTTCCAGCAGGTTCCTCATCTTATTGGTGGCTTCAGTAGCGGCGGTGGCGATGGTGCGGCGGCTACTGTCTTTAGTTTTGGATGCCCAGGCTTCAATTTCTCGGTTGGTGACCGACATAGAGGTGAGGATGCTAGTGACGGAGTTGGTGAGGGCGGTGTATCCGACAAGGATAAGAGGCGGGACAGTACTCATGATGTGGGAGTCTTTCTTTTGGATGTGTTTAGAGAGTCGTGCGGCACCCCTGAAACCAGTAGGTAGACAGGGGTGCCGCATTTGTTGTGTGGGGAGCTGTTACTGCTCGCTGGATTCGCTGATTGCCACCTTGAGCACGTCGGGGATGAAACCTGAGAAGCAGATTTCGTTCTCGTCGCTTTCATGCTGGCTCACTCCGGGGAGGCTGAGGTAGCGTTCGGGGTGTTCCGTGCGGATGGTCACGATAGGTGCCTGCATGATGTTCGGGTAGCGGCTCTTGATGTATTCCAGCTTCTCGGGCTGTTCGTCTACCTTGTAGTTGTCGTAGGTGATGCCTGCGCCGTCTAGTACTCGTGCAGTCTGCTTGCACTGGATGCATTTGTTCTTGCTGTAGACGGTAATCGTCGGAGTAGCCATCGGGTTTTCTCTCCCTGGTTGTAGTTGGTGGGACATTCATATTCTACGTGTTCCGCCTTGGGTTTCACAAGGCGGTTAGGTGGGGCGTAAGTATTTTTCTTCTAGCCCCAGTATGTCATAGCGGTTTCATTGTGGTTCTAAGGGGTGTTTGGGTGGGTCTCTGGTGTGCTCTGTGGCTATTTTGTGGGGAGAGTGGCTATTCGTGGTGCCTTAGGGACTTTTCGGGGTTATATGGATGGTTTTTCGGTAGTGGTTTTTTGGTAGGTTTTTGGGGTTTGGGTGGTTTTTCGGTAGCTGAGGGTAGGTGTGGGTGGCGTGTTGCGTGGCGTGTTTGCGGGGGTCGGGGTGTGTTGTGGGGTGGTTCTACTATTGATTAGTGATAAGACTTATCCGGGGGTGGTGTTTTTGAGGCTGTTTAGGGCTTTGCGATGGTCGGCTTTGATGATTTGCGCTCTGCCGCTGTGGGGTTAGTTGATGCTAGGCGGAGCCGTTGGTCTGCTGACGTTTTTAAAAATAAAGGCGCAAGGGGGTATAATGGTGGTTGAGTTTTTGGGGCGACCGTCGGTATCCTGTAGGTGAGGAAAAGCTGATGGTGAGTGAAAATGGTTTTGCCGTCCTATTGGTGGTGTGCTAGACTGTTCCCAATCACATGTTATGAAGTAATCTGTTTGTTTTAAGTACCTCGGAGAAAGGAGGGTCACTCGTGGCTATGTCAGCAGTACGTGATGAAGACGCGGTTATGGTTCCGGTGGAGCCTGAGTCCGCGTCTGTTTTTGTGCCTGTAAACTCTGCCAAGGCGTTCACGGGTGACTCACTGTATCTGCGTGCCCGCCGTGAGGCTGTCCTTGCTCATGCTGAGAATAGGCGTGAGCAGGGTGCTGGTTATAGCCCGTACAGTGTCGTGGACTCTGACGGGTGCCTACTTCCTGAGAACGTTTCTGCTGAAGATGCTTTTGGAATGTATGTTGAGCGTGAGGCGTGGGTTCTGCCGCTTGCTTATGTGCATGGCGGTTTGCCGGTGTCTGCGCGTTCTGTTTCGGCTGGCTCTGCGTTTAATGAGCAGGGCGTGTGGGAGCGTTCTTCGTTGGCGCGTGTCGTTCAGCATGTGCCCTCTCCTGTTCTTGGGCTGAGTGGCGTTGAGTTGCTGGAGATGCCTTCGGGTGTGATGGCGCGTCGTGCTTTGGCGTTTATTGCTTCACGTGTTCTGGAGACTGGTGCACGTGAGTTTGTTGTGCCTTCTCAGCCGCGTGCTTTGGCGCGTGTTGCTGGTGTTCCGGCGCTTTCTGCTGACGGGTATCGCCGGTTTGCTGAGGTGTTCCGTATGTGCCTTGGATTGAGGACTGCTGTTTATGACCGTGCGGCTGATGGTGGGCGTGGGGAGCTTCTTCATGCGTTCAGTGTTGGCGCGGATGTCTCTGACTCTTCGATGGGTATCATGTACAGCTTGGAGGGTAACGACTCTGGGTTCGCTGTGGTACGTGTTTCGGATGAGTTCTTTGATTACGTGAGCGGTAGCAATGTTGTGGCTATCCCTGCGTCTATGTGGGGTAGCCGGGTTGTGCGTTCTTCTGCTGTGGCGTTGGATGTTTTGGCGCTAGTTTTGGCGCGAGCTTCTGCCATGCGTGGCTCTTCTAAGGGCGGTAAGGCTTGGGTTGCTTGGTCGCATCTGGCGCGTCAGTTCGCTGTGTTCTCTTCCTCTGTACACAAGATGCATAGTGTGTACCGTAACGCGGTGAATGCTGTGCGTTCGCTGTTCGTACTGGAAGGCTCTGAGGACGTTGTTTCTCTTGTTGGTGGTAAGGGTAAGCGTGGTTTCTCTGGTTTCATGATTCAGGCGTACCGTTCTGCCCTGAAAGTTCTGCGCCCTCACGCCGTGAAGGTGGGCGATACGCTCTCTAAGCAGGTGCGTGGCGATGTTCAGAGGGAGACTTTGAATGAGTCTGCCGCTAAGGGTGAGCAGGTGCTTATCCCTATCCGTGCACCCCGCAAGGGTAACATTTACCGTGCTGTAGACCTTGACCTGCTCTCTACCAAGATGAGCGGTAAGCTGGGCATTTACTTGCCTGCAATTAGCGAAGAATGGGAGCGTATTGTTGATACTGTTATCGACAGGTACGCCGCTTCCGCGCGCAACGGCAACCTCAAGAAGGTGAACAGCTGGCAGGCGTATGTTGAAGCGTCTATTAAGAACCAGCCCGCCCTCATGGACACCCCGAAGGAAGCGTCCACCCCTGTACGCCCCTCTCGCGCAATCCAGACCCCGAAGGTAACCGAAGACACTACCACTACCGAAAAGGCTGTCCAGGAGCCGCATGTAGCCGCTGACGGTCTACCGCGCCGCAACAGCGAGCAGACCCCGAAGACTTCCGCCGCTAAGCGTAAGGACAGCAACTTCGGTGCACCCTCACCCGTCTACATGTCCGAAGCGTTGGTGAAGAACTCCACCGTGAACACTTTCGACCTTCTCGATGAGAACTTCCTCAAGCAGTACATGAACGAAGACTGCATCATCACCCTTGACGTGGACACCCCCGAGTACTACGCATACTCTGACGCGCTACAGGCAGGAGCCGTGCCCGTAAATAACTACGAGCAGTGGAAGAAGGGCGTAAAGTTCCCCCCTGTCCGCGTGAAGCTCCCCTCCGGCGGCTACACCTACCTGAACGCCGGTAGCCGCTACACCAAGGGCGACGAATACTACTGCCGCGTCCTCCTCACCGAAGACTTCAGCAAGGACATCAAACGCACTATCTCCAACATCCGTGGAGACCGCCCTGTCACCCCCACCGAAGTTCCCATCCCCCCCGCGCCCGCCCCGGTTGCCCCTGTAGCGACTCCTGCACCCGTAACTCAGGTAGCAGAAACCATTCCTCCGCGCCCTGAGTCGAAAAAGGAAGAGTCTGCTCCGGTATCTGAGCCTGCCGCACCCAAGAAGCGGAAGATTTGCTCCAACATGCCTAAGCATGTCGCTGAATCCCTCGCACCCTGGGACAAGGTGGACGCACACTACACCTACGTAGACGCGGAAGAAACCCTCGACGGCTACCTTGCGAACTTCAACGCTGACCCGCTAGAGGCTGAAGTCATCAATGAGGCATCCCTGCCGCCTGTGGCTAACGAGGAGGAAGCAGAAGCTCGCGCCGCTATTCTGAAGTGGATTAACAACTCGAAGGACAGGAAGCCCCTACTGGATAGCATTATGAACCCCGCTCCTGAGCCTGACGACGAGTACCCCATCCTCAAGTACTAGGCAGAGGCACAGAAAACCCCACCCACGCTTTCTATACGTGGGTGGGGTTTTCTGTTGAGCCACGTACTGAAGGTATGCTCAGCTCAGGTTGGAGAAACACTTACGCCCCCAAACCTTAGGAAGGCTTGAGGGCGTAAGCTGTGAGAAGGCGGGGCACTCAACCCCTACCCAAACAATAGTTAAGCTATTGTCAGCTGTGTAATTATTATTCTACACTAGCTTCCCGGAATGGTCAAGACCTGACCCGGAAAAATAAGATTCACATCGTAAATCACATCCACATTAGCGTCCGCAATAGCCTGATAGCCGCCTGCAACACCCAAACGGCTTGCAATGAGCGATAGCGTATCACCAGCAACAACCTGGTACGTGGAAGAAGCCGCAACCGGAGCCTTCACAGGGGCAACGGCAGGAGCCGGAGCCTCAGTAGCAACCGGGGCGACCGGAGCAGACTCAACAGCCGCAGTAGAAGCCGCATCTGCCGAAACAGCAGGAGCCTCAACAACAGGGGTAACTGGAGTAGCTACAGCAGGAGCCGCCGGAACGGTGGCAGGAGCCGGAGCTACCGGAGTCTGCACAGTGCCCTGAGGAGCAACTACCGTAGAAGTAGTAGCCGCCGGAGCAGACTGAACTGCACCAGAGTTAGAGTAGGTGGGGGTTGCCGCGCCAGACAAACCGTACTTGGCAGTACAAGCGGGCCATGCGCCCCAACCCTGCAAAGCTAGAAGACGCTCACCAGCTTCAATCTGAGCCTCCTTGGAAGCGGTGTGCGGAGAACCGCTCATACCTACACCATTCCAAGACTGCTGAGTGAACTGCAAACCGCCATAGAAACCGTTACCAGTATTGATAGACCAGTTACCACCCGACTCACACTGAGCGAGCTTTTCCCACGTAGCAAGGTCAGCGGCATTAGCCGAAGGAACCGCAAGTGCCCCAACGGAAAGACCACCAAGTGCAAGAGCTACAGCGGTACGACGAATGGAAGTGTTCTTCATAATACTCCTTAGGGGTGCCCTCGCTCGCCCCGTCCCCAGGGCTCAAACGCGCCTCCGCCCGCCCCTCTTTGTTAAAGTGGGCTAAGTTTCTAGTTCAGCTTCGTGGGCGGCTCATCACCCCATCAAAATCACCTTTGAACAGTACCAGCCGTAAAGCGCGTGCTCTCAGCTAACACTAAGGTGACCATCCGGCGTGAGGGCGTGAAGAAGAACCGGGCACCTTCACCATCTAACCAAACGGTATGTGGCGAAGATACGAGTAACTGCTAGTCAAAGCGGTTACCAGAAAACATGATACCTGGGTTACCTGCTAGAGGCAACCCAGCTCTACACATATAGCAAACGCCGGAAGCTCACAGGGAACTCCCAGCGTTTGAAGGTTCAAGTTTTTTCGGTGTGCCACGCGCCTGCTCAGATAGCACCCTCATGCATTAGCGAAACGAACTGCTCCTCAGACAAAACAGGAACGCCTAGAGCCTCAGCCTTAGCCAACTTCGAGCCAGCATTAGCGCCCGCAACCACATAGTTAGTACGCTTCGACACAGAGCTAGATGCCTTACCGCCGCGACTAATAATAGCCTCCTTGATGCTATCGCGAGTGAATCCCTCAAACGAACCAGTAGCAACAATCGTTAGCCCCTCCAAAGTCTGAGGGATAGACTCGTCACGTTCATCAGCCATGCGCACACCAGCATCCGCCCAAGCATCAACAATCTCCCTATGCCAATCCACCTCGAACCAACTAATGATTGAATCAGCAATCGTAGCACCAACACCATCCACAGCGGAAAGCCTCTCTTTACCGGCTTCACGTATCGCATCCATCGAGCCGAACTCGGCGGCAAGCGCACGCGCGGCAGTAGGACCAACATGCCTAATGGACAAAGCAACAAGAACGCGCCACAAAGGTTGCTCCTTCGCCTTACCCAACTCAACAATAAGATTCAACGCACTCTTCGTAGGAACAGAAACCGGGTTACTGCGAGTAGGCTTAGTGAAAAAGTAAGGCTCCAAACTAGCCGTAGTGGACTCCCCTACACGCCGCTCACGTAGAACCATAACATCCCGCAAATCATTAACCGTAAGGTTGAACAGGTTTGCCTCAGAGTCCAGCAGAGGCTTCACACCACCGCCCGGATTAGTGAGAGCTTTAGCCGCCTCATACCCCAAAGCATCAATGTCCAAAGCTGAACGACTTGCCGCATAGCACAGCCTCTCAGTTAATTGCGCCGGGCAAGAACGAGGGTTAGTGCATCTCAAGTCTGCATCACCCGCCTTAGCAGGCGCTAACGCCGAGCCACAAGACGGGCAAGTAGAAGGCATGACAAACGGACGCTCTGAACCATCACGCAGGGCAACAACAGGCGCTACAACCTCAGGAATAACATCCCCAGCCTTACGCAACACCACCGTATCACCAATCAGAACGCCCTTAGCCTTCACCACATCCTGATTATGCAGTGTCGCACGCTCAATCGTGGAACCAGACACGAACACCGGCTCCATCACCGCATACGGCGTGACACGACCAGTACGCCCAACATCAACCCTAATGTCAAGAAGCTTAGTGTGAACCTCTTCCGGCGGATACTTGTACGCAACAGCCCAGCGGGGAACCCGCGAAGTGTGACCCAATGACCTCTGCGCCGCATAAGAGTCCACCTTCACCACAATCCCATCAATCTCATGCAACAGGTCATGGCGACGCTCCCCCATCTCCTCAATATAAGCAATGACATCATCAAAGCCACTGAATGTCTGAGTATAGGGGCTGACTGGCAACCCCCACGAGGCAAGCAATCGATAAGCCTCAGACTGCGTTTCAACCCCAAGGTCGCCCAAATTGCCGACACCATGAACAAACATACTCAGATGGCGAGTCGCCGTCACTGAGGCATCTTTCTGCCTCAACGACCCGGCGGCGGCATTACGAGGGTTAGCAAACGGATTCTTACCCGAAGCAACCATAAACTCATTCAGCTTCACAAAATCATCGGAAGCAATGAACACCTCGCCACGCACTTCAAAGAACGCAGGGTGCCCATCGCCGGACAACCGCTGAGGGATAGAGCCAATGGTTCGGACGTTATGCGTCACATCTTCGCCGGTCACCCCATCGCCACGTGTAGCCGCCCTCACCAACACCCCGTCACGATAGGTGAGGCTAACCGCCAAACCGTCAATCTTAACCTCAGCGAGCCAAACATTCGAGGTGCCGTCTGGTAGGGAAGCCTCTACGCGACGAACCCAGTCCTTCAACTCATCAAATGAGAAGACATCCTCCAAAGAATACATCTGTGAAGCGTGCTTCACCGCCGCAAAAGCCGAAGATACCTCACCTCCAACCTGACGAGTAGGAGAATCGTCTCTTATCAGGGTTGGGTATGCCGCCTCAAATTCCTCCAAGCGGCGATACAAGGCATCGTAATCGGCATCCGACATCACCGGCGCGTCATCCACATAATAGGCACGCCTAGCCGCCTCTACCACCCCAACAATATGTTCATACTCACTGCGCACAGTGTCCATCGCAACATCATCACCGAACATCTATCCTACAAACCTCCTTCATAAATGCTGATGGTTCCCCGGCACTCCTAAAAGCACCAGGGAACCATCACAAAACAATACTTAGCCCAACACTCCAGCAGGAACCCTATCCACCCAACCAGAGCCAGAGAAGGCACCGGCGGGCAACCCGCAAGCAGACTCCAAAGCGCGAGCATACTCACGCCCCCTCAGCCTAGCAGACCGTGCGACATGAAGCATAGCCTGCACATCATTACGGGAATACGCCGCCCGCATCTTACGAACACACATCTCCACATAATCATTAACATTGGGCTTCGGCGGCTCCACCCTAAAATCAAGCACCCTCACAAGCTCACAAGGAACCGGCGAACCTACCTGACCAGTAAACGTCTTCATCACATGCCAAGCATCTACAGCCCACACCTGAGCCGTAGAGCCATCAGGAAGCTTCACCGGCACCTTCTTAGCGAAGCCACGGTCAATAACCCACTGACGCGGCTTCCCCAACTTCCGTTCCCGAGAACCACACGGCTGTTCACGGTCAATATGGAACCACCAACCACCATCAGCCATAAGCGCCCTAAAAGCCCCCGGCGACAAGTGAAAATAAGGTGCAATCATATGGGGCAACACAAATACGCCAGGCTTAACATTCGCAGGAATGGTCTGGTTCACTGGAATACGCTTCACATGCACCGGCGAGTTTACTTGCAGAACACGCAACAGCTCCTTCATGTTCCACAACTGCTGGCGGTCACAGAAAGCAACAATCTGAGAACGGCTCATCTTCTCAGTCGTCTTACCGCCCGCAAGGTAACCGCCACGGGTTAGTGCGGCAAGAACCTCATCCCGCCCAATGTTGAAGCCAGCGACCGCCTGCTGAGGCGGCAAATACATCGGCTTAGCCCCCGAAGTATGCAAAGCAATCGGCGTAGGAAGGGTCTTCACCTGCAACTCACGCTGAGACTTAGTGCGCATATAGAATCTCCTCAATGTCTTTAATAACGAGTTATGGCAACTTCCAAACAAGCCCCCACATTTACAGACAATGGGACATTCACCAACCGCCGGTATCTACGAGGTCTTGCTAGAAGAAAATACTCCCTCAATTATCGCATAAACCAGCTTGGAAAGCACACTAATCAGCAAGAAGACAGGAATGAGGACACCAGAAACCAACGAAGTCATCACCACACCCAAAACGGTCTGGATAGGCGACTCAAAAGTCACCGCCCCATACCCATGAGACTTCACCTCACGAGCACGCTTCCACCACAGCCACAACCCACTCAGAAACCTCACCAGCAAAGCAGAACAAGGAATCCCCCAAATGATACCCCTAAAACCAACAACAACAGCAGTCATATGCTCAGGCACCCCTTCAGGGAACAACGAAGTTACAGCCCAGGCGGTGATGCTAGGCGCGGCAAACCACCACCCCAAAGCAACAATCAAAGAAGCTAAGAGCGAGACCCACCAGATAGGCACAGCCCTATAACTAGAAACCCACGGCATCGAACGAGGATTCTCAGCAGACAGAGCATCAAACGCAATACTGTACGAGCCGCCCTTCAAAAGCTCCATGATAGGCGGGCGAGGTATCGAAGCGCCATCGTTATCAACAACCGCCAACCTACCCGAAATCTTCTCCAACTCAGGCGGCTCACCAGGCAACCTGCCGCCATTAGCAGACGCACCCTGCCCTGCCGCCGTATTACCCTGCTGAGGCGTAGCACCCTGATAAGCCTGACCCTGCGTGCCCTGACCAACGATTACCGGCGGAGCAACTGTCTTCTTCATCGTCAGGGCAGACATTAGACTAGGCGGCTGTACACCAGGAGTCGCCTTCTTCGCCTTAGACTCACGCTTAGCCTGCTTCTTCTCAGCCTTCGCCAAAATAGCAGACATATCCTCAGCAGACTTATCCTCACCCCAAATGTCAGCATCCGGCTTGCGCGAAGCAAAACGGCACATAGGGCAAGAGGAACCGTCACGCACATCCCACCAATGCAGAGGCGACACAGAGCACTGCTTTAAATTCACGTACCCGTCCGCGTCACGCGCGAACAGCCCATCGAAAACCTCGATAACAGCATCAAACGTGGGGCGCTTCGCAGGGTCACCCGAAAGCCCCGCCCCAATCAAAGCATGAACCCTACTAGGGATAGCCTCATACTCCAAGTCATCAAGCTTTGAAAAGCCACGCGGCAACTTCGGAACAAAAGTCGGATACACACCCAAGTCGATAAGCTCGGTCACATCCTTATGCTCGCCTTTGTAATTACAAGCCGTGGGGTGCGCACGCCCCATCAACGCATTAAAGAGCATCACAACGAACGCATACATATCCGTAGCGACAGTGCGACGGTTACGCTCCTCCGCATAACTGCCTTTACTAATCTCCGGCGCTGTAAACTCAGGCTTGCCAACTACACAAGGGTAGACAGTATTCCCTTCGCTAATCTGAACACTATCAGCGTCCACAATGCGGACAGTAGCGTCCTTCGCAACCAGCACATTAGACTCATTCACATCGCCAACCATATGCCCGGCGGTGTGCACAGCGTCAATAGCCACAGCAAGGTTTCTAGCCATTAGCAAGGCGTGCATGACAGACCATTCAGGGAAACGCTTACGCCTATGGCGAGTATGGGCAACCTCCATAAAGCTACGGTAAACATCCATCTGAAGCTTCTTCATCAAGAAGCCCGCAAATTTACCCTCAGAATCATAAAGGTTCCCCAAATTCCACACAATCGAATCTGTCTGCGGAACACTACTGACCATCGCCAAACACTTAGCTTCACGTGCCGCACGTTTACTCTCGTCCTGATGGTAAACCTTGCCCACCAAATCGCCAGCAGAACCCAACACAGACGAACCTACCGAAGCCACCCCATAAACAGAGCCTTCGCCGCCACGCCCAAGCGGTGAATCCTCCAGACGGACAGGGAAAGAACTCCCATCCGCCAAACGGACCGTATAGTTAGCCACAAATCACTCCAAAATACGAGAAACAAAACAAAGGGTGCCCACCCCGCCTACCAGATAGGCAGACCAGGCAGGCACCCTCCCAAAACACTAATCGTCCAACTTCAACCTGAAGCCGTCAATGAACCCATAGTCACCAGGGACAATGACGAACTCATTAGACTCAGCTACCATACTCAAGCCACCCGCAGGCGGCTTATTCAAGCAACCAGCCATAACGAACGTCGTATCATCGTCCAAATACTTCTCACGCTCAAGATGCGCCAAGAAATCATCCGTATGAGTAGGCGAAAAAAGCACCAAATACAGAGGCGGCTCACCCGCCGCCCCCTCACGGAACAACGAATCCTCAAGCACCTCATCAGACTCAGCCGTAGCCGCCTTCACCAAAGGATTCTTCATCCCATCCGAAGCAACCATGCACCACGTAGCATTAGTACCACAAGAAGCAATCACACGCGGGTCATCCGACGTAGTAAACGTAGTAATGTTCGGGGCATCCCACATCTCAACATACGACTGATACTTAGGGGTGGAGCCCGCATAATCACCCGAGAGGACGAACGCATCACCAAGTGTCACATAAGCGAAGACCCCCTCGCAAAGAAGCGCCGCCGCAACGGTACAACCCATCTTGGCAGAATCCTTCGCCGCCCACACGGTATTCATCGCAACCGACAATACCGACAAAAGCTCATCACGTAGCTTCAGCGCGTCAGCCTCACTCTCATCCGAAAGAGTGAAACGCTCCAGCACCGAACGCCCCTCAGAAACAATCGTGTCAGCAACTAGCCGAGCCCCTTCGCGGGACTTCGGCAAAGACCCCGCGCCGTCACAAGTAACAATAACGGCTCGACCAGCCTCATCATGCCAAGAACCATAAGCGTCCTGGTTGGTATCGTTGTCATGGTATACAGGCTTAGGGACAGACCTGCCCGAAATTAAACACCAGTCGTACAGAAAAGAATCAGTCACAGACCGCGCCTTCCAAAATCAATCTCCAAAAACAGTTTAAGATGAGGATACCTTATGCCCCTGGCATAACCCAACCAGAAGCATCCGGGAAGGTCACCGATTCCGTAGTGCGAGACGCAGAGCGCTTCTGCATAGACTCAGAAACCCACTTAAAGAACTCAATCATATTCCCAGGGTTCAAAGCCACAGGCGGGACAGGTGCGGTGGGGTAGATAGATAGCGACTCTCGAATCTCAGCATCATACTTCTCCGAACCAGTCGAAATATAGATAGGAATGAACGTCCACTTACCATTAGGCGCAACCCTATCCCTCAACGCAGAGATAGCCGCCTGACGCATCGTAACATCCGTATCATAAACATCGTTATCGTCGTTACTCTGACCATCAGTGATAAGGAAAATCATAGGGGCATAATGGGGGACGCTATTGCCGTAATGCTTCAGCCTCTCCTCGATAGCATCAACAGCCGCGAGAATTGCCTTATTGGTCGAGGTGTACCCCATGTCCTTGAAGTCAAGCTTATTAAACTTAGCCTCCTCCTGAGTAGCACTATCGCACTCGCCAGGGGTAGCAAACATTGTGGCAGGCGCTACATCAGTACCATACATGATGTACGACATATCGGCACGCTCTGAAGCAACTACATCCTCCAAAAGTTCCATCTGCAACAGCTCATGACCGCGCTTCAACTCGTCAATCATCGGGTAATCACCCATGAACATAGAACGAGAGCAATCGTAAATCATCACCACAGGGCAACGCGGGTCGCGGTTCTTCACGAACTGCTTCCGGGCAATCTCCACCTTATCATTCGCATCAAGCAGAGCAATCTGTTCGTGTGCCATAAAGAAAACCACCTAACGGTCTAAAGAAGATACTCTCTAAAGACATAGCGTTAGGTGGTTCTTATCCGCCTGGAAACTACCGGCTAGAGCTCCTACTAGAGGTGGGCTTCGCCGTAGCGGTAGCGCTGGCAGAAGGTTTATTGTTCGGTGTAGCTGTAGACGTTGAGCGAGTAGCGGCAGGCGCAGGAGTCGCCGTCGCCCTACTAATAGGCGTAACAGCAGAGTTATTAGAACTGACGCTCTTCTCCGAGTTATTATTAGCCGCAACAGCCGGTGTAGCCTCCACAGGCGGCACAACAGCCGGATTAGTAGTAACCGCAGGGGCAGGAGTTGAGACAATCTCAGGGGGCGCTACAGGCTCAGCAGAAGGAGCAGGCTCCGGGGCAGTAGATACTGTAGGTTGAGGAGTCGGGGTAGCCGTCTCCGTCGCCGTAGCAGGAATTTCCGTAACAACCGGCTTCCGAACACCGTCAGACGGGGATGGAGTAGGCTTCGGGTAACTTCCCTCAACCGGCGTACCCTCAACCACAAGGTTAAACTCATAATTGAAAAGGAACGTTGAGGAAGCCTCCTGAGTACCATCCGTGCCTACCGAACTTCCCGAGCAGGTAATGAAATAAGCCTTCTTGTCCCCATCCTTGCGCCACAGCTCAGAATGAGATGCCAAGTCTTCCTGCTTCACAAGATACATGCCAGTTACCACGAACTCGTGGCGGTCGCCATGCTCATCATTCATGTAAATGTGCGCACACTTATCAAGACGATGCAGATACCCCCACGGCGACAATGAGCCATCGTTAAGGTTGATATGCCCAGCAAGAATTGAAGCGCCAGAATTAGAGCTTAGCGGGGAACCAGACGCATACCAAATGCCGTTCGGGGCGGCAGGCAACGTGACATTATTGTTACTGAAACCAGATGGTGTAACTTGAGCGCCCTGAACAATCTGCGTGCGTGTCCTCAACGAAGGAGCCCACCAGCCAGCCGCCCTATTACCGACACTCTTGGGAGCATCAGCAGACGAGCCGTTCACTGCCGCCGGATACAGCGGGCAAGCCTCATTCTTAAACTCTGTAGCAGGCTTAGGGGCGTACAGCAGACCATTATCAGTGACACCCATACTGTCAGCACCAGCATATGTGACAACACCACCATGACCGTCATCACCCTTAATCTGCGCCTTAATCCCAAAGAAATCATCCAAGCCGCTGTACATCCCGTCAGCCGCCGACCCGACCGCACCATACGTGCGCGTCAAATAGGTAGCATCGCCCAAATGAACACCCCACCCTGTGAAGAAGAGTGCAGACCCTACACAGCCAGCAATAGCCGAAGAAACGACCGACTTACGCTTCCACCACACCGGCTTCTGCTCGTCAGTCTCCTTATCGGCGGAAACCTCTCCCCCGGCAGGTTTTACTCGCCATGTACGAAAATCTTTCACTCTCATCACCTCACAAAACAGCGTACTACCAACAAAGAAAGCACCTGCCTCCTGTCACTAAACTCAGCGAAGGAAGCAGGTGCTTCACAAAACAACTAGTCACGCTTACGGTTCTTTAGCTTAGAAACACCCATAAGAGTACCAGCTAGAACCAGCGAACCGCCAGCCAAACCCAGCGGAATAGCCGCAGGAGTAATACCCGTCACAGGCAGATTAGCGACACCAGCGGCACCAGTACGCAAAGTCTGACCCTTCACAGTATTCACCCCCGAAGTGGAAGACTTAGCGGTAGGAGAAGTTACGCTCGCATTAGACACTGCAACCTTAGGTGCCGCAGAAACCACCGGCTCACCAGTAGTTGTCACCGTAGAACCCAAAGTGCTCTCAACAACCTCACCCGAGGAGGTAGTAGTCACAGCGCCACCATCCTCAAAAGTGGTGACGGTGTTACCAGTCTGAGCGTCAGTCTTAATGTCCTTCACCTGCGCAGTACTCACCACACGACCAGCGGCATCATGGCGAGTAGCGTTATCGTCAGGAACAGCCAGCGGCGCGGGAGCCTTATAGACAGCATTCGCCTTAGCGGACACTTCCTCAGCACTCACCACAGGAGCCGTGTTCTCAGGCTTCTTCTCCTCTACAGGGGTGGGGGTAGAGTCAGGAGCAGGGGTAGTAGCATCATCCGACGGCTGAGGGGTCTCAGGCGAAGGAGTAGGAGTAGGTTCCTCAGTCTTCTCAGGGGTAGGTTCAGGGGTTGGCTCCGGGGTGGGCTCGGGGGTAGGAGCGGGAGCAGGGGCAACATCCTGCACAACGCTCAGACGCGCCTCACCACCAGAAATCAAATTCGGAACATACCAGTAATCCTTATCCGCCTCTACCAGCTCAGCAGGAGCAATATTGCTCTCAACCAAAGCAGAACCCTTAGCAATCTCGCCAGAGTTAGCACCTGAAGTCGAACCAAACGTTGCACCCTCAGGCAGATTAGCGCGCAAGCTATCCAGAGAGACCCACGTGTGATTACTTACCGTGTCCGACGTATTCACTAGGACAATATCCGTATACGCGCTACCTGAGGAAGCCTGCGCCCTCTCTATACGGAAACGAGCATCCAGCGCCGAAGAATAAACCACGCCACCGTCAGTCTCAGCGGCATACGGGGCGAGCGCCCCACCAGCAACAGCGCCAGCAGTCTCAGACTCAGCCGCCGGAGCAACAGCCGCCGGTGGGGTAGCATCAAGCTCATCAGCAATCAACGGAGCCAGCGGGGAACCAGCAATAACAGCCAAAGCAACCGTAGCGCCAGCCTTCTTAGAAATACCCAAAACAAAACCTCCATTTAGTCGGGTAAGCATTAGCAAAAACGAAACCCCACCCAAAGATGCATCGAGCACCTACAGGTAAAGGTTATAGAACCTATATAGCGGGCGGCGGCTTACGCGGCGACAGTAGCAGGGTAGTCACTATCACCAAGCCATCTATCGATAAACTCCGGCGAAGCAAAGAAGCCCGCAGTATCATAAAGCTTGCCGTTAATGTAGATAAACCCCGCAGAGCTAGAAGATTCTGCGGTAACGTCGTCAATATGGCACATATTAAAACCTCCTATGATGCTTATAGCTAAGTAAAGTCGCCATTTAGTCGGCAGTCAAAGGCGCAATATGAGGAACAAAGTCCGGCTGACCAGCGGCAACCTCCGCACCCTTACCGCTATGCGGCTGGAACTGAGGGCACATCTTCGCCAAAGGACACCACGAGCAGAGGAACGACGGCGCAAACGGGAATACCCCCGAAGAAGCCAGCTCATCCACCTTCTCATCAGCCGTAGAATATGCCTCCTTAACCCACGCATCAAAAGCAACAGCCTCATCTGAAGGGTTTTCCACCGAAGAGAGCAACGGGGGAACCGGGGCTACATTCAACGCATCATCCACAGCGGGGAACAGCAACTCAGCCTGAGTAGCGCCCAGCCCGTTCTGCTCAGCGAGAACCAGATAGCTGTACTGCTGGAATGCCTCACGGAAACCATCAGGGATACTCCAAGACTCCAAACCCTCACGCGACACAGTGACCTCAGGAAGACGAGGGATAGTCTTACCCGCATTCTTACCAGAACGCTTAGTGATAGACAGGTTATAGGGCTTCATCTTCGAGCCTGTCTTATAATCCTGCACGACAACAGACCCATCCGGGGCAACCGCAATACGGTCAATGATACCGAAAGTCTCTCGCTTAGCACCGCCAATCGAGCCAGAAATGGGCACCTCCAACGGAAGCTTCCCATCAGGCATCTCAAAAAGAACCGTATCAGCCGGAGACTCAGGAGACTGCCCAGGACGGCGGAAACTAAACGCCTTCTCCACCGTCTCAGAAAGCCACTTAATCTGCTCAGGGTCACCTGAGATAAGCTCATACTTCCGACTCGAAAGCACTTCCTCAGTAAACTTCTTAGCCCGCTCAGTAGTGCGCTCTTCAGCAGGAAGCGCCATCAACTTCTCAAACACCTCATGGAAAGCACTGCCACGCTTCATCTCAGCAGAATCAGTATCCAGACCAAAAGCCCATGAGAAGCGCTTCACCGCGAAGCTACCCAAACACCCATACAGTGACATGACAAGCGACGGAGACAGCTTCGCATTAGCCAAACGCCTCAACAAGTCAGCATCCTCAATCACCAAAGCGTCACGAGTCATCACAGCCTTAACCTCCCCCACCTCAGGTGAAACAGCAGGGGCAGGGTTACCGGAACCTGACGCGCGCGCAAGCACCTCCAGGCGGCGCAACAAATTAGACCTCAAAACATCACGCGGCGATGAGCAACCGCCCACCCCCGGCGCAAACAGCGACGGCAAAGGTGCAGAAAGCTCAGCCTGAGACAATGCCCGCCCACTCAACAGCGAATCACCCAACTGAGTAGCCAACGGCGGGCGGTCAGCCACGAACTTCAAAACCCTACCTTGAGAATCAGATAGCATACAGTAAACTCCAAATAAAGATAATGGGCTCAGCACCCATAAAGTACTGAACCCATTATACCAACAAACCAATTTAAGGTCACGCAGTCAATATCACCAAAGCACTAGCAAGGTTATACAACATATGCGCCACCAGACTAGGAACTAGCGAGCCAGAGAACCAGCGAGCAACGCCAAAAAGAACGCCGATGAATGCAAGCACCCAGAACTTCGCCAAATCCACTAGCGTCAAACTGGAAGCCAAATCGAAATGCATTGCGGCAAACAGCAACCCCTGCGTAAGAACCGCGAACACTGTTGAAGCTCCCACCGAGACGAGCCCCTTCAATATGTACCCGCGCCATATTATCTCCTCAAGGAGTGGGCCAACCACTACGAGTATGAGTACCCGAACTGGAATCGCCAACGCCAGCAGAGAAGCCGTATTAGGAGAAGGCACCCCTGCAAGCTCAGGATGAACCCAATAAAACAAACTCATCCCAAGCCATGCCACGCCCAAAGCTACAGCCCCAACAAGAACACCCAGCGCAACATTGCGGACACTGAAATCGAACCACCGGAAATCATGGTCATCCCTCAACGCATACTTCCTAATAAACGTGGAATTATGCGCCAAGACATGCACAACACCCACTAGCGCGAAACATGCGGCATACACCACAAGCGCAATACCGTCAGACCCGCCAGGGTAAGCCACGGTGAAACAGCCCGCCAAAACACCCAACGTTGCCGCCACATGCAACGACAACACTAGCATCCAAGAAGCACCCCAATACGACTGATGCATCCACGGAAACAAAATCTCTCGCCACGTAACCCTGCCAACAGGAAGGGCATCTTTACTATCAGTTACACTCATGCAAGAAGTATAGCTAGAACACCCGGAAAGAGCCCCTGAAAAGGTGTACTCAGTGGTGCCACGGTGGTACAATTGATATGTGCGTTAAACCCGCTAATGCCTCACGGCATCGCCCGAGGAGTTAGCGGCAGAAAGCACGACAAAGCAACCTCACGAAAGGAACCCCGCCATATGGCAAAGGCACCCAAGCACACCACCGCCCCCACCAAGCAGGAGCCCGGCGAAGGTAGAAATAAAGCCCTTGAAGCTGTCATGGGGCAGATTGAGAAGAGCTACGGCAAGGGCGCTATTATGCGTCTCGACCAGAACGTAAACCGTGTCGAAGCTATTAGTACCGGCGCACCCTCACTTGACGCGGCGCTAGGTATTGGTGGCATCCCCAAGGGGCGAGTTATCGAGATTTACGGTCCTGAATCCTCCGGTAAGACCACCGTTGCACTCCAAGCAATCGCCAACGTCCAGAAAGCAGGCGGCGTGGCGGCGTTCATCGACGCAGAGCACGCACTTGACCCCATCTACGCCGCAAAGCTAGGTGTAGACATTGACAACCTCCTCGTATCTCAGCCTGACACTGGCGAGCAGGCTTTGGAAATCATGGACATGCTCGTCGGCTCCGGCGCAGTGGAAATTGTTGTCCTCGACTCCGTAGCCGCCCTCGTCCCCCGCGCCGAAATCGAAGGTGATATGGGCGACTCCCACGTCGGTCTACAGGCACGTCTCATGAGCCAGGCACTACGCAAGATTACTGGTCGCCTCAACGCAACCGGCACCACCGCAATCTTCATCAACCAGCTACGCGAGAAAATTGGCGTGTTCTTCGGCTCCCCCGAAACCACCACCGGCGGTAAGGCACTTAAGTTCTACGCATCTGTCCGAATCGACATCCGCCGCATTGAAACCCTCAAGGACGGCGCGAACCCCATCGGTAACCGTACCCGCGCCAAGATTGTGAAGAACAAGATGGCTCCGCCGTTCAAGCAGGCAGAGTTTGACATCATGTATGGTGAAGGCGTATCAGCCATCTCCAGCATCGCTGACCTTGCCGTTGAATACAACATCGTGAAGAAGGGTGGTGCATGGTTTAGGTACCCGCCCAACTCAGATGAGCCCATCTTGAACATTAACGCAAGGTCTAACTTCATCAAGGAGCTCTCTAAGCCCGAGAACTACGAGACTCTGTTGGAGATTGGCAATCAGGTCGCCGCTAAAATTCTCCCAGACCAAGACTATGTGCTATACGCCCGCCAGTTCGAAGAGCCAGTCATCGACTACCACCCGGACACCTACACTCCTCCCACCCACACAACCTCCGCTGTAGCAGATACGGCGGAAGAAGGATTTGCTGAGGGCTTCCTCGACATCGACTAGCGTATCCTCGCAACAGCTTAAGCGCGCTACAGGCAAAGATAGATATACCAATTAAGGTCATTCTTTACCTGTAGCGCGCTTCGCTACAGCCTCCACCACGAAAGAGAGAAGGGGAACCTGTGACACTGCAAACAATTGACATCGACCGCATCCGAAAGAAGCTCTCCAAGAAGGACGCACCCACACAGAGCATCATCGAACAGCTGGACGCGCTAGGCGCAGACCCCGAAACCATTATCAGTGTCGTGGAAGACCTCACCTCTGAAGGATACCTAGACGATAGGCGCTACGCTGAGGAAGCTTTCTACAGCGACCAGAGGAAAGGCAAATCATCTCTGCACACCTCAATGAGACTTGCCTCCGAAGGTATCCCTCCAACTATCATCGAGGGGGTCTCTAAAGCGCTGAACACCCAAGAGGTAGACGCTGAGAACGTCGTAAACCTCGCCGCGAAGTTCCTCAATCAGGAGCTAAACAAGAGCGAAGGTCAGGCAGAATGGCAACCCGATAAAGCTATCCAGCGGATACTAGGGAAGCTTGCCCGCCGTGGATACGACGAAGCAACAGCTGTTGAAGCTATTCGACAAGCACAACAGTCACTCTAGCCCAGCGAATAAGCCATAAAGCAATTGGTGAGGCACCCCATCAAGAAACTATTCTTGACAGGGTGCCTCACCAATTCTGCATCTTACCGTGGCAGTCGCAACACCTCAGCGGCTACTACTCCATACCGCGAGAACCATGCTCACTAATGTACTCCATGTCCTCGCCCCATTCAGACATGACAACCTCATCTTCATCAATCTTCTCACCGAAGACAAGGGTCTGAGCGTTACCCTCAGCGTCAGTTTCGCCAGTGTGAACAATCGTCTGTCCGTCCACGACTTCCTGCGTAACATTGTGAGCATCTGCGTCCTGGGCGTTCTGGCTCAGCCAGTTATCGATAAACTCCGGCGCGGCAAAGAAGCCCTGGAAGTCATACAGCTTACCGTTAAGGTAAACCATACCTCTACCCTTAACGTTCGGGTCAATCATCGTACCAGCACCAGACTCCAACGTCATAGCACTAGCCGCTGAAGTCAAGACACCCGCCGCAATACGACACATGAAGTTCGAACGAATTTCACCAGAGATAATCTTCGCATCCGGTCTCTGCATAGCCAGAACCAGGTGAACACCAGCCGCACGACCAAGACGCGCAATAGAGCCGATAAGAGTAAGCGCTTCACCCTTAAGAAGGTCATCTGCCTTACCCTCATCGGTCTTAACGCCAGTAGGTGAAAGAAGCTCAGCTGCCTCATCGACCATCACCATCACACGCTGACGGGAACCGCCATCCTCAAGCTCTGGCAAGTCAATGTAGTTCTGGACACCATGACGCTCCATCAACTCATAACGTTGCATCATGGTCTGTTGCGCAAACCTAAGAACCGTCAGCGCATCTTCCAGCGTGGTAGCGATACCCAACACCACGGGGACGTAAGGGCGGTAGACCGAAAGCTCAACCTTCTTGAGGTCAATACCCAAGAAGCGCCATGCATCCGGGCGCATAATACACTGGAAAACGAAGTTCCTCTGAAGGACGCTGTTGTGCGTAACAATAGACACACCATCGTCGCCACCAGAGCGATACAGCTTCTTCTTAGAACCTACGACAAAGCATCTTGACGGTACTGGCTCAACTTCTTCAATACTGGCTATCTGCATAAAACCTCCGCCAAGCTCAGGCGCGCAATAATCGTTTAATCAATCCATCCCACACCCCGAAACTCCCAAACGTTTCACGACGCAAAAGCCAGCAATATAGCCAAGCCAGAGGAAGAAAAGGTAAACAAAATGGGTGTGGCGACGGTAAAACACCGCCACCACACCCATAGCAAAGGTGCATAGCTAAACAGCTAGATTACCTAACGGTAAACCCGCTAGGAGTCAAAGATAAGTTCCACTCCCGCCGCTGTGCCAAGACGGGTGATAGTGCCAATAATGTGAACAGCTTCCGCCTCTGGTGAACCTTCTTCAAAGTCGGACTCCACAACAGGGGCTACATCCCAAAGAGCTCGCGGCAACACTACCCTAAGTCGAGTGTGTTTGCCATTCGGAATAGCTGACGCTGGGAGGTCGCTGTACCTAGCTACAGCGTTAGATTCCATTAGCGTGTAGCGCTGGCAGATTGTCTCTTCTACGAAGCGAAGCAAGTCAAGCTCACTCTCAAGCACGCGGAACTTGCGTTCAGATGCAGGCATGTAAGGAAAGTCCTGCTCTGAAGGCAGGAGATGAGTATACCCCCAGCCGTTGTCAAGGTCATTCCCTAGAAAACGTCGCCACGCTTCCCTATTAACTAGCAAATAGAAATTGAGCGGCGGTTGCCCGCCAGTAGGATACGGGCGCGCTTCAAGGTGAATGTTGCGACTCGCGCAATTATCTTCCATATAAGATGAAGTCATACCGTACTCCTTAAAAAGTATCTTCGTCAGATTGGGCATCACAAAACCTACAGCGCGAAGGCACCACCGGCAGGATGAGCTCTATTTCCGCCGGTGCACCGAGGCGCGCAATGGAGCCAATGATGCGGATAGCTTCTGCCTCATTCGAGCCTTCCTCAACCTCTTCGACGTTAGTATTATTTATCGCCTGCGCGGTCGAAGGCGACAGCTCCAACCTAAACCGAGTGTTCTTGCCATCTGGAAGAGCCGACACCGGAATGTCCTTGTATTCGTGGACGGAGAACTCCTCCATCATCTTGTAACGCTCCATCATCGTCTGTAGCGCAAACCTAAGCACCTTAAGGTCATCCTCAGACACCTCAAAACGTTCACGCTTAGATGCAGGCGCATAAGAAGCCATCTCAACCTTTTTAAGGTCAATGCCCAAGAACTCCCAGTCTGCCGGGCTCATGATGTGCTGGTAGACGAAGTTCTTATCCAGGATATTGTTGCCCGTTACCGTAGGCACAGATTCACTGGTAGTGCAGTCGCCACAGTTAGAAGGGCTGGAAGATGAAGTCATAACGTACTCCTCAAAGTTATTGTGTGTATTGTGCGAAAAGGTGTGTGACAGCAGTACCTATTACTGCCGTCACACACCTCAAGTCTAGGTTAGTCAAGCAGGGAGCTGACGAGGCTCACCTTCTCATTCAAAGCGGGGAAAGTAATCGCAAGAATCTGCGGAACATCCAAATAGCGCCCCACCAGACCCGTAAAACGAGTATCCTCCTGAACAAGCTGAGGGTTATACGCCTCCAGCGCATCAATATAAGCCTTAACAGGCTTACTCAGCGAAGCCAACTGCTTAGGCGGAACGTTCGTCACATCAGTTTCACCCTCAGGCAAATCACCAGCAGTGTACAGGCGGTACTGTGCGCTCGAAGTGCTCTGACCGAAACCCTGAGCCTTCGCCTCATCAACCTCAGTGATGAACCACGCAGAGCTAGGCTCATGCTCACGCAAGATGTCCTGAAGCTCAAGGATAAGACGAACCTGACGAGCCTGCTCCTCAACAAGAGCCAAAGCCTCAAGCATGGATTCCACATGCACCATGTCAGAAGACTTCACGATGAAAGACGAAGTGCTCTTCGACCATTCAACGTTAATGAACGCGCTAGGAACCTTACGGACAGCCTGCGAAATGAGGGTATCCTTCTTCTTCAGGTCAGGATTGCCGCGCAGACCCATCCACTCGGAAGCCTGCAAGAACCCCTCAGGGGAGCCTTCAGCAATGAAGCTGAAGTTCTTCTGCAACCAGCCGCGCACCTTCTCGTAGTTAGCCTCATTGCGGATAGGTGAGTAAAGACTCATTAGGTTTTCTCCTTAAAAATAGTGAACACAGTCCATAGTTTCTATAGCGGGAAACAGGGTTATTGGAAGCCTGCCAGCTTATCCCCAAAGAACTCACTAGCGCGGGTTCGCTTCTTCACAGGCGTGCGGGCAACCAGCGTGACTAGCCCAACATCAATATACCCCTTCTCGCTTTCAGGAAGCTCACTATAGAACTTGTCCAGAATCTTAGTGAAGCGCGGCGCGTCGATAGGCTTAAAGTCGGACTCATGCCACTCATCAACCATCAAGAACCTCACCGCCCCAGGGATGTACTCTGGCTCATCCGGGTTCATCCCATTATGCTCAGGGTTCTTCACATCCTTAGGATGTATGTTCACAATGCCGCGAACATACCCACGCTTCTTGCCGCCAATGTAGTTCTGCCAGAGATACATTGCCTGCTTCATGCGCACATACCTAGGGTACTTCTGCCCCGGCACGACGATAGAGTAGTTACTCTTATTCGTCTTAGGATTCTTCTTCTTAAATGAGTATACGGCACGAGGGTCATTCAAATCCACCCCCGCTTTCCACATTTTCGAGTCGATAATCCACACCTGCGAACCAACCACGAGCACATGGTCAGTATCCGGCGAATCCACGACACCCAACTCCTCATCCGGGGAGCTGATGCTCTTCTGCTCCTCCGCCAATTCCTCAGGTGACTCCTCATTCAGGGGGACAATTTCAATCTCAGTCTTGACATCATCACCCTCTTTGCGGGGAATCGACACAGAATGACAAATCACCACATCCGGCTTATCATCAGCCCACTGCGCTAAAGCCTTGGCGGTCAGCTCTTCACCTTCGATACCGGCTTTAATCTTGCCGGTATTCGACGGTGAGTTCTTCCAATTCTTAGGCGGAAACTCTAGCGTGTTGTACAAGCTAGTTGCAGGTACGCCGAAGGTTCTAATCGCCGCCTTCGCGCCAGGCTTCGACAAGTCGGCATCCTCCGGTATGTTCTTAAGATGCTCAACCACCGCTTCTACGCGCGCCTCCGCTTTACGTGCTCGCGTCGCGCCAATGTGGTCAAAGTATCCCTCCGGCGGCATCAATAGAGGCGCATAAATCTCAGGGTTCTCACTAGGCACTAGACCAGGGTCTACTTCCTGAGGCTCCTCGTGGCTCTTCTCGAACTGGGCAAATGCCTCTTCAAAGCTAATGGGTGACATCTACACCTCCTCACTCTCAATAGTCAGCTCAGTAAAGGACATTGTGCCCTTACCAGACATGTCAGCGTCACAACTCAGGGGTATCTGAACCTCTGCCCCCGCCTTCACTGTGTCAGCACGGAAAGTGCAAGTACCCAAGTCTGCCTTATTGAACCAGCTCAAAGGGTTGTACGCCTCGGAACCTGAAGCATGTACAGACCCATAAACACGGTGAGCATTCGTACTACCTTCGTTCTTGAGCACAGCATAGTAGCCGCCGTCCTTACGCGCCACCCCCGTAACGGTAACCTTACCATTATCTGCAAGCTCAACACTAGAAGAACCAGACGGACTGAAGACCCTATCGCCAGTAATCTGACCGTTAATGAAACCACCTAGCAGGAAAACGAGTATCGCCAACGCAACCCCTGCCATACCGCGACCAGTTGGGGTGCCGGGGACTGACTTCTTAAAAAGCCTGCCTAGGAGCGGTATTTTCCCGCCCTTCTGTAGGGCACCTGCAACCGTATCCAGGGCACGCAAGAAGAACGCCTTCACGCCACCACTAGACCCCTTGGAAGACCCCTTCACGGCATCATCTGCCCCGATTTGTGCAGGTGGCGCAGGGGTTGCAGGTTTTTCATCCGGCTCATCCGCTAGAGGTTCGGCAATGTCATCATCAGCTAAAATTCCTTCGTTTAGCTCTTCCCATCGGATGAAGTCGTCCGGCTGAAGACTCTCCATTGCCTCGCTCTCGTTGAGGTCTTGCAGGAAAGTGTCAGCCCAACCAAAATATTCCCCATCTGCGTCCTTGAGCACGTATGCACCATCTGCATCTCGTGCAATGTCATCAGGGGGTGTTTCGCTTAGGTCGTTATCGGGTGCATCTTCAAAGTCGTCATCGAAGATGTCTTCCCAGCCTTCTTCTCCCTCTTCATCATCCGTATCAGCCTCAGAATGAGAGGTTTCTTCCGCTTCAGAGGATAGTTCACGGTAGATTTGCGATAAGTAGTCATCATCATCTTCTCCCTCTGCATCATCGTCATTAGTGATAGCTGGAGAGTAGTCGTCGTCCGGGCTGAAGCTTTCCTCTACAACGGAAGCCGCACGCTCGCTAGGGGACATTGCGTAATAGTCATCGTCTTCGTCCCAGTCGTCATCGTCATCCCAGGCTTCTTCTAAATCATCTGGCTCTTCTTCCTCAGTAGTGTAATCCTCAACTTGCTCATCATCAAAGACACCGAATTGAGCTGAATCACCTTGCAGGCTCGCCAATATAGCATTACCTGCTTCAGCCTCAGGGGTAGCATCCGACGTTTCTAGCGTGGCATCTTGCTCCGTTTCAGGGGCAGGGGCATCTTCCAGCAGAGGGAAGTCATCGGGGTTAATTCCCTCTGCTTCATCGCCTGCTACAGCTGTAGGTGGCGGCACAGGGACGACGGTAGAAGCCCTAAGTTTAGAAAGACGTATAGCCATTAAAACCAGCTTTCATCAGGTGTAAATAGTAAGAGAAAATGTCGGGGTAATGAAGTGTTACAAAGAATATATCTGCAACATTCCAATACCCCGACATTAAAGGCAAGGTTTAAGCGACTCGGGTATGACCCCAATCGAAAGAACCCTCACCAAACATTCTCACCAAAGCGCTCTTAGTAGCGTTCACAAAAGGAACATGGATAGGAACCTCCACATAGCCCATCATGTCCGCCAAATCGTCCATAGAAGCGCTAGAAGCTTCTAGCGGGGCAACTGGAACGTCAGCCCATGAACGCCCCTCAGAAGGGGCTTCAGTCGCCGCATAAGCGAACTTACTCGGCAAATCGACACCATACCCCAGTTTGGACGAGTCATACACCGCCACTTTAAGCGGCACCCTCCGCGTCGTGTCAGCCACAGCCAACCCGCCAACAGCAGACTGAACCATGCCCACAGCTTCCTCCAAGGAGCCACCGCGTGAGATGTCTACTCGAAGCCTAGCGCACATCTCACCTGATGCGGAAAGCGGAACCTGCCGAGTGTTCAAGATGTTCAGGTATGGTGGACGGTAGCTAACCTCCCCCTCATCATTAACAATCTTCCGGGCGGGCGTGTAATTCACATGCAGGGAATACACCTGATAAGGCTCTAGTTTAGGGCTAGACCTAACCGACGCAGAGGTTACCCTGGCAACATCTGCCGCATCAGCATGAACACCTTGCAGAAAGGCGTTCTTCACATTCTGCTCAGAGACCCACAAATCCTCGCGCGTAAGCAAACTGTTAGACACATACCCAGCGATAGTACCAGTACCGTCATCTAGCGTTGCCAGAACCTTGCGTCCAAACTTCTTATGCGTCTTATCTTCTAGTGCTACAATCGCCGCCATAACAACAGCACCCTTTACAGGGTGCTCAGAGGACAATAGCTCACCAACAGTACAAGCACGCATCACCGGAACACGCGGAGGAATTGAAGCCATCGGGTGACCAGTCATATACTGACCAGCTACCTCAGCCTCATACCTCAGCCTCTCAACCAAGGGATAATCCTCCACAGAGAGAGAAACGTCATCCGGTAGCGACTCCCCCGTAACCAGCTCAGCATCAGCCGACAGCGCGACCCCCGAATCTTTAGCCGCCTTCAATGCCTGACGTTTAAGCTTAGCCCGCTCTTTACGTAGCAAATCCAAGTAGCCAGGGATAGCTTCAAGAACCGCCTTGCGGGAGACACCAAACACATCAAATGCGCCCGCCTTCGCCAAGCCTTCATAGGTAGTCTTAGTGACCTTACCGGCATTAAACGTGCGAACAACAAAGTCCTTCACGCCGCGATAAAGTCCGCCACGCTCACGCTCAGACACGATAACCTCAGCATCCTTCGACCCTACACCCTTGAGCATAGAGAACCCGAAAGCGAGATTACCCTCACCGTTCAACCCAATGTCAGCACTGGAGAAATTCACGTCAGGAACATCCAAACGCACCCCGCGCCGCCGAGCGTCCTCAATAAGCTCCTGAACCTTGTCTCGACCTGCTGACCCCATCGTAACCTTACGGGCAATAGCCGCCGCATAGAACTCCGCAGGATAATGCGCCTTCATATACAAGGCAAGATAAGCCATCGCCGCATACGCATCCGAGTGCGATTTATTGAAGCCATACTCTGCAAAGCCAACAATCCTATCCCACAACGTCTGCATCGCCTCACGGCTGAAGCCATTAGATGCGCCGCCTGAGATGAAACGCTCAGCATATGCCAGCATCAAGTCGTGCTTCTTCTTGCCAATCGCTCGACGCAAATCATCGCCCTCTTGGGGAGTCATCCCAGCAATCAGAGAAGCAATAGACATCACCTGCTCCTGATAGACCAGAAGACCGCTCGTATCTGCAAGAATGTCATCAAGAGCCGAACCTACGAAGTCAGGGTGAATTGGCTTCACTTCCTCACGACCAGCTCGACGCTCCACATACTGAATATGACTACCAGCACTCATAGGCCCTGGACGATACAGCGCCGTAATAGCCGAAATGTCACCCAGCGTGCTAGGGGCGAACTTCGTGAAAAGGTCAGCAACAGCAGAATTACCTAGCTGGAAGATACCAACCGTATCACCCTTACCCAGCAGACGGAACGTCTCAGCATCATCAAAGCGGCTTTCTCGAACCATCTTCCTGAAGTCAGGGACATCTTTCCCCGCCTGGACTGCTAGACGTGCCGCATCACACAGAATATCAACAGTATCCAGCCCCAAAAAGTCGAACTTAATAAGCCCCATGCTTTCGCACGCACCATACTCAAACCCCGCAACAACAGACCCATCCTTCGCCGTATCAACGGGAACATGATGATGCAGAGGGCTTGACGAGATAAGCAATCCGCAAGCATGAACACCACGACCACGGATGCGACCTTCAAGGGCTTTCGCGCAAGCGATTGGCTTCTCCCAGAACGGCGTGTCTACAGCCTCACGGAAACGTGCAGAGCCAGCATACTCTTCACTATCAGGGTCATAGACCTTAGCGAAAGTAATTCCGAGGCTATCCGGCAAGAGACTTGTCACGTAGTTCGCCTGAGCGGGAGGCACCCCGTAGACACGCGCACCGTCTTTAATCGACGCGCGCGTCTTGAGCATCTGATTAGTTGGCAACCTTGCAGAATGGTCAGCCCCATATAGCTGAGCAACATGCTCAAACGCGGCATCTCTATGCGCAGTATGAAAGTCAGTGTCAATATCCGGTGGAGAACCAGGGTGTACAACCTTATTGCTCGTGACGCGAACGTACACCTTGCCCTCAACAACTCTTTTCTCTACACCCACAATTAGCCTCCCTGAGGTGCCTTAGTCTGACTCTGCTTAGCCGTAATGACCGAGCGCATACGCATAGTCACATCAATCCACAGAATCTCAAAGATAATGTTCTCGTCACTGGTATTCCAGAATCCCTGGAAAGACCTCTCCAGAGTCTTTAGGAGCTTCATCGCCATATCTGGCGGCAAATGACGGCGCATCTCCTGCAATCCAATGTCCTGTTTAGGCAAGTCAGCAAACGGCAAATCCGCGTTGCTGACCGTTGCCCCGTAAACCCAGGTGATGTAATGGCGAAGCTGACCCATAACCTCCTCCGTGCCATCACGCAAGGATGCCTCATGCTCCTTCGCGTCCTCCAGAGCCTCGTGGATACGAATAATATCGCCGTAAATTAGGCACCTCAACAGGCTAGTAGCCGTCGATTCGGTACCACTGTACATGTCTGGGTTGCGCAGGTACTCTTCAAGCTTCTTGAGCGCGCCACGTGCAGAGCCCTTTGCCGCCCTAGCGCACCATGCCGCGCCCGAGTCAGAGATTTCTTTATGCTCGCGCGCCGCAATGTCACGAACATACTTCTCCAAAGTAGCTACAGGGATATTCTTAAGCTTATACTCCTGAACTCGCGTAAGAATCTCATCCTTGATGCCGTTCATCTTCGTAGTGCAGAAAAAGATGGGCACATAGTCGGCGCTATCCTTATTCTCCAGGTACGGCAAGAAAGCGTTCCATGCAGGCTCAGACAGCGCATGACACTCATCAATGATGATGAACGGAGCTTTCTGCATCTGCTTAACTGAACCGTTACTGACGATACGTCTAGTATCTTCCACACCACTCTTAAGTGCGGCAACGAAATGGTTCATACCACCATTGGCGGAGGCATCGAAAGCAAGGCACGCATCACAGGTCAAGCAAGGGTCTGCCGAGTCAGCAGGGCGACCCGTGCAGTTCATAGCCTTAGTGAAGACCTTCACAATACTAGACTTACCCACGCCAGGCTTACCGCGAAGCAAACGCCCCTGAACGCGGCGATTCTTAATGATGTCCTCCTTCAGCTGGGCAATAATCTCTTCCTGCCCAACAAAGTCACCCCATACTCGCGGCTGGTACTTACGGTGGAACTCAACGTATTCCTCATCGCCCTCCTGAGGCTCTTCTGCCTCATCGGTAGGTTCTAGTACCTCAGCATCAGAAACCGTCTCGTCGCTAAAGGGCTCAATCGCGCCACCAGGGTCGCCCACAGACTCCAAAGGCAACGTCTCTTCCCCTAGGGGCAAAGTGTCATGCATCTCTTCAGTCATAACCTATCTTCCTCACTAATCCAAAGTCTCACTAATAACGTCACCTAGTGTCGTACCGGGCTCTAGGAGAACCCAATCGCCGGGAAGTACCTGGTGAACATACTTCTCCAACTCTGCGCCGCCATCCGTCAGTACTTTAACTTTCTCGGAGACAGGCAAAACGGCAGAGCTTTCATCTCCAAACCTCAGCTCTGCCTGGTCTACACGACCTGCTGAGATGAAACGTTCAAAGAACAAGCCGAACTCGATAGGGTCAATGTCAGTAATGCCCAGCAGATAAGCGACGATAGAGCCTCCAGCAGAGCCACGAGCGATACCTACCGCACTCATCACAATCTCATCAGCCGCATTACGGACACTGAACGATTCACGGAACCAATTCACGTATTCAGCCACGATAACCATGTAGCCACAATAGTTTGCTGAGGCTAGGGCATCAAGCTCTTTCTTTGCACGCTCCAACACCAGAGAGTACTTATCCTTGTCATGGTGAAACTGCTCATAAGCGAGCGACGTAACCGTCCTACGCAAGTAGCTTTCCTCAGTCTCGTCCGCCGGAATGAGTGGCACAGGACGCAAATCAGACCTGTACTCAAACAGCGAGAATCCTTGCACCTTGCCCGCAAGCTCAGCTGTATTAGTTACTGCACCTGGGTACTCCGTATCCGGGAAAAGACGCATCATCTCGTCTGCGCTCTTGAGGTAGTACTGGTCGCCGTCAAAGCAAAACCTGCGACCACCCTGTTCCTTCGGCAAGTCATTCATTGTTGAGCCTGTACCGATAGCAAGCATCTCCTCATGGTGGGGTGCATCCTGAGGCAATGCATAATGGCAATCGTTAGTTGCCAGTAGGCGCAACCCCAAATCCTTAGCGAGTGCGACCTGCTTCACCAGCAGGGACCGCTCCAAATCTGAAGACATCGAATGGTTCATAACCTCTACGAAGACGTTCTCGACACCGTAAATGTCGATAAGAGTCTGCGCATAGGAATAAGCCTCAGCATCCTGCCCCAAACGGAAACGGGTAGAAATCTCACCAGAGGGACATCCAGTAGATACCACAATGCCCGACGAATATTCCCTCATCATCTCCAAATCGATACGGGGGTACCCGCCGCGCTTATGCTCAGGGGAAGCCGCCAACATCTGCAACGTAAACATATTACGCAGACCCTCATCATTGACAGCCCACATCGTCAAATGCAGATAGTTACCCCTGCCAGACACATCCCCAACAGCCCCAGGCGCACCGTAAAAAACGGGAGTCTTCACTTTAGCACCCTCAGGGTTAATCGGTGCGACGTAGAACTCACAACCTGGTACGGGGGTGACACCAGCCTTTTGGCAACCCGTCACAAGTTCATAGATGCCGTGCATGTTGCCGTGGTCAGTGATACCCAGAGCAGTCTGACCTGCATCAACTGCACGCTGAATGTACTCGCTGACACTAGAGAAGCCGTCTAGCGTGGAGTATGTTGAGTGCGTATGAAGGTTTACGAAAGATTCAGGGGAAACCAATGGTTCTTATTCCTCAATTAGTCAGGTAGCAACGTGAGGGCACGCTCCAAAAGATGATGGAACGTGCCCTCACGTTATTCACTACTTAATCACTTAACACTAGAAGCAAGGAGGTACCGTGTCTTCCAACATTAGCCATAATAGCACATGCCTGTGGTGCGGCACCAAGGCAATAGGGGTATTAAATTTTGGTTCGACGCAACCGAGTCTGAGTCTTCTCATCAAGCTTCGGCTTCACCTGGTAGATTCTCTCTGCCATTTGAACAAGGGGAAGAGCCTTTGCAGACTTACCCACTGCGCTACCATTAACGATACCAACATCAAGATAGCGAGTAGGATTACCTTGAGCATCGAGAGGGGAATCTGGCATCGCCAGCGTAATGTTACGCTTGTCTGCGGGGCATGTGTTACCTACATCCATTAGGATAGGGATAACGCCAGGCGGTGTGCGGGAGATGACCTTATCGAAGAGCCACGGCTCAACAGGTTTCCCTGCATAGGTAAGTCGTCGAGACTTTACCTTATCCCCAAAAAGACCGACCTTTTCTTCCAATACGAAGGATGTTTCCATCTTTACGGGGAAGAATAGGTATGCCCTCTGCCCTACCACGAAGACCGGCGCCGGAGCGCCATTGCGAGGCGCAGTATAGGGGTAGTAGTACCATTCAGAGTCGTACTTATTCTTATGCTCCTCATTTAGGAGCGCGGCTTCTTCCTTGACTTTCTTCTCCAAATGCTTAGGCTGTACGAACACTGGCATCTTCGCGCGCCAGTAGAACATCTTAACGCCGTAGCGATACCACAAAGAAGAAATGCCCACAGAGAGAAGCATTAGAACGCCGCCACCAAGAGCTGGGTTTAGCGTAGAAGCCGTCGTGATAACGCCAGCAGTAGTAGCGAGAACGGTCACCCACGGCTGATGCGTCCAACGGGACACCCCATAAACTCCGAACAAGGAGATGGTGTATGAAATTCCTAGAGCCAGCAGTGGGGAGAAACCTGCGAAGAACTCCCAGCCGCTATACGGCGAAGCGAAAACCGCCACATCATGCATCGTCACCATACAATAACCAACAATGGTTAATGTCACAAGAACTTTAATGATGACGACGGAACGGCTCAGCACGAACAGGAACCCGGCAGACACCACGAGCCAGACCCACGGAGCCCACCAAGACAACCCCTGAATACGGGATGAGACAATAGAGAGGAAGAGCGTAATCGAAACAGCGGGAAGTGCGAATCGCCCATACGAGCCTTCCAGGAACTCTACAAGCCACTTACTGAGCCTGCGGAACGCTGAAATGCACCTGTCTCTAAATGTCTTCTTCACCCCATCGCTGGAACTTTCAACCGTATCACCTGTAGAAATGTCCACAAGGGATTCCTCAGCATTAGCTTTCTTCTTCATTCGTCACCCAGCTTCCCATATGCTTAGTCTTGCCACCTTCAAGTACCGGAGCAAGATTCGGAGGGACGAAGTTCTCGCCTTTAAGAATTTTTCCATCCTCACGGTAGATAGGCTTGCCGTCAGCCCCCAACTTCGTCATATTAGACGCATGGATTTCCTGGTTCACATGCTCCAACGGTACACCCATAGCAACAAACGTGCCGGTGTTAATGTACCGGATGTCACCCAGCGCATCAAGGATAGCCAGCTTATCTACAGGAAGCTCATCAAGGGGCTTCGCGCCAACGATAGCGTTCAACGCCGCCTTGAAAATCATAAACGCTGGCATCAAAGCAGACTTAACAGCCTCCTTATTCTGCACATCACTGGACTCAGCCGCAACATCCAGCACCACGTCGAGAAGAGGGACGACAGACTTCAATGCGCTTTCAAGAGACTCTCTGTTGATGGAAAGCTCCTCAAGAGACTTCGCCTGAACAATAAAATCAAGGCAAGCCTCAAAAAGCAGAGCCATCGGATTGCCGAAAATACCTTCAGTTAGTTCCCCAGACTCCTCACCATGCAAGGTGTAGCGGCGAACTAGTTCACGCTTGCCCTCGACGCTTTCCAAATCGATAGGGTTAGTGAACCCATTCTGATGCCCGAACGTATCATGAAACTGGCGCAATGCGCGAGACTCATACTCTTCACTAGGGTGAATCTTCGGGGGAAGCGCGGGAATTTCGAACTTAGACATATTCATGTCTCCTTCTAGTAACGTGATAGATGTTTTGCGCCGCGCACAAAGAAGAATGTAGCGTCTTCCCTGTGCGCGGCAAAAAGAAGCTAATGAGGGATGCGAGTCCCCTGTTAGCCATATCTCAATTATGAGCTAGTACCAGCTTACCACTACTCTAGCTAAACTGCTCAGTGGAGAAGAACTCCACATTCTTAGCCTGGCTAAACTCGTCAGGCAATGAAAGCACACGCGGAACAACGAAGGTCTCAGAGCCGTCAGTTGCGCTTACCGCAACGTCCTTAGAGTCATTGCGTACATGCCAGTGACCATGAACAAGTACGCGCGGCTTCGCGGCAACAACCGCATCTGCAATATTAGCGCGGCTCCGCTCCGCTCGGGCAAGCACTCTAGCCGGAACATTACTCAGGGAGCTCTGTACGCGGCTCTGGGGCACTGGCGCAGTCGGCGGCGCATCATGTGTCAGCATCATATCAACGACCCCTCCAAGGCGCTCTACGCCGCCCTTAACTCGCTGAACATCTTCAGTGGTGACCTGCTCGTTGATAGACCAATAACGGCGCATCTGCTCAAACTCAATATTGATACTTCCAGCGCCACCACAAGCCAAGAAGCTCATGCCTCGCTTACCGCCAGCGGTACCTAGGCGGGCAGTAGCGCCTCGCGTCGCCCAAACCACACGGGGAGTGATGAAGACAAAGCCGTCCTCATTCGCGGTATCGCGCAAATCATTTAGACCTGCGCGAGTCAAGACAGCATCGCTAGAATATGCTGGGGTTCCAGAGGAAGCATACTGCTCATGATTACCATCAATGAAGAGCACAAAATAATCATGTAACTTAGCACGATTCGTAATCATAGAAACATACTCTTCATACCCAGGCAATGACGGGTAGTAGCCAAAATCACCCACATGCAGAATGACATCCACGCCCTTACTCTCCACGTAGGTAAGCACCTTATTCACGCGCTCCGTATTCATATGCCAGTCTCCGGCAACAGCAACGGTCTTAGCATTAGCTAGATGCTCATAGAAATTCTCCATACATTTCTCCATTCAAATAGTAGGTTCACGCATCCCCTTATAGTGATGCGTTCTTCTCGAAAACTCGTTCTTCGCCGCGCTTCAGATAAGCCTCTGCAAGGTCAGTAGCTCTCTTACGCGCTTCCGGGTCAGCAATGCTATTCAGAGTCTCTGAGCGTTCCGTCCAGGCGTGGTAAGCCGCGCCCAGACCACCACCCTGAATGAGCGGGATGTCTACAGCATCATCTTTCACCTCGGCTTCGGAAGGTAGCTTCTCTTCTTTTGCCGCGCGTGGCGCAAGGTTATAAGAGAGTGCAAACTTCGACGCATCATCGATAAGAGTCTGGTCGCGCGCGGCAAACACGGAAGGGGTAGCCCCAAATACGCGCTGACGCAAGATAGGCGCATTAGCAGGGTCGTACTCAAGACCCTCACTAGCAGGCGGCAAATTCGCCAAAATAGCCTCAGTGAGCGCCACAGAATCAAGACCCTCAGCATAGATGGGCGGCAAATCCTCCTGAGGGCGCTGACGGACGTTCTTCATCTCACGAGTAACGGAGCCGTCCGGCGCAATATGCCACAGCGTATAGCCGCGCCCAAGAGCGCCCTTCGCATCAGCGAAGCCGCGCCTAATTAGTGAGCCGTTATAGAAGATGCCGCTATGTTCATCGCCAACAAAGCCGCGCTCATGAATATGCCCAAGCATCATCGCATCCCAACCCGCATAAAGGAACGAGTCAGGAATAACTACCTCGCGCACAGTATCATTTACGCGGATACGCTCTTTCAACAAAGGGTCAATGAGTGAGCCGTGCGTCGTAAGGATATTGATAGCCCCCTTAACCGGCTCGACCTTCTTCATCACATCTACACTCTCTGTGTACATGTGATGACTCACCATATGTAGGGCAATATCATCGTTAATGTGATACAGCTGGTAGGGGTTAGCGTGAGAGTAGATGCCCATCTGCGGTAGATGCAAGTTCCTTGTAAACGCAACATCACTCTTTACGTCGTTCACGTCATGATTTCCCGTAATGTTGTAGACAGGGATTCCTGCCTCAGCAAGCCGCATCAGTCCAAGACGCATATGCAGGCGAGCACGGTCGGACGGGTTCGGCTCATGCCCAATATCGCCAGCAATGACTACGGCATCCACTTCATCAGCGATAATGCCATCGATAGCTTCTTCCCATGCCAGGTAGCCGTCAAGCTCACGTAGCGGGATAAGCATCCCATCGTCGGGGTCTTCGCCTAGGCGGTTCAAAGACGAGTTATCGCGGTACCCTAGATGCAGGTCTGATAGATGAGCAATCGTAAACAATTCTTAAGTCTTTCAGTGGTATAGGAAGAACGGGCACCCATTCATCTGGTGCCCGTTCAAATTATACCACTGAAAGAATAAGTTACACACCCTGAACTCGGGCGATAACCTCCTGAACCCTCTCCTGAACTTCGGGAGATAGCTTACTCATGTCGCCCTGAATCTTCTGGAACAGGTCTGCGTAGGTGGTAGCCGCCTTAATGAACTTGGCGACGTTACTTTTCAGCGTGTACTGGGCGTTAGTCTCAGTGAGCTTAGTGATGGCGGCAAGCTGGCTGGGGCCCGAAAGAGTCTCAATGTCGTGGTAAGTTGCGTTAGGTGTCATAGGTATATGCCTTTCTCGTCAAAAAAATAGTTACTGTGTTCTCGCTATCTCAACGAGAACACAGTAACTATACCACATGTTTCGGCAGGCGTGCAAGTTCTGGTTAGAGACCAGCCATCAACGCATACTCTTCCATCATATCCACCATAAGAGCAACCATAGCGTCAGCATCACCAGTAGCTCGAATATGAGCCATACGCGCATTGAACGCCTCGACAGATGAGCGAGCATCTGGAACCTCAGCGTTATGCAGTGGCTCTAAGCGCTGGCACACCAGCCAGCCTCGCTTCAACGACTCACGAGACACGGGCGTACCTGAAAGCCCACCTCCATTAGAGTTACCCTCAGCCGAAGCCACAGACTGACCATTAGAGTCAGTGGAAGCATCGCTGGAATCAGATACAAAGGTGCGCTCAGGCACCTCAGTAATCACAAGGTTATTCTTCTTACCCAAGAAAGCAAACGCCTTATACGCATCGTCATAGTCCGTAATGTTATCACGGAAAGACTTCGCATCCTCAGCCGCCCAAGCAGTAATAGAAGCCATAATCCTAACCGACTCCTCATCCACCTGCCAAGACTTCGGGTTAGAACCCAAAATGTAAGCAGTATCAAGACGGCGCACACGTGAAAGTGCCACATAGCCCAGCCCCTCAGTAAACGAAGAACTCAGGTCTAGAACAGCTCCATCATAGGTCTGCCCCTGAGACTTGTGAACCGTAATCGCGTAACCAGGCTTCAGAGGGAACATTGAACTATGCGCATAGGAAGAGCTAACCCACTTACCGTCATCTTTCTGGATTGGGCGTTCAAGGGTGCTCTCCTCATTTACAACAAGGAACAGCCCATCACCGAACTGGACAACAGGCGAAACATCCGCAGACTTAGGAATGTCGGCAACAGACTCGTAATAGTCTTCACCATCAACTGTCGCGAAAGCCCTCACGTACCCCATAGAGCCATTGGTGATTTTAGTGGTGGAATCCGTAATCCAGAAATTGCGGGCAATATTCTCGTCGTCAGCCCTGCCTCCGTAGAACGCCGCGATAGGCATGTCAGCAACAACTTTAGTGCCAATCTTCAGCTCAATCTCATGCTCAGCTCTATTCTTTAGGGACTTCCACTGAGCCTTCTGCGTGGGAGTGAGCGTATCCTCAACGGTCATCAACGCGGCATCTGACTTGAAGATAAGAGATTCGCCCTCTAGTTCAGCAATGCGCTTCGCATTATGCTGAGCAACCTCAATATTGCGGGTGTAGATGCGGATAGTAGGCTCCGCATCCTTACCATGCTCCTTGTCAAGCCTATCAGCTTCCTCGGGAGTGATGGAGCGCTTGGCTAGGCTATTAAAATCTTCCGTGGTCAAGGAGTTAGAAGACATATGCTTGATGATGCGCGCCAGCTCAGGGTCAGTGGCACGGTGAGCCTCGGTAAGGAAGCAGTAGCGGAAGCCAGCATCTTCCCAAGCGGGGGTGCTAAATGGGAAGCCTGAATAATGTTTGCCCTGAAAGTCCCTATCAGGAACAGCCTTGAGCTGATTAAAGTCGCCTACCGCAACAATCTGAAGTCCGCCGAAAGCCTTGTCGCTCTTGCGGATACGACGCAAATATGCGTCCATCTCCTGCCATAGCTGACCGTAAATCATAGAGACCTCATCAATAATGAGGACATCAATCTCACGCAGTCGCTCTGACTTGTGGAAGACATACGAAGGGTTGCCGTCTGCATCCCAATGCTTGCTCTTACCTACACCAAAGAGGCTATGAATAGTCGCTCCCTTGATGTTTTCTGCCGCCGCGCCAGTAGATGCAGTAACCTCATACTTGACGTTATGCATATCGAACACTCGGCAAGCCAGGTGCACGATAGAGCTTTTGCCGGTTCCAGGCCCACCGGCAATAAATACGTTCTCGCCTACAAGGATTCGGGTAAGCGCCTCAAACTGACTGGTTCCCTTAGCGCTATTAGCCGCTTCCAGAGCGTTAGCAAACCCAAGATAAAGCTCGTTGTCGCCGCCGTCAGAGCCTACAAGCCGGGCGTATGCCTCCTGGAAGTTAAGCTCTTCAACCTCAGCGAGAAGAGGAAGTCGAGACTTATTCGCCTCGGCTGAAGGAATCTGCTTGTCCTTCTTGCTTTTAGTCATATGTGTTAGTGTCCTTCAAGTAGTGGTGATGTGGAATATGGTGGGCGTTACATGCACAAAGCGAGGCAGAAACGCTTAAATTCTTCCACCGTATACGACCTGTACGGGTTGCGAAGAAAGCTCTGTAGGTCGTTCGCAATAGCTAGTATACCTTGAAGTTTCACTCTTCGCGACAGATTGTAGGGCTCTTTAAGTGACCAGGTACTTCCACCTAGAGCTGTAACTACGTCACTGAGCTTAGCTTCAGGATGAACTTCAAGATAAGAGGCAACCCTCAAAGTGTCTGAAATCTTACTTTTCAGGACAGCTACAGGGAATGTTGCCCCGCTACCTGCCCTGTCAATAATGCTGTTCACTCGCGCAATGTCCTTCTTCACGAGAGCATCTAGAATGTCCCAAGGGGCGCGAGTCCCAGGCTCCATCGGAATGTAACGGTCTACATCGTGAATCGTCAGTTGCTTCTTCTCTTCATCAGAAATAGTCGCAACAAAGTCGAGGAGCCTGACAATGAGCCTCAGCTCCTCCCCTGCATGTTCAGCCATGAAGTTAATAACTGGACGAGGAAGACCTGCTTTCTCAAGCTCATGACGCACACGGTTCTTGGAAGCGGTGGGCTTGATGACCGTGACCCCCATCTTCTCCGAGCTCTTCAGGATACCTCTCAGTGAGTTTAGTGGGGCACCTGTAGAAATGATAAGACCACCCCAAGGTTCAGTCCTGCAATTCTGCAAGGTCTTCACCGCAACCTCAGCATCCTGCTTCAACGGACAAGACACAGAATAGACGTGAACGCCACCAAAAAGGTCTACAGCGGTAGCTTCTCGAACTGCCGAGACAAGCACCGAATCGCCACCCGTCTTGGCGCGCATCTCACGCCTAACCTTACGGACAAGATAATCACGGAAAGCGTCGTTAGGCTCAGCGATAAAGACTACCCGCTCAAATTTACGAGCCAACAGAATCACCTATCCTTCACTGTAGGGGACGCGCCATGCGCCTTAACCGAACTGACCTGAACTAGGACAGCTGAGCTATCATCAGTTTTTCCACTACATAGAACACTTAAAGAGTCCAGGGAATTACTCCGGTTGTCACCTAGTAGGAACAGTTCACCAGCGGCAAGAGTATGTTCGTATGCCTCCGTTTTACAGGTGGGTAGAACATCAGTAACCTGCACACCGTTTACATGGACAGCCCCGGCAACAACCGACACCGTATCACCTTCAGTGGCGGCTACACGCTTCACTACAGCGCCTTGCGTGGCAGAGGCATACTGCCACGCTGTAGGCATCTCAGCTACCACTATGTCGCCCCTGCGGATAGGGGAGCTCTGGTCGTTCTCAAACAATAGAACTTGACCATCCGCATAAGTGGGGAGCATTGAATCGCCAGCAACTCGATACTGAGTAACAGTCGGCGCTACCTTGCTAACGATGGCATCAGGGGTTACTCCACTCTGGTACGCCATATACCCCACGCCTGAGACAGTAGCCGCGCCAGTCAGAAAATAAGCCAAGAAACGCGGGAAACGGCGACACCTACGCACCTTCACATATTCCGTATCAGGTGGTGGCGGCGCTGACACGGCAGAAGCTCTAATTGAGCTCATCATATCTGACGATGAGAGGCGGTTAGGCATATGGAGAAAATCCCTTCAAGTTACTTACGCGATTTGCTTCGCGCATCTGCATTAAGCGCTGAACGCGCATTCTTATAGACTGCATCAGTAGTATTCAGCAGAGTTCGTTCATTATTAGTGAGTGAATTGATAGCGCTAACCTCACCACGGATGATGTTCACCTCAGTAGAAGCAGTGCGCAATGCGTCGGAAGCCATAACCTTATCCACGGCATAACCTTTACAGCGTAGCGTTGCCAGCTCTTTAACCTCGGTCTCAGTCAGGCGGCGACCCCTGCCACCACCTTCAGCGGCTTCGTCGGTGGCGTGGACTCCAGTCCTCACCTCATGACAGGCGATATTGAACGCATTGTCGTAGGCGTATGCCGCCGCCGCATATTTACGCTTAGCGTGCATCTCTCGAAGTAGCGCCTCACGTAGCTTCTTCATATACTCAATAATCATTGACGAAAGCACAGCTAGACTCTCCAAGTCACGCTCTTCAAGCTCTGCCTCAAGCTCCTCTACAGAGAACGTCGTATTGTTCTCCTCCTGCGCTTCAAGCGAGGACACAATTTCATCGGCAGTAGATGCCGCGCCGTTAGCTGTACCGTATCCAGGGCGCGGCATATTGTAATGGGTTGCGCGCTTATCGTCGTTCTTCGACAAATCTTACTCCTCTAACCTAAGCGTAGGGGCGTAGTGCCTCTACGTGAGATATAATGTACTAACTATTGTAACACCTGAGCAGGTGGTACACGACTGAAAGAAAGCAGGTAGGCATGACTGAAAAGCAGACCAAAGCATCCCGTCGAGACATCCTCAAATTCCTTGGCGTAACTGCCGCCGCAGGCGCACTAGGTGGCGGCGCGGGATATTTATTCGAACAGGTGAACCAAACTGAAACAAACGCACAAGCACGGAAAATTAGTGCCCCTAGCGAGTCTCAGGTAGCAGAGATTCGCCAGCAAAATAGTGAAAGTGCCAACATTACCCCGACACCCGCCCAACCATCACCTGTCGAAGCCACCGAAACCCCTAAGGCATACTTCGCGGAAACAAGCGGCGACATCGACAGCATCGACCACCTCCCCGAAGATACTACTCCGGGGCTTGGGCAACAGCCAAAGAATCTCGACAAGAACACTATTGCCCCTATGACAATCAGAATCCCCGAAGTAGGATTCAATGCCGGGCTTCAATACACGGGCGGAACCGACAACCCTACCACCGGAAGAACGGAAATCAACATCCCCGTAACGTACCGCATCGGCGTTTACACCGACTCTGCACCCCTCACAAGCACCGAAGGAACCACTCTCCTTGTAGGGCACGTAAACTGGGCAAACGGAGTGCCTGCACCCATGAGCGCTATCGTCGCCTGCAAGCTAGGTGATACTGTCTACACCACCGACCTAGCCGGAACCATGACTACATGGAAAGTTACCCGAATTGAACCTCAAGTACCTCAGGTAGACCTCAGCAAATGGTGGAACGTCACAGCGAAGACTGGTAAACGTCAGCTCATTATGGCAACCTGCCACGGAACCTACAAGAATGGCGTATGGACGTACACTGATAACCATGTGGTAGTAGCGGAACCCGCATAGCCAAATACTTCTTAGAACAACCGGAAGCGGGCGTTCAGACCATATACCTAACAATGGTCTGAACGCCCGCTTTAGGCAATTCACAATACACACATATGCGCTAAACTCGGTTTGTACGCCCAGCAGATTAGCTAGACGCTTGCGTTTTTCGCACTATGTATATAGCAGACAGTTTAGAGAATCGTCATCCCATCAGCACTAACCAGCGTCGGAACGTTCGGTGCGTAGACAGCCTGAGCGTGCTTCTTATGAGTACTTTGCACGTAAGCGCCGAAGCCCCTCTGGTAGTCGTCAAGCTTCAGTAGCGACTTGCGGGGGCCATCCACGGCATAGAACGGGGTGCCATGCAATGTGATACTTGTCCCCCAACGGTGGTAATTCATCTTCTCTGCGTAGTACAGAGGGTGCATATACGTACTAAGCGCTTCATGCCCTGTAGCATCCCGCAGGGATAAAGAGCCATGCAACTGCGGGAAAGGGCAACGCTCAGAAGTAGCCATCCAAGAGCTGTAAACCTCAGCTATAGGATGCCCCATAATGGGGTTCGCCGCAAAATTAACACCATTCCCCATGCGCAGGCACTCCCCCTGGTATAGCGTCCCCAAGTACTTCATGTTCAGCGCATAAGCCGCCTGCCTAGCCGTCTGAGGACGACCCAAATTAACCCACTCACCATGTGAAAGACCTGCATGAGTGATAAGCCGACCGTCTGCTTCAACAGCCACGTAATAACGGAACGCCGCAGGGTTACGTTTCTCGTCCGTCAGCCACCCCTCACGAACAAAATTGATGCCGGTCTTGGTGTCTCGAAGATAATTGTCCGCCTGGCTCTTAGGCAGGTTCAGGTAGATAACCTCATTCGCCCCGATGACGTTCACAAACGGAACAGCAGACAGGTTCGCTCGACCCCAAATCTGCTTCATCAGGTTAGCATTCTCAACTACCGGAGAGACATTCCTATATTCGTCATCAGCGCTAGTACCCATCTCTAGGAAAGGCGCTAGACGCAACATATTACCCAAGGTAATCGTGGAATCGACACTATCAATCAGCGGCTCGTAACGCTTCTCCATAACCTTCACCTGCCCATGCAAGCCAGGAATGAAAAGCTTACTATCAAATGAGGAAGTATCCCACGGAAGAAGCTCCTCAGCAGGACGTTCCTCAGGGATGCCGAAGTAAGCTTCCTCGGGTGTTAGAGGCTTAACTCCCTCATTAGACTCGTCCGGCGAGACTGTAGGTAATGGTAGCGTTGCAGAAGCGAACTTACGTTTCTTGCCTGAAGGGTAATAGAAACGAGGCTTAGCCCACTCAGGGATACGCTCGCTATCCACTATGTCCCAGCGTATCTCCTGAGGCTTCCCACTAGGAGTTGTAGTGAAGCAATCTATCTCGTCCTCTGTGTAGAGACCCTGCGTGTATGTCGAGAGGACAATCTTGTAAAGCCTGTCACTCAGTACGTCAATGCCAAGCTCCGCGCCACGCAGGAAGATAGGGTGGTCAGGCGGTAGCGGGTATGCACGTTTCGGTAGCGCGGTGTAGAAGAACTCATCGATAGTGTCAGGAGACTTACGTGTCTTCGCTTTACGCTGTTCCTCACTAAGGCGTAGCTTCTCACTATATGAGGCGCGAATATGCTTATGCATCTCGGCAACGTCTGCCGGGTTATTGATGTCTCCGATAGATGGGGTTGGTGCACGTTTAACCCCGTCATCAGGCGCACTGTCTTCCGCATGGTTAGTCCTGATAGCCATTCAAACTCTCCTTAAAGTAGCAGGCAACCAGGTCTAGCTTCGCGAATAAGTATTCACTAAAACCAGACCTGGTTACAAATAATGCGGGGTTTCACTCAAATATTACGCATAAATATGCGTGGCGTTAAATAATGCTACTGCGACCGGGGGCTGGTGAGCATATCCGCAATCTGTGCCGCAGTCCCCCTCAAGTCTTCAATCGTCCCAGTGTTATAGACCGCAAAATCAAAGTCAGCCTCAGTGAGTGACACCTCGGAAGTGTGCGTATCAGTATTTCTGCCACTGGCACCCTGAACCCATGCGGTACTTCCACCCATCTCCTTGATAGCATTCAATTCATTTGGAAAACGAATGCCCGTGACTGCCACATTCTTACCCTGCGCATGGAGCTGGCGAACACGTACACGCATCATCTCAACCCAGGCATCCTCATCAATCATCTCACGCACCACATCAGTACCCAAGGACTGCAACAAAGAGCGTACCTCCTGCAAACGCTTAGCCTTAGCCCAGTCACCCTTACACACAACCTTCAGGTAGGTTGAAAGCTTCATCACCTCAACATTATCACCTTCACCAATAGGGCATACGATGGACGGATTGACCTTCAGCAAAGCTTCATAGAGCGGTTCAGACATGCCAATTACAGCCCAATCATCACCCAAGAAGCCTGCAAAGGTGTCCTTCCCTGAGGCTTTCCAGCCACCAATTCCCAGCAAAGCAGGATGAGCAACCTCAATAGCGCCGCCATCACTACTGGCACTTGCAGACTCGCCGCTACGGATGGACTCGTAAGCAACACTTAGGTGGTTGATGTTATTGCGGTACAGCTCATACACATCCATCACTGCGTCACTGAGAGCAAGCCCCTCATCCGGTCGAACAAAACGGTAAGGGGAATTTGTCGGCAGGTCAGCAAAAGCTAGAGCCAAAGAATGCATATCCACAACCTTACCGCCAATCAGAGCTGACAGTGCAGGAATTGCGTGCTTAGTCTCATTCAAGAGACGCTGAGCATCCCAAGCAACAAGCACAAAGCCAGCGTCCGCGTAAGAAGACTGACGCAACGAATCAATCGTAGAGATAATGTCCATCTGACCCTCAGGGATGGTCTTACCCGTAAACAAGGACTGTACAACAGGCACCCCTAGAAGGTCATGCGAGCCGCCAGTAATCGGCAGAAAAGCCACCCTCCGCCTATCCGCATCCATGTGCGCAACAATATGTACAACAGGGTTCTGAGTATTCAAGAAAAAGCTCCTTAACAGCAAAGTTCGTACCAACAATTTTAACGCATCGCCAACCTAAAAGGAAGGTGATGCGAGGGCTCCAATGCAGGAAACTCTTCGCATCACCTTCAATCTTACAATATGAGATTAGGACTTGTCGCCGCTACTGCGACCAGCCCACCATAGCCAACCAATAACGGCAACTACGCCAGCAACAATCGCAGAAACACCTACCGCGAACCAGTTAGTCCCTGAGTCGTGACCAGTAGCCGCAACAATAGGCTTCTCAGGTTTGCTAGACTCGAAAGAGTTGGAGGAATCACTTGGTGCTTTAGTGCTAGAGGGGTTAGATGAATCGACAACCCTATCTCCGCTCTTGTTCACCGAAGCATCCTCACCTGTAGGCATAGAAGCCTCACTCACAGGCTGTTCCGCAGGAGTAGGTGAAGCAGTGGGAGAGGCGCTATCACTTACTACCGGGACGCTACTAGGCTCAGCAGTGACCACAGGCGCAGACGAAGCATCCGCCGTAGGCGCTACAGACGGGGAAGGTTCCGTAGGCGACTCCACGGGCTTAGTAGGTTCCACCGTAGGCGCTACTGGAGCCAAGCTTGCCGTAGAAGTCGGAGATGGTGAGGATGAAGTAGTCGAGATGGCACTGGGCTTTACAGGTGCAGGGGCTTCCGTGGGCTCATGTGTCGCCACCGGCGGCTTAGTAGGCTCCACTGTAGGCTCAACACTAACGGTTGGCTCTGCTGGAGCTGGGGTTACTGTAGGCTTAGGTGTACCTACTGTGGGAGCGGGTATCGGTGTTGCGGTCGAAGTAGGCTCTACCGGCTTAGAAGCTTCAACAGTAGGGGTGGGGCTAGGGGTGCTCGCCGGGAGTGACGGAACAGGGCTTGCCGTAGGCTCTACCTTAGGGGTTTCCGTAGGCTGAGGGGCATCTGCCGTTGGCTTAGCCTCTACCGGCGTAGGAGCGGCAGTAGAATGCGCAGGGGTGGGCTTCGCGCTAGGGGTGCTCTCCGCAGGCTTGGGGGTTTCGGCGGTCACTAGAGGGTAGTGTCGAACATAGTCGAATGAGATGCCGCCGGTCGGGTTGGATTGGAGACCCCAATATACGTTTGAGACACGCGCAGTCAAAGTCGTATTTAGAGGCTGACCCGCTGGGAAACTCTTCGCGTAATTCGGGTCGGAAGACTTCATCTCCTGAACCAACTCACCATCACGGAAAACCTTGATACCATCAGCAGTCTTCAAGATACCAACTACTACAGGCTCACCAACTGGCTTATTCTGGAACCAGGAAGGCTTACCGTGAGTAACCTTCTTCCCAGTCTGTGCGTTGATAGCGTCCTGGCTGTAGTGGATGATGGTCTGGTTCTTGTTGGACTGGTCGAACTTTTCCTTCTTACCGGACTCGTTACGGGTCTCCTTCACGGTACTGCCAAACGCTTCGTACCCATCAACTTCCCCAAGCTGAGGACCGGCAACATTGCCGTTACCGTAGAGATAGCCACCGACATGCCCAAAACCGCTGTAGCTGGAAACCTTAAACTCCCAGTAGCCGTCCTCAAATGCCGCCTTGTTATTGGTGCTCATCTCAGCAGACTCACCCTTCTGCCCATTCGCGCCAACCTTTGTGGTGAGGTGTAGCTGACCATCCTTAACGGTTACAGCATCCTTGGTGTACTTCCCGTAAGGGTCTTGATTTACCTCGGAGTAGCCGTTGTAGACGCTCCAGAAGTCCTTATTTACTTCTGTACCGTCAAACTCATCCGCCCAGTCTGGGCACCCTAAACCTGGCTGGTACTGGCTCTTGAGGCATGACCCGGCAGGAACCGGGTTCTTCGGGGCAATATTTGCCGCGTTAGCTACAGCGGTTCCGGTCAGCATTGACACAGCCAAAGCAGTAGCCCCTGCGCGGCGCTTAGAAATACTCGTCATAAAGCAACTCTCCCGCACCTGAGGTATAGGCACGCAATATAGTGAGAAAAATTACAAAGACTGTATAGCAAAAGCCCCTTACTTTCAAGTAATACCTGAGAGTAAGGGGCTTGGTTGCGCTAGGGGTTAAGAACTTCGTTGAGATTATTCTCTTCTTCAAAGCCCCAGAGCTTGAGGAGATTATTCTTCTTCTCCTCTAGAACCTTATTGCGTGCGGCGAGAGCGTCACCCATAAGGATACGGTGACCATGCTCGGTCTCCAGTAGAGGGACTTCGTTAGCGCGAATCATCTTCCAGAGCGTGCCAGGACCCACCAGGGCAACATCTGCCGCTTCAGTGACAAGAAGCTTTGCATTCGAATTGCTGATGGTGACGCTGTTGTCATTGAGTAGAGATTCAAGTGCTTCACTCAGTAAAGCGACCGCATGTTCGTGGTTCTCCCGCGAGTCTTCATGGTCTGGAATTGAGTTCTCAATAGCGGATACCGTGGCGTTGATGAGCTTCAGCATCTCCGGCGTTACGTGCGCCTGAAAATGTTTCATTGACAGCATGTGGTAACACACACCTTTCATGTAGTGATTGAAAATAACTTACTGCAAGTGTACCACATTTTTGCGCCCTACGCAGGTTGTTGCATGAGGCATAAAAAGAGGGGGTGTCCTCAGAAAGGGGGAAACCCCCCAACCCAAAGACACCCCTAAGCTAAGCCACCCAATCGGGGCTCAGCCTAAAGAAGCATTTTACTTCTCGTCAGCCTCAGTAGCCTTACGGCGCTTACCCAGGAGCAAAGCCCCAAGACCAGCACCAACAGCGGCAAACAACCCAGCCTGACCAGCAACACCATTACCAGTGTCACGACCAGTCTTAGCCTCCACCTGCTTCACAGGCTCAGCAGGCTTCTCAACTTTCGGCTCCTCAGGCTTAGGAGCCTCAGGAGTTACTGGCTCAATCTTGTGCTCAAGACGAATCACAGCCTGAGTAGTAAGACCCGAAACCGTGGACACCTGATAGGTCACCTCAGGAAGCTCGCCAGTGTAACCTGCCACACGCAGGAACTTCACGACACCATTCTCATCAACGGTGTAAGTGCCCTTACCCTCGAAGGTTCGAGAAGTAACCCAAGAACCATCCTCAGCCTGGAAGCGAATAGTCTTCGCATCCAGCGGGTCATCAACACCGTTAATGGAACCGCCCTTGTCGTTGCTCAGAACGCCCTCTAGGACAGTCTCATCAGTGGTGATGGTGTAGCTGTCGTCAGATGCCTTCGGCTCAGTGTAGGTAGCTTCCGGGTTATCTGCGACAACCGGAGGGTTGCCCGGAACCTCAGAGACAACCTCAGCAGTCGCCTTAGCGGGGTCGGTCACAGTCTGAGCAGTACCAACAGTACCGTTTACCTTAGTACCGTCCCAACGCTTGAAGATATTAGCCGTCTGAGTCGCCTTGTAGGTAACCTCAGCAGTCTTACCCGAAGCCACGGAAACGGTGCCAACCTCAAGGGTCTTCGTCTCACCAGGGGCAAGGGTGAATCCAGCAGGCAAGGTTACCTTAGCGCCCGCCGCATTAGCGACAGTCAAAGTGTCAGCGTTCAAAGTGACAGCAGAGCCAGAGGTGTTAGTCACATCAACCGTGACCTTGCCAGTAGCACTACCATTCTCGTCAAGCTTCAACTTCACCGGGTTAATGTTCGCATCGTCACCGTTAATCTTAGTAACGATTCCGATAGCCGTGTTGATGGGCTGAATGTGCAAGGTGACAGTAGACTCTGCTTCCTTACCATCAGCAGTGGACACGATGTAACGGACAGTGAAATCGCCAATAATGTTCTGCGGGTGGTCGAAAACAACCTTGCCATTGACAACCTTGGCGGTCACGCCGGAATCACCGAAGCTGTAAGACGTGGAGCCCTTACCATCGCCAAGCTTCAAAGTAGAAGCATCGACGGTGCTACCCTCAACCTTGGCAGTAGCCAGCGGGTCAAGAGTATGGGACTTCTCGCTATTCACCAGAACAGTCTTCTCCGCCGGAGCAACAGTCAGGTTCGACTGCTTAGCCCAAGTGAACGTTGCAGTGGACGGAACCTTAGTGGTTGCCTTACCGCTATCGTAAATATTGTAGTTCACGGTCACGGTGCCGCTGAAACCCTTCTCGGGGACGGCAGTTGCGACACCATTAGCGTCGATAGTGATGGTCGCCTTACCCGGAACAACAATCTTCTTACCACCCTCAGAAATGGTCGCACCATCCGTAGTGGAGAAGATAGTCTTAGTCTTATCCAGGGTGTACGGCTTAACCGTAGAGGAGTTCTCCATCAGGTCAGCAGTCAAAGTGACACCGTAAGCGCCCTGCTTCTGCTCGTTACCATCCTTGGGCAAAGCGTAAGACTCAGCGGAACTGTCCTCGTAGCTGTAGCCACCCCATGCGGTAATAAAACCAGTCTGCGGGCGACCGGCAACGTCAGTGCGGTAGGTGCGACCCTCAAAGGTGAAAGTCGTTTCCTTGTTTCGGATTGCCTCAGCGGTCAGCTGTACGTCACCGCAACGCTTCCCCTCGGAGTCGATACCGGGGCCGTAATCCTTAACCTTCCAGTGAGGCTCCTGCTCAACAACCTTAGTGACATCAGGCGAGGTGGTGGAGAACCAGAACGACATACCATCCCACAAAGCGGTGTACTTGAGAACCAGCTTACCAGGGGTGGACTTCTCAAAGTCGATAGTTACCAGAGGCTCAGTGACACCACGTTCCTTCAACTCGCCACGGACAGTGTTAGCGAAGTTGCCTGTTGCGGAACGCGCCCAGAACTTGTCGGATACCGTATTAACATCATAAGTGCCGTCAAGCCACTCATTCTGCTTCATACCATCATTAACAGTAATGTACTTACGCAGGTCGGGGTTATCCTTACCCCACTGTGCCAGCTCCTTACCCTGAAGCGGGTACCAGCGCCCACCAATCTCCTTAGCAGGCATAGAAGCAATTAGCGCGAAGTTAGGGTTCTTCTTGAGGTAGTCATCTGCTTCACCCTGACCGATACGGAATTGCTGTTTCGCAGGGTCGATAATCAGCTCAATTTCGTAGGTGCCACCCTTGACAACGCCATTCGGGACAGTCTGACCCTTCAAGAATGCGTCAGGAACGCCACACTTTGCGACACCCTGACCGCCGTACCAGACACCACCAGGTGAAATGAAGTTCGGCGTAGTGGCGGCGGGGTTCAGCTTAATCTGACCGCCATTGATGGTGCCAATACCTGTTGCCTTATACTTCAGGTCATAGGTCTTGAGAACCTTCTCATCATTTAGCGGGTCAATATTTGCTGTGAAGTTCGCGCTAATGTCACGCGGGTTCTCAGTAATCGCATCATTCCAGGTAATGCGGATAATGCGGCTATTCGTCGGGTGGTTAGACAGGGTACCAATCTTCTTGCCGCTTGCGTCAAGAACATCTACCATCTTAGTGGTAAACAGAAGGTTGTTGGCATTTTCCTTACCTTCGGAGCCAGCCGCCAAAGTGGGGATAAGCTCAATCTCGGTAGTCTGCCCCGCCTTGAGCGCACCGTCCAGGTTCGGGATGGTGAGGGTTACCTGTCGGGTGACGCCACCACGACCATTGGTGAGAGTCTGCACTTCCTCGCCGCCAGCCACCTTGAGTGAAGCGCCTGCAAGGTTGCCGTTCAAGGTGGTAGCAGTAGTAGCGTTTGCATCAGCCGCAAACGCCGGAGCGATACCACTCACAGTCGGGACAGCGGCAAGTGCGAGCATGGGAAGTGCGGTTAGTACCTTCTTTGAGGTAGTCTTAGCCATTAGGTTTGTCTCCAATAATAGGTTACAGAACAATTGCCGGGACACTGAGCACTCTATGCGGCATCAGTTCCCCGGCAGGTTAGCGTCTTACTCAGACGTGCTGGAGAGAAGCTAACCTTTACACAAGATACATAGCAGAAAGGTTGCAACATGTGTTGCATATAGCCCCGTGCTGTATGCAACACTTCTGCTATGTGGAATCCACAATAGCTCATCTGAACTAAAATGGAAAGCGAATTTAGGCAGAAGTTTCCTTCAGCTTATCGTCAAGGTAGCGCGCCGCATAGTCATACTTCAACAGCTCCCAAGCCGCCTTGTCAGTAACTTCACGCAGGCGAGTCACATCGCGATTATCTTCAACCTCAGCGCGCTTCACAAGAGCCGCCAGATGGTTCTTAGTGACGCGAGATAGGTAGAGCCTGTAAGAATCCTCATGCTCTCCGTGGGTTAGGGCAACGACCGCCTCCATGACCTCAGCGGGCATGACCTTCTCCAGCTCATGAGCCGTGACCTTCGTGTGCTCCAACACGTCATGCAGGTATGCTACAGCTACAGCAAAATCATCACCGTGGGTAGCCTCACTGACCTGCATCGCAACATTGATAATATGCCCACCATAGTAGTCATTACCGCCCTCATCGACCATACCCGCATGGGCAACCTTGGCGATATACTCAGCGGCATCCAGCACCCACGTCTTATAGTCAGTTTCGCGCTGGAATACACCCTTAGAAATGTCGGTACCAGACATCGCGCCAGAGCCAATGTCTACCAGGCTAATCATCCCGCTCTCAACCTTGAGAACCCATACGGTAGAGCCATCAACGAGAGCCGGTACGGTTTCCCCGGCGGGAGTAGCTACAAGACCATACTCGTAGGCGGAAGAATCGGTGACAGGGTATACGAAACCCATAAGAGCACCACATGCCTTTCAAATAGATAACGAATGTGACACTAACAACATATCGCATGGTGCTGGTTGGTGTCCAACGCAACACGATAGTTTCTTTCACAGGACGCAATTATGCCCCTGTAAGCTGTTGGAGCTTACAGGGGCATAATCAATATCGAACCTCGAAAATGTAAATACAGCCGAGCGAGTCACTGCTAGTTGTAATTACAGTTCGGTTTAGCTGAAGGCGTAACGACCCGAACGCCCCCATGTATTACATGATACCACGTAGGCATATGCCTTGCAACCCATGTGCGGAAGCACTTATAGGGCGGTGTAGTAGCCATCCACAGACATGATAGAAGTGGAGTGAATAAGGGTACCCTCAGATGGGTTGAGAGCAGAAATCATCTTGCCGTCGCCCAGGTAGATACCGACATGGCTGTAACCGTTCTGGAATACAATGTCGCCCGGCTTCGGGTTGTTAGTAACCTTGAGTTCACTAGCCATAGCGTAGGTGTACGCGGTTAGCTTAATGCCCTGCTGGGCATAAACCCATGACACAAAACCAGAGCAGTCCCAAGCACGGAACGTCTTGCCGCCCCAAATGTATGCGCCACCCAGACCAGTCTTTGCAGTCTCAACAATTGCCGCGCGGGTAGCATCCAGGTTGGAAGTGTCTACTGCCGTGGAAGCCGCCTTACTGGAAGTCTTATCTACACGCACATCAAAGTTGGACGTGTAATTCCCGTTAGTAGTGGTAGTGGAGGCAGGAGCACCATTATTGGTTGCTACGGAAGTGGAAGGCGTATATACGCGCTGAGAGTTCGACTGCGCAGATACGACGGTAGCTGAACCGGCGGCATTCAGACCAGCGGGAGAGGTATCCCCACTAGTGTGAGAAGCAGGAGGGGTAAGCTCATTCGCCTTAGCGTCTGCGCGTGCCTTAGCCGCAAGTTCCTCTGCCTTCTTCTTCTCAGCCTCAGCAGTTGCCTTAGCTTCATCCTCAGCCTTCTTCTCGGCATCCGCCTTAGCCGCAAGCTCATTGCGGGTAGCGTCAATGCCGGTCAAGAACTTATCCATAGCATTTGCGCGCGCCTGAGCCTTGCGAGCCGCATCATTCTGAAGGTTATTGAGCGTCACCATATCGATAGTAACGTCGCCATTCTCCATGTACACAGTCTTAAACTGCGCACGCTCTTCAGGAGTAAACTCAACAACCTTAGTATTATTAACATCCACAAGGTCATTAACGCTTGAGGTGGTTGCCGGGGCAGTAAAAGACGCAGGCACATCCGCAACATGATTAGCGGCAGACGTATCTGCATACGCTACCGACGGGGCAACCAGAGCGGCAATAATAGGAGTGGTCAGAGTCAGCTTAGTGTAAATGTTTTTCTTGCCCATAAGGGTAAGTAACTTTCTTGTAGGGGTCATCTGTCAGTGGCTTACGAAATTAGCTGTCAGGCTCGGCATGTCAGATTCTTGCCTAACTTCAGGTGAAGTCTTCGCCTCTAGAGAGATGCCTGTGATGCGCAAGACAATGCTTGTCGTACCCGCGCCGCAGGTACACATCTCAGATGTGGTTCTTCCGCCTCTCGGAAGGTAAATTGTTAGCCCCAAGGCTTGAGCTGAACCCCGAGAGCTCAACCAGCTCAGCTCGTCACATTTCCAGAAAAGATGAAGCCGACTTCCGTAGGCGAAACTGCCAAACGGAAGTCGGCTTCACAAGGTCTTTCACCTTGGAACCTTAAAAATTGTACCACTGAAAGTATAGCGGCGCAACAGCCACCTGCCTTACGAAATGAGCAGAGACGCAATCATGCCATTCACCCCGTAGAGCAAAGCAAGGTTATAAACGGCATGTGCAATCCATGAGGCGTAGATGTTCTGAGTCTTCAGCGCCAGGAAGCACAAAGCAATACCCGAAAGCACATACATGAGCACCTGCGGAGCGATAGAGAACAAAGTGCCAGTGAAGATGTCCATAGAGCCAAGCGAAACCGCGAGATTAAACGAAGTGAGCAGAGTGCCTGCAACATGGTATGCCATGAACCCCAAGGAAGACAGCAGAACCATAAGAACCTTCGCGCCAGGAATGACACTGTTGCGCACGGCAGACATAAGAACACCACGGAACAGCATTTCCTCAGCAATGGGCGCGAGAGCTACCGTAAACCCAAGGTAAGCCAAGAGCGTAGGGAGATTCATCACCTGGTAGGGCGCTACAGCCTCCACAGGCGGCTTTCCACCCGCCAACATCGTAGAACCCACACTGATGACCATAAGCGCCACAGCGCCCAGCAGACCGCTCCACAGGTACCTATAAGACAGCATAGGGTTGAAGACACCAAACAAGACGGAGCGGATGGAGCCGCCAATTCGAGGTGCCACCAGCTTAGCAACAATCACCGTAACCCCAATGATGGTGGCGCTGTACACCATTGAGACAATGTGATGATTCGCAACAGGGAGGTTAAGGCTCGCAATTGGGTTGCTAAGAAGCCAGGTAATGCCGTTGCTGACGACAAACACGGCGACAATTGCCGCCAACCCATAGAAAGCAAGCTTCAGTAGACTTCCAGCGCTACTGGAGGTAGGGGAACTAACCTTTTCAGGGATGACATCGGCGGAGTGTTCTTCCTGCTCCTGTGCAGGCAAAGTGGAAGGCTCAGCGGCGGCAGTCGTATTTTCAGACACGAATATCTATTCCTTTCAGTAGTAAAGTTTCAAGCAGGGGTGGTATAAGTATAACGCATTGGCGGGCTAACTAAAGAGAAGACCTCAATAGTTAGCCCGCCAATCTCGCTAACTATACACTAGTCAGCGATGCGCTTGTAATAGGTTCGAGGACGCAAGCCCTGAGCCTTATTCAGACGGCGCGCCTCAGCAATATCTGCCATGTCGCGCTTACGGTACTCAGCGAAAGTCATACCGTACTTGTAGGTTTCGTATTCGTAATCGTCAGCAAAACGCTTATCGGTACCTGCACGGCGCTTCATATCCTTCGCCTCGGCGTAAGGAAGAAGACCTTCAATGTAGAGCAAGTAGCCGTCTTCGGTGCCGAAAACAAACTTCGGGTTGCCAGAGTTGCCGGTAAGGATTACGCCAAAGCTATTACCAGATACCTTGAACAGCTCATTGCGGAGCTTGTCGGAAGTGTCAGCAGACTTGTAGCGCTTGAAGTCACCCTTATTGACCTGCCACACCAGCTGGCTCTGGGTGTTAATGATGGTCAGGTCGCCAAACTGGGAGCGAATGGCGTGCCACACCTCAGAGTTTGAGGACATGTAGGTGTGAAGGATGCCCATGTCCTTCTCGGGGTTACTTTCGTTCGGGATGGCAAGGTCGAAACCCTTAGCCTTGTTGCGGTGACGAATGTAACCCTGGATGCCGCGAACGTTGCGGTCAGACTTCATATCGCCGGGCTCGAAACGCCAACCATCCGCAAACTCGTAAACGTCAGACGGCAGGACAGTGGCAGGGGAAGTAAATACATCGCTCACAGTCCAGTTATGGTCGTAACCATGCTCATCGGAGTAAACGTTGGGGTTGGTTACGTTCGAACGGGAGAAGCCGTCATCGCGAACAGCCTGAAGCTTAGTACCGTCACCATCCGTCAAGATGATGAGAACATCTTCCTTGCCCTTACCACGAACGTTACGGGTAGCACGAACCGTAATGTTACCACCCTGAGCATTCTGCTTAGCGGTCGGAAGCAGTCGCACAGACTGGTTCGGCGCAGAGGAAATGTATGCCGGAACAAAGCCGCCCTCAAAGTCGCCCATAAGAACGACGCCCTCTTCGTATGCCAGACCGTGAATGGGGTCATTATGGGAGCTGATGCTAATAAACAGGGTTTCATTAGTGCCCGGCGCGGAGCAGATGTCCCAGACATGTTCCGCCTTATACGGGCGACCCTGCGGGTCACGAATATCACGCAGAACCCAATCCTTACCAGTGGTGTCCGACTCCCAAACAGCGGTGCGGTTCCACAGGTCACGGAAGTTTGCAGGCTGAGACGGGTCAGTAAGCGGGACGTAGATGCGACCTGCCGCATACTGAGCAGTAACAGCCTCAGAGCCAGCAGGCTTGAACTGCATCAGAGAGTTGCCACTCGCATCAAAGCTGGAGAGGTAGACTCGACTAGTGCCGTAAGTGTCGCCATTTGCGTTATAGTCGCCGTAGCCGGGGGTTACAACATTGTTCCACGGGGAAACGGTGACGGAGTTAATTGCGGAAAGCGACGTGGTGCTGTTGCCTCGCTTGATTGCGTGACCAACAGCGGGGGTTGCTACCTTCTTGACCACGGGGTCCTTTGCGGCGGCAACGAAACGACTGCGCGCATTGGCGGCAGGCGCATTGATAGCCATCAGTGCGCCACCAGCGGCGACACCAGCAATCAGAGAACGGCGGGAAATAGACATAGTGTGTACTCCTAAATAGTTGAAGTTGAAGTGAATAAAAGAAGTGAATAATGCCGACCCGACTACCAGAGGCGAGCCAACGAAATTTAGTGTACCACATGTAAAACGAGTTGCGCAAATCGAGTGTTTTAGGCGTAAATATAGAGGGGTTCCTCCGTCCCACTCCCTTATTTAGGAAGCAAGACAGAGGAACCCCTCCGAAAACAGTCACCTTCCAGCAGGTAGCCCTACCACAGCTTCAAATCATACTTTGAAGTCGTTGAGCTGTCGTCATTTACCACAATATTCTCCAAATCTCCAGGCTTGAAAGCGGCTCCACCAAAGAAGTACTCGGCACGCGCCGCCTTTAGAAAATACGGGTCAGGATACTCTAGACCGTCAGCATCCTTAAACGTCGCCTCCTTAGGCAGGTGGACAACATCGAGGGTTCCTTCACGATTACCCTGAGGCGCATACGCAAACCTAGTGTCACCGGATTCATCCTTATACGTCATCACAAAATCATATGAGCGTGAAGCATCATCACTCTCCCACCAATACTCTTCAAAGCCATTAGCACTGTTTGACAGAGACGAGTCCTGCATATTGCTACGCTTATAGGTCAGAGACTCCTGCCTAGCTGTAGCACGACCAGCGAAAGCCGCCGCCAAAGTCTCCGCCTGCGAAACATCCGCAGGGTTCACAGTGGTACTAACATTAGGCAGGTAAGAGCGGCGCGAAACAGCTTGCGCCATATCCGTATAAGAGCCACCCCTAGCGCTCCTACCGCGCAACACTCGCAAGCGAGGAGTTATACCATCCTCTTCAGGGTTGCCGGGCACAATGTCATCCAGGGTGGGCTCAAAAGTATCTGAAGCCATCTTATACTTGCCACTCTTCAGCCCCTCAACGATTACGTCAGAGAAGTACGGGTCTGTAGGGTCACCTTCAATACCTAGGCGGCTCTGCAATGCGACAAGGGCATTGTACTTGTCGTCTTCCTGCTCATTCCGAATGTAGTAATCCATTACACCTGAGACGGCGACCGACTGGTACTGCAACTTGCGCAAACTGTTGAGCGCATCCTTCTGAGGGGCGGTGAGCTCCAAATGGGCGTTCTCCGGGTCTTGCGACAAGTCCTCGTATACATCCCTCAACTGTTCGCGCTCCTGTGCGTCCCACCTGTACGCCCGATACATGACAGCATCCTCTTGAGAGCCATACCTGCGGATAGCCGCCCTCTGCGTTACGGTATCTGAATAAGGGCTAATGTTTATTGCCACATACCCACCATCATCAATGTACTTCGTGATGGATTTATCTTTTTCGCGAACAACTGACCCGGCAAATTGAGAGTCATTCTCTCGTAGAGGGTAATTCATATCCCCGTCTGGAGTCTGAGGGAGGCTGTGCAACAGCTCGCCATCTTCAGGGATGTAAGGGCTGGCAATACCAAACTCCATGACGTAGCCACTATCCGTCTCATCCCTATCCTGCCCCAACGGGTCAATAGTCTCAAACATTCTAACTCGACCACGCCCCTGAGGGGTCTCAGCCCAAACCTTCTGAGCGCGCTCAGCTTCCTCCTCATCAAGAGGCTTATCGAAGTTTCGCGTAATCCACGTAAGAGGCGAATACTCTACAGCCTTCAACTCCTCCGAAACATCATTACCCTCCGCCTCAAGGTCTTCCAGCATATTCCTACGCCACTCCAGAACCTCATCCAAGTCCTTCTCATCCCACCCAGCATACGCAAGAGCTTCCTTTATTCGCTCCGCATCAGTCTCAGGCTCCCAGTAGCGGTCATCGTCAAGCTCATATACAGGGCGGGCAATGCGCATTGAAGAAACATCGAAGTCCAACGCGAACTGACCTGTATCAGGGTCAAGCCAACCCGCACTGTCCCTACCATGCTCGACAGGCTTACCCTGTACGGGCTGTTCAGTCTCTACCGGCGGCGTGGGCGGCGGGGCAATATCAATATCTACAATATGGAAGTTGTCGATAGCTTCCTCAAGAGTAGCCATTGGAATAGGCTGAGCAGGCTCTTCTGCCGCGCCAGCGTTATCGGCAGGCGGTGACGGGACATTGAGGTCAATGTCAATAAAGCTTACGTTCCCAATAGTGCCAGCGAGAGTTGCAGTGGACTCAACCTTCGGAGTTTCCTGTGGGGCTTCAGTGGGCTTATCGGGTTCAACTTCCAATAGGTCTGCTGGGTCACCTGGATAGGGATAATTCTCAGGGTCGCGGCTGTATAGCGTCCAAGGGGTTATGCCCAATGTCTCAAAAATTTCAGGGCTCAGACCATCCTCACCAAACGTATCTAGCGCCATATCGTAGTTATGTCGGCTCAAAGCTTCCAGCTCTAGCCAGCTATCTGCTTCAGCAGGAGTATTGAAGTGTGGAGCGTTGGAGGCGAACTTGCACTGATGCTCGGCACTGCAAGGAAGCCGCCGGTTATCGTCGTTAATATGGTACTGTCCCTTAGCCATAATCCAACTACTTTCATAACGTGTAATATATAGGTGGTACCAAAACGCCTACATAGCAAGCCTTCTGGTACCACCTATATATCAATAAGAGCCGAAACACACAGGAAACCCACAGGAGTTATTCGCCCAGCCTTGACAGACAGCTCTAAAAATGTGCTATAGTGTAACTGTAGTGGTCGCAATCTCGCGGGCACACACCAATAACCCAACCTCGAAAGGTAAAACACTATGGCTAAGAAGATTGGCATCTTTGACCGCATCTCCCAGCTGGTGAAGGCAAACATCAACGACCTCCTGGACAAGGCAGAAGACCCTCAGAAGATGCTGGCTCAGCTCATCCTTGACTACACCAACAACATCCGCGAAGCAGAAGGCTCTGTTGCTCAGCTCATCGGCACCCTCCGCCTACTGGAGAAGGACTACGCCGAAGACGAGAAGACTGCGAAGGAGTGGGGCACTAAGGCTCTAGCCGCCTCCAATAAGGCAGACGAGTACCGCGCCGCCGGTGACACCGCCAACGCTGACAAGTTCGACAGGCTCGCCAAGACCGCCATCTCCAACCAGCTCGCCGCTGAGAAGAAGATGCAGATTGCTGAGCCTCAGATTACTGCACAGGCCGAGACTGTCAATAAGCTCAAGGCAAGCCTTGACGTTATGCGCAACAAGCTTGAGCAGGTGAAGCAGAAGAAGGCTGAGCTGGAGGCGCGCCAGAAGACCGCTGAAGCTACCCTGCTCATGGCAGAAACTTCCAAGAACTTCAACACTATTGACCCCACCTCTGCACTGGCAGGTGTGGAAGAGAAGGTTCGCCGCCTGGAAGCCAAGTCCCTGGGTGAGCAGGAGCTTGCTGAAAGCCGCCTAGATGACGACTTCGAGGCACTTGCAGACCTTGAGCGTGACCAGGAGCTAGAGGCTCGCCTTGCGGCTCTGAAGGGTAACAAGGCATAGCCCTAAGGCAATAACGTCACCCAGCGATGCATTACATGTAGGTGATTTGGCTGTTACCCCGCAGGAGTGACGCAGTGAAACCCCCAACCAGTCAAGGTTGGGGGTTTCACTTTTATACGCAGAGACGGTGACGGGATTTGAACCCGCATACCCGCGAACGGGTGTAACAGTTTTGCAGACTGCCGCCTAAACCAATTCAGCCACACCGTCGTAAGCCCCTCAGGGGCTATGTAAGCGGCTAATGCCAACTTATATGTAAAACTCTATCAGATGGAGGTTGAAATGCGCAAGCGGGGCATATAGCCCCTTTGCAGGTGGCGGTATGCCCCGCTTGCGCGAGTGAAAATGCGTGTAAGTGTGCCCATCTATAAGCTCCGTCCAACGACCCTTACAATATGTCGCCGGTGCATATGGATGGATAATTACAACACTTACAGTATAGCGTATCTCCTACTTGGCTGTAAAGTACCCATCAACAGGCATCCATGAAGTCGGGTGGATAAGGGTGCCATTTGACGGGTTGAGAGCAGAAATCATCTTCCCATCGCCCAAGTAGATACCAACATGGTTGTACCCGTTCTGGAACACAATGTCGCCAGGCTGAGGGGTGGCAGTAGGCTTCAGCTCATTCTTCATTGCAAAAGTGTACGGGGTGAGCTTAATGCCGTGCTGAGCGTAAACCCAGGAGACGAAGCCGGAGCAGTCCCACAACTTAAAGGTCTTGCCACCCCAAACATAGGTACCGCCTAGACCGCTCTTAGCCGTCGCCACAATCTTATCCTTAACGTTAGCGGACTGATTAACTAGTGGCTCAGCGGATAGGCTTGCAGGCACTACAACTGACCCACGTGCGACATTATGCAGAGTACTGAGCTTGCCAGTGCGCGAGAACCACTGAGTAGTAGCGTTACGGTTACCAACAACGTCGCTCACCGGGAAGCCATGCTTGTCCCAGTGACCTTCACGAGCCCACTTCTTACCTACCTCGCTGTTGAACTGGATGACGTGCGTGCGGTTAGCGGAAGCATCCCAGCCAACGATGTAGTAGTCGTCACCATTCTTGAAGTCCTGAGCACGCCCACCATGCACGTAATACTCTTCACTTACAGGAACGCCGAGTTTATTCTTGCCCACCTCGCCGTAGCTCAGCCACTTGCGCGCAATAGCACTATTGATGTCAATACTATGCACGCCGGTCTGCTCCGTCCATACCAGCTTAACGGTACGACCATCCTTAGTCAGGAAGTCCTGCGTCACAACACCGTTACCCTGGCTGGTTTCCTCAGAGATAGGTACACCAATCTCGTTCTGGTGTTGCTCCCAATAGTGACCGATAGCGCCCGGCATCCAAATGTTATAAACACCAGTCTTCTCAGTCCACACCATCTTATGTCCAGAGCCGAAGTCCTGATAAGTGTAGCCGTTCTTAGTGACCTCTTCAGTCGTTGGGTACTTGTAGGTGCCTGCTGAGCCACCTGCCTGAACCCAACGGTTACCAATCGCGCCGCGAGTCCAGATAGTCTTACCCCGAGCCTGATGAGAATAAACTACCGTATGCCCAGACTCGAAACGCTGTTCCCAGGAGGTAGCACTGGTCTTACGCTCATTCTCAACAGGCGCACCATAGTTGCGCCTAGTGTCAGTCAGATACTTCTTAATACCATTGACAGCCTGGAACTTGGAGGTCGGGTCAGAAACAGAGACCTTGCCGGTAGCCTTATCCAAGGTAAGGCGAGTCACAACACCATTCTCAGTACGGAAGTCCTGGTAAACCGTGTTACCCTGAGCCACCTCATCGGTGATAGGCGTACCAATCGTGCGCACATCACCCATCTCAAGCCACTTATTCGTAATAGGCTCGAAGTTAGTCATGACGTGGACACCATTCTTGGCTGACCAAATCAGTTTCTTGCCGCTATCGAAGTCTTGCTGTGCAGACTCACGGAAGCTGTACTCGTCAGTCAAGGGGTACCCAAAGCGCCCATATTCGTTACCGTTCTTTACCCAGAGGTCACCGATTGCTCCACGCAGGTAGATAGCACCACCCTTACCATCCTTACGGTGCAGGATACGGTAACTATTCGTGAAGTCCTGAGCCCAACCTCCCGGCAACGCAAGCTCACGCCCAATAGGGGTGCCGTAACGCGCCTCATCCTTATGCCAGTAGCTACCGATACCAGAGTAAATGTTGATGTAGCCGCCGTTATTGAAGTGACGGTCACCATTATCCTTGACGGGAGCGGGGGCATCCTTCGGCTTCTCGGGGGCGGCAGAACGGTCAGTTACCGGCGAAGGGGACACCTTGCCATTACTGCCCCACTTAGAAACATAATCGCGGTTGCGCACAAAGTTATCCAGCTCAGCGGCAGTACCGTTGAATACGTTGGAGTCACCGGCGAACGGCGCAACAGATGAGAACTGCCAAATGTCGAAGCTGGTAGAGCCGCCAGGCATGAAGCCAGGACCCGTGGAATAGTTTGCAATATGCAACGGCAAACCATTGAACTCATTGGTGCCACCCATACAAGTATTCCACCAGTCAGTAGTGGAGTAGATGGTGGGGTAGCGTCCGGTCTTATCCTTATAGGTATTCACAAAGTCCCACGTCCAAGTCTTCAACTGAGACTGAGACATGCCGAAGCAAGTGTTGCCTAGCGACGGGTAGGGGTTGTATTCCAAGTCAAGCATACCCGGCAAAGTCTTGCCGTCTGCCGTCCAGCCGCCACCGTTCTTAATGAAAATTTCAGCCTGAGTACGCCCAGAGGACTGCGGCGGCAAGGCGAAGTGGTAGCCGCCAGTGACAAGACCTGCGTCACGTGCTCCCGCATAGTGCTTGGAGAACGTAGGGTCTACATAGGTGGTGCCTTCACTGCTCTTCATCCAGGAGAAGCGGCTACCAGCGGCATACTGCGCTCCCCAGTTGATGTTCGGCTGATGGTTCGAGACATCCTGACCTAGGACACCCCAGGAGGGCTTCCAGCCGTTCCTGGTGGTTAGCGGGACTACAGCCAGGGTAGGTGCGGTCGCGTTAGAGATAGTTGAGTCCTGTGCGCCAGTAAGGTTCTGCTTGTCAATAGCCTGCGCCTTAGCACCCCAGCCGACAGTAGCGCCCCCCTTCTTCGCGCCCTCTTCAGGAGTCTCAGCGAGAGCAACCTGAATGTTCTGGACGGATACAGAGCCCTGCAAGGTAGGCGCGGCTTCAGTAGTAGCAGTATCACCCTCTAGATGGGTTTCCGCGTCATTCTTAATGGTTTCCGTCTCGGAGACCGTAATAGTTGAACCGGCGGTAAGAGGCTTCTTCTTCTCATCCGGCTCAGCATTAGCCACAGCCGGAGCTACTGTGCCTGCAATAGTAGCAGTCAGCAGGGCAGAAGCGAGAACGGTCTTCTTAACGTTGGTATTGGTCTTCGTAGTCAAAAGTTTGTTTCCTTCAAATGTGTTACTCGGGTCGCATAGCTCTATGAACGTACAACCGGCGGTCAAGTCTAGCGGCTCATTGAACCTCACCTGTTTAGGCATACTCGAATAATATAGCGGAACACCCGCCGCATAAGTATACTCAGGTGGCAGATACTCACTTAAGGAAACATTAGGCTTTAGTGCATAAAAATGCTGCTACCCGGCTAATTAAAGCCGGGTAGCAGCATCACAAAGAAGGTCACTCTACCAGACCGTCCACCCCTCATAATCTTCTACAGCCACCCTATCAGGGTATGCGGTGAAACCAATCGGAGTTTCCGTCTTGCTCGCGCCTGCACGATACAGACCTAGCGCCCTATCTGCGTTAGTGAGAACAGGTGAGTTGTCTCCCTCGTAAGCCCCCACAGTCTGATAGAGAACCCCATCAGCATTGGTCTCCAAAACTACAGCATACTGCTGGGAACTACCCCCACCGCTGGGTCTACAAACAATATCACCTGGGGCGACATGAGACATCGCCTCTCTCTCCCCCAAATCCCTGAACATCTCGTCGCGGTAATGGGCGTAACTACTAGTCGCAAACTTGCGGCGACGCTCCTGCTCAGCTGAAGTCATGTAGCTATGGGAGATAATGTCATTCCACTCCAAAGCCTTAATATCTTCTTTCAAAGACTCGCCGCGCGTAGGAGACTGAGCAATAACCGCCTGACGGGGAGTTTGCGGCGGCACCTCACCATCAGCCACAATAAGAAGCTGTTCAAGCTCATCTGCCGACTTCCCTACACCCATAAGGTTAGGGTTGATGACCAGATAACCGTGTTCGGTTGGTTGGGATGAACATGCTTCCAAGAGCTGACGCATCTGCCGTGCATCTCGCGGGTAGTGCAACCCATTCTCATCAACATCAGTCTCAGCGGTCTGAAGCCACACTTGATACTCTGGGTGGTTCTGAAGCGCATCAGCAACCGCCTGCCGGATAGCTTCTTGAGTCCCTTCATCTAACTGGTGTGATGCACGAAGCGACTCTGGCAAATGTGAAGCAGTCATAAGTCTCTCAAGGAGTATGCCGGTATGCTTCGCTAATGCTCTGTTGTGGTTATTTAGGTAATGCGCGTATGCCGCGTTCGCATACCCCAAATACCTCTTCTCACCAATACCTTCAATGCGTTTAAGGTATTGCGATTTATTTTTTGAAAGCTGTTCATATGAGGGATACTTCTTGTCGGCGGCAATGACCATCGCAGTAGTCTGACTATTCGTCTTTTCCCGCTTATGCGCCTCAAACATAGCCTTAGCCGTAGCAATATTCGCAGGACTCGAAGACGACAACCCGGCAGGAGTTACCTTAGCCAACCTTGAAATGGATGTCGTCTCCACAATCTCCCATAACGAAAGCGGAGTGGTTGAAACATAATTCGGGGCAGAAACAGAGGTAGCGTCAGTATCAGCATACATCTTGTCGGCAGGCTGTTTCTTCGCGACCGCATAGTCAATACGCGCGCGGCTGTCAGCGGCATAAGCGGCGGCATCAGTGTCAGGGATAAGGGATACCTGCTCCTTCGTGAGCGTAGAACGCTCAGCTGGAGCCTTGCCTTCCAGGACAGCCTTAGCAGAAATCTGCTCAGCGGCTTCAATTGCCTCAATCAGAGTGTCGAAGTGCAGAACACCCTCACCATTATTCAGGTGCCTGTACGCGCAAACATCCCTGCCTCGGCACTCATTAGGCTTATTATTGGGGGAGATGTGGTAGCATTGCATTCTTCATTTTCCTGCTGTCTTTTTACGAGATTTAGGGGTCTAGCATTTATCGTGCGTAAAAGCCGCCCAGCACCCCAAGCGCCCCATCGTAGGGGCGGAAGGTAACTGGGCGGCTCCACTATGAGGAGGTCAGCCGATGAAGGCTAGAGTATTCACACATACAATATATCAGTGGCTATTTCCGCTTCGTGGCAGTAATAGACGGTGCAGGCTTCGGGGTGCTCATGGGCACAAGCTCACCGTCAGTGGTCATATTCGTGCACCGGGGCGTAATCTTCACCTTCAGCTCACGGTTATCAAAGATAATACCCTGCTCACGCTGTTCATCAGTGAAAATAAGAGGACACTGACGGTACACCTGCTTAGCCGGGTTGCTGAAGTCCTTGAAAACAGGGACACCTTCAGCATTGATGTGTGAATACACCAAGTTCATTCCTACCTCATCGCCACGCCACTGCCGAAGCTGGTCTTCATCTACGGTCAGGCGATTAGTGATATTGGAGGATAGCTCCACAGTCCTGCTGGTATGGTCGTTCCACCACAGCCACCCAGCGCCGGAAAGACATGCAAATGCTAAAACTCCGAATGTGGCAATAGTGCGTTCGTGAGCGTCCGTGAAGAGCTCAAACAGCGTAAAGATGAGGCAGATGCCGCCAATGACGACTAGGGGGATAATCCAGAATAGCGGGTTGATGCTGTCGTGGGCTGTAATGTACATCATGGTATGTAAGTGTGATTTCCTAATAGTTGTTTAGTTTGTTGTGCGGTCTACATTACACCAAATAGTCGTAGAGCAATGAGGGTTGCAGAGCTCCAGAAAGCGGTAGAAATAGCGCCCGCAATGAGGAAGCCTCGCATAAACTCAGTGCCATACTCGGCATCAACGAAAGTGTCAGTCATTTCCATTATTGGTTTCTCCTTATTGGGGTTTAGTAGTTGTTCCACGGGCGGTTGTCTACCACCTTCACAGGCAAAGGTCGCTTGTTGCGACTGCCCCATCCAGAGTTGCGAGCCAATGCTCGGATAGGGTCGGGGCGGTTCAGTGCATTAGCGGTGTTGCGGTCGTATCGTGCGGCAAGAGCGCGTAGGGAATAGAAGACTTCACGAATATACTTCATGGTAGTTCCTTTCAAGTAAGTAATAAATGAAAAATAAATCTGCCAATAAGTGTATCACATACTTAGAAGGTGTGCAAAAGCGCCGCGCATGTGCTAAGACATACGCGGCGCTTCACAGCATAGCAATTAGATGCTACTGCTCACCATCATCCTTCTTCTTGGAACGGACACGGCGGATAAGCACTACCACAGCGGCAATCAGCCCGCCAACAAGAGCACCCTTGAAAGCTGAAACTAGGACAGAATCACCATTGTGACCAGTCTTAGCCTCAACAGGCTTGGAAGGCTTCTCTGAAGGCTGTTCAGGCTTCTCAACAATCCCAGTAGAGCTTCCATCGTTCTGCGTCGGAACTACCTTGGAAGCAGGAGCCTCTGACGGAGTGCCAGCGGGAACAGTGGCTTCACCCCTCGGCTCAGCAGTAGCAGAACCACCATTCACAGAACCCTCATATTCAGGGCCATTCTCACGAACAGCGGGCTCAGTACCGTTCACGCCACCGGTAAAGTCGTCCTTCTTGTTAGAGTCAGCCTCTACCGCGTTCGCACCACCCGTATACTCAGGGTCATCTTCACGGATAGCAGGCTCGGAGCCGTTCACGCCGCCGTTAAACTCGGGATTCTCAGTAGCAACCTCGGGTTCACCCTTCTCAGTGACAACCTGGTCGGGGTTTGCAGGCTGGGTAGCAGGTTCGCCCTTCTCGCTAGAAGTATTCGCTAGAGCCAATGCCTTGCCGGTAGTAGAACCAATCAGCAAGGTAACAGCGCCCTTAGAAGATACGGTGCCGTCGGAACGTACAGCCGCGTAGGATACGGTCGGCGCGAAACCCTCCTTAGTCTTGGTGGTAATCTCGATACCCTTACGGTTCTTGCCGGGCACGTCCACAACACGGTAGGTAGCCATACCATCATCATACTGGGTGACTTCCTCGCCGTTGGTGTTGTACAGCTTAACGCCCGTAAGGGTCATTCCGTTATTATCGCCGAAATTCGTAGAATCATTAGCCAGTACGTCCACAATCTGAGTGGTACCAGTCTTGAGGCGCGGGTAATCAGAAGCCGCTAGAGGGTTAGCTTCCTGAACGCCACCGAGTGTGTAGCTAATGCCACGGTAAGCATAGTTGGGGTCATTCGCGTATGCCTGGAAATACCACTTTTTAGTCTTCGCGTTCACCACAGGGACATCTTCACGTCCAGCCTGACGGATAACCTGCTTCGTCTCATCGGTAATCGGGACGGTGGTACCCGTCCACTGGGACTTGTCTTCCAATTTTTCGTAGGCGAGGTAGTCCTTGGACTTGCGCAAGTTCTCGGTGACCAGATGTACGGGGGTTGATACACCCTCGCGGGTCGGGGTGATGGTCATGCCCAGCTCTTCGCCCTGCACCACACCGTTATCAGTCTCGGTAGTGGACTTGTAGCCCGGAGTCTCGTGGAAATCGGTATGTAGGTTCATAACCCAGAAAGGGTCGGTCACGGTGTAGGTACGTGAATCACGACCAGTGTGTGTGGTGTGACCGATGTACCCGTTCTCATGTACACGGTCAGGCAAGAAGGTGCGGACAGTAGTATCAGCCGGGATAGCATCAGCCGACCAGTTCACAAGCGTGTTCTGCTGACCTTTAGAACCCGCAGGAAGCTCGGCGTAGTTCACGGGCATCCATTGGACAGCCTGCCACGGGAACGCGGCGTTGCCGCCGGTGTGCTTGTCGAACATTTTCTTCAACCAGCCATTTTCGACAGTCTCATCGGTATAGATATTCTTGCCTTCACGTGCGGCAGGCGCGTATGACCAGCCCGACTCGAAGTTGAAAGCAATCGTTGCGAGGTTGCGGTCAGTGACAATGCCGCCGTATTCCTTAGCGGCTTCAATCTGCATACGCAGAATAGCGTCGTCGGTCTTGTCAATGGAGCGCAGATAACCATCAGTATCAAAGTCCTTCGGCAAACGCCAACGCTGACCGGCGTGCGGAGCTTCCGGGTACTTGGTGGTGTCGATATTGCCGTCTGCCATTTTCGCTGGGAAAGACGCGCCGCGCTGGTAGTTCGGGAAAGTCACCGACAGGGCATGGTTAATCTTGCCGCTACGAAGCTCATCGATGCCAATCTGCGTATTCTCATTAGCCATACCCACAACAGATGAAGTGCCAGAAATAAGGTTCAGCCAGTAGTTGTTTTCACCCATGCCGCCAAAGTTGGGCTTAGCGGGAATGTAGCCACCCGAAGAGTACTTAATGACGGGTGTCCAGTCTGCTTCAATCTGAACATTCAGAGTGCCACCTGCCTTCTCTACAGCCGCACGGGTAGCGGTGATAGCGCCGGTATGTGCGTCAATAGTTACACCTTCAACCGGGTTTACGATGCGGAAGGTCTGACCACGACCAATAGGGTATCGCATATCGCGACCAGATTCCATGTCACGAGAGTAAGCCTGCACCGTGATAGTATCACCCGCAGAATACGGCGACACGTGGTTCCTGGGGGTGTCCACAGGAGTCAAACCATCCTTAGCGGTGGTCTTCTCACCAGGAACAGCCTGTAGCCGTGCGCTCTCAGCGTCAATGGTCTGGGTCTTACCCTCAACGGGTGCGGAGGTGAAGTACGCCGTATCGTAGTTCACCTTCTGGCGCTGGGTCTTATCCTTAGCCCCACCCCATGCGGTGACGTTGGGGACAGTGCCGTCTTCGGACATCTTGATAGTCGCCGTAGTGCTGTAGGTCTGCGCGGGCGCATCCTGCATGACGTGGAACATGGAAGTCCACAGACCAGTAGCCACGTCATAAGTCGCCAAGGACTTATCACCGGAAGGATTCGGATGCTTCAGGTGCCAAGTCGGAATAGGGCGAGAACCCATAGTGAGGCGGCGGGTCGCCTCACTGGTGAGGGCGCGGTTATCGCGGGACACGACCTCCACATATTCCTGGTTAGGGTTAGAGGAATCGACAGTGAGGGTGGGAATAAGTTCCTGACCAGCACCGCCCCGGTTCACATTCTCAGCGGTCAGCCACTTATTGATAGTGCGTGAGTACACGAGGTGCTGGGAATTGATGTTCTGGCTGTTATCCAGCACGGGCGTATTATCGGGTAGCTTCTGGTAGGCGAAAGTATCGCGTGCTACCTGCTGACCAGCACCCCAAATGCCAGTATCCTCAACCTTATGCAGGTCTTCGGTGGTCTTATTGCTGTCCACTGGGGCGTAAGGTGCAAGCACTTCGTGGGTGGGGTCAGCATTGTTGAAACAGAAACCGTTTACAGTGTTGCCGTTTTCATCCAGGGGCACGAGTCGGTACCCGGTGACGAGGCACGGCTTACCGTTACTGGTGCTAACGGTCTTGGTGGGGGCGGTTTCGCCGTGGTGGTTATCCCACGGGTTAGACCCAGTAGCCGTTGATGCTGATGCGAAGGTGCTAGGCATTAGGGAAGCGGTGGCAAGCGCCACAGCTAGGAACTTCTTATTTGACATATAGCCTTTCTCCAATGTGGATGCGTGGTAGTTCTATTAACGCTAATGTATAACTTTAAGTATCCCTGCCAGATGCTTCACCTGACAGGAAGTGGCTACATAAAGCTGGGACTAGCGATGTAACCTAATATTTATAGCACGACTATGCACGATTTGGGAAATCGGGCAGGTTGCATACGAATAACAAGCGTATAAACATACACTTGTTGCCGCTTTGAATATGTGGTATGATTGAGCTATTGATAAGGAGTTGGCAACGCAATCATATAAGGAGTACGCCATGCAAACCCCTGACTGGGAAGATATTGTTAATGCCGCAGAAAACGTCGGCATTAACCGCCTATCTATCATCGCCTACGGCTACTACGGCTCCCGCGCTACTGGGCTTGCCACCCCTGAAAGCGACGAGGACATCTTCGTAGTCATTGACACTACTGTCCAGAAAGATGAGAAGATGAACATTAGCGACGCTTGCGACATTAAGTTCATCTCTGCCAAAGAATGGCCCACCAATGCAGACTTCCTCTTCGACATTATTGCCATCGGCAACATTATCTTCCCGAAGCAAATTCGCGATGCAGGGGCAAAGGAGGAACGTAACCCGTGGGCGGCATACATTCAGAACTACCGCACCCCCGTATATTCTGCAATGCAGGGTTCTATCTCAGCATCTCGCGCCGCTGATAAGCGACTGGAAAACATTAAGCGTCGCGAAACTTTCGACCCTATCAGCAAGCGCAAGCGCGCAAAGAACGCCCGCAAGGAGAAGGTTCGCAAGCGCAAGCTAGAGGAATACGCATACAGTATGTTCAGTAGCGACCGACCCGTGTATAAGCCGTACTTCAATGCGGCAGAACGTGAATACGTACTGAACGGCTAGGAGCCCAAGCTGTAAAGGGATGAAACCCTCTCGCATTACCAGGCGGCGAGAGGGTTTCATCCCTTTTTGTGCGCCGCATTTGAAATAATGGGGCACCCTGTGGTAGAGTGAGTTACATCTTCACCCGATAACCTCTAAAGTGGGGGAATCGAATACGTGAAGCAGACACTTTCAGGCAACTTTCACCCCGTACTGATAGGGCGAAAGTTGCAAGGTCTCCGTTCTATGTGCTATGATAAAGTCACTTGGAACTTCGAGGCTCCGCCTGGAATGCGTCTGAGCACCCCCATTGTTTACTTAGTAGAACGGATACGGAAATGTCCACCATCTCCACCAAGGAAATTTACGCACAGGTCGCTGAGAAGGCTGGTAAGAGCCAGGCAACCGTAAAGGCTACCATCGACGCACTACTTGAGACCATCGCTGAGAACGTTTCTCAGGGCAACAAGGTTCAGCTCGTCGGCTGGCTGGCTGTAGAGCGCACTGAGCGTGCGGCGCGTCCTGGTCGCAACCCGCAGACTGGTGAGGCTATTCAGATTCCTGCTGGTTACGGTGTGAAGGTTGCCGCAGGCGCTAAGCTGAAGGATGCAGTCAAGAAGTAGTCTCCGACTACTTTTATGGCGGTGATACACTCCAATCTATTTGGAGACGCATCACCGCCCTGCTTTTTGTCTTAAAGGTGACACAACAAAGAATAATGAAAGCCCCTACCTGGATGATAGGTAGGGGCTTTCATTATTGCTTCTCTTTCTACAGGTCACGAACCATGCGCATTACGCTATGTGCGTCGCTCAGTAGCCCTGCAAGGCGTTCATGGGCGCTGGGTGGTACATTCTTGCCGGTGGCGGTGATGCACGCCTGAGAGATGCCATCAATCGCCGCCGCAAGGCTGACAGCTACAGGCTCCACAATCTCAGGGTCACATTTCACCACCTGTGACATAGGCGGGCTAGGCTTTTCAGCAGTAGAAGCATCGTCGCCTGCCTCACTCACGGGAGCGCTTACAGGGGGCGCGGTTTCAACGGGCGTAGCATCCTCCTCCGAAGCAGAATCGTCGTCAGTGTGCTCAACAGAATACTCGGGCAGTCGCCCAGCAATGTCTTCCGGTAGGCTCGCCCTAAACGTCTCATACGCATCAATAACCCACTGACACGTTTCCGTATACTGCTCACGCTGAGTCTTATTGGACTGCTCGATAAGGAACGTAAGAAACGCAGTCAGCTCAACGCCATCCTCATGGACAGTCTCAGTATTACCGACACTATAGGGAGGCAACGTGAGGCGACGCATTGAAGTAGCCGTCTCAGGCGAGTTCCGAAGCTCAGACGTGAGAGCACCCATAGCGACACCAAGGAGCCTATTCACGCCCTTGATGCGCGCATAAACCTCACCGTCGCAATACTGTAGGTGAATGAACTTGAAGCTCTTAACGTGGCTCCCCGCATGAGCGACCATCGTGTGCGGGTTATCGAGAAGGAACGTTGCGTGGTGAACCTTGCCGGAAGCCTCAGACTCAGAGAATAGCGGCTCAGGCGCGGGAAAATGATTTGTGGCTTCTTTCAACCCGTCAATGCGGGGCGGCATCTTCGGCAGGTGGGAAGCCACCTCTTCTTGAAGTTCCTGAAGCCAAGACACCATTTCCTGAACAGACTTCTTGTGCTTGAAGATGCGGATAACGTGCTCTACAGTAACGAAGGACTCCATGTGGTTGTGGAACTCCGTTCTCTGCTCTTCAGGAGGGATAGCATAGAAGCTCTTCCCCCACTTGTAGGATGACCTTTTGACATAGTTGTAAGGAATGATGCGAGTGCCGAAAAGCTCACTCGGGAAAGACCTGTTTACATACAAGGTGTCGCCAGCGATAGCGAAGTAGATGGGGAGAGACTTGTATGGTGAGGGGCACTTCTCGTGAATTTCCAGGGTGTCATTACTTGTGTTGAAAGAGAAGATGTACGGGTTTTCGAAGGTCAAGGTGTTTCCTTTCGTTAGATGTCTTTAGGTGGGCAGTTCATGATTTGCGAGAGTGGTAAAGGCGAGCAGGAACCAAAATGAGTTTTAGTGCTCTTAGGGGTTCCTGCTCGCCTTTACGTCAGGGGCGGGCTTAGATGGAGTTTACGTCCTTCAATGCCAGGTGTGCATTGGTCAGCAGTTTAGTGAGCTTGCTGTGAACGTCAGCGGGAATTTCCTGTGCGGTAGCGGCAAAGCACGCGCTGGAAATGTGGTCGATGACCTCAAGAAGTTCCTGCCGCAAAGCCTCAACCGGCGACTGAGACTCAGTGTCGGCAGGAGCGTGCAACTTACGGGAAGCTTCAATGATGCGCTCAAAAGCCTCAGCAGTTTTCTGCTGAACCTTATCTACAGCGGGTAGGAGCTTGTCTGCGGGGGTCTCAGGGGCATCCTCGGCAGTAGCCTCATCTACCTTCTCCTCAGGGGCATCTTCCTTCACTACCGCTACGGGCTCAGGCTCTTCCACAGTATCCTCAGCCACAACCTCAGTGGTAGCTTCTTCGGAGGCATCTACGTCAGAGGGGAAGTCAGCCCTCAGGTCGGGGAGCTTGGCGGCATCTTCATCAGAAAGACCCGCCTTCAGGGTTTCATACGCAGTAAGAAGCCATTCACGAGCGTGTTCATGTTCGCCGCGCAGACGGCGGACGCGGCTACGCTCAATGATGCGGTCAAGGGTCTCCAGCATGGAGCGAATATCCACGGAATTGAGGGTGTCGTAGCTGGTGGCGGTCTTTACTCGGATGCTCGACTTCGGGGCATCAACAGCGTACTTATTGTACTGCGCCCAGAAGTTCTGGTGGGTAACCTTCCACACCTCGTTCATGTAGTGCAGGGTGACCTGTACACCACCATTTCCGTCATGCTGGAGGTGGACAAGCTTGCGTCCACGGCGGATGCTAGACAGGTCAGTGATAGGGGTCTTCGGGTCAGTCGGCATGAAGGTCATAACAACTCGCTTACCGTGACGCATCTCGCGCGCCTTCTCGGTGTCGCCCTTGGTTACGGTTACGGGCGGAGTGCCAGGGAGGTAAGGGACTACTTCAAGGAGGCAGTTATTCAGCCAGTCATGCATCTTTCGTGCCTCGGGGCGTTCCTTGAGTGCCATAATTGCGAAGCGGATAGGAACAAAGTCCTCTACGTAATTATGTTCGCCTACGCGCTGTTCTTCGGGGATTTCACACGAGATGGCGCGGGCATTATTGTCGGCAAGAATCTGGTAAATGCGGTCGAAGGGGAATACGTCGTCACCAAATGCTTCATTCGGGAGCGATGCGTTCACGTAGACGTTGCCGTTGTGGATGGCGAAATAGACGGGAGTCGATTCGTCAGGGCAGGGCACGAGGGGGTGGAGCGAGGTGTTATCGTTGCCGGTGTTGAACGAGAATACCGAAGGGGTCTGAGACATTAGCTTATTTCCTTACTGTGGATAAAGGTTGTTAAGTAGTTTCACGAGGGATAAATACCTGCGATGGTTTTATTGTAGCACATAATTATATGAGTATTGCAAACGGGGGTGTATATGTGATTAAGACCTCATATACACCCCCGTTCCCGTGCTAGTTATTCGGTGGCTTAGGGAAATGCTCAATCTTCGCCCACGCCTGAGCCTCTATAACGTTCCAATACTTCCAGGTGAAAAGCAGGGCGTGTTCAGGTGAAGGGTATACCTGCGCCCTATTAGATGCCTGAGACTTCGGACGATTCTCCCACCGCTTCCTACATGCCGGGCAACCCCGCATGAAAAGGCTTAGCGGCGCAGGGCACACCCTACCATCAGTAGCTACATGCCCACACTTCACATGTACTTGCTCAATCAAATGCTGGTAATCTAGGTAATCAGCATAAGGAGTCGGTATCCCTCGTAACCACTTGCGAGTATGCCTCTTCTGGCAAGACTCACACCCCTTGGTGAATGAATCCGCGTCTGCTCCGCACTCTTCACATAGGATAGGCTTCCTGTGTTGCGGTCGGTAAGGGGTCGCATCCACTTCAATGGGCGCTACCCCGTCAGTGAGGAACACCTCAGAGTTGAGCGCGGAAATCCTCACCCACACCTGCTTCATGGCAAGAGGAGTGACAACTTTCCCTGTATCCAGTACATACTGGTGGCTCTTAAAGCACGCATTGCATCCTGGCGAGAAAAGAGCTTCGGGCGCGCAACAGACATTGCAGACATTAGTCGTAGCGCCACCCCCGTCCGCATAGTCCAGCATCTCCCTGAAGACGTGGCGGCTCGTACTAAACTTATTGCTATTCACGATACGCTCATAACATGCTAGACAGCTGGGCGTAGGAATAGACTCATCTGCTGTAGGGCACTCCATGCAGGGGGCATCCTCGCGCTGTTCACGGAAGGAAACCCATAGGGAGAAGTCGTACCCCTGCATATACCACCAGTAGTGGCGGTATTGGCACGCTTTACAACTCATGTTTAAGTCAAGGTGGTATGTGCCGCAAGGACAGTTGGAACCCATTGCGTCTCTGTATGCCATTGTTGCAGGGTAATCACTAGAGAGGCCCTTGAAATGAAGCCGTCGGTGTCGCTTAAAGCACTTCTGGCAGTCTGGGTCGATGGTTGGTGAATCCATAGACCAGCCGCACTCAGTGCAATATCGCTTTCCCATAAAGTGTGCGTTCCCCCTTTCTGAAACTGATATTGAAACCTTTAGGGATAGCTGGAGGGGGTTACCAGTCATGACTGGTAACCCCCTCCACACTAGCACTTCAAGTATACCACCAAAATAGGTGGCGTATGAGCAATCCTACTTGCGCTCGCCTAGCAGAATCTTCATGAAAGTGCGCTTCACAAAGACAGTGTTCATCTGGTTATACATGTCGCCAGCTTCAAGCTTATATTCAATCTTCGGGTCTTTCTGCGCGTAAGCCCTCATCCCGATACCTTCCTTGAGGTAATCCAGCTCTGCGAGGTGTGCAATCCACTCCTCATCAATTGCGGTCAATGCGGCAAGTCGAGCCGTCGTCGCGGCAAGGTCACGCGCCACCTCAACCCGCATGTCCCACTGTTGCTCGGCGGCTGACACAAGCTCCCTCACCAACACTTCCTGCGTCAGCTCAGTAGCCGTCGGGTACTCCTCCAACAAGTCCTTAGGACTAATCGAAGGCTTCCAATCCAGCTCCTCGTAAAGGTGCTTCCAGAGCCCCTGCAAGTCCCAGTCATCCAAATGCTGACCATTATCTGCAAGCCACTGCTCTACGGCAACCGTAACGGCTCCTTCCAAGAACCATAGGGTCTGGTCTAGAGTGAAGTCAGTATCACCATGCAAGAGCTTCTTGCGTTCTGAGTACGTCTTCTCACGCTGTTTCGTGAGTACGTCATCATATTCCAGAGTGCTCTTGCGCCCTTCCCTGTGCCTGCCATCAATTGCCGCCTGTGCATTCTCAATGGCTTTGGAGAGAACCTTGCCGGAAAGCGGCATGTCAGGGGACTTCGCCATAACGCGCCTAATTCCTTCCACCTGTCGCGGGCTGTAAAAGCGTAGCAATTCATCGTCAAGAGAGAGGAAGAACTTACTGCGCCCTGGGTCTCCCTGCCTGCCGGAACGACCAATAAGCTGGTTGTCGATACGGCGGGAATCGTGCCTTGCGGTACCTATCACATACAAGCCGCCAAGCTCACGTACAAGCTCAGCTTCCTGCGCCACCTTCTTATCCATGATGGGCTGGATTGCCTGCCGCTGTTCTTCGTAAGCCGTGGGCGTATGCTCAGGGGTTAGCCCCATAATTTGCATCTGCTCTTCAACTAGCATGTCCGCGCTACCACCCAGTAGAATATCGGTGCCTCGACCTGCCATGTTGGTAGATACGGTGACGGCTCCCAGGCGACCTGCTTGGGCGATAATGTGGGCTTCCTGCTCCACGTGTTTTGCGTTCAGGACGTTGTGGTTAATACCAGCGGCGGTTAGCATCCTGGAAAGCTTCTCGGAAGCTGAAACGCTGGTTGTGCCGATAAGGATAGGCTGTACCATGCGGCGCTTCTCACCATCAGGTGTCGTATAGAACTCGTCAGTGTCCTCATGAAGGGCTTTAATCTCCTGCACAACAGCCTGGAACTTCTTAGCCTCAGAAATGTATATTTCATCTGCCAAGTCCACACGTTGCTTCTCCTTGTTCGGGGGAATAGTGCGGACAGCCAGGTTGTAGGTTGCCGCAAGCTCCGCCGCCTCAGAAGCCGCTGTACCAGTCATCCCAGACATCTTCTCGTAAAGTCGGAAGAAGTTCTGAAGGGTGATGGTCGCTACTGTCGGGTTCTCAGGCTGAATCTGAACCTGCATATTGCCGTTACGTCGCTCTTTCGCTTCAAGTGCCTGGTGTAGACCATGACTGTAGCGGCGACCTTCCATCGCGCGCCCAGTGTGCTCATCGACAATCATCACTTCAGCACCCTGAATAATATAGTCCTTACCCAGAGTGTAGAGAGTTTCCGCTTTGAGGGCGGCGTTGAGGAAGGTGAGCAATTCGCTGTGGGTGCTAAAAATTGCGTTCTCTTTACCCCCAAGCTGGTTCTCTATCTCGTCGTAACCTGCGTCAAGGAACTCTGCTGTACGCTTCTTCAAGTCGAAAACGTAATGAACATCCGGCTTGAGGCTACCAACAATACTGGCACTAGCAGTAAACCATTTCTCGGCGGTTGCCGCGTCTCCTGCCGGGGCGGAGATGATAAGCGGAGTACCTGCCTCATCAATAAGGATTGAATCCAGCTCGTCAATGATGACGTAGTTCAGCTCACGTTGGACAAGCTCGTTAGGGCTCTTAGCGATATTGTCTCGCAGGTAATCAAAGCCAAACTGGTTATTCGTGCCATACACAATGTCGCGCGCATAGATGCCCTGCCGTTCCTCAGGCGACATCTGCTCCTGAATAGCCCCATGAGTGAGTCCCAGGAAAGAATAGACGCGACCCATCTGCTCCTCCTGCTCACGGGCAAGGTAGTCATTAGTGGTCACAAGGTGAGCACCTTTGCCAGTCAAGGCATTAAGGTACATTGGGGCTACCGCCGTAAGCGTGTTATGGGTGACGATATGGTCACCCGCGAGGAACAGATGAGTGGGGTGGGTGACAGTGAAGCAAACCTGCTCAGCTGACCTACCTAGGTTCTCTACAGCAATAATACCCACCTTGCTCTTAGGCTTCTTATTGATGTCTACAGCCCAAGCCAGTACACCTGATGAGGGATAGACGCAGGCGTGCCACCCCATAGAGCGCGCGACCCATGCAATAGAGTCCGCCGCCGCCTCAGACCAGGCGAGCGCAGTCAGCTTATTGGACTCCTGACGGACAGCCAAATGCTTCATAAGGAGCGCAATCTGTTTCTCTGACCCTGAAAGATGATGGGAGCCGAAAGGCATCGCTGGGTAGATGGTGTTAGCCAGAATATCGTTCAGGTTACAGTCATCCGGCAAAGCCTGCAAAGCGGTGATGTTTACCTGGTAGTGGGTACAGCTATTGTCGTAATCCGTGGTTTCAATAATAGCCCCTTCATCGATAAGCTCGCGCAGTTTCGTCCAAGCGGGGCTAGAATCGCCTGTATGCTGGTTTCTGGAGTAGCCTAGGTAAATAGAGGTGAAGGTCGTTGAGGGGTCTAGAATGGACGATACATGCCCTGACGTTGGCATTTTAGAGGCAGTTGCACCCTGCATGGGAATGAAAAGCCTCTCGCCTGCATCCAATCGCTCAATAATCTCACCCGTGGTGACAGTCTCATACGAGTTGTACTTACCACGTACATCCCATAGGTGCTCCAGGTTACAGTCAATAAACCTGCCGTCTTCAAAGTGGACACGGTAGACCTGCTGAGAGCCCTGCGGGAACACCCCACTAACCACAGTGAGCTCACCCGAACCAGCATAGATAGTGTCACCCACGCTAATCTCCCCCGCCGGGATAGCGCCCTCAGGGGTGGGGATGAGCGTATCAGTAGTAACCGCCTTGCCTTCACCAGTGCCCATTTCTGCGACCTGCCCGAAATGCAGAGCAATTCCACCTAGGAGCTGTACAGGGTACTGCTTCTTGCCAAGAACACGGTTAGATGCTTCGCGAGCGACGGCAAACGCCTCAGGAAGAAGGATGTCTAGGCTTTCGCCTGCGGTGACCCTATCTTTAAAATCGTCAGTCTGAGAACGCAACTCAGCATCAGACATCTCCTCATACACTGGCTCTAGGTCTAGGATGGCTTTCACTAGCTCCTGGGCGCGCTTCTCTTCACGGCGCTCACCAAAACGCAAAGCCTTCTCAATAGGATTAACCAATGACGTAAGTCCCTTCCAAAATCATTGCGGTGTTTCCTGCATGTAACTAACCCATTGTACCAAACTTCCAGAATGAATATATCCCCGAAATAAGGGGTTGTTCAGCTATGAGTATAGGAGATTCCCTGTAAGACCAACCTCTAGGTAATAATGATTCGAACTCTCCTTCACAAACTTAACCTGCCCGCCAGTGAGCTAACCCTGATGACCCTTGGGGCTGTCGCATACATTATTGCCGCCGCATGGCTATCGGTACAGCTGGAAAACCCCGTACTGCCGCTCCTGGCGCTCGTTGCTGTAGGGGTTACTCTGAGGCAGACACTCAAGGCAGATGATAGCTACATATTCATGCTCATACTTACCTTCTCCGCTTATGGTGGGGTGTCGCTGTTTGCGGCGGCGGATGGAGCGCGTCGCGGCGACCCGTTCGGCGCGGTTGCAGTGCTTCTTGGTGGCGCTCTTATCCAAGCCGCCGGTAACGCTGTCGCAACCCACCCCATGAGCACAGGACACGCTGACCACTCCGAGTAGCAATAAGAAGGGAGCCCCTAAAGAATTATCTCTTTAGGGGCTCCCTTCTTATTGGCGGTGCCGACAGGATTCGAACCTGCGAGCGCCTTTTACAGCGCTACCTCATTAGCAGTGAGGCTCTTTAAACCACTCAGACACGGCACCAGGCGAAGGTAACTGCTACCCAGCTACCAACACATTATTCAGTATAGCAGAGTATTGCTACATCTGCAAGTATTGCCATCACGACGGTGAATGCATCAGTATGTTATCTGCAATCGCATCAGCCAAGCCAGCGTACTCGACTGACAGGGTAAGCAGACCTGCATCATAGAGTACCTTCTCAGGGTTCTCCAAAGCGCCGAAGCTTTGCAGGTCTTCATCGGGAACACTGAACCTATCCACACCCTCTTCCAGACCAGGGATGGCGACAGCATTAAGAGCTGACTCTGCGCGAGTATACCACTTGCGAATATCCGCTTCATTAAGTTCGGCTACCTGGGTGGCGACACTAATCGCTCGCTCCAGCTCTTTAAAAAGCTTGTCCATGTTGGTTTGGAGAAGCTGTTCCTTGATGAACAGAATGGTATCGCGGTCAATGTTGGAGGTAAGCTCTCGCACGTCCTGCATGGGCTGGAATACGTTTGTGAGGGGTGAATCTGCGAGCTCAAAGACAGTAGTCATGGTGTTCCTTATGATTTGGCAAACTATGCTTTCAACGCCTCTTCCCAGCTAGTAAGCTGAGTGTTCAGGTCTTCGCCCGCGTAACCTTCCATGATGTCCATGAATGATTCAGCGGGGACGGGGACAATCTTCTTATCCAAGTCGTATACCGAAGAGTATACCACATTTTCTGGCGGCTGACCAGTGGCTCTGATGATGACCGCTACACCTGACATGCTGGCGACGCTAGTCACATAAGGTGAAACGACATAATCGTCCGCTAGTGCCACTCCGACGGCATCCTGAATGTACTTGTCGAGCTTCGAGCTACTATCGCTCGTGAACGCAACGTTAATCTCAGGAGTAATAGCGGCGGGGTCGAGGTTGCGGGTGGATACAGTGCAGATAGCCTTCTTGAAATGAGTGTCACTCATTATCTTTCCTTTCACAAAGAGGTTACCGCAGGTAAGAAGAGAAAGGGTCTCTTGGTACCTGCGGTAACATGAACTTATATTCTAGCGAGCGGCTGACGGGAATCGAACCCGCGTATCAGGCTTGGGAAGCGTGCGCTCTACCATTGAGCTACAGCCGCATTGATAGAATCAACTATAGCACACCCAAAAAGAAGATGCAAACCTACTTCTTTAAATGCCCCATAAGGCACCCACCAACTAGGAATGCGAGGCGCGGAGGAACAGCATTGCCAACCTGCCGATACTGAGCTGTAACACCGCCCTCAAAACGCCAATCATCAGGGAAAGTCTGAACCCTAGCCGCCTCACGAACCGTCAATGGGCGTGTCTCCGTAGGGTGGCAACGCTCAGTTCGCCTTTGTGCCGGGGATGCAAGAATTGTGAGACTAGGCTCACCCCAAGCTAGACGCTTAGCTGTCCCTGAGTATGAGCCGTCTACACCGCCCTTGCCGTTAGTTAGCTCACGCTGTAGCTCTTCTGGCAAGTCCTTCCAGTTGCCGCCCTCAGGAACTTGCCGCATAATTTCATATTTTGCGGGGCTGTAGGTTACACCCGCCGATTCAGGAACCCCTTCTAGCGCGCTTCTGAGAGGGACAACGCCGCTCTCATATTCGGGAAAAGTGAAACCTGATGGGTTGAGCTGGTCGTCTCTGATGCCAACAATGATGAGCCTATCACGCTTCTGTGGGATACCCAACCAGTGACTTTTAAGCACCTCGTAATGTATGACGTACTTATGACCTTGGGGAGTCTCTGCTTCCAGTGCCTCCTTAATGGTTGCCCATGTACGTCCCTTATCGTTAGTCAGCAGTCCGGGGACGTTCTCGGCAATAAATGCCTTTGGCTCTATCTCGTGGACTGCGCGTAAGTAGTGGTGAAAAAGTGTTCCGCGCGTGTCCGCAAAACCAGCCCTACCCCCGGCGTAGCTGAATGGCTGGCATGGGAACCCGCCTTCCAATACGTCTATGCGCCCGCGAAGATGAGTGAAGTCTGTCTGAGTTATATCTGCCTGCGCCACGTCCCAGTGTGGGCGGTTTGCCTGCAATGTGGCAGATGCCGCTTTATCCAGTTCGTAACACCCGCTAATGCTGTAGCCCGCTTTCTCTAACCCTAATGCGGAGCCGCCCGCCCCTGCAAAGAGCGAGCACGCCGTAAAACCATTCACAGGCTCTTGGGGAAGAACTGAGTCGATGTACCTGCGTTTACCCGTTTTCAATTGAGCGTATGAGTTTGCAGAGATTACTTTTACTCGCTCACCCTCGATAACCTTAGTTTCGGTTACCTTCAGAAGGTCTTTCAGGACTAGGCGGTGGAGCTTCCTCTGCGTCTCGGCAGAGCCTATATCCAAAGCAATGTTGGGTGGAAGTAGCGCATCAAGGATGTATCGAGTCATACCTATAAAATAGCGGCACAACCCCATTGCAGGCACAACAAAGCCCGCCCCTCTACTAGCGAGAAGGAGCGGGCTTTAACGGTGTTAGCGCCTAATGACGGCGAGAGCCATTGCCGTTGCCGCATCATACAGTAGACGCGAAGTGAGCATATAAGCAGGCACGGATACAGCCAAGCCTCCCAAAATCATAAAGGACGCAAGATAAGGGGACATAGCCACCAGCCCCATACCGCCGAGAGCATAAGTCGCAAACACAATAATGTATGCGGAAATGAGGACAATCGCCGCAATTGCAACCACACCCACAATATCCTTACCAAGGCACTTGAAGAAACCCTTCAAAGTATCGGTCGGGTAAGGCTTAAATGCGAGGCGGATAGGGATAGCTAGGGGGAAGTGAATGAGCGCTATCATGCCAGCGTAACGAGCAACCTCACCTGCAAGCTCCCATCCTGAAGCTCCCGTAGTAACACGCCACCCCAGGATGTCAGAAATGATAGCCAGATAGAAGCCGATTAGCGTGACGATAACGGCAACATTGGCGCAACGCCTAGCGTATCAATTTAGACTACATAACCTACATTCGCAGGTTACGTTGCCCAGATTGATAGCCGCCTGTTTGGTCTCCACGGCACCGTATGTGTCGCAGTCCGCTAGTACGCTGGTCATATTAACCCTAGCGGGGCTAAAAAGAGTTTTCACCCCCTTAGAGATGCGGTTCTTCCTCTTAGGAGTAGAAGCATTCTTAGTCCTGTCGCGCCCTGGGTGCTTGAGGGATGCCCTAGCAACCGGAGTCTTAAGAGCCGCCTGTGGCTGTAGTGCGCGGTTCTTAGCACGAGTCTTCCTCGCCTTCTCCACCTTCGGCACGGCGCGGGCGGCAATATTAGCGGCGGCATTAACATCCCTACCCATGTCACCATGCTTGGAGCAAACGGAAACCTTGTGAGTAGGATGAGTAATTTTCTCGCCGCACAGGTGGCAGACCTGCGACGTGTTAGCCGCGTTCACTGACACAACCCAGCCGCCATTCTGCGTGACGTAGTGGGTGAGCCACTGGGTGAACGCGCCGCGATTCCAGCGCCCGTTCTGCATGGTGTTGCTAATCCAACCAAGGTCTTCCACAGCCACAACCGCATTGCCGTAGAAGTGCGACAGGTAAGCAATTTCCTGCGCCGCAACAATCGCCAGCTCCCGTTTCTTCCTAGAAGCGGCTTCACGATGAAGTTGAGCCTCATCAATCGCACACATGTGCGCCTGGCGGTCATAAAGAAGCTTGTCTGCTTTCTTGTTGAGCGCTCGAACCTGACGCTCAGACGCTTTAATAGAGTTCCACAGGGAATGGACGCGCCGTGAGAGGGTGGTTTCATGAACCACACGCCCAGTGGTGGAGTTGCGAACCACAACAGTAGCATAATCATTGATACCAACATCCACACCGACAACGTAATCACCTGAGAACTGCACGATAGGGTTATCAGTAACAATCGTGAAAATGAAGATGGGGTGACCCTTTTCAACCTTGACCAGCGGCAAAGTCACTTTACCCTCAGTGAAACGCACGTTATCGAAATTAAAGATTAGCCGGCACCACTTGCCCCAAATAATCATTTTCAAGATGATTTCACCATTAACAACAGGGTCATTCTCGATGACCGCGTACTGCTTATCTACCGCGCCAAGATTAATGTAGTCCTCGCCATACGACGGCGCAGAAGCGTTCACAGTGCGCTTCCAACCCTGCGAAACGTACTTACTGCTCTCGCCGCTTGCCGCCGCAATACGCTCCTGCCAGGCGCGATATTCCGTCACCACGCGATGCCTAAACAGGCGCTCCTTGCGGGACCTGCCCGTCTTGAGTTTGATAGGCTCACCATTCTTATCTGTGAGTGGATTGCCATCCTCGCCTTTTTTATCAGGCACCAGAAAATCAGGCATAGTGACACCAGCCTGGCGACCAACCTCAGCAGGCGCAGTAGCAGTAGCGGGCGACAGCTCAGCACCTAGCACCTCATCGTTACGGACAGTATAGGTTGCGTAAGCTGAAAGGTTACGAACCTCAGATGCAAGCTCAGCCATGATGAGCCTAGTATCAAGTACCTCACCATCCAGGTCTAGGATGTGGGAAGGGCGCGCCACAAAAGCCCTATAGGTTTGGTTTCTTGCCAACGCACCCTCCTTTCTGGCATCCTTAGTTACTGTTAATCCATCTAATGTTACCAATATTACCAATATTAAATCATGGGCGCAATACCAATGAAAGTGGCGACAGTTGTCTAGCCTTAGTATGCCAGGGCTTCCACTCTTCCCACGTCTGCTCCCTCGAATCCTTGAAGAAGGGCTCGATAGCATCACGAAGCTCCGCCTCATTGGGGGTGTTATCGGGGATGGGATGGGTCTGGTCTTCGGTCACGGTGCCGCCTTTCTGCTCTTCGAAACGTTGTGATGTACAGCATACCACAGTATTCACCTGGGGCGCAAATACATGAAAAAGGGGCACCTTATTTTCAGGTGCCCCTTTGTGAAGGAGAGCTATTCTGCTACACTCTCTTCCGCATCTGAATCCTCCACCCAGATAACAGTGTCAGTCAGCATGGGTGCAACATCATAGAGGGAAAGTTGCCAGATGTACGAGATGGCGAGCGCAACGATAGACGATAGTGGCAGGAATGCGTCGGTATTCATTGCCAGAGATAGAGATGCGCCGCCTACCGTGAGAATTGGGATGATGATAGTGAAGGCTCTGCCGTAATCCAGTGAGTTCCAGAACCCAATTCGAGCGGCATACTGCTTGGGGGTAAGCTCTTCATCATGACACCGGACGTATCCCTCCGACTTGGAGTATCTATACCTCAAGATATTGATTACCACTATAACCAGAATTAGTAGAGCCGTGCTGGACATGAAGTAGTCCACTGGTCGAATAGTCGATGACCTGAGGTTACCCAGTTGTAGCCATTGAAGGAAATACCAGAACAAAGTGTTCGCTGTCATGTACGCGCCTGCCTTGCGCAGTTTCTTGTTCCGCTCTTCCTTGGTTAGCTGTTTGAAGCTTGGATGAACCACCGCGCCCTCCTTGAGGGGGATAGCTTCTCCAGTTACAGAGTCGATTACTTCCAAAATGTTCCTTTGTTTGCATGTGAATAAGTCGATAACCGTCCTTATCGTACCACAAAAGATGCGGCATATAAACTCTTGGGTTGAGCTTATATGCCGCATCTAAGGGCTCATATTTAGAACTTGATTGGGTCGATAAGTGTCGCCCCTCCAACGCCAGTACCTCGCGTCTGAGTACGCGCCACATCAAGAGTGTTTAGTCGAATGACGCGAGTATCTACCTGACCTGCTCCACCCTCTACAAGGGGGACATCCGAGACTGGCTTCGGGTCTTTACTGACCTCCGTAGAATAGCCGCCTTCAGGCTCAGTGGGCTTCTTGAAAATCTTCACTAGTCCAGAGAACAAAACGGAACCTTTCCTTGGGTGTTTCGTAGCATGTACTACTACTATAGCACCACGCTCCTAATAGTCGCTAAGCTGTTTCTTTGCAACTTCAAGCAGGATTGCGTACAGCTTCTCCGTTGCTTCAGGAGTCCCGCCAAGGGAACTGTGGAGCTTGTTGTACAGGTTGATACCTGCCTGCAACATCTCCTCGAAGGATGCATACTCCTTACCGGACTCGTCAGTCACAGCAACCATACCAATTTCAGCAAAGACGAAAGTGGGGTCTGCGGCAATGCCAAAGTCTCCGCGCTGAGCATACGCTTCCCGAGCAATATCCTCATAGATGCTTGCCATAGTGTTAGCGTAGGCGTTACCGCCGTGTGCTACCGCCTTGCGGAGGGTATTGGCGTTCTCCTTGATGATGGAGTCGTTGAGTGCATCTACTGCGTCTGCGGCAACTTCCTCTGAAGCCTGCGGGTAGGTATCCAGGTAACCGTCAATGGTCATAGCTTCCTGCATGTCAGTGTTCAGGGTGGGTTCGGGTGCGATGGGTAGGCGCATGTCGTTGCTGATTGTCCAGCGGGGGTTCTTGGCGAGGGCTTCCCAGATGCCAGACTTGGCGGCGGGAGCGATGAAAGCATTTGTAATCGAGTTGGTGTCCATGTAAAACTCCTTAATCGGGGTTACGTAAAAATATCCTCTAGAAATATTGTACCACACATTTTATGCGAGTTGCAGGTGAAATGGTGGTGCAAGTTCATTACGCGCCCCTAGTCATAACCAGGCCCACGTTCACCCCTATATACAAGGCTCACACTTCACCACAAGATTGTACTTATAGCCAAACCCAAACGTATTACCGTATGCTGAAGCCCCATCATCTCCTACCTGTGCTCCAGCGCACGTAACAAGCCATAGTGACCTTGCGCCATCCCTGCGCCACATATCTTCAATGTCGGTCAGCTGACTCTGAGGAACCGTATACATCTGCGTTACATGCCACTGGGTCACCTTCCCCCCACCGTCAGTCACGAACACCCGCTCACAGCCCTTCAAGCGATGCAAGTACCCCCACGGGGACAAATAGTAGTTCTGCCTATTGACATGCCCCGCAAGGATTGTTGAGCCCTCTGCGGCTGAAATCCTATTCGACGGCGAATACCAAATACCGGAACCATCAGTTGTGATAGGTAGAACCATCTTCCCGCTCTGGACACCACTAGGGGTTAGCCTAGTAGAAACACCTAAGGATGGGATGCTCCACCCAAAGGCGGGGAGTCCCGCCGGAATATTAGCAGTAATCTTGTTGGCGTCCGCTTCGCAAGTAGGCTCATGCACGGGCTCAGCAGGCTCAGGGGCGTACAAGGTGTAGTCATCTAGCACAGGCATCTTTTCGTCACCCCCCGCATCTGGCGTAGGCTGATACACCGGCTGACCGGCATCACTCGTCGCAATAGGCGTAGCATCCTGATGTGTAGCCGTGTAAGGCACACGAATAGTGTTGTCTTTGCCGACATATGGGCGATATGTAGCCATACCCCACCAAGCGCCGCCACCAAGCGCCGCCGCCGCTCCACCAAACACCAGAGCACGCCTAGAAACTAGCGGACTCGACTTATTAGCTTCACTAGATGTAACATTCTCGCTCTGTTTACGCATACCACTACCATATCTGATATTCTAATAGGAACAGGTGAACACGAAAGAGTACCCCAAAGCAGGGGCACCTCACCTCGAATACTACAAAGGATAACACATGAAGAAGCCCGTGGCTCTAACCCTAATCACCCTAACCTTCGCGCTTTCCGCTTGCAGTGCACAGCAGGACGCAAGCAACCATACGACGAACAGCCCCAGCGCAATGGCAACCGCCACCGCATCTGCCACCCCGACTGCACCAATTACCGTAGAGCCCAGCAAGGACGCTGACCACCCTGAGCGCGCCCAGGGCAACGACTACGCCACCGGAATGATTGGCGCAGAGGAGCAGACCCCCGGAACTATCAGCACCGTAGCTCCTGACGCTACCGCCTCCCCTACCTCGAACGTCGTAGTACCCAACCCCGACCATAACGCTGTTGCAAGCGACGCAGACAAGCAGAAGCTCACTGACATGCTGAACGCCCTTGAAGGTTCCCCTGTTATCTCAGGGAGGAATGTCGTCGCCCAGCCTCTACGCGAGTACAAGATTAAGCCCGGCGACAGTAAAGAGCAGAATGGCGAGCTATCAGCCAACAAGTATGCAGAAATCGTCATCCTAGATGACGTTAGCGAAGGCGGCGAGGAGTACGCCATCGTCTCCCCGCAAATCAAAGGCAACGAAGCGGACATCCGAGCTAATGGTCTACGCCCCGTCAGCCTCAACACTGCACGCGAAGCCATCAAGAACGACTATAACACTCGAATCCAGGGCTTCCTGCACTACGAACCGAACGCCACATACACCGGCGAAACCATCCTAGTGCTCCACGTGAAGCAGGCTAACCACGGAGCCTACGTCAAGGGCGGCGCAACCGCTGTAGACTCAGCCCCCACCCCCACGAACACCCCTCAGTAACCAATAAACCCCATCAACTAGAAATGCCCCTCACCTCCGAAGAGGTGAGGGGCATTTCAGCCAGCTACGAGCAAGCACCGCTGGATAGCGAAAGCATTACCAATCACAGACGGCGAGGTTGCAACCCCGGAACTAAGAACTCATTGGTGGGGTATACCATTCCATCCACCTGAGGTGTTCCAAGATGCGACAGATACACCGAATGCACACCAGCAGAAAACTCAAGCAAGGGCTGAAGACCCTACCGTAACCAATGCCCTAGCAGGCACTTAACATGGTCGGTAGCTAAAACATCAACCATTACTTATTATAGCAGAAGAAATTCTCCCCCTGCAACCAGAAAAGGTTACTAGGGGGAGAATTTCTTTGTGGCGCTACAGCCCCATATGCGGCTTTAAACACTCTACTGCGGAGAACTTATGCCCTGCACAGTAGATGGAGCCGCTAAGAAGCTCCCAGGTGCTCTAGGAGGCATCCTCAGCGTTCTTCTTGCGACGCTTCGTGAAGTACACAGCGCCACCCGCAAGAGCCAGAATACCAATACCGCCAGCAACAGCCACAGTAGTAGCATCCATACCGGTAATACCGTAACCAGTGTCACCAGTCTCAGCCTTAGCCTTCTCAATAGGCTTAGGCTGTTCAGGCTTAGCAGGCTCAGAAGGCTTCGGGGTCTCGGGGGTTACAGGCGGAGGGGTAACCTTGGTGACAGTCATGTCGCAACCGTCAGTGTCTTCATCCACGGTAGCGTTCACCTGGCACTCCTTCGGAGGGGTGGTGGGGGTCGGGTCTTCCGGGGTGGGGTTATTCGTTAGCACGATAGTGTTGAGAATACCCTCAGAGGCGACACGAGCCATGTCAAGGTCGTTCTTGAGAGTGACCTCAACCTCAAACTCGACAGTCTCACCCGCCTTAAGCTCACCAATTTCCCAGACATTGCCGTTTACGACACCGCGACCGTTAGTGTTCAGGAACTTCACCGAAGCAACATCGAACTGCGCGTTATCCGGGAACTCGGAGATAACAGCCTTCTCCATGTCAGCACCGGAGGCGTTCTTAGCCTGAGCCTTCCAACGCAAGGTAGCGCCCGGCTTCACCTCAGATGCAGGAGTCATCAGCTCCTTATTCACCTGACCAGTAATTTCCTTCACACGGTGGATGGAAGTGACGATAGGCTTATTATTGATGGTCACAACACCAAGGTCACGCATCTCATCAGCCTTAAAGTCGTTCAGGGACTTAGACTCCACCTTAAGAGAGTAGGCGGAATTAACAGCCAGCTTACCCGGCTCCTTAGCGGTAGCGGTAACCACGTCAGCAACATGACCGTCAAAGTCGGTGCCAGTACCAGAGACGAGCTTACCCTTCTCAACCTTGATGTCGAAGAGGTTGGTTACGTCCTTGCCATCAGCGTCCACAACCTTAAGCTTATCCTCAGTAATGGACACCAGAGCACGCCAATTGCCGTCGCCGTCCTTCGCATACTCCACAAGGTCAGTGATGGAGAACTGCTCAGGTGCCTTCACGCCGGTATTGCCCGTAACGGTCTGAGTCGGCAAATCGTTACCAGCAGGAATAACAATGTCCTCGTTCGCAACGGTCTTCTCAGGCGCAACATTAGCCAGCTTAATGACCTTCTTGTTCACCTTAACCTCGGGAACCGGCTTCGGGGCAGGCTTAGCCACCGGAGGAAGCTCAGGGACAGGCTTCAGAGGCTTCAGCTGAGGCTTCACCGGAGCAACAGCGGTAGGCGCAACAGTGTTAGCGCTCAACATCAAGTGGTTGTAGGAAGCATCAATGGAGTAGTCGCTGTAGCGGGAAGCGCCGGTGTTCTGCGGGTCACCAATAACACCGTCAGTGCCAGGCACACCCTCATTGCCAGTGGTGCCGAAGAAGAACGTGCCACCATTCTCCATCAGGTAAGTGACACCCAGGTACTTCAACGCATCGTCGTTCTCATCAAACACTGCGCCGCCCTGGTTCGAACCAGCCTTGATGTAGAAGCCACGGTCTACCAGCTGAGAAGCAGTACCGTGAACCTTCTGAGCCTCAGGCGCGATACGAGAGTCCTTATTCACGAACGTAGCAAGGACACCCTTACCCGGCGCAGTAATCTCGTAACGAACAGCAGACTCAGTACCATTGTTCTCCTGAGCATTCAGAGAACCAACAGTGTTGTAAATCTTCTTCTCGTACTTCTCACCAGTATCACCATAGGTGAAGTACAGCTGAACCTCAGAAGCGTAAGACTTCTGCATAGCCACAATGTCATTGTAAGAAGAATAGACATCGTACATGTTCTGCCACTTAGGAGAACCATCAGCGCCTACCGGAGAGCCGTTCGGGTTGGATACGAAACGAAGAATCTTCACTTCAACATCCAGAGGACGCTTCGTTTCCTTGTCAATCGCCACACCCTTGTACTTCATGGTCAAGTTCGGGTTGTTCGGGTCAAGGTTAGTGAAACGGTAGGCGTACTCAGACGACCAGCTATCCGGGAAGTCGGTACGGTCAGCGGTTGAGCCAGCCGGTGCCTTGCCGTTGATGGTTGCGAGGTTATTCGGGCTATCTACAAGCTCGAAAGGCTGTTCCAGCGCAAGCTTATCAACGTTGTTGATAGCCTTGTACGGGTTAGCGTTGGATACCTGCTCAGCGTACAGCTTGTCGTAAGCCGCCTTCGCCTCGTTGTACCGCTTGGTAGCTTCCTCGTTTTCCTTGGTAATCTTCTCGTTCTCAGCCTTGATGTCAGCAATCTGCTTCTCAATCTGAGAGCGGTCAGCATTAGCCTTCTCAGCCTTCTTAGCGTCAGCCTTATTATCAGCGATGGTCTTTACAGCTTCACGCAACTTGGCAATGGTGGCAGTACTTTCCTTCTTAGCCTCAGCAACCTTAGCCTCAGCCTCAGCCATAGAAGAAACAGTCACCTCCTGAGTCTCACCAGCAGACACCTTGACACCCTGCGCCTCAGCCGCCTTCACAGCCTCATCAAGCGCAGAATAATCAACAGGGATGTCCTGCGTGGTCTTACCGTAAGCCTCAGCAGACACAGCACCCTCATACTTGAGGGGCTTCGCCTCATCGGTCGTGATGGCATTAGCCGCACCTGCAACAGAGGTCGTGCCAATAAGTGCAAGACCGACACCAGCGGTCATCTTCTTCATAGAACTCTTAGACATAGTTCGAATCTCCTCATAGGGGAAGTGTGAATGAACGAGTTATGCCACTGAACCTAAGCGTTGAACCTAGTCAAACACCCCGGCAGGCAAAGAAACATCACCCCTAGCCAGTGCATATACACAACTATATAGCATCAGCACCCGCCGTGCATACCCCGAAGGCACAGGGAAAATAAAGAACCCCCGAAAATGTTCCCAGGGCACAGAATGAGTGGGGAGCTAATTCGAACACTCGAACTAACACCCCACTCATTGCCATATTGAGTTATGAGAGCCGGTTGTCGGAATCGAACCGACGACTTGCAATTTACGAGATTGCCGCTCTACCACTGAGCTAAACCGGCATGAACAACGAAAAGAGCGAAAACACACCATTGCTCTAAGGATAGTACATGCGTACCATCAATACGTGTAATACAAAGGTTAGTACTTCTCGTTGCCCGTCGGGATGACAGGATTCGAACCTGTGACCCTCTGCTCCCAAAGCAGATGCGCTACCAAACTGCGCCACACCCCGGAAAGATAAGCTCTAAGACTGAATGATGAACGCATTCGATAGTGTCCAGCATTCTGACTAGCGCTTACTTTACCAGCTGAAAGCTATGAGGCTCTATCCCGCTAGGGGACGCTAACCTCATAGCCCCAACCGGCTTTGGTCTTAATTATCTTACCCCAAGCTTGCAGACAATTGCAAGTCACGAGACTCACTTTCCCGTATGACATGCATCACACCAGCCCAGTCAAGCCTGAAAGTCTCTACAGTACATAGCAAACTGTCAAGAGGAATCGGATAGAAGTAAGCCATACAGCACCTCAGGAACTCTGCTACCAGCGGCAAATCGGCGTTAAGGCAGATGTCGAATAGGTCACGGTTCTCGCCCTCAGCGATGGGTAGGAGCCAGTCGGTTGAGGTGCTCAGGAAGTCCTCGATAACTTTTCGAGCATGTCCTTCAGGCGTATCCGCCTGCAAGTCCACTTCCTTATTCTTAATAACCTCAACGTCCCCGAAGTCTGCGCCATTCACTTTAGGGATGACATACAGTTGCAGGAAGTTGTAGATAGGGTTGGAAATCTCTGGTGATAGCAGGAGCGCCCGAGCGTCCGCAGGAACATTCCAGCCCGTAGCGTCGATAGTTGCCGCCGCTTTCCCAGAAACACCATCGCCCTTTACCGTGGTACCCTCCGCATCATCTCCCTCAGAGTCACCTGTAGTCGTGATACCAGCTTCCGCTAGGATGTTAGCGAGTGTAAAGTCCTCCTCTGAGGGGATGTACCCCTCAGGTCGGGCGCGCCACAAGAAAATGCCTGTAACATCGAGCACTCTATGCCCCGAACTCTCAGCGGAATCTGAAACCGGAGTCATATTCACGATAGGGATACCAGCCAAATACTGAAAGTCCAGACCAGGCTCTTCGGGCTTCGTCGGACTCAAAGGAGTTGAGTGATTACTCATTAGAAGGGTGCCTCCTGACGCGCATCAACTAGACCAGCCACATATGAAAGCGCCTCTACAGGGGTAGGAGCCCGGTTAAGGTTCCTTGAATAAGCGATAGCTTCCACAGCAAGCGCCTCAGCTGGAGTGCCAGAATAATTCCTGCTCCTATATAGCTTCTGCGCCACAGCGGTCAATGCACCACTCTCATCGGCATTCAGGCGAGCCTGCCAGAACCCCACGGTGAGGGTGGTCATCGGGACACGCCGCAAAGCACCTTGTGTACGGCGAGAAAACTTATGATAAGCCATACATCCTCCAAAGGTAGTAGCGAACCTATTAGCACTAAACATGGTACCACTAAACCCACACCCACGCACCTTAACCGGAAACACCTGAGACAAAAAGGATGGGGAACCTAAGCGTGAAAACCTTAGGTTCCCCATCCTGTAGTGCCCCTATTCGCTGGCTAGGAGCATCGTCCGAAATTACCAGACTCGAAGCTTATCGCCGTACCTGTTCTTATCAGAGATTGGCTGAACGTTAAGCGTCTGGTCTTCCATCTCGTAGCGGCGCAACACGTTCTGAATAGCATACTCAGAAGTGGTAGCCTGGAAAGCAGTTGCCCTGCTACCGTCAGGGTCACTCAACCTGTCCATCGGCGTAAGGTTCTCACGTATCTGAACCATCAGCCCCTTCTTATCGTCTACAACGACGTAAGTCTCACGAGTGCCATCCTTATCTGGAGCATTACCAATAATAAGGTTGCCCTTCTCAGCGTCCTCAATCTTCACAGACTCAGTGTTCCAGTTCACACGCCTAGATGCCACAGGGTTATGCTCCGTGAGCCTCGGCTCAAACGCGCCCGCGAACTCATCAGCCTGCGCCGTAATCATATCGCGCTTACGTCGAGCACTATTCATGATGGATACACGAGTTTCCGGCGAAACGTCAGGGTGCTCACTAAGGATACGCTTCATGTCCTCAGCCTCATTGTACTGTTTCACCGGCTCACGCTTAGAAGCCTTAAACTCCTTCGCGTTAGCGTCAAACTCCACCTTACCAGCATCAATCTGCTCCTTGAGGTACTTCCTCACCTCACGCTTGAGCGCACCTTCGTTACCTGCCTTGAGCGCATTACTGGACTTACTGATGGCGGGCATACCGAACTGCTTGCGGGCAACCTCATAAAGCTTCCCGGCGTCCATAGAGTCCACACCATCCGCAAGCTCCCTATTGCGGCGAGACTGCTCAGTTAGAGCACTCTCACGTTCCTTAAGGTAGTTCGTCACATTATCAAACATCTCCCCATAGGTTCCACTACCTTCATAGGTGCTCACAATACCAGGGTCAGCAGAGCTACGCCCAGCACGGAAATGACCGCCGTTATCGAGTGCCGCATACTCGTATAGCTCATCCTCATTAGAGTAAACGCGGGCACCGCCTGAGTGAAGCAGGTTCGTACCATCAAGGTCATGCATCGCACCAGTCTTCAGGTTCACATGACCCCACAACGCCCCATTAGGCGCACGCAGGGAACCGTCTTCCCCAATCTTGTAAACGAGAGCGTCTTGGTCGTTTAGCATGACGTAAGCGCCAGGCTTGACCTTTGCCTTCAACTTCGCGCCAGCTTCCTTGTGGTAAGCCTTCACAGCTGGCGAAGAATCATGCAGATAGAAGTTCTTACTGATAGGTGAATTTTTCAGCTGGTCAAGGCTGGAAGTATTGGACTTAATACTTGCCTTAATATCCTCCAGCTTCGCCGGGCCACTCTTTCGCGCCGCCTCATGCTTTGCATTAGTCGCATCCTTAAGCGCATCACCATACTTCTCAGCGTACAGCTGGTGACGCAACTTATTCAGCTCAACCTCCGGGTTCAACCCAAGCTTGGACAGCTCATCAGGCGACACATCCCCCATGTAACGCCCCCAAGCCTCACTACTATCAATGCCGTCATTGTGAATGACATCTGCGTTGATATGGTTATAAGCCGCCTTACGGAAGTATGGGTTAGAGTCCCCGGATACTGAATCATCATATTCTGCATAATTGCGTCATTGACTTGGTTGCCATCTTCACCGTAGTCAGTGATAGAACGCCAAGCGCGAGTATCGCGCTCACCAGCAACACCATCATACGCCGCGTCAGCCGCCTCATTAAGGAGCTTAAACTCATCCTCATAGTTAGAGGCAATAGTCCGCTCCTCAACGTTCAGTTGGTCAGTCTGACCTGTGCGCATAGCCGTCAAAGCTACCCCAAAGTTATGGTACTCACCTTCCAGAGCCTTGTAGTAATCGCCGCCCCTGTCCCCATAAGAGTAAGAGTACCCTTGCCTGTCCAATGCAGGCGGAAGCTCCTCAAAGTCGCTCCTAGCAGACATCTTGTAGGTACTGAGAACTTCCTGGAACTTAGCGAAACCCTCTTCCGTTTCCAGGTCAATGTCTTCCGGCTTAGACCTTTGAACCAGCGGGTGCGTCTCACCTGTCAAAGAGTCTCGCAATGAAGCCTCTCGCTTAGCCATAAATTCGCCAACAGCTTCACTCATTGACGCGGGAGGCTCATAATCCTCATAATCATCGTCATCCTCCAGGTCACCCAAATTAGCGCTCAGCGCTTCTCGAAGTTCCTTCAACCCATCAGACTCAGCCTCAACGGTAGGTTCCTCTGCTACGACATCCTTACCTACGTTCTCGCGGGCGTACTTCGGGTCAGTCGGCTCACCAGCCAGTAGGTGAGCAATATCTTCAGGGAAGCCCATTTCAACCGCTTCATCGAACGGAATTTTCGACTCGCCCATAGCCTGAACGTGAATCTGGTACCCTTCCCTTAGGGTGGGTTCAAGAGACTGGAAAGCATTAGAAACTTCTTCCAAGTAGTTGTGCGCTTCCGAAGGGTCTGCGAAGTGGTTACCGTAAGGGCAACGTCCCTTATCGGCGCGGCATGTACCGCTGGTGAGTTCACCCTTCTTATTGAAACCTACGTGAGTTTTCTGTGCTGTCATATTAGTTATCTATCCTTTTCATTGTTTCAAGTGTGCGGTGTGCGCCATGTAAGCAATAAGCCACATGGCGCACACCGCATATTGCCCTCTATCGGGCGAAAAATGTCTTACCAGAGAATAAGGTCGTAATCGTTATCACTCTCGTAAGGCATATCCAGGACTTCAAGGCTAGTATCGCCCATCTTGTAGCGGTTAAGGATGTCAGTGACCGCATAGTCGGAAGTCATAGACTGATGGCTATCAGGAACCAATAGACCCTTAGAGTCGCTAGTGCTCTTCGCGTTCCTATGCTGTGAAGTGACCGTATGGAGAGGCACCATGCGCCCCTTCTCGCGGTCTACCACAACAAACGTAGGATGCTGGTCTTTCTCCTTATCCACTGAGTTGAACAGAATGTCGCCAGTTCGAGCATACTTAGGTGCCACACGCTTATTGTCCCAGACCCTACGCCTATGGGCGGATGGGTTGTTCTCAGTGAGCTTAGGCTCAAAAGCTCCCGCAAACTCATCGCCCTGCGTGGTGACACGGTTACGTGAACGCCTTGCCGCATTGATGATAGACATCTTCGTGGCTACAGGGGTGGTAGTGCCCAACAAATCAACAAGAGACTTCTTAGGCTTGTAGTCACTCAACGGCTTACGGTTAGCCTTGACGATACTGCCAGTCTTCGGGTTGTACTTAGCCTTACCGTCATTAAACTGCTTCTCCAAGAAATCCTGAACCATGATTTCTTTCTTAAACTGCCCCTCAGCACTATTGTCATCAGCAAGTTCCTTGTCGAAGGCGGGCATCCCAAACCTTGACGTAGCAACCTTGTACAGCTCGCTAGTGTCCTTGCCGCTAATTGCAGTGCTGTACTCCTGACGGATGGTTGAAGCATGGGCTAGAGCTTTCTCTTCACGCTTCAAATACTCCAGAGCACGCGCATATTTCTTCGCGTACTTCGGGTCGTCCTCGTAGCGGGAGCGGTAGCCAGGGTCGGAAGAAACAATCTCATCGTCAGCCAATCCCGGACGGTCATCAAGCGCCGCATGGCTAATCAGCTCATTCTCATCAGCGTAAACAGTGACACCGCCACTATCTCGCGTAACGTTCCTACCGTGAGCGTTATACACCTTGCCCGACTTCGTATCCACGTAGCCCCACGTCTTACCATCAGGAGTAATGAGCGCGCCTTCATCGTCAATCTGGTACACCTCAGCATCGTGCCCGTGAAGCATGACGTATGCGCCTGGCTTCAGCTTCTCCGCAACACGGCGACCTGACTCCTCATAATAATCGTTCGCAAGGAAATTGTCGTCCCTATATGCGAATGGCTTCTCCAAGATGGAGCTATCTACTGACCTGGGGATGGTTCCGTAGGCTTCTATGTTCGCCTTAATCTCATCAACGTACAAGCCCTTAGCGGTCGCATTCGCGGACTTCTTCGCGCCTGCGTCCTTAGCGAGCATGTCAGTGTACTTATTGATGAACATGCGGTGACGGAACCTATTCATCTCAATGTCTGGCTCGTACCCCATCTCAGTAGGAGCACTTCGCGGTATGCCGTAGGGTCCAATGACGCGATGCCAGTCAGCATCCCCTGCTACACCGTCATTGTGGATAAGGTCGCCGTTAATAGCTTCATCCGCCTGCCTGCGGAGCGACTTGTCTTCCCCTTTCATCTTCCTGAAAAGAGTGTCTTGGGTAATCAAGTCGTTAATTTCGTTGCCGAACTCGCCATAGTTTGCCATAGTCCTGAACGCTGGCGACCCTGGGAGATATATCCCCTGCGCATCATAGGCTTTACCAGCCTCATAATCAGTTTCAATATGGCTCAACAGGACATTGTTAATCATGTCTCGACGGGCTTTGTCGCGCTCATCCAGTCGCTCAAGGTTCCCGGTACGAAGAGCATTAACTGCTCCTGCGTACCTGTGAAGTTCCTTCTTCATCCGGTCACGGTCGCCGTTAGGGTCATGCCCCTCATAGATTGCGTCACGCAAGTAAGGGGACATTGCTTCAAACTCTTCCCCGTCCGAAAGCCTATAACTGTCCAGTACCTTACGGAAAAGGCGATACCCTTCATCTGTATCCAATTCAATCGGAACCATAGGGTACCTATCATGGTCAATCCCTGCGGCACCTATCTCCTCTAGAAGTTTAGCCTTAGGGTTCGAGGCATCCACGGATGCTACCTTAGGTTCCTCCTGGGGGGGGGTGGGGGCGGCTTCTTTCGACTCAGGTTCAGCTCCCATAGGTGAGCCCTTAGGCTCCTCAACGGGTTCCTCCTTTACCTCTGACACCTCAGAGACAGGCTCAGTGGGCTCAACGTCCTTGCCGACGTTCTCGCGCGCGTACTTCGGGTCAGTCGGCTCACCAGCCAGTAGGTGAGCAATATCTTCAGGGAAGCCCATTTCAACCGCTTCATCGAACGGAATTTTCGACTCGCCCATAGCCTGAACGTGAATCTGGTACCCTTCCCTTAGGGTGGGTTCAATGCTCTGGAATGCTAGTGAGACCTCCTCAAGGTAGTTATGGGCTTCGGCGGGGTCTGCGAAGTGGTTACCGTAAGGACAACGACCCTTCTCGGCGCGGCATGTACCGCTGGTGAGTTCACCCTTCTTGTTGAATCCTACGTGGGTTTTCTGTGCCATAATGTTATCCAATCAAAAGATGCTTTTACTATGGTGTTTGTTATAGGCGGCTTATCGGTCGTTGATTTCCGCTTATAACACCTATATATCAGGGGTGGGCGCCTCATTGCTGAATAGGAATCCCTACAGCACGTGTGAGGCACCCGCCCCTGGAACTACATCCGTCACCTATCGCGCTACCATAGTTCCAAGTCGTCATTATCTTCAAAGGAGACGTTCTGCACGTTGAGGGATGAATCCTCTACCTGGTGGCGGTGTTCTATATTCTCAATCGTGTACTCAGAAGCCAGTGCGTTAATTCCGGTTGAGGTGGGGGTGGTGTCCAGCCTATCCACGGGTATCTTGTTGTTGCGGATAGCCGCGATACTGCCTTTCTCCCTATCAACTACCACGTAGACATCGCGAGTGCCATCAGGTTTAGCTTTCTTACTGTAGAGCAGATTGCCGTTCTCGGCTTCACGCAGAGACATCTTCTTAGCGTTACCCCAATTCCTGCGCCTATGCGCCGATGGGTTACTCTCAGAGATTTTCTCCTCAAACATACCAGCAAATCGGTCTGCCTGAGAAGTGACCATATCGCGTTGCCGCCTTGCCGCATTAACAAGAGAAACCTTCACCTCAATAGGCAAAGACCCGTCTATCGTGTCATAGGGACTCCCTGTGGGGGCGAAGGACTCCACATTCGGTCGCTTCGCGGGAACGATAGTTTGCCTCTTAGATGAGTAGCGGATAGAGCCCTCGTCAATTTTCTTGTCCAAGTAATTGTGGAGAGCTCTCCTGCCTGGCTCGTCAAGCTTGCCTCTGAGCTTTGCTATGGGCGGCATCTCAAACCGCTCCACCGCAAGCTTATACATCGCATCAGGCGTAGGGTGCCCAGCTAGGAGGCTCTTCTCCCTATTGCGGGCGGCACGCTCCCTCGCGGCACGTTCTTTACGGCGGAAGAAGTTCAATACGCGCTTGAAGGGTCGCTTATACTTTGGCTCTTGCTCATACTTGCTGAAGCGCCCTGGGTCTGCCGAATCCTTACCTGCCTCGTCGTGAGGTGAATCGTCAAGAGCGGCGTACTGCATCAACTCTGCCTCATTCTCATATACGCGGGCACCACTTGTGGTGAACACTTCGTGACCGTCCTGCCCAATGATAACGCCGGTTTCGTAGTCCACTCGCCCCCATACACCACCACTGGTTGTTCGCAGGTTACCGTCCTCGTCCAGGCGGTACACTTCAGCGTCTTGCCCATTAAGCATCACAAAAGCGCCAGGCTTAAGCTTCTCACGGGTGCGCTTAACTGCTGACTGGTAGTACTCTTCGGAGATAACCCTCTTATCTTTACTTACGTAAGATGGTTCCCATTTAGGGGTTCCAGTGCTTTGGGGAGCCTTAGGGGTAGGCGGTTGGTTCTCAAGCATAGCTTGTTTCCTGAGGGCGGCTTCTTTCCTGAACTTGCTGTCTTGAAGCTCGCTCAGGTACATCCGTACAGCTCTAGAATGCTTTTCTGTAGCCATAGTGAGCTCAAGCTGTGCCTGTAGCTTCTCGTCACCGTCTTCCATCTTGCCGATAGCTTTAATGAGCTCATCGTAATTCGGCTTATGTGGGTCTTCTGGTGGTACCCCATATTTTGCCCGCAGTGCCGCCGCAAGGCGCTCACTCTGCCCCCTAACTGCTTCACGATGAATGAGTTTACCATTGATTGCCTTACGCGCCTCCAGGAACTCGCTATACGTATCGCCATTCGACATCTCCGCAAGCCTATCCTGAATAAGCCTGTCTTCCAGCTCATGACCATCTTCACCGTAATCAGTGACAAATTTCCACTTGTCATCATCATCGGTCTTCTTCACAGGTATGCCCTGCTCAGCGGATGCCTGCCTCATGACTTCCTTAAAGTACCTGGCGCGCGCAGTAAGCTCCACCACCCGCTCGGCATCAGCCGAAGAAATCTCGTCAGTCAAACCCAAACGCATCTTCGCCAAGGTCTTACCGAACCTACGGTATTCCTCAACGAAATTGTCCTTCTTCACGTCACCCTCACCCTCCAAGGTTTTAATGTCTTCGAGGATATACGGCGGAGGTGAGTCGAAATCTTCCGGCGCTGACACCTTATAGCCCCGCAAGATTGTGTACATCTTGCGGACATCATCAGGGTTATCCAAGTCCAGCTTAGGGGCTTTGCCGCTACCCTCCTGAAACTCGCTCTCGCTCTCCACAATGAGTGGCGCAGACTCACCCTTAACCTCTGCTTCGACGTACTCTCGGGCGTACTTCGGGTCGGTAGGCTCACCTGCAAGAAGCTTCGCAACCTCCTCAGGGAAACCCTTAGCTTCAGCAACTTCTAGAGGTATCTTACTGAATCCACCTTCCTGCTTCGCCTGCTCATCGATATAGCCTTTAAGCTCCGGGGACAGAGAATTGACAAGCTCTGACGTGCGCTCTAGATAGTCATGAGCATCTGATGGGTCGGAAAAGTGGTTGCCGTAAGGGCAACGACCCTTCTTCGCGTCGCACTTACCGCTAGTGAGCTCACCCTTCTTATTGAACCCAACGTGAGTTTTGTTTTCCATAGTGTCTTCCATCTTTCAACATGCATTTAGCAGTAGTGGGGGTGAAAGTCGAAAACCTTCACCCCCACTACTAACTATATATCGCATATAACCAGCGCTATGAAGCACCTACCAGTAAGGTTGTATGTATACTACCAGCGGCGCAACGGTTGCCGCGCCTTATCGTTCTCTTCATCCGTAGGAATCTGCATCACCGGCAGGTACGGGTCAGCAGACTTGTAACGGTTGATGATGTTCTGAATCGTGTACTCTGATGCAACAGGGTTCGACAAGCCGGAGCCCGTACCCACAATACGTGGGTCTAGGTTAGCCTGAGGGGTAAGCCCCTCATTCACAGGAACCATCAGACCCTTATCGCGGTCTACCACAACATATGCGGGGGTAGCGCTCACCATGTCGCCAACATTTTCGACTAGTATCTGCCCGTTGCTCGCGCCGCTAATTCGACTACTCGCACCATCTGAACGGCGGTGAGTAACAGCCGCATAGTCATTCGGTGGAGCGTCCATACCGCCCGCGAACTGGTCAGCCATTCCAGTCTGAAGCTCACGCTTACGCCTTGCCGCATTCACAACTGAAACACGCTCAGTGGGCGTAAGGTTCTCGGTGCCTGCCACATACATAGCGTCACCCTCAGGCTTGAACGCATCAATGGGCTTACGGTTCGGGTTGTAGAACCCGCCCTTACTTGCGTCATATCCCAGCGTACCCGCCTGAACCTTCTTATCGATGTACTTTCGAGTGTAGCTCTTGAGCGCACCCAAGGTTCGCGGGTTTGGGTTGGAGTCGTATGCCTGAGACCTGGGCATACCAAGCTCAGCTACCGCACGCTCGTACAAGTCTTCGACATCTTGCGAATTGACAGCCTTAGTGACCTCATGGGCACGCTTGGAACGCTCAGTGAGGAGAGCTTCCTCCTGCTTCAGATGGTTGTATACATTGGCGAACGCATCCGTGTACTTCGGGTCGCTCTCGTAGCGGCTCTTGTAGCCGGGGTCAGCAGACGTAACGCCAGGCTCATTGTGGGAGCCGTTATCAAGGGCGGCGTAGCGCATCAGCTCAGCACTGTTCGCGTAGACACGTGCACCGCCAGCAGACGAGATGTTCTGACCATCAGCCGTGTACATGTTGCCCGACTCAAAATCAACGTAACCCCACAGCTTGCCATCATTAGTGCGAATACCGCCCTCATGGTCAATCTGATAAGCCTCAGCATCCATACCGCCCATCATGACGCAAGCGCCAGGCTTCAGGATGGACTTAGTGCGCTCTGCCGCACGCTCATAGTACTCCAACTCTGCCGGGGTACTTGCGTGAGCGGTGTTGTCGTAGAACGGTGTGCTGTGGACGATGCCTGCGTTGCGCTTCTTAACTGCTTCACGAATCTCTTCAACGCTATTTGGAACCTTGGCATTAGCCGCCGCCTTAGCCTCACGGGTAGCCCTCAGCATGTCGCTGTATGCGTTGATGTAGTTGTGTTGCTGAAGCTTACGCGCTTCGCTAGGTGCAAACTTTGCATATCCAATGGGGCGCTTAACGTCAGGGGTTTCGCTCCCCCTATCCTTACCGCCATAAATCTGCACAACCCTGCCATCAATCGCGTTGTACGCCTCCTCACGGTCTTCAGGTAGCTCGCCCTGAACCTTACGTGAGAGAAGGTCGTGAACAATCTTGTCGTTGAGTTCGTTGCTCTCTTCGCCGTAATGTTTGAGGTCTGAGCGAACCTTAGTCTCCATCTCTTCATCGGAGTAGTCACCGTTCAGGTCTGCGTCCCTATCAAGCTTCGCCATAGACTCGACAAGGTACCCGAACTGCTCCTGTTCCTCAGGGGGGAGCTGGTCAAGCATATTGACGCGGTAAGCGGCTAGGGCTTTACCAAAGTTCTGGTAAGCCTCAAGGGGCGCAGGGTCGCGCTCCTCAGCAGGAGTGAAGATGCCGCCACGTAGAGCCTTCAACTCATCTGGGAGGTTTCCCTCGCTAAAGTCTGCCGGTGAGGACATCTTGTAGGCGCTCAGAATCTCCTGAAAGCGCTCCATATCCTCAGGAGTATCTAGTGATGCAGGAGGCTCCACAGCTTCAGGCTTAGGCTTCTCCTGGCGCTTACGTCGGGGCTTCTTCGGCTTCTCCTCAGGAGCAGTCTCCGCCTTTACCTCTGCGACAGACTCAGGTTCGGCTTCTCCAACCTCTTCCACAGGTTCAGCCTTAGGCTCCTCGGCAGGCTCAGGCGCGACTGGCTCGGGCTTCTCTGCAACAGGCTCAATGTCCTTGCCGACGTTCTCGCGCGCGTACTTCGGGTCAGTCGGCTCACCCGCAATAAGGTGTGCAATGTCCTCAGGGAAGCCCATATCAACCGCCTCATCGAACGGAATCTTTGACTCACCCATCACTTCCACGTGGATTTGGTAACCTTCCACCAGCTCAGGCGGGAGCGACTGGAAAGCCTCCGAGACTTCCTCCAGATAGTTGTGTGCTTCGTTGGGGTCAGCAAAGTGGTTACCATAAGGGCAACGACCCTTCTTTGCGTCACATTTACCGCTAGTCAGCTGACCATCCTTATTGAAGCCGACGTGGGTTTTCTGCGTCATTTTCTATTATCCTTATCTTCATTTAGTTACAGGTGGAGAGGCGAAGCTATTCTACGCCTCTCCACCTCATATATATCAAACAGTCCGCACCACCAGGGAGCTTAATGACCGCCGCCGCGTGCGCCGCCGTAAGGGGCATACCTAACACCCGTATCGTAACGTACCCATCCACATACAGCTGAACCGTTCACAATGTACGCCTGCATGGAGTGGTCTAGCCCCTCCCATGCGAAGCCTCTTTGTTCGCGAGGGTTCGGGGCGTTATCCCAAAGCTCCTTACATTCGTCAAATACGAGCATGTCAATCCCCGCATCATGCAGTTTCTTCCAATCGATACTGTATGTGTCTGCCGCTTCATCGTAAGTAATGAACCTATCCTCGAAGAACCTTGCCTCAGTTGGGCTTTTGATGTTAAGCACGGTACTGTTGCGGTTAAACACAGGGGCATAGACGTGGGGGGTCTGAATGTAGTCGCCGTTTTGGTCATTCACTCGAAGATGGTCAGTAGTGATGGTTGCAGAGTTGTAGTTGTAGAACCCGCCCGTCATCTCAAAAGCACCAGACCTATACGCATTGCCGGTGATGCTTTCTCCAGCCTTTCGGCGCGCCGCCCACGCCCGCTCCTTATCGTCAGCATCCTTACGGATAAGAGGGGCACTCAGTACGACATCGGGGAAGTCGTAATCTGGGCGGTTCGGTAGCCCGTCCACCTTCGGGTTGTCGGCTAGTGTAGGGGTGAAGTATGGGCGGGCACCCCTGTACCCCTGAATGTGCTCTACAGACATGCCGGAAAGTATGGGGTTGTTGTAGTCACATTCCACCCGGTCGATACGTGCAGGGTTCGATTCGTAGTCTGCGATGAACAGGTACTCTTCGTTCTGGTCTAGGTTGAGGATGCCGCCGTGGTTAGCTTGAATGAATGGGTCTCGCGTGTAAATAAACACGTCGTGGCTTGCCATGTCTGTAGACGGGGTGCCGGTAATCGCCTGAGATTCGTCTTGGTACTCGTAATCCAACGTGTACGCTTCACGCCCGTTATACTGCGTGATAGTGGGCTGTTGCCTCGTCTCAATCTCAATCTTCTTCCTAATCCACTTCTCGGAAGCCTGAGGGTATTTCATCCTAAGCTCAGCACGTTCCTGCTCATTCTGGAAACGCGGCATAAACTCACCATTTGGTAGCCACGGAGCCCACGGGTCATCATTGGCATACCCTGCGCCTTCCATCTCACGGATAGGTGGATTCGTCTTATCTCTCAGCTTCCGCGTAAGCCACTCTCGGAACTCTGGAGTGTCCAACTTCTGCCCGCTAGCGGCTAAAGCAGTGCTTTTAGCGGCTATCTCAGCATTCACCGAACCGACGTATTCCATGACGGAAGTCATGAACGCTAGGTCACCGTGAACCTTAGGGACACCAACGTTTTCACTATTGAGGTGCTTGTAAGGGCACCCTTCAGGTGATGTGCAGGGGAGCATACGTAGCTCACCCGTCTCTGCGCTAGGGGAAAAATGCATGAAAGCCATAAAAGTATACCCGCCGTCATAGGAACTAGTTTAAGGAAACCAGCATCCAGCACGGCGGGCACACGAAGCAGAGCTGACCGCCACAAAGCGCCCAACCCTCACCCAAAACAAAGAGACGGATATATAGACCACAGGGAGCTCATGTATAATAGAGGTTCGAGCAAAATGAGCTCACCTGCGCAACCACACACATCCACCATAACCATAGCAACCACAAGAGAGAAAGCTCATGACCGAAGAAACCGAGTTCGTAAACATCCAACCTAACGTCTATGCAGTCATCACGGCAGGCGACACTACTCACACCGTCACATACCTGCATCTGACCGGCGAGAAAGAAACGCTAATCAGCCACCACCCAGTTATCGATGAAGGCATAAACATTGCGCATGAGTATGCTGTAGACGCAACACCTGAAATTGTTGCTGACATCCTGCAAAAGACTACCAACGCCATCATTCAGCATTACGCGAACCTAGGCGTAGAAGTAGAAGTCGATTTCCCCAACGAATAAGAGCTACCCCAAAGACATGAAGGAAGCCCCTCACAGACATCAAATTGTCTGTGAGGGGCTTCCTTCATGTTATAGCTGTTTACTCAAGCTTAGTTGGACAGCTCACGCTGTTTAGCGGCAAACTCTGCCGCCGCATCCAACTCCTCAAAGTCAGGCTCCAGCCACTGAGAAACCACATAGCCAAGCAACCTGGAGTACTGGTTACGTTCCTCAGGGGTGGACTTCTCACTGTCAGGGATAATCACAGAGAACACCTTAACGGCAGAATCCTCATCCACATAGTCCACCTGAGGCTCATACTCCTCAACCATTTCATCAGAGTCACGCTCATAAATGCGGACACGACGCTCAGTGGTGCTCAACAGAGTGGAAGTAGCCCAGCACGCCATTGCGCCACGGTCGCTCAACTCATCAACAGGCACAGACCTGAAGATGAGCGCGCGAATCTCCGCATCAGTACCATCAGGGGTAATGACATGGGAATACAGCACCGTATTACCGTTACCGTGGTCTACAACCGGGGACTCGCCAAAGCCCTCAGCGGCAAGACTGGTGACCAGCCAATGCGCCTCAAGGTTGTTCATCTCAACATCCATGCCACGCCCCTGAAGGTTCATGGCAAGACCGGGACCAATGACAGGTTCCTTAATGTCAGTAACATTCTCAGGGAAACCATCGTAAGGCGTAAGAGCGCTAATGTCAGGAATCTCAATATCCAAGGGTGCCTTCAGTGCACCCAAGAAGTCGTAAACCTCAGCGACAGAGTGGAAGTCGAAGTCCTCATCCGGTGAATACGAGAGAACGGTGTTGCCAACACGGATAGAGGTAGTGCCGTCTTCGTCACGAATGGGCACACCCTCAGGCAACAGGTCATCAACAGCGATGCCCTCAACGGGGTTCTGAGGCGCGTTACGCAGTTCCTCAGACACAGAGTTATCGCGGGGGGAAGTTACGGACTCAGCCAAGATAGGCTCCTAACGTAAGGTGAAACTAAAACGTGTTGTGTTGTTGCGACATAGAAGATATAGCAGAACAAACAGAGAATGGGTGTACCCTCCACTAGTCATAAGCGACCAGCCGGGGTACACCCATTTTCAAATACACAACACGAATCAGGTTACGTCATAACCAGAGGGGCGACGCTACTTCTTCTCAGCTTCACCCTTATCCTTGTTCTTCTTGTGCGGTGAGACACTGATAGAAGCCTTAGTGTAGGTGAGGTCAGCCAGCTCTTCAGGACTGAACTCCATCTCCATTAGCTCGTAGCTGTATGCGGCGCTTCGAGTACCGTAGGTGCGTATCAGCGAATCAAACCTGGGACCCAGCACTTCCTTCTGCACAGCCTTAGGTGCAGACTGTTGCCTTGAAGACTGGACAATGTTCGTGCCAATGTCACCGCTATCAGTGCCCATAATGACGTTCATGTTCGGGGCATACTCTTTCGCCAAGTGCCCCTTAATGGCAGTTGAACCAGCGCGAACTTCCTTCTCCAAGTCAGCCACAGTCCTACCGCCGGTCTTCTCCTCGAAGTGCTTCGTGGCAGTAGCCAAGTCTCGACACGCATCGTTCAAGGTGGAGCGGACATCCTTAACCCTGTTGGTAGAGCGGTTTGCAGACGGAGGCGTGAACTTGATGCCAATCTCATTCTCTGCCTGAGCTGATAGGTTCGGAGACAGGTAGTTAATCTCGCTCACGTTGCGGGTGACCTGCTGGAACTCTTCCTCGGTGATGTCGCCGTTATCCCTAGCCGCACGCCAGCCATCAATAGTGATGGAAACCGTGTGAGGCGCGGTAATCCTGTCGCGGACTTCCTTAGGAAGCTTATCAACCTTAGCGGTATCAATCGCGTTGTAATCAAACTGCACCTCGACAAGCTTGTCATCGTGAACAACAGCAATGTGCTCACCGATACCAGTACCGTTCTTAACGGACGGGTTGCCGGAAATGCTCATGATGTACTGAAGGCGCTTGACGGTTGCCTCCTCATTAGCCTTCTGAGCTTCTAGAAGAGCCTTCGTCTCGGAAAGCTCCTGGAAGTCTACGACCTTCTCCGTGCCGCCCTTACCCTTTGCGGTAACGGAGGTTACAGGGAGGTATACTGAGCCGCGAACCTTGTCGCGCATGTACTCCTTGCCCCTCTTCTTGGGGACAAGGTTGCGCATCTCTCGGTACAGACCATTGAGCTCTTCACGGCTTGCACCTTCCTCCTTGCGCTTCTGGTACTCAGCCTCAAGCTCCTTGTACTTCGCTTCCTTCTCTTCACGAATCTTAGCGCGGTCACGCTCATCCTTCTCATTAACAGACCTGCTGTTACTCGGAGCGAGCTGACGGCGCAGGTATTCGTCTGCGGCGAGCTTACGTGCGTTCTCTTCCTCCAGGTTGCCCCTACGCTCCTGGATGAATGCCTTGTAGCGCTTCGCACCTTCCTCAGGCCCGTGAGCTTCCATATAGCTCTTGGAGTATGCGAGGGTCTTGCCACCGGCGAGAGCACGCATGACCTTGATGGTTTCACGACCCTCAATCGTCTTTGCGCGGCGGCGGCTACCAGAAACGGACTTGGAAATGTAGTTACGCAAGATACGCGGCGCAACTGCGTCAGTCTGGAACTTCATCAGCATACGGGTACCAGCGGTAGCCTTCGCGTTTTCCAGAGCCTTATTGATGGCACTCTTGGGCGGGTAGACGGGCGGGTCGCCTAGGAGCTGTTCCTGCATCTCAGGCGGCAGGTACTCGGTGACGATGTGCATATCCATACCACCGTAGGGGCAGGTGTCTGCGCCTGCCGCCTTACAGCGACCTACGCCGGGGAACGGGGGGAGGAAGGGGCTAAAGTGTAGACCAGCCATAGTTATTTTTCTCCATCTTCATATAATATGCCGTGAACCCCTAGTGTGGCTTGCGCCACATCATTCCATTGCGGGGTTCATGTCGAAACTTATCCATATAACACATTCCGTTTCAAACTTAGGGGTTCTAGTGGTGCAATGGAACTGACGTATACTATATAGCAGACAGGAAGGGGGTTCGCCCCAAAATGGAGTGAAGCCCCACTTTTCCGGTGCCAGAGTAATGGCGGGGAAATGTGGGGCTTCTATAGCTAGAGGCACTTACAGTAGCGAGCCTAGACCGACGCTATCGACAATAATAGCTTCCTGGGTCTTACCCAAAGCCTCAGCAATAAGCGACAGCGGGACACTCTGTAGGTTCAGCCCAGCGTTAGCGCTAATGAGTGTCTTCATGGCTTCCTGCATCGTGACACCTGCAAGCTGGGGTACGGCGGAGAAAGGAATGTTCGGGTCAATCCTCTTCACAAAAGTGCTGAACATCGTGTCCGGGTGAAGACTTACCAGCGCCGCCAGACCCTCAATTGCAGAGTCCCACCCATGCTCACGGGTAAGAACCGTAACGACATCCATTGCGGAGATGTTCAACATCTGCGCCACTACACTCAGCGGGGCGTTGAGCACCTTCTCCTCGTTCGCTTCAATGATGCGTTGCATCACCGTGGGTACAGCTCGTGAAGTCTTCACCGAAACGTCGCCAAGAGTAGGACCCGTGTGCTTCGGCGGGGCAGGTAGCGGCGGGAACGGCGTAGCGCGGGCTACACGTTCTTCCTCCTGCTGGGCGCGGCTGAGTGCTCCGTGGTCGGTATGCTCCTGAATCTCTGGCAGGGCGAAGTTGATAGCCAGCTTGCTATCGCCAGGGAGCGGCTTGTACACGGTAATCGACTCGTTAAATAGCGACTGCTGACCATCAGCTACGCAATTCTTAGCCGATAGACTGTTCGCCATTTTCGGCTTCGGTTTTGCGACACGCGGAGTCTCCTGCTTCTTTCCCTGAGTCACCTCAGAAACTTCTTTCTGCGTAGGGAGGTTCGCGGTGGTGTTCTCCTGCTGGGGTGCTTCCTGCGGGGGTGCTGAAACTCCCTTGAGCACCGTCACCTTCGCGGGCTTCTTCGTGACTAGTCTAACCATAGACTCCATAAACTCATCCTTTGTGGCGGCAGGTTTAGCCACCTCATCTACCTGCTGTGAGGAAGTCTCTACAGTCGCTTCCTCATCGTTCTTCACCGGCGGCTCTTCTTGTTCAGTCTCGACCGTTAGCGGGGCTTCCTCAGGCGTGGGCTTACCCGCCGTGAATGCGGCGTGGAAGTCCCAATCGGTATTGATAGCAGAGCCGCCCAGAGCGTTTAGGTGCTCATAGTACAAGACGGTCTCAGTTGAGGGGTCATACACTGCTTCAAAGGGCACGGGGTAAGGGCACGGCTCAGTAACACACTCCATCTCCTCAGGAGTTCGCTTAGCCTTATCCAGGTAATCCTCGACGGTTACACCTCTGGTAAACCCATTAAAGTCCTTGCTGGGGGTGTATAGCGCCACGTAGCGGGCAACTTCACGGGCAGGGTAGTTGAGGCTCAACATCTCTAGGTACCTGCGCTCATTCAGGGATACGCCGGTGTAGCGCTGGGTAACGTTCTCCCACGGTTTGATGGTGTACGACTTGCCGTTACGACCAGTGAAAGAGATGGTCGGCTTGTAGTATACGTTCGGGTGGTATGCCGTGAGTGGTGCCTTCGAATCAGGTGAGATGTAAGACACTGGCTGTGGCGCGCCCATTCCACCATCACGCCTCGTCTTCACCGTATCGGTCAGCATCTTATTGACATTAGTCAAGGCAATGCCAAATGAAGCGCCCACCACTTTCTGCGTATACTCTCTCGAAGCGCCACACCAAACCATAGACAGCGTAAGGCTCTGCGGAGTTACCGTATGCCCTGCGTCGTTAGACAGCTTCTCAGTGTCGATACAGGGGTGCTCCATGCCTTCCATGCGGGAGAGCGCGCTCAGCGCGTGCTCATCCGCTGAGATAGGGAGAGGGTTATAGAGGTAGGTCGGGTTAATCGCGGTGAACCTGCGGCTAAGCCCAGCCTGCACATAGTCACCATAGGAGAGGACATAAGGGCAGGGCACAGGCGAGTCATAGTGCTTTTTCGCGCCGCTCTTGACACGAGCATAAGCACGGACACATGACCGCGTTTCCATCGGCGTAAACAGGATGTAATACGCGAGCAAGTCGGCAGGCATTGACTTGCCAGAGTATTCACTGGAGATGTAGTCCAGGTACGCGAGGTCTTCATCACGCCAGGTACTCCAGCTCATATCCGTATCGATACCAAGGTCGTAGAGCGCACCGTGGGAACGGTTCTCTCTGCGCGTCGGGTCATCCGCGCTACGCCTATCATCGGTGTAAGGATAAGGCGGTGGAGCCTGAATACTGTTCTTGTACTCGATACGCATCTCCACCACAGCATTCTGAGACTCGGCGGACTCCTGAATAGCGCGAACCACCTCAGGGCTACAAAGACCATTGAGCGATTCAGAGATAACCTCAACCGGCAAGCCAATGTAAGTGAAGAAGTCAATCCAACGCTTCTCAAGGAGCGTGCGATTACCCTCCGGGACGTTCTGTGCGACTGCCTGCGACACAGCAGTCTGCGCCATAACACTGAAGACAGACTCGGAACTGGGTGAGCCCCAAAGGTTCTTGATGTGCTCACCGTACCTCTGCTGAGGTTCATAAGTGGGGGACATATATAGTTACCATCCTAAAACTTGTAGTACAGGCGGGCTTCCTACCAACATGCGGCATACGGCACCGACCTACTGACACATTCTACCACAGTTTACGGATGTACTACGGAGTGAACTACCGGCACCACTCACTAAATGTGTGGTAGGCGTATCTAACTGCTTCGATGGGTGCCTAAATGGGCGACCAAAAGCGGGATGAAGTAACAGAAGCGTGGCGGTGAGCTCAAGTAACCATAATGAGCTCACCGCCACGCTTCTGTGAAAATAAATGCGGAACCCCTAACAAGCAGGGGTGGTATTCAGTTGTGAAGCGGATAGAGCGGGATTCGAACCCGCGGGGCACCGCTAAGCACCCTCTGGTTTTCAAGACCAGTGCCTTCAGCCACTCAGCCACCTATCCAAATACAGCTAAACTGGGTTTAGCTGACGCTGAGGCGCTAGGACTCGAACCTAGAACTTCGGCTTCAGAGACCGACGTGTTGCCAATTACACCACGCCTCATTAAACCCATATTCAATTATGGTGCTGGGGTAACAGGGTTCGAACCTGTAACTTCCGCGTTCAAAGCACGGGGTGTTGCCAGTTACACCATACCCCATAGGGGGCTGGCTACTCTGCTCGGCTTGAGAGCACCCAGCCCCACAGTAAGGAATCGTAAGGAAACCTTGGGAAGAATCGCAATATCTACTATAGCAGGGATATTGCCAAGATGCAACTCCAGGAGTGTTACTTTCGGGAGGTGCTTCTTACTGGTTCCAAGGAACCATCATACACTAGTCGGGCGCGCTGGCAAATCTCCTTCAAAGTCATCTCAGCAACTTCCACGCTTTCACTAGTGCACAGCTCTGAGACTGTCTCTAGGTCGTCGTCGGCTAGGACGACGATACGCCACAGCTCGGGCTTACTGCGAACGTTTGGGTTAGTGCATACATCCTCCAGCGTCCGATAGAGTGAATCCCTATCTGGTGTTGCGCGTTCTCGCATCTTGAACATGATGCGGGCTCTTCCTGCAACCGCCTCTAGGGGGATGTCGCCTGTTTCGGACTGTACGGTCACTCCTGGCGCGACAATAACTCTATATGTTCCAGTTCGCCTATTCTCGTAGGTGAGGGTGATGACGGGGTATGTGTGGCGTGCCATTTCGCGTAATTATTCCTTCTTTCGAATACTTATGGTATCTGTATAGCTCACGTTAGGTGACTTTAAGCCATCGGTCTTGGAAGCGGATACCTGATTCCTTGGGGAACTGATTGACGGGCTTCCAGTAGGCAGTGACTACCTGTTGCTGTGGCGGGTCGATACTGAGCACCAGAATAAGGTTGCATTCCTCAGGTGGGGCACCTTTCTCGGGTGCCACGACTCGGCTGTATTCTGATGAGCGGATACTAATGGAACGCCCCGACTTGCGCTTATCATCATACTCAGTCACGGAGTACGTTCCAGGGGTGTATGACTGTAGCGTGAAGTAGACATCTTCAGCGGTGAGCTCTGCAAGCTTTCCGCTATTCAGCTTCTCATACACGTGCCCACTGAACTCTAGGCTCACTGGGTTGATAGCCTTCACGTGCTGATGGAAGCGTTCAATGGACGCTTCGTCCATCTGTGCGTAGGTGATTTGGCGCTGACCCTTAGTGAGGCGGGGCCAGTGAGCTCGCGTACCCTTTTTGCGTGCTGTTTTCTGCTTGAAAGCCCAGAGAGCTCGAATCTGAGGGACATCCCACAGTACACCGTTCTTCTCTGCCTGAGCTTTCTCTCGCTCAATCTCGCGGTTAAGCTTGCGTGCCACATGCGGTGGTGTCTTCGAGTTGCGTATCTTTTCGTCGCGCTCGGTAATGTACCGTGCGCGGTCAAGGTAGATGCGCTGTTTCTCAAGCTCAATAAGGTACTCTTCCTCAGTCTCAGGGACACGTTCCTTTGGTGACGGGAGGATGTAGGTGCGACCATTTAGCCCGGAAACCCTAATGTCGCCAGGCTGGAGCGGCGCATCTTCCACAGACTTGACGCTCGGAAGTGTGCGCGGCTTCGGTGGAGGCACTGCGCTAGGGCGAGGCGCGCTTGGCTTCGGGGCGGCTGGCTTCGGAGAACTTGGCGTAGGTGATGGATTTGGGGTGTTGCCGGAAGTAGGCTTCGGCGGCTGAGGCTCCCTCTTCTGTTCTTGCTCTTTGAGGGATGCCGCTTCGCGGCGTGCTTTCTGTCTAGCTTCCTTTGGTGTGGTGTACCTATTCTTGGCGCGAGATTCGCTCTCGTCGCTAATGTTCTTAGGGGTTGAAGGCTTCGGCGTGCCAGTTTGAGGCTCGTTGCCGTTCTTCTGTGCTTTTCGGCGTGCGGCTTTCTCGCGGCGCGCTTTCTGCTTCGCGTACTTTGGGGCGTACTTGGCTTCAGAGCGTTCCTCGACTACATCGCAGACATGCTCTAGGGAGCCGTGCGGCTCATCGCAGAAGGGGCAGTCTGCTGGGTCTTTCGCGGAGCATTTACCGTATTCGTCTTGTTTATTGACATGGTACTTGACCGTAGGTGGTCTTACGTTTGCCGTGGTAGACATTTGGGCAGTTATTCTTTCTGTGCTTCATGTATGGCTACATTGTGAGTGTAGTTGCTCTGTACATAGCAAAAATGGGAACCCTTGCTGGTGAGGCTAAGGGTTCCCATTTTATTAGCGGGGCGGTACCGACACCTGGGTATTCGGGATGGGGTGCGGGTACCGCTTGAGCACTAGCGTCTCGCTGGCTTGGGGTGGGCGAGAAGGGGTGGCTAGTGCTCCAGGTGTGTAGAGGTGGTAGGCTCTACATATGCCCACGGGTTGAGTGGGCTTCGGGCGACGGTGTTAGTTTCGCCCGTTGATAACCAGTATAGCAGTTCCTACCCGTTTAGCAAACTCGACCGTAAGGTTTTTCGGGTGGTATGCATCACAGCTGTTGGCATGGGTGTTTCGCTTGCCTGGAAGGGGTACTACATCGTATGCTTGTTCTAGAAGTTCAATGTAAGGCGGCAATGTTACCCAGCTCGGGGAGGTTGCCGCCTTACGTGTCTGAGCGTGGTATAATGTGTGAAATAATAGTATTTCGAAAGGAAGTAATGGCTGTTCACTCACGCAAACCGTTTACGGCAGATGAGCCAATGGAGTTTAACTTCGATAATGGTAATTCACTGCTTGTCTCCCCTGCGGGTGGTAATGTGCATGGCGCGTTCCTAGAGGCAGTTCAGGTCGCCCATCTTGAAGATGAGGATGAGGTGAGCTTTAAGTCTGCTCATATTGTGCTTAGTCCCGTTCAGATTATCGCTTTTTTCGCATCAGTTATACGTATGACGGGTTATTCTGAGCCTCAGCTTCGCGAGCTTGCCTTTGAGCGTGGGCTTATTGAAGACCCTGACGCGGTAAAGGAACGTCTCCGCACCTCGCCGCGAAGGAAAGCACCCAAGCCAGGTCGCCCGAAGGATAATTTCTGCAAGTTTACAGACCAGTATGGAGATGTTCTACTGGCTAAGCCTGTTGCTAATGTGCCAGGTCTTGTAGAGTTTACGTTTAGCGTTGATGGTGAGGATGCTACCTTGATTATCCCTCCAGATATGATAGTCATCCTCTTCGCGACATGTTGCCGGGTGGTGAACTACACCCCCGAAGAAATGCGTGAGCTTGCTACCCGTGAGGGCTACGTGAAGGTGGACACTCGAAGTGTTCCGGTTGGGCGTAAGGAAAAGCGCCGCAATGCCCAGCAGTCAAAGAAACAGCCGCAACCTGCTACTGCGTCACCGTCTCTCGCAAGTCTTGTTGCCGGGCGAACAGCTGAACTAGGTATCACCTCTAGCAAGCCGTCTATGCCTGTGCGCTCGACGTTCAGCAAATAACTCGCTACACCACAGCACACTTAACACATAAGCAAGAAGGGAAGTAAACATGCAACAGAACATTGATGGCGTTGAACCTGTACGCCTCACATCCCCTGACTTTGAGAAGTTCACCCAATACATCTTGAAGGACTGCGCAAGCACCCCCTGGGACTCTTATATGCGCCGCGTCTATCGCCTACTCGGATTCCCGGAAGATATGAGCATCCCCCCGGCTCCTGTAAGTCGCTTCGGTAAGTATGGTATGTCTCCGGGCATGTGGCATAAGGCGGCTTTGGTGGCGGGCTCATACAGTGTGGCGCTCGAATCTTTGGGTGTAGCAGATGCGTTTAATGTTGATGCGGGTGTGGAAGCGCTAAAGGAGCTTTCTTTTGCCGCTCACAGTCACCCCCTAGCGCCCGTATTTACTCACGGTGTCCGCAAGTTCACTGCTGAACAGCAGGCTACCTTAAACCTTATGGTTTCACCTCACATGCAGAAACTCGTGGAGACTGTCGGCATTAGCGCTCTTCTCGGGTTCTTGCCCGCTGTAGAGTTTATGGATGGTTACGACTATGCAGACTTGGCTCGCCTCATTGAGGCAGATGGTATTGAGTCTGTAGTTCCTCTGAAGCCGTCTCAGGTTGCAGACTCGCCGCTAGGTCGGGTACTTGCGGGAGCTTTCGACCGTATGGACTCAGTGTTGGCTGAAATGCTGAGTATGCCTGAGACTGTCGCCCGTGCTGGGTGGCTCCTCACTCATGACTCAGGGGAATGGTCTAGCCTGGATGCGCCTATCACTGTCCGAAAAGTCCTGCCCGGTAGTGAGCTTACAGAAGCTCCTGTAGCCGCACATTTTGTAGACATGGCATTGTTCTAGCAAAATCCTCGCCAAGCGCGGCAGAAGCCCCTTAGAACCTTATCTGTGGGTTCTAGGGGGCTTCTTTCTGCTCGTCAATCTTAAAGTGATGGTGATGGTTGGCTTTCGTGTCCTGCGCTCAAGTCAGACAAGGCAGGGATGTCAATGTCCACCTGCGTGCCAGCCAAGGGGTAGGCAAACTGGATTCGGTTATATTCAGGCTGGTACATTGCCCAGTAGAAGTTCTCGTAAATCCATGCGTGCCCAGAAATTTCTGAGGTGTGGGCATGGATGCTGTGAGCTACTGCACGCGGAATAATAGGCTTCACATTGAGGGTGTGTAGGTAGCCGTCTAGGTTCTCGATGGAGTCGCCGGTTGCGTTGTTCGTCACGTCACACTTCATACGGTAAGAGTCATCCTCGGTGAGCTCTTCCTCAATACTGGAAATGTTTATCAGTGGGCGAATGAGAGAATTGGGTTCCAGCCCTAGCTCAAACGGGAGGTTGCTAGGTAGCTCGATGGTTGCATACAGATACTTGGGCGCATCAATGAGGGCGAGGCGAAGCTCCGCCTCGGAGAATGGAAGCTCTTCGTTCAAATCATCTTCGTACTCATATTCGAACTCATAGTCGGTGTGGTTTGCTGACATTGGTTAGCGCCCTTCTGGTCTATACGCAAAAACTTAGGGAAGCTACCAAGAGAGCTTGTAGGTGCTCAAATTGATAACTTCCCTAAGTTTATAGCGTCCGGCTAGGGGCTTCTAAGCGGTGTAGATGCTCTGGGTTGCAACCCAGCCGTTCAGAGCGTGCATACGTCGCCATTCCAGCGGCGTAATGAAGTTCGAGACGTTGTGCAGGCAGGTGAAGCCACTGTCGCGGAACTCATCGATAGTCGGCTTGTCCTGCTCGCGCGGCTCTTCTGCTCGGAGGACTCGGAAGGTTCGGGTACCGAAGTTATGCAGGTCGCTGTACGGCTGGATGCGGAGCGGGTTACCACTGAAGCCGTTCTGTCGAGACTGCCACTCTTCAACGTCCATAAGGTTCAGGTTGCCCGGCTCGTAGGAGATGACGGGCATCAGCTGAACCTCATTGTCTTCAATCTTGTAGACAATAGCCTCAACAGTGGTATCCCAGTCGTCGTCCTCATGCCAGTGCTGGTCATCTGCCGGGTACACCTTTACGGTGACCTTACCGCCGATGGTATAGGTTCGACCGCCCATGCGGGTGGTATAGAAACCGGCACCAATGCGCTTGGTGTGAACCTTGCGGATTGCAGATTCGATGTGCAGGGGGTGAACGTCCAGCGGGAAGTCGAAGTCTTCACTGAGAAGGTCTTCGGTGCTCATACCTAGGTGCGCGGCGATTTCCTCTGCCGTGATACCCATGTCCTTGAGGGTTTCAAGGGTGGTTTCCTTGGTGATATTGTCGGACTCGCGGACAATAGTCAGGGCTTCGATAAGGTCCTGCGGGCTGTCCGGGGTGATATTGGTCGGCAGGGTGATGCGGGGTACGTCAATGCTCTTATGCATGTGAAAGAGTAGTTCCTTTCAAAGATAGTGTTTAGTTAAGTAGTGAATGAAACTCAAAGGCACTCGTAACTAAGTGTATGGGTGCTCTTTCGAGAGTCATACGATAAGTGTAACACATAATGCAATATTCTGCAAAGAAGTGTACTAGTGCGTTCGGCGCTCTTCGCCAGTTGCGCCTGCATCCTGTACAATGGCTCTGAATAAACCAGTACACCATTAGAAAGGATTTCATTATGCAGGAACTATCTGGCAACATGACCATCTCAACTTTCATTGAGGCTACCATTATACCACATACTAAGACCGCAGGCGGCTCAACTAGCCCTGCCCGATACTACAGGGCAATGACACTCAGTGAAGCGCCAGCAAGCCTAAAGCCTTCACAGTTGCCTGCAACCGCCTCTCAGTCCTTTTACCTTAGCACACACAGCAGTTCAGGTGAGGAGATGGGCATTACAGGGCGCGTCATCACCAAAGTAGTCCACAACGAACACCTTGAACACTACCTGAGAGCCGTATTCAATCGGACAGTAGACGACGACCAGCGACTACTAGCTCTCTACCACCAAGCGAACCCATCCAATGTTCACGTAGTCAAGGAAGTATACACCCTACCTACCGGCGTAACCCCTCATGATGCCGTATGCGCATTCCTTAACGAAACCGCCAACACAGAGTCTCCTACCCCGGCAACATGGGCGGAGCTAGTGAGGAAATTTCATGACCTCCTCAGCCCCGCCGCCGTCAAGAGTGTTGAGTGCCCCGGTCTACTGGAACGAGTATGTCACGACCCCGCTTATGACCATGTGCCAGGCATGTTAGGCATGTGCCCCTGGCTGGATGACAAGTAGCAGAGCCGACGCAAAGAGAAAGCACCCCGAACCATTGGTTTTGCGGGGTGCTTTCTCTTTGCGCTCTACGCAATTCAGTTACGGTCAGTTGGAGGTCTCATTCAATTCTGGGCGGACGGATGAGACGTACTTCGTGACAAGGCTGTCTGCAAGGTTGGACTGAACCTGCAAGCTGGTCAGAAACGCGGTCTGGACATTCTCGGAGAGAACGGAGATGCCGGTTACCTGATGTGCGCGCTGAAGCTTCTCGCTATTATCCTTTGCCCATCCTCGACTTGCAGAGATGAGGTGGCTCAGTTCTGCCTGATGTGTGTTCACGAAGTCCTGAACGAATTTAAGGACGGCGGAGCTGTCGGTAATCCAGAGGCTTGCCGCCGTACCACTATGCATACCTCCGTCAAGTAGACCGTCAGCGCCGCCGCGTCGCTCCTGCGGTTCGCTCTTGAAGAGAATAAAAGTCTTCTTGTAGCCAATGGTGCCGTAAGAGAATGTGTTCGTCACTTGGTATGAGCGTGGCTTGAAGGTGAACTCGGTGCCGTTAATCAGGCTCGGTATCAGGTTATTGCCTTCTGGGGTTACTGTAACTCGGTCAGTTACCAGCACGCTAACAGATGCTTCTTTGTCTGAGCTGTCTGCTGGATGGGTTTGCGTAACGGTGTAAACGAACTGGGTGTCTTGAGCCATATTTCTGTTCTCCTTATTGGTAGAGTGAATTTCGATGCGCCGCATGGCATGAAACTATGAATGATTGCACACCTCTTCTTTTCTGAGGTAAACACAAGTATACCAGAGGCACCTATAGCGCCCTAGTGGGAGGACTGTGATAATCCTCCCACTAGGGCAGATGGCTGTAGATGTCTCTTACGCGCTGACGATGACGTAGGTCATACAGGGGCGTTCTACGAAGACCATCAGGGCTTCATTGAGGCTGTTTCCCTGAGCGGTTCACCCCTTATGCATGGTCGGCTTAGTGGTTCCAGATGCCTTCCAGCGCCCAGCGCCCAGTGCCGGGTCGTAGGGCGGATTCCTTATTGCGTTTAATAACGCCTACCATGTTGCCGTTCTCGTCAATGATTCGGTACATGTTCTTCTGAATGAGCTTGATGCTGTAGCCGTTGAACTTCATGGTGTGAGCTCCTTCTTTGGCTTGAGTGATGATTGATGGGTCCTGGGTGACTAGTGGGCTGTGCTTAGTTGCCCGCTTGCTTGATGGTGTAGGGGGTGATGAACTCTCGGTAGTTCTGGTAAAGCTCCTTGAGGGTGGTTGCGTGCTGTTCTGCGCGTGCCTTAGCGTCCTGGAGGCGATTCATTGCCTTTTCGTATGCGGTACGGGCAAGCGCGAGTGCGCGGACACCGATTTCCTGTACGGATTCTAGGGCGGCGTGGTAGGCGCTTTCGGCTTCCTGAAACTTTGCAGTCCAGTGGGTGACCCAGCCTACGGCTACCTGGAGCAAGCTCTCTTCTTTGGAGACTTCGTTATTCAGTTCTGCTTCGGTTGCGTAGGTTGCGTTCACGATGCCGCCCCTTCCATAGGTCTAAATCATTGCTACATAAATAGTGTACCACATATTTTAAGAGCTATGCAAGCGATATGTTTGTGGCGCAAAGAAACCCCCTGCTTGCAACGACTAACAGTTGCAAGCAGGGGGTAATACTCAAGCCCTATTAGCTATCCATTTCCAAGGAAGCCCAGAACCTCTCCTTGGAAAGTTCAACATCTCCAAAGGAGCTGAAATCTTCCAACCCACAGAACTCGGTAATACGGCTACAAATAGACTCAGGACTCAATCGCGCCCTATCCCACGAAATAGCTGTCACATAGTCACCAGTAAGCATGTATGTGCCACCGAACGTGCGCTCAGTACGTTCAGCAACAAGCCTACGCAAACCATCCTCAATTTGGCGCACAGAAAGGAACCTATACGCAGTTGGGATAGCCGACCTAAGACCAGCCTGCCACAAGAAGTAGACAATAGCCAGCGGGTCACCACCAATAAGGAACGGGTAATACAGTCCACACCGACAACCATCCTCAAGATGCACACTAGGCGCAATGCAGAACTCTTGAATATGCGCCCCAGTAGCCAGTAGCGATGCGGAGCGAATCAAAGTCCGCGCAATGTTGCTAGATAGCAAATCATCAATGCGCTTACCCGCAGTACCCACCCTCAGCTCCTCATCTGACATGGACAGAAACGCAGAGGGCACATACCAGACTTCACCCGAAGTTCCTACGGTAGCAGGCTTAACACCGCCACCAAACACGCTATCTCCAGCCCGGAAATAATCCGCCGGGTCATCAATCTTAAACGAGCCTTCCCCTACAAAGGTTGCCCTGAGGAGTGAGAAATTGCCAGAGAGCGTGAACTCGCTCTTTGGGCTGACCTTACAGGAGTCAAGCTGAACATCCCCAAAGGTACTAAGGCTCGAATTGTCCATCAAGGTCACCTTGTGCGCATCCCCACCAAAGCCGCTATAGGTAGCGCCACTATGCAGTGTCAGCGATTCAACATTCGAGTTATGTAGTGTTAGCTTCACACCGTCATGCACGGTCACACCTGAGGCGTTACTATTTTTCAGGTCGAGGGTGATTCCTGAACCTTCTGCTGTGGCATCAGAGACAATCTGGACACCATCAACGCTACTATCTTCAATATGCACATCAACTGCCCCCTGAAAATTGCCAGGCTGAGAAACCTTATCCAAAGAGCTGTTGATGATTTCTCCTGAGCAGTGAAGCTGAACATCGTCACCAAACGAACAGCCACTCACCACCACATCTCCAGTTAGCAGATTACCGTCATGTAGCCCACTCGGTTTTTCATGCGTAGCCATAAACACCTTTCAGTAGCGATTAGTCCTCAGAGCCCAGGAACCCCTTGTCGGGTGCACTGAGATACTGGGCGGGAGTGGAATCCGTGAGAGAGCCAGCGAATCGCTCAAAATCACTCACGCCGCAGAACTCGAAGATGCGCTCCCTCACGGAGGTGAAGTTACACTCATCCGTCCAGTAAAGCTCAGTGAGACTCCATAGGTCGTAAATGTTCGATGCGCTCAAAATGGCTTCCTTCACCATATGGGTAAGCTCAGCGTCGCTGTAGGCGTTATGTTCATCCGACGCAGAGCTTGACATACCGGCGGCTCGCAAGAAGTACAGGATGCCCACTGAATGACCAGCAAGTAGCAGGGGGTACGCAAGACCGCAGACACAGCCACTATTGGCGTGAATATCGGGCGCAACACAGAACTTGTGTACCGTTGCGCCAACACTCAACAAACGCGCGCTGAGACGGTACGCGTCGTTGGCGGTCTGGCGGATAATCTCACCCTGCTCAGCGGAGGTTAGAGATTCCCCTGGATGGTGCTTGAGGATGCGCGAAAGGGTGTAGGGGATACGGGCTTGGGTGTTGATGGTCATTACCTTACCCTCTGCCTTACCCCACCATGCGGCAACCAAATCGTCTAGGCACATGCTGTGGTGAACATCTAGCGACATTGCGCCTACAAAGCTACTTGCACTAATGGAGAGCTTGCCTCGAATGTCGAAAGTGCCAGAATTAAACACGGACTTGAAGATAGCTACCGACCCATCAACCTTAACCGAAGCGCCATTGCGGACATATGCCGTATCAATGCTAGGCTTAGTGCCCTTCGCTTCCAGCTTGCCACCCTGCAAGTATAGGTGGTTGATTTTAGTATTCTCGCAAACGAGGGCATTGGGTAGCTCATGAGAAGACGCGCCCAGGTAGCAAAGCTTACTGTTACGCGCATCCAGCGTACTGAAATGCTCTAGTGTGTAGCTATTCCGCACGTCAGTGTTCTGGACAGTAATCTCCTGCTTGCCCATTGCGGGTGAGCTCTGGAATCCAGACCCGTTCAATCGAGAGTTCTTGAAGTGCCCGCTGTAGAGGTTAATGCCGTAGTCCATCTTTACAGTGGACGGGTCTACCACAGCGTTACCTGCAATGACGTTGCCACCAAGAAGATTGTGAGCCTTCTTCGCAGGGACGATAAGCACATCCTCCACACCATCAATGGGTGAAAAGGAATCCAACAGAGTAGGTACGTTTACCTGAACGTCCTCAATGAGAGTGGGGGCATCTTCTTGCAAGGTTCGCTCAACGCCTGCAACAATATCCCTCTCCCACTTGCGCAAAGGCTGGGTAGCATCGTTCAGGTGGTTATTCCAGCCGCGATACAGCACATACTGGAACTTGTTACCATGTTCGCGGATAAACTCATGCATATTAGAGGGGAAAGCGTTACGCACCTTAGCTGGGTGGGTTCGCCAAAGAAGCTCGCCGTCGGGGGATAGGCGGGGCGTAGGTAGTCGCGTATCGAGGTTTACGCCGTCGGTCTTGTAGAGTAGGTAGAAGCGCTCCTTGGGCTCCTGCCAAATGTTCTTGTGGGTCATGATTTACTTTCTCTTAGGGTGCGGGGTGGGGCGCTCCGCCGTATTGGTATCGGTCAGAGCGCCCCACCCTCAACTATAGGTTGTGCTTAGCGGATGCCCAGAAGGTCAGCCGGGGCAACATGGTACTTGGAGGCAATGTGCTCGTTCCATGCTTCGTGGTCGTAGATGTCGTTTCGCTCCTGCCAGATGGTGTAGTGTGCGGCGCTTCCACCACGTGCAAGGCGGCTACCAAGCTCGGCGGTCTCATGGTTGAGAACCTGTTCCAGCTCAACCCAGCTCTTGCCCTTGTGCTCCTCTGGGATGTGGTTCTCCAGCCCGTTTGCCTTGAGGTAGTAGGTTACCGCAAGCGGGTTGCCGAACAGTAGCACGGGATAGTAGAGTGCGCAGAGGCAATTGTCTCGCTTGTGAACCTTCGGCAAGGCACAGAATCGCTCCATCTTAAAGCCGCCCTCAATCATCTTACTGCTGGTGATAAGGGTGCTGTCTGCGCTTTCCGTGAAGTCCACATTCTCCACCTTACCGTGGTTCTTCCGTACTCGGTACTCGAACTTCGGCTTGAGCAGGAGAGGAAGCAGGTAGAAGCCGGTAAGGTCAGACATAGGGGTATGTGATTCTAGTGCTTTGAGGTCGAACCAGCCACCAAAGTTGCTGTCCTTAATGTGTGCATCACCGCTAATGGAGATGTCGCCGCCACTGAAGAATACCTTGTCTAGTAGAACATTTCCACTGAGGTTTAGGTTGGCTCCCATGCGAACATGGACGTTGGTCAGCTCGCCGCCAGTAACAGAAATATTCGGAGAATCTGCCTTGCGGTGAACGCCAGTAAATTCACTGTGACTAACGGTGGTGTCGCGCAGGGTAAGGTTCAGTTCGCCAGTGGTGAAGACACCCTCGATGGTGCTGTCTTCTACTAGGGTGTTGCCAGTCAGTTCCGCCGTGTGGTAGATGCCGCTATTGCGAACGGTGGTGTCACCTGCAATGATGATGCGACTTTCGCCCTCGTGTGAAGAGTGAGTCAGCTTATGACCCTCAGTGGGCATATGCTCCTTGGTGATAAGACCACTTTCGACATTCGCGGAGCCAGAGATACGACACTCTGCATCTCGCATGTCCACATGGCGAGGGTCTACAGTTGCGTAGTCGAAAATGTGATTACCACCCAGAAGGTTCTCAGCACATTCCGGGAGTGCGTACACGCTATCGTACTTGTAGAGCACGCTCTGCATCTCACCGAAGATGGTTGGGATGTTGAGCTCGGGGAACTGGATGAAAGTCTTCTTCGGCTGACTCTTATCCATCTCAATCTTGCCAGTCTCGCGGTTGAAGACTCCTGAGGTGCTGTAAAGTACGGAGCTGTAAGGAACCTTCCTACTGCCGAAGGGGTCGTTCTCACCCCAATTGTTCGACTTCGGGTATTTGAAAGCACTGTACCACTTCTCCCAAAGAGCTCCGTTAAGGGGGACGCGCCACACGCTATCGAGGGTTCGCTGGTTTCGAGTGGTCTTCTTGGGGAGAGAGACGCTATTGGAGTCATGTACCCAGATGGGGACGGTGGTTGCAGGGGTGATGTATTCAGGGGTGTTGAGGTGCTTGAGAAGCACACTGACATTCTGTGGCTTGTCGGTCATGATGGTTGCCTTTCTATAGCTAAAATATCTACAAAAAGTGTACCACATAATCTGTGGGTATTGCAATGCCCCGACACGCGAAGGGAAAACGCTTGCCAGGGGCATTGCTTTCAGTGGTTATGGCGTGGGGTCTTGCCCGGTCAGTCTCCTGTAGTGAGCCAGCCAACTCTCAGGTAGTTGTCTAATATACTTCTCCCACGTCAGATGGTCTTCCGGCTTGAAGTCTTCCTTAACCATATGGAATACCTCAGATGAGCTAATGTATACCGGCTGTATATGCTGAGTGAACTCAAGAATGATGTTATTGACCCACTTCAAAGGCTCCCCCTCCCTCCGATATTCAGCATGGTAAACACCCCAGGGGTGAAGCTCCCTATTCCGGGATGCCAACTCGTTGTACGGGGACTCAATGAGTGACCTCACCTTCCCTGCAAGCGCATTCTCTAGCATTGTCCAGCTGAGCGTGCTGAGCGGGTTGCGGACAGTCCCATCTAGTGCTGGATAGTCTGAATTGCGAATACCTGACTGAATAAGTCCCTCTACTCTGAAGAGGTAATGTAGGGCTACAGGATTACCTGTAAGCATTAGAGGGTACCAAAGGAGACAATGGCAGTGCGGGTTTACTTGCAGGTGGGTGGAAGCCTTGAGACACATGGTGGAGTCGCGCCAGGCAGGGTGCTTAATGAGCCCATAGGTAGCTACGGCAGTACGCAGTATTCCCGCGCTTGGAGACACGAAGCTACTGTCACTCACCGTGTCTGGGTATTCAGGATGCGGCATGATGTCATAGAAGGCGTAGCGCAGGGATTCGCAATCCCCAGCCTCAGTGTCAATAACGGCAGAAAGCGCCATAGGCGGCTCTAAGTCATTAGGTACATCAATTAGCACGCCTCCATCAAGTGAGACTTTCTGGAGGCGTATAGAGCCTCTTACGGTGGCGTTGCCACGCATCTTTAGACGGTAACTCCACGAGTTGCCAGCAATAACAGTATCATCACCAGCGTCTAGGTAGTGATGCTGTCCACCCAATATTTGCGCGTTCCCCTTGAGTGACTTGAGCCCAGACAGCTCAACTTTCTCACCAATAATAACGCCTGACGCTTCGCCCTGCATAGCTAAAACTCCTTCCTAATTGGGTGTGGCGATATTTAGGCACAAGTCAGTCTGACCAGTCACCCGGCACCAATGGTTATACCAGATAGTGCGAGATAGCGGGACAGGGATATTGTCATCTCGCGGGATGTAGGACTTAATCTCGCTCTCCCACTTGCGGTAGTTCAGCTTCGCAAAGCCGCCACGATACTCAGGAAGATAGCTCTTGGCATCAGCATAGCCGTCAGTGAATACTTCAACGATTCGCTGACGCATACTCTCCTCCAGAACAGATAGGGATAGTATTGAGTATGGGTTTCGCGGCGACTTTTCCAGGTGAATAGTAGGCGCTTTACCTAGAGGCTGTAGAAGCCCCTCTGCGCGGAAGAAGTAGTGCATTGCAATAGGGTTCCCCATGAGGTACAGCGGATACCAGAGAAGGCAACGGCAGGTATGCATTGTCCCACGATGCTTCTCATAGTCCAGGCACCACGTGCCAGTCATGGCGGCAGAATCTTCCAACACCTGCATGGTTAGTTTAGCCATTGCAAACAAACTGTCCCGACGAAAAGATTTCCCGTCGTTAAAGAACTTCTTTGTCTTCAGATTCGGCTTCGTTTCGCGCATATTATAGACAAGACTAGCACCGCCCACATTAAGCATGAGTGGTGTTTCTCGTTCAGGAATGATGATGCGGGCTTCTTTCCCCAGCTTAGCGCTATTGATGGTCACGCTATCTGTACTATAGTTCATGATTCTCTCCTAAATAAGTAAGTAAAATCAGTGTACCACACAAAATAGCTACTATGTAGTTCCAGTGCATCACCTCCCCATGTACGGGGTTCCTAGAGCCCGCTCAAGGAAGCAATGCCAGTCGCTCAGCTGATACTCTTTGCTGGTCTCTTCCTTACTAAAAAGCTCTTCGATGCCGTGGCTAGAACAGTTTGCTTGAAGGATTTTGCGGGGTGCCAGCCAGTAGTCCTTGAGAATCTTGTCCAGTGATACGCGCATCAGTTTTTCAAGGCGGGTGGCGCTAAATGCGTAGTAGGGATTACGGAGGGTGCCTTCGGCATAGATGCTTCGATGCGTATCACCGTGCGGCTTGAGTCTCCCCTCTGCGCGTAGGAAGTAAAATGTGGCGGCAGGGTCGCCTAGGAGGATAAGCGGGAGCCAGAGGGCGCAACGACAGCGCGGCATATTCTGCGAGTGAACTTCACCGTTGAGACAGAAGCGAATATTGACATACTCGGGGTGCTTATCCATGAGGTTTGCGGCGAATGTAGCTACCGACTGGAATGTCTGATTGGTGATAGCCGTATCTTCGGTGATGAGTCGAGAGATGTCAGTCATGATGGGGGTGTTCCAGTAGCTATTGATGCTTACTGTCTCCGGCAGGGCGTTGAAGTCGTGGAGCTCAAATTTTCCGCCGTATTCGCCGCCAATGATATGGAAATTACCCTTCACGGTAGCGTTGCCGGTAAAGGTTGCAGTAAGGTCGGTTTCTCGGCAGGCGACATGGGCATTGTCAGATGCTCGCAGTATGTAGTGCGTTCCACCTTCAACGTATGCGTTATCGCGAACCTCGCAGGCGGTTAGTTCCGCGTCGTGGACACGGGCGTTGTCGCTGATGCGGTTCATGTCGCCATGAAGGACGCTGTTTCCGGTCACGTTATCGACATTTTTCACGGGTTTCTTCCTGAGTGTGAGTAGTGCATGATTTTCATTAAGATTTAGGGGTAAAACCGTACCAATTTAAGGGTTTTCACTTAGTGTTTTGCCTTAAATTGGTACGGTTTTAGGGGTGATGGTGGCGGCTACATTTCGTTGTTGCCTACCGCGAAGAGCGCGGGGTAGAGTCGGGCACTTAGAGCACCTGCAATGGTTAGCGGGTTGTGCTCCAAAGACTCAAGGTGGCTATCCAACTTTTCCTGCTGGCTACTAGTGGTAGGATGCAGGTTAATCGACTTAGGCAGACCCAGCTCTTCAGTAGAGAACGCCTTCAGTAGACCCTCGCTGTGGCTCTTGGAGAGCATCTTGTGAGGAACCATAACCATAGGGTCATCCACACCACCGCCCGTAATGTCGGTACGGTTAGTGATGCTGTTGATAAGGTACTCCAGGACTGCGTGTAGCGGCGCGCGGAACACGCGGTTGCAATACGGCGACTCTTCATCCACTAACTCCGAAATAAGGTTCGTCACATTGACGATACCTTCCAGCAGGCGCGCCTTAGCTTCCTCATCAGGGGCAGTATCGGACTTCTCTGGGAGGAAGTCATCAATATAGGTGTTTAGGCGCTCTGCAAGGCGGGAGGCATTGTCCTGGTCGTTCTCTGCGGTAGTTCGAGAGACCTTCTCAGGGTTCTCGAAAATTTCCGTAAGCGACATGGTTGCAATGGCAGAACCGCCGCCGGTAAGGGAGTCCGCATAGTTCTTGAGTGCGTCAGCAAAGGCGTTGTATCCGTCAAAGCCGATGGTCATCTGGGTAAAGTGAATCGCCAGGTCGTAGAACTTCTTCGGTTCTTCGGTGGGAAGCGAAGCAAGAAGGTCTGCGAGGTTTTCCCAGCTTCGCGGGGAGCGCCATGCGTAAGTTGCCGCGTCACGGCAGTTCTCATCCATGCTCTCTGCGAAGCGTTCAATGCGGGCATCACGGTTCATCTCATACAGGGTTCTGTCAGTGCGCTTGTCGAGATAGGTCGCAATCATCTCTCGGATGCGGCGCTCGTTATCAGTCATAGGCTTACCCCAGGCGACCTTGAAGCCTTCCAGCCAGTCACCAATCGGCTGGTGGACAGGAATCCAGGTGACGCGGTTCTGCGTGGGCGGCGCAATGGGAGTGGGGTTCACGGAACTAGCCATTGAGTTAGTTGCCAAGACGATAACCGTCTCAGTAGGGATGGGGGTGCCATCAGGGAAGCGGCGCTCGTTAAAGATGTACAGCATAGCCGCCTGAACGCTCTCGTTCGAGTTGCTGTATTCATCCAGCAGGAGAATGACCTTGCGGTGCTTGAGGATGCGTACCTGGAACGGTTCGTTGAGGTAGGTCGTAGACGGAACCTCGGTGAAGTTACCTTCTTCGTCAATGATGGTGGTAGAGCCTACGGAAGGGATACCCCCGATGGATTCAGGGGAAAGCTGAGCGCCAACAAGCACTTCTACGCTGTGGTAACCCATTTCGTCCTTGAGGGCGTGGATGGATGCGGTCTTGCCGATGCCGGGGCTACCGATGAGTCCGATAGATTTGCCGGGCTTCAGCTCACCGTTTGCGCCCATATGGGGGAATGCGCCGTACTTCACTAGTTCCATTGCGGTACTCAGAGATACGGGGGTGACGTTAATTGCGCCGGTGGGCTTTTCGTCTGTCATTACTGCATTAGACATGGTGGTTAGTCTCCTTCTTAGGTGGTGTAGAGATGTTGCTTAGTGTGCAACTCGGATGATGGTTGGTTTGTAGTTTGCTGGTAGCGACTTGAAATATTCATGCATATGCAGGATGTCCTTGTCGCTATGCTTGGAGGTTAGAACGATAGCCAGCCCGTAGTTATGCTTGCACTTAAGGGCGTTGGCTACGTTCTGCCAGTCGATGTATCCGTCGGTAATGAGGATGCCCAGTGCGGCGGGAGGGTTCTTCTTCTCTCGGCTCGTCTCATACTCGTTGAGAGCGTTGATGAAAGGAGTCATGGCGGTACCGCCGCCACCCTTAAACACCACGTCAGATAGTTTCTTCACCGGCTGGAAATCGCCTAGAACAGTGTCAATAGCGCTAATGCGTAGGTCTGCTCGGTTCTTGAAACTATCAATAATGCGCTCAATATTACCTAGCACACGCCCACTATCTTCCCTGGTATGCATGGAGCCAGAGGTATCCACTCCAATGTACACGGTCGGCTTGACTGCATAACGAGTTGGAAGTAGCACTCGCTTATCTGGCAGGGCGGCGTTTAGTCGGTTGAACCTACGGAAGGTGCGGTGAGTACTGCCGGTGGTTCGGTGAGAAGACGCAATAGTGAGAACCTTCTTGAGCTGTGTAGACCATACGACATAGTTGCCTGCGTCAATCTTGAGCACCCAGTTAAGAATGTTGTCCAGGTGGGTGTTGCCGATAGACTTACGCATCTGCTCTGCACGTACTAGGGCGAGCATGTCGTTACGGCTTTCACGTTTGATAAGCTCGTCAGCCGCCTGGATACCCAGCGCGTCCATGAGGCTCTGAAGCATTTCAGCAGTAACAAACTGGTCGGTCATCTCGGTAAACTTCCCCTGCTGGGTATTGCTCTCGGGGGAACCTGCTTCGCCGGGGGTGCCACCATTGCCGCCAGAAGCTCCCTTATCGCTGTCACTAGTGCTATTGCCCTGCTGGTCACCATTGCTGGGATTTGCGCCGCTATTGGAGCCGCTGGTGTCGCTATCAGAGTTACCACTGGAGGTATCGCTGGAGCCGGTATCCTCATTATTGGTATTAGAGGTGCCGTCACCTTCTTCACTGTTCTTATCGTCGCTACCGCCATCATTACTGAGGCTTGAGCGCTGAGAGGCACCATTATTCGATTTAACATCAGAGCTATTATCCCCCTGCGGTTCGCCGGTAGGCGAAGCAGACTCATTGCTCTGCGGCTTACTTTCAGCAGAGCCGCTACCTCCACCAGAGCCTTGCTGTCCTAGGGCTTCTGCGTCATCCCTAAGCGCGTTGTGGAACTCCTCTGCGATGCCGCTGGCGGGGAGGTTGTAGTCTGCGGGAACAAAGTCAATGCCGGGAGTGAGGCGGAAGCGACCGGAGATGCCACTGATGCGCTGGTTAATTTCAAGGTCGAATGCCAGGCGGGTAATCTCGTCATCTTTGTAGCCTCGGGTAGCAACGCGCTTATCCTGTAGGATGATGATTCGCAAAATTTCACGGAGCGCCACCTTGAGGGTTTCCGCGTTGCGATAGGTGTCTAGAGAGCCCTCAGGGAGGCTGATGCGCCAGTCCTTGTCGATGCTTGCCTGCTTGGAGTTGATGATTGCAGGGCGCACCTGTCGAATGATGGGTGCAAAGTATGGTGAGATGCTTGTCAGCTCGTCCGTGAGGTGAATGAACACGTCAAGCTCTTTAGGGGTGAGCTTACGTAGCATGATGGGCACTTTCTTAGGGCTATTTGCCGGTAGCCCAGTAATGCTGTTTACAGCGGGCGCGCCGGGCGGCGGTGCCATCTGAATAATAGGGAGCATACAGCAACCCCTCCTTTCTTTCAAAGAATAGTGTATCACATATATTGCAGGCTAACAAGAACCTGCAACATTTTCTCCACAATAAGAGAAAACACCTGAGGTGCATGTTGGTCATAGCCTTAACCAACATGCACCTCAGGTGTTGAGCGCTAATCGTTATTCGCCGCTGAAGCCACAGTCCGAAGAGCCAGAATCCGACGAAGAGTAAGAAGAAGAGGAGCAAGAATCGCTGTAGCTACTGCTCGAAGAATAGCTATCTGAACTGCTACTCGTAGAGTAGTCGTAACCGCTGTCTACGTCGCGTGCGTCGTCAAAAACAGTAGAGTTGCTAGTGCTTGACGAAGTGCCTACACCCGCCGATGCGCTCGAACGACGCAGGGATTCCTTCTTCTTTGCGCGAAGCTTGCCAAAAGAAAACATGTAAGGTCCTAACTAGGTATACCTACGGTGAGGTAGTGTTCAAATCTTCGTACAGCAGAAACCCGCAATACCTAGAGTAGGTCACCCCAAGGCTACGGCTCTCCGTGTAGGGAATCGATTGAGATACCCGATGCCCAACACTCTTATATCTTACCTTCCCAGGCGCAGGGTAGGCAACCCAGCTCTCCTTCTTACTCCTAGAGTTCTTACGCATAATGTGCGCCACTGGCTTAGGTGGCTCTACTGACCTATTAACCACTGTATAGATTTTCGGGTTGCCGGTAGTCATTAGCGCTGTGTTAGTTTCGTAGTTCGTGGCGACCGCCTGCCATTCAGACGCACCCATAACAATATGGTCTACATCCTCAGCTTTCATAGTACCCATAACAGCCCCTAACGCCTATTACCAGTAGCGATAAGGTTATATGCCTGCAACATGCAGTCCTTACCGCCATCTTGAGCCTCTGCAATAGAGGCGAACATGGCAACTTTCATGCCGCGCTGGTGTGCTTCTCGCGCGAAGTTAGCCGCACCTACTCCTACAGATACCGCAAGGGATAGCCCGCTATCCTGCAACTCTGCCAATACCGACGGGTGGGGGATGGCAACAATCGTATCTGGCAAACCAGGTTCCATAGGCATAACCGTAAATAGAGAGGGGGCTTTACTGTGCATGGCTGAGGATAGTTCCTCAATGGTGGTTGCATGACGGAATGGCTCCAGTATGGGCTCTGTGCGATGCAGGTCATACTGTGAGGCACTAATGAAGAACGGTAAGTAGCTGTCCTCCAGGCGGTATGTCTGGACGGGTGTCCAGTTCGGGTTGTTTTCAAAACGGGGCATGGGTCGTACCTTTATGCATGGTCTGGTTTGATGTTGGTAAGTCGAAGAATCTTGTTCACCCATTCCTCTTTGCTGGCGGGAATGTCGTGAAGGGATGAATGTTCTTCCCATGTTTTGCGAAGCTCAGCTTTGAGGGCGACTTCAAGCTGAGGAATCGTTAGGAAGTTGTAGGGGTGCCCTGCGGGAAGTTTAGAGACCCTGCTTCCCGATAGCGCCATATACTGCACCGCCGCCGGAGTCCCCATGATGTAGAGCGGGAAATAGAGTGCACAGCGGCAGGGACGGCGATGGCGGGTGGAATCGAGGCAGAACTCCCATTCTCCTGTGCTCCAACCCAATGCCTCACAGCTTATCTCTAGAAGATGCTGAATGGAACTGGGTTGAATTAGGGTTTCACCGTTCAGGTGGTTGATAAAGTCGGAAACGTAGTATGCATCATCAACACAGACTTTCGTCTCATCGCTTGAGGCGACTTCATGCAGGGCATTGAAGTTCCCGCTCATGAAAACGTCGCCTTCAAGGGTGACGTTTCTTAGCATTGCGAAATGCACAGAGATATTTCCTCCCAAGTGGCACCCTGCAAGATATGAATCATCTCCAACGTATATGTCTCCGCCATGTAGCGTAGTATTACTGACGGTTGCGTAGCCAATGTCTACCTTACCACTGGTGAACACGCCGCCTTCAATTAGTGCGCCATCATGTACGTGCGTGTCATCACGAAGGATGCACTCAGGGGTTCCCTCGTTGCCGCTATCTGTATGAGTGATAGCGCGTGGCGGTTTGAATGACCTTGGGGACTCAATACAGCTTCGGTCAAGCACTAGCACCGTGGGCGACTGCCAGCCAGTAGAGGTTATTTCTACAGTTTCGCTTACTTCCGCTTCCCCTTCCTGAATTTTTCCAGGTTCCTTAGGGTGTGTCGCGTCTGCTTCATCCATTGTTAGCCAAGGTGCCTGCCATTCAGGGTCACTGTATAGGGCGCAATGAATTTTCTTTGCGCGCTTACCTGTGCGCTTATCCAGCTGTTCGTGGGTCAGATAGGTGAGGTTTACCTTTTTGTCTGCTAGAGCGTACAGTTCTTCCTTAATCCTGTCGCCGGGGAAAGTGTAGGTGTTGAGGATATGTCGGGCGGTTGCCACCGTATATGTGGTTTTCTGCTCGATACTGGGGGTGAACGCCATGATGATACTCCTTGTAGGGCGCTAGGTTAGGTGCCTAGTTCGTGGACGGTTAGGATAGCTAATGTGGCGATAATAATGAATGCTACGTAGTGGTGGTGGCGGTGGTGTTTGCTTTCTGAATGGGGCTCTTCTCGGGTGTACCTATTGTTAAGCATGTATTTACCTTCTTGGTGTTGGGTTAGTGCGAGCCGCCCCTCAGCCCCCGTCTTTAATGATGTAGGGGTTGAGGGGCGGCTCATGTAGAGTATTTGGTTCTTGTGTGTACGCCGTGTGGGGATTGAACCCACGACCTAGGGATTATGAGTCCCTTGCTCTAACCTGCTGAGCTAACGGCGCATATGCGGCGGAGTGTCCGTCACATGTACCACTTTACCACATATCGACTGGCGGCGCAAAACGCACTTACTGGTGGGTGTAGTAGGCGCTCTGGGTTACGGGCTCATCAGAGGCATACAGAGGGTTTTCCGTGTAGGTGCCTGCCGAAATGGTGATGTCGCGGATGTCGCGGTATGTGCCGCTAACCATAGCGCCGCCCGTAATGTGCGTGTAGCCGCCTAGCGAACTGTTGCCGCCGGTCTGACTGTACCCATACTGCTGAGCCTCACCAGTCAGAGTGGAGCTTCCTCGGTGAACTGCATATTCATATAGCATTGCGTTGCCGGTAACAAGGGCGTTTACCATGCATACAGCATTGTCGAATACCTTACCTTCGCCTGCTACCCAAGCATTATTTCCCTGCGTAAGGTTGTGTTCAGATTCAATCCATCCGCCTAGCTGACCTGCAATGACATTATGCTCGGGAATGTCGCGGGTCGCCTTGATGCGGTGTACGGTAACTTCCCGTCCTTGCCAGCGGGGGTGGGGGAAAGTCGCCGTCTTATCGGTGAGTACGTACTTGCGGTTCTTATTGAAAGTATTGCTCATTCTATGGTTCTTTCTGGAAATATTCTGCACCCAAAAAGCTGGGCTTGATGGTAAGTGTACCATAGATTTAAGGCGGCTTTTGCACCCCATCAGGGGCATGGTAAACTTAAACTCCCAAGCGAAACAACCTATTGAAAGGAAATATGAACCCCCAAAAGAAACACATGAAGAAACACCTGACCACTGCCGCGCTCGCACTTGGCTTCAATTTGCCGGGCATCATGTTCGCCGCATACCTCATCCTCGCCAACTCTCTGCGCTCAGTCCCCGGAGACATACACCTAATCACCACCGCCACAGGTCAGGACATCAATCTTATCGCCCTAGGAGCCGCATGGTTCATTGGAGAGAGTATTGCGGCAGTCATCGCCGTAGTAGCAATCACTGCAAAGGAAGCCGCCGTCATCGCCTATGGCAAGTCCCGACAGGCGCTTACTATCACCAAGAGAGCCCTTGTACGCTTCCTTGGGGTTGAAGTACACGAGAACCCACTGAGGAGCCGATAAGCACTCAGAGGGGCTATAGAAGCCCGCACAGTAGTAAAAGCTTACCCATGTAAGACATGGAAGAGGGGCGGAGGTGTAGTCGATACACCTCCGCCCCTCTCTTTAGACACATATAGAGCTACAAACCAAACATGAACCTAAAGAACTTAGAGCCAAACGACTCTTTCTGCTCCTCAACCTCAATCGCATCTTCAGTCTCTTCAGTCATCAATTCCACCTCCTCACTGAACTGCGTAGGCGACACATCGCCGTGTGTTTCCATTGCCCGCTCCTCCATATCCCAAAACCACTTTTCTAGCATGGGATAGCGCCCATGCGTTACATCTTCTCTCTGGAACACCCTTGGAATATGGTCTGACAAACCCATAGGTGGAAGCATCTTATACCGTCTACCCGAAGTATCCATCCGCTCTAAGATGCGCTCCCGCACATCCGCCATATACGACAGATACGGAATAGTAATTGTCACCACAGGTTTCTCACCGAACAGTATCGCCGGAGTACGCCCCGTCAAGGCATCTATCGCAACACAGTAGCCCAGCTTTTCCAACCTGCGACTCAATGCGTCCATCTCAGCATAGTTATCCCGCGCCACAACCATAGGGACATCGAACCCGTCACCCGTCCCAGCCCGCGCCTCCACCTCAGGATACTCAAGATGCTTAAATAGAAGTAGGTCACCGTCAGTACCGTAAGCATCCTCACGCGGCGGCTTACCAAGCAGATATGCCGACGCATCTAACCCCGACACCTCAATCACACAATGCGTATAGCTCTTCCAAAGAAGTATGCACGTATCGCACTCCTGTGATGCGCAGGTATGCGCCTGTAACTGCAAAGATACTTGCGCGCTCTGCTTTTCGAGCTTGTCGAAAGTCCTCCGGGATAAGTACTGATTGGGGAGGTGACGTTTCTTCTCCTTGCTCTCCTGCGTGGCAACGTGGAGAAAACCGTCTTTAGAGTGGGCTTCATTAGCGGCACTCACCCATTCCCAATGATTCAGCATCATCTCAAGGGAATCAAGCATCCGCATGTAGTCGGTCATACTGTTCGGTGTCATAGCTCGTTCATCATGCATGAGAAGATTCTACCGCATTTGATGGCATATACGGAAACGTGGCATGGACACTAGAGGTTCTTATATCTCTAGTGCCCATGCCACATCTGTCTATGCGTGTTATGCGTCAGTGCGGCGCGAGAGAGTCACCCACACAGGGTAAGCGAGAACCGTGCCGTCGTCGTAACTCTGAACCTCAAAGCCTTCTTCGTGGTTGGCGGCTACGCTACTGAAATGAGTCCCTGCGGCGAAGGGGTTGCTACCCTTCACATCCTCAATTTCCTGTGCGTGGACAAGTTCGCGGAGCTTACCTGCATCGTCAAAGAGCGCTCGGTGAGGTAGGCTGTTCGTAATGCGAATAATTGGGCTGTGGATTGCTCCACCAGCGGCGGGCGGCGCACCCAAAGCCACAAAAGTATTATGAGTGTCTTTCTGCTCGGTGTCACAAACAACCCAGCCAGATAGAGTGAGTGCATCCTTCTTTACGTAAGGGGCTACAGTGACCTTCACAGGGGTGATGAACACCAAGTCGCCTTCGCGGTAGAACTTCTCATTGATGGTTACGGAACCTGTCGTGTCAAGAGGTCGCGGGTCATAGGAACCTACGACGCGGGCGACGACGGAAGCGCCAGAATGGATGATGCCGCCCGTGGAGAAGGTAATCGTCTTTACGATTCGCTTAATCTGCTCTTCCAGGTCGTCGTTGCTGTCCATCCTGCCTGCCTGCAACATCATGCCCGTGGGACGGATAGGTGCAATGACTGAAGCGTTACTATCTGCCGCATCAGGAAGTGCTAGAAGGTGTTTCTTCACAACATACCCTACACCAATCTCTTTCGGGGTGATTACGGTGAGAACGGCGGCTTCCTTGGGAGAAATAGTCTCAATTTCGAAACTCATGGCTAGTTACCTGCTTCCTGCTCGTCAAAGTACTTGTTCATGGCGGCTACTAGTTCCTTAGTGATGACCAGTGCGTCGCTCCATTCCTTATGGAAGCCGTACACAGGCTCAAGACCTAGGTCTGCTCTGACCTTCCCCGCGTAAGAAACGCCTTCAAGGACATCATCGACGCGGTACAGTGAGCCTGCTAGACCCTGTGCGCCAATCTTGCAGTACACAGGGTGAAGGTTCATCGATTCCCACATCCTTGAACGGTAATTGTTCGTGGAGTCCTTCGGCGGGTAAGAAATATAGTTGTTGCTCAGGGCAGTAGGAACGACAAGTAGCTCAGGCTCCTTACCAGCACTCGAAGGTAGTGGCTTAGGGTATGCCTGAGCGATAGCTTTAGCGGTGTCCTCAGACCATAGCATCGGAGGCATGGTTCGTTTATTGCCTCTGCTCATGCGTAGGGTAACTGCGTCTGGTCGGTAGGTTGCTGAGAGACTGTCTGCGGTTAGGTTGGTGTCGCCGCGCAAGTCTTCACGTTTGTCCTTAATGTAGTCTACAAGACCCTTAGGGTTGTACATCTTGGGTAGCGCCGCAATCTTGTCGCGGTCTACGGGTGGCTTGCGGTTCGGCGGGGTGGTGACGTTCTCGTCTAGGAAACCCATTTGTTCTCCTTCGTGCTTATTTCTTAGTGGGGTGGGTTACGGTCTTGTTGGGCAGAGGGGCGAAGCAGAACTCTGCCATGTCCTCGTAGACATATTCGGCTACTCGGTTGAGGCTATCTTCAACGGCTTTAGCGGCTACTGAAATTTGGTGCTCAACTGGCTTATTGACGTTTATGCGTTTTAGCTGTTGAGCAAGTAACGGTGCGGACTTCTTGCAATCCAGGATGTAATGGTGGCGTATAGTTGCCGCGCGGAGAGTGTGCTCCACGTTGCTGACGTTATTCTCAGTCATTAGGACACTGCACCTTCCTGCGTGGAGGCTACTTCAAAGAGTACTCGGTGGTGAGTCTCGCCACCTGCCCCAGCTTTCTCCTGGTGGTATACGGGGGTCATCTTATACTTCCCCCCAGTTTTCACACTGAAAGCGTCAGTGAGCTCATGTACGGTGTAGTCGAAATTGTAGCTAGGTGCCTCAGTCCCTACCGACCACGTGCCTTTGAATGCGCTGTATGCTTCTGCGTAGACTTCGCGGGGTAGCTTTGAAGTGACACCAGCGGTAGGGGCGCATTCTTCGAAGCGGGCACTCTTAACATACATGTGTGAGCCTACGATGCATTCTGCTACAACGTAGTTGATGAAGTTGATTTTACTGGTTGCCATTGTGGGTTTCCTCCTTAACCTTCTTCCAGGTCTCCCTTGCGGCTTCAGTTTGAGCCTTCAATACCGCAGACGCATTGACTACAGCTTCACGGAGTACCTTCTCTGCGGCAATCAAGCCCTCAGTAGTGTTTCCGGTATGCACCGCCTCAGCGATAAGGGACTCAATATTCTTCGTCTCCTCGCGGGTTACACCTCGCTCCTGTAGAGCTACAGCTCGGGAGCGCCAGGTGGCGAGGCGGTTCTGAACGACAAGTTCTGAGATGCACTTATCTAGTAGAGCGATACACTCCTCCACGGTCTCGGTTTCGAAGACATAAGTGGTCAGGATAGTGGTTTCACTCTCCGGGTTGGACGTTCGGAACAGCAGGAAGTAATTGCCGTTACGTTCCTTCTTCGTCGCCAAAGTTCCAACCACTTCACCGTCGTCAGTTGTCTGCACGGTAGTGCCATCAGGGGTGTATAGTAGCGTAGGGTAGCGCTCCTTCCCTGAGCTGGTGAGGTGGCGGGCGAACATCTCCTGAATGTTTTCAGGCATCTTGTATGAGATGTTTTCTGCACGGAATGCAATGTAGCTCCCTGCGGGAATTTTCGTCTCCTCGCGGGTCGCAATTGGGATAGTCTGCATGGGTTGAGCTGTAGCTCCTTTCTATGGGTATAGAGACCTTAAATTACAAGTTCAGTATAGCACATAACAAACCGGGTTGCATACTTATGCCACGGGGTGAGTTGCAAATGCTCATCCCGTGGCATAAGTGGTTACATATTCAGCTACCTGGCACCCCCTGCATGGGAATACGGTGGGCGCTTACTTCGAGTTGTTAGCGCCACGCTTGAGCTTGCTAACTCGTCGCTGTGCGCCAGACTTCGGGTAAAGCGCCAGATGTAGACGGTAGGCACTTTCAGTTAGAGCCTTGTCACCAGACTTGCCTGCCATAATGGGGGTCTCAATGCGCATTACTTCAGTTCGATTAGCCAGCGCAACCTTGTCAAGCACACCACTAAAAGCGGAAAGCTCATAGGGCGCTTCGCGACCGTGGTCTGCAACCGAAGTGTAAGGGTTGGTAGTGAACTTAATGGGGTAGCTCACTCCAGCCACCCGTGCAGTAAGTAGGCTATTTCGCTTGTTCTTGACACGCAGGCTGATAGTATAGCGGTTACTGTATGCATTGTATGCGGCAGTATAGGTAAGCTTACTGCCTTTCTCCTTCACCTGCTTAAGGGTTTCTAGCACGGCGAGGAAATACTCACGCTTGTTATGCCCAGCATACCAGTCAGGGTATGCCAGAGTTGCCTCTACCCCAAGCTCTCGGGGCTTCTTGGAAGACTTACTGCCATACTGAGGGCGAGTCTTGGGCGGTCGAGGCTTAGGGGTGCTATTTGCCATAATTCGGGGCGTAGGGGTCATTATTCTCCTCCTTGTGTTTACGATTATTGATTACTTCCAGCTGTAATGTAGGGGGTAGAGGCTGGAATCTCTACCTGAAACAATAAACTAATTATACCACATAATTTCAGGCTATGAAAACGGGGATGCTGAGTTAGCGACACCCAACATCCCCGCTCAATAGCCTTCAAGGGAGCCCCTATCCAACTACTAGGAACTAAAGACCCTTGCCGGTCAGCTCCTTAAAAATAGCATCGGCAGTCTTCTTCGTATACATCAAGCTAGGAAGCTTCAGCGGCTCAACACGCTTACGATTAAAGCGAACAATCTTCACCATCTCAGCCTTATGCTTACGAAGCGCATCAACAACACGCTCCTCATCACCATTACCAGCCATAGTAATAAGCGGACGACTCAGACCATACATAGTAGTGGGCTTCTTGGCAGGGAACACCTCACGAGCACGCTTAACCCAATCAGTAGACGGCTCCACCTTATCACCCTCAGCACGAATCCAAGAGCGAATCATAGTGTACTGCTCAGCAGTATACAGCGGAGAGTTCTCCACACCCTTACGCCACGTAAAGTCATAAGTCAAAGAACGACCCGCCGCCTTCAACAGCGCCGCAATACGCGGACGAACATCAGCCGCCAAAAACGGAACAGGCTTACCACTCGGATACCCCAACTGTCGCGCACGCTCAGGCGACAAATACAGAGAACGACAAAGAAGCTCATTACTGTACACCACAACAGGCTCATCCACAACAGTCCCCTCAAGCGAAGGCACTACAGAGAAATCAGCAGGCGGAACATCACTCTTAGGAGCCTCCAGCATAATCGAACGGAAACCCATAGGCTGAGACTCAACAAACTTGAAGAAACCCTCAAGCTCACCCTTCTCAATAACATTCTTAAAGCCAGGATGAGCCTCACGATACAGCGAAACGAAACTACCAACCATAGACTCACCACCAAGCTTCTCATAATGAGAAGCAAGATAACCAATGCTGTAGAATACCTTCGGCTTCACCGGCGCATAAAAAATACTCCGCCCAGTACCAAACAGGTAGCTCTCATCAACGCTATTAAGGTCAATGAAATGCTTCATAGCTCCAGTAGCACCCGTAACAACCTGAGCAGTGATAGGCGCACCCTCAATAATAACCGGACGCTCCTGCGAAGCATTGCGCGTCAAATGCGCAACCAAAGCAGGATTCAATGGACGCTGACTAGTAGACGCATAATGATTAACATCAACAGTTGCATAGGTCTGCGTCGGATTAGCGACGGTATGAGGTAGACCCAAAAGCTCCTTATAATAGACAGGCAAGCCAACAAAGCTAGTACCGTTATCCTGCGCTTCACGAGCGGCAACAATGCGTGCACGCACACCCGCATCCAGCGGAGTGGAAGTCGTTCGAGTAGCCTTAGTGTTGTTGTCCATGTAAATAAATCCTTCGATAGAGATGGGTGGTAAGACGCTCTCTGCAACCAGCAGAGAGTCCATATACCGCATAATTTACTTACAGTATATCACATAATGCGGGAAATGCAAATGCGGTACCCCTACAGATAAGTAGGGGTACCGCAAAACACCGCACATACACCGCCGCAACCCAGCTAGGCATTGGTAATGTCCTTTTATTTCAACCACCTCTCCCGTTTCTCACAGGCGAGGTGAGCACACACCCTATAGAGTGTGCGTTGCGTGCGCCCGGTGGGACTCGAACCCACACTCCGAAGAACCTGATTTTGAGTCAGGCGCGTCTGCCAATTCCGCCACAAGCGCTAGGTTGAGGGGAAGGAGTGTAAGCCCCATACGAGAAGCCCTGTGCGCTCCCCTCAACGTATAAAACAATCGTACCACACAGTCTACGAATTTAAAAGCTCAGACGAGTGAGTGCCCTGTGATGCTCATCCCGCCCAGCTTTAATCCTTGTTCACCATGAAGATTTTTCCGGTATTGCGCGGAGCCTCAATGATGATAGGCATGTAGTATACGCCTGACTCTGCATCGTAGGCGAAACGCCCGCCTTCAAATAGTGCGCCGCCAATGGTGAACTCATCACCATTACCTGTGAACGTACCGTCCTGCACGATAGACATGAACGCCGCACCCACCGAATTAACATCAGAAGAAAGCGACTCCACCATCCTCACAAAAACGTCCTTAAATGCAGGAACAAGCGACACAAACGGGGCAGAGCCAACCTCACCCAACGGCTCCCCAAAACCAAACCCCAACTCAAGACCAACCCCACCATCAACACTCCACTGCAACCACCCCCGGCTCCCTCACAAAATGCCCAGTATCCACCAAATCAATATTACCCAAATCCTCCACAGGCGACACCACCGGCGAAACACCCACAGGAACAGGCGCAGAAGAAGCAGAAGCAGAGCCACGACCAGCAGAACCACGCATAAACGACAACAACAAAACCTCCAAATAAAGAAAACCCCCACCACAAGCAACCAACAAAGGCAACAAGTAGCAGGGGAAAGGTAAAGCAAAAAAGAGCCTAGACAACCAAGCCAAGGGAAGGCATAAAAGGTAGCGCCTAGCAGAGCCCCCCACGTGTCCAGGGAAGGTGCTTCCCGGCTAGGGTAAACACCCCGAATACACATGAAGCGCCTTCGGTTTCCCACGCAGTTAGGCAAGTCAAAGGCTCTCTCTGCTGGCAACCAGCCAGCCAGCAGATGCCAGCCTTCATAGTCTTTACACCGCCGCCACTCAACCGAGCTTTAGCAATGTCCGTTTAGTTTAGAAACCTCTCCCAGTCTATCACAGGCGAGGCTGGTAACGCACCCCCAAAGGGGTGTGCTACGTGCCCTAGACAGGATTCGAACCTGTGACCCTCCGCTTAGGAGGCGGATGCTCTATCCACTGAGCTACTAGGGCTAAAAGTTAGTCGCGAAACACATCAGAAGATGCCGTCTGCCCGCGCCTAACCTAAAGGCAAACATGTAACCTGCGCAACCTTGCTAAACTCAAAGCCTAAGAAATGCAGGAATGCCTGAGCTGACACAGCCAAGCCTCATCTGAAGACTTAGCGTGCCCCCTGTGGGGCTCGAACCCACGACCCACGGATTAAAAGTCCGTTGCTCTAAACCAACTGAGCTAAAGGGGCGAAACATAAATAAATGGACGAGAGTGCCCACAAACGGGGCACCCGCTTTGCACTATGGGCGGGTTGCCGATGACTAGAGCCACTACCCCATATAAGGGGAAGAGGCTTCCTGGTCTTGGAACCAACTGAAGGCAATCTCCGTTTATTTCGGTCACCTCTACCAGTCTATCACAGGCGAGGTGAGTAAAACACACTGCAAAGAGCGTGTTACGTGCGCCCTGCGGGACTCGAACCCGCGACACTTGACCCACTTGGCTAAAGCAGGGCTCTACCACTGAGCTAAAGGCGCTACCGCACCCTATGGAGCCAACCCAAGGGTGCACCCGAAGGCTCATGACAACCTCCAGGGAGACATCCGTGTGCATAGAAGCTACCCACCCCCCCGGCAGAGGCGCTACCTCTGCAAAGCCTATGGAATGGGGCTGATACAGCACAGATGAGCCAAGGCTTCAATCCTTGACAGCGACCATCCAGACAGCCGAAGCTACCCTTCCTGGTCTTGACACCACCTGAAAGTGATACCCGTTTAATTTAGCCACCTCTCCATCCTCTCAATAGGCGAGGTGAGCAACACACCGCAAAGAGTGCGTTACGTGCGCCCGGTGGGACTCGAACCCACACGCCCACAAGGGACAACGGAGCTTAAATCCGTCGCGTGCTACCAATTTCGCCACAAGCGCGCAAAGTATACCAGTATAGCCAGCATAGTTTGGTTGTACCCCGTAGGAATGGGGTGAGAATTTAAGAAGCCCGAGGGACACCTCATCTATAGGCGTACCCTAAAGAGTCCCCCTATAAGGTTAAGCCCTCGAACCGGCTTTAAAATCGGCGCATTAGTGGGGCTCTGCCAATTGAGCTACCAACAGCTTTGTGAGGTGCTGGACGGGATTCGAACCCGCATCTCCCACCTAGCGCCGAGTAACACAGAATAAATGAACCTATCCTACGTTACGTGCCCTAGGCAGGATTTGAACCTGCGACTCTCCGCTTAGAAGGCGGTTGCTCTATCCGCTGAACTACTAGGGCTAAAAAGTTATGAAGGAACCATCTCCCGCATACGGGGAAGCCGCTTCATAACTAGGGTAAACACCCAGTCAGCATATGAAGCGCCTTTTGGTTCCCCAAGGCGGTTAGATGAGCCAAGGATTCGCCTTTGATGGTATCCCTCCGGCTGGCAAACGTCAGCCTTATTGGTCTTGACACCACCGCAACCCAGCTAGGCATTGGTAATGTCCATTTATTTCAACCACCCCTCCCGCCTCTCGCAGGTGAGGTGAGCGCGCGCCCGAAAGCGCACTATGTATCCCCGACGGGAATCGAACCCGCGCCTCCGCCTTGAAAGGGCGGTATCCTAGCCGTTAGACCACGGGGACGTATTGTGTGGTTCTACGGAAAGTAGAGCGTGCTCCCCGCAGGATTTGAACCTGCGACCCCGACGTTCGTAGCGTCGTACTCTATCCAGGCTGAGCTAGGGGAGCGGGGTGAGTGACGGGAATCGAACCCGCTAATACTTGCGCCACAAGCAAGCGCCGCACCGTTTGGCTTCACTCACAGTGCCCTTGGGTGGACTTGAACCACCGACCTCCGCTTTATCAGAGCGACGCGCTAACCAACTGCGCTACAAGGGCTAGAATAATAGAATTGTAACATAATGTCATATGTGTAAGGAAGATGGCATGGAGCCCCTAGATGTCTAACCACCCTAACAAAATGAAGACACCTAGTGAAGCCAACCTACATGCGTCGGAAAGCGAACTCCGAAGCCACCTACCCGTTTTCACTCTCTCATTTTCCATAGATGAGAGAAGGCGTAGCTAATAAAAGCTATGCGCGGTCTGTACGGGGCTCGAACCCGCGACCTCCGCCGTGACAGGGCGGCACTCTAACCAACACTGAGCTAACAGACCATGAGAGTGCCCCCGCTAAGAGACACTATACATCCTACAAGACAGCCGGGGAGCTACCCCTATGGAAGTGTGTAGGGCACTTCCCCTGTGTGCGGCTTAAACCGGCACCAACCAGACGCTCTAAACACTGAGCTACACGTGCAATGTGGCACATGACAGGATTTTAACCTGCGACCTTCTGGATAGTATATATCCGGCGTAACACGAAAGGATTAGCTACACCCTCTCAAGCTACGTGCGCCCTGTGGGGCTCGAACCCACGACCCACGGATTAAGAGTCCGTTGCTCTAACCATCTGAGCTAAAGGCGCTTAACACACACCTGAACGCCTAAAACAGGTGTGTGCGTGGACGGTACGGGACTTGAACCCGTAACCTCCTGTGTGCAAAACAGGTGCTCTCCCAATTGAGCTAACCGCCCTAAACCTTGACAAAAGCCAAGAAATCCGTATCACCCATATAGGTAATACAAGCTCCCCCGGAAGGACTCGAACCTTCAACCTAGCGATTAACAGTCGCTCGCATCTGCCAATTGAGCTACGAGGGAATACACCTCCCCAGTAGGGGAAGCTTAAGCCCGCCTGTGGGCTACCAATTTCGCCACAGGCGATTAAAACGTAAGTACGACAATCATACCACGCCAACACTCAATCTCGCAAAAGAATGAGTGATAAAAGCCAGAAGCCCGAAGGCTCCCCTATTGCAATAAGGGTGCCCCAATAGGTTACCCTAATGAGGCTGAATCCTCGAACCGGACTCAACACCGGCACATCGGTGAGGCTCCGCCTATTGAGCTACCAGCGACTCATTCGTCGCTGGGCGGGATTCGAACCCACACCTCTCACCTAGTACTACTTATACGACCGAGGAACATAAACACGTGTACATCATGCTTACGTTACGTGCTTCCGACCGGATTTGAACCGGCGCGCGGGCACTCTCATGCACCGCAAGCGCTCCCATAGCCGTTATGTGCAGAAGGCTCATGAAAGACGCTCCCCTTAACCTAGCTTGGATACGGAAGCGGGCACCCACATGCACTTGTGGACACCAAGTACGCCCGGTGGGACTCGAACCCACATGCCGTGAGGCACAGGAACCTAAATCCTGCGTGTCTGCCAGTTTCACCACGGGCGCTTAACTATCTAACTACTAAATAGCTAACACAAAGAAAAATCTCTTTGCGCGAGAGGCGCACACGGGAATCGAACCCGTGACAACTGCTTGGAAGGCAGAGGTTTTACCACTAAACTAGTGCGCCAAGGTTATGACTACGACAACTATATCATAGGGTACGTAGAAGCTATAGCCGAACATATTACTTAGATGTGTTACGTGCCGCCGGAGGGATTTGAACCCCCAAAACCATAATGGTGACAGATTTACAGTCTGCTTCCTTCGCCAATAGGAGTGCAACGGCTTATATTGAATAGTTTGTTCTATATGGTTATCAATGAGCTTTACGTCGGCGGCTTTTTCGAACCCCCGCGTCTTATATATCAAGTGTACCACATGTTTTTCGTGGTATGCAACTCGATATGGCGTTATCTGTGCCACAATGACTTCCCCGTGTGCATGAGAAAACCCTTGCCTATCTAGGGCAGACACCCTAATAGGGGACGAAAAACATTCGCAACGCTTTCCCTCACACGGATTGGTTCTGGCATTTTATCAGACGGTGACCCTCAAGCCAGCTACCTAACTATCCCGGTCTTGACATGTAACCGAAGCTACCCGACCGTTTATACTCGCTCCCGTCTCTCACAGGCGGGAGGTGCCCGCCTATTGAAAGAATAGGCGGGTTTACGTGTCCCCTGCCAGGCTTGCACTGGCGACCTCCTGCTCTTCAGGCAGGCGCTCTACTATCTGAGCTAAAGAGACCCAACACCCCTACAAGAGGGCGTTTAAAGTGGTTCGTGAGGGATTTGAACCCCCGACCTCCGCCGTGTAAAGGCGTTGCTCTGACCAGACTGAGCTAACGAACCTAAAAAGATGAATCCCCCGGCTGGACTTCACACCAGCAACCTGTGTGGGTGCGCTACCAATTACGCTACAAGACAGCCAGGTGCTTGTACAGGGCACGCTGGCATACTAAGGTCTTGACCGGACTCGAACCGGCACCTCCCTGCCCATGTTTTTAAGCCAAACAGTCGTTCAGCTAATGACTTTACACCACAGGGGAGCACGCTAGAGAGTGTACAGCTCCCTAACGGCTACGTGCGCATGGCAGGAGTTGCACCTGCTATCTGTCTTGCTTCGCCTCTACAGGACGGCTCAGGACTTACTACTTCGTCCACATCATGCACTTTAAGCACCCATCGCCGGACTTGAACCAGCATCCTGCGGTTTTGGAGACCGCCCGCTTTACAATAAGCTAGATGGGCTTAGGGGAGCCGTGAGGCATCCCGCATGTATGGGAGAGTTGCTACTGCGCCTCCCCCGTATGTGAGGTAGGTCAGGGATTCTCCTGACAGTGACCCTCCAGCTGGCAAACGTCAGCCTTCCTGGTCTTGACACCACCGCCGCCCAATCGGGGCTTGGCAATGTCCGCTTACTTCACCCACCTCGCCCAGCATCTCTACAGGCGAGGTGGCGACACACCGCTTGGGGTGTGTTGCGTGCCGCCGGAGGGATTTGAACCCCCAAAACCATAATGGTGACAGATTTACAGTCTGCTTCCTTCGCCAATAGGAGTGCAACGGCTTATAT